TCCCTCCTTTGCTCTTAGCAGTCCTCTAACATACTATGCGACGGGGAGGTAAAATCTTCCCAAAGAGACAAAGTTGAGAAATACTGATAGCCCTAAGTTTATGTTTAAAGCTCTGGTATTTCGATATCACACACAGTCACTCATGGTAGAAAAATGATCAAGACAATCATCAAGTTGGACGGCACTGAAGAACCCTACATGGCTCATAAAGCCAACGGTTGGGGTGAGTGGTTCTCTAAGAACCTGCACAATATCGACTGGGCATCTGTTGTAATGGATACAGTTGCTGAACTGCCAGAGAAAGTCCACTCTCAAGAATTCCAACAAGCACTTATCAATCGACTGCTGGATATGGAAACCTGGTCAGCTTATGTAGCAGCTGGTCGTTTGTATGCAGTAAGTGTACGCAAGAAGATTTACAGCCTGGATGGTATCCCAAGCATTAAAGCACTGCACACTCGGATGCGTGCTGACAAAGTAATGGTTAAGTTGGATTACTCTACTCGTGAATATGCACAACTAGAAAAACTGATCAATCACGATCTAGACTTGGATTCACCACACTTTGCTTTGCATCACATTCGTCAGAAGTATTCCCTGATGAACCGTGTTACCAAGAAAGAATATGAAACACCTCAGTTCACTTACATGCGTATGGCTATGGCATTGGCTGAGAAAGAGCCAGCTAATGTACGTATGAAACATGTTAAGAATTGGTACGAGATGTTCTCGCAACGGGAACTGTCTGCACCAACACCTAACTACGTTAACCTGGGTACTGTCCTTAAAGGCTTTGCATCGTGCTGCTTGTTTGCTTCCGGTGATAATGGCGTATCGCTAGCAGTTGGTGATTACATTGCTAACGTGATGACACAGAAAGCTGCAGGCATTGGCGTTAACTTGATTACTCGTTCTTTGAACGATCCAGTTCGTAACGGTCTGATCAAACACCAAGGTAAACTGCCGTACATTGCTGCTCAAGGTAAAGCTGTTCGTGCTAACACACAGAACGGTCGTGGCGGTGCAATTTCATTGTACTACAACGTCTTTGACCCAGAAGTAGAAACCATCTCCCGTTTGCGGAACCCTAAGTCGACTGACGACAAAAAGAACCGTGACCTGCATTACGCCATGATGACCAACACCTTTACCGCATGGTTGGTTGCAAATGACAGAGAGATGATGACCTGGAACATCTACACTGCTCCAGATCTACACACTGCTTTCTATGATGGCGATATCTCCAAGTTTATTAATCTGTACATGCAGTACGAGAAAGATCCAGCATTCAAGAAAGTTTACGTCAACGCACGTAAAGTTGTATTGACTGCACTGAACGAAGGTATTGAAACCGGTACAGCTTACTGGGCTAACATGACTGAGATCAATCGGCACACGCCTTTCCTTGATCCAATCTTGTCGTCTAACCTGTGTTTGGAAATCTGCCAACCGACGGCACCGTATTACTCGATGCAAGATCTGCACTCAACTGAAGATCATGGCCGTGGTGAAATTGCTACTTGTTCGTTGGCTGCAATTGTAGTAAACAACATTCATACCCAAGAGCGTTATGAAGAAGTTTCTTACTATGCATTGAAGATGATTGACTACTGTATTGACAATTCCGAATATGCTTTCCCGCATTTGGAACTGACTGCTAAATCTCGACGCTCCGCTGGTGTTGGTATCATGGGTCTGGCTACCCACATGGCCAAACGTAAACTGCGTTATTCTTCGGAAGAAGGTTTGCGTGAGATGCACCGTCTTGCAGAACGCCACATGTATTGCTTGATCAAAGCATCGCTACGTATTGTTGAAGAGCGTGGGTTGGCTCCATGGATTCATAAGACCAAGTGGCCTCAAGGTTGGTTGCCTCTCGATACTTACAACCGTAACATTGATACCGTTGTTGCTGGTGGTTTTGTTAACGAACAAGACTGGGAACCACTGCGTAAACTGATCATCAAAGCTGGTGGGTTGGCTCACTCTGTATTGGGTGCATTCATGCCAGGCGAAGCTTCGTCTAAAGCACTGGGTGGCGCTAACTCAATCTACGCCGTTCGTGCATTGACTATCATCAAGACAGACAACAACATTACCATTCAGTGGGCTGCTCCGTTCAGCGATGATCCTGAATACGAATATGAACTGGCTTGGGAAATTCCAACACGTCGTCAAATTGATGGATACGGCATCTGGCAGAAATGGACTGATGGTGGTATCTCTGCTGACTTGTTCCGTCGAATCCTTCCAGGTCAAGAACACATCTATTCGAACGAACTGATTGACGATTGGTTGTACATGAACCACGTAGGTCAGAAAACTCGTTACTACCACAACGTTGAAATCGTTGCTGGTGCAAACTTGAATGGTGGTGTGTCTGCGTTTGCTAACACAACTGAAGATGCTGGCTGTGCCAGTGGTGCTTGCTCCCTCTGAATAGACTGGGTGGCTTCGGTCACCCACAACACCCTAATTGGAAAATATACATGACTACTGTTGCAGATACGTCTTCAAAGATTTTTAACTTGAGTAAAGGGGACTACGGTTCCTACAGCATCATCTTGGGTGAAGATCCAGGTTTGCTTGACTCCATTACACACAACCATCCAGAAGCTTGGGCATTGTACAAGCGTCTTCGTTCGCTGGATTGGGATGAACTAGAATTCGACTTCTCTTCTTGTAATGCTGAATTCAAAGCAGCTGACAAGTCGATCTACGACATGATGATTAAAACCCTAGCATGGCAATGGGAAGCAGACTCGGTCGCCTCTCGTTCGATTGTAACCATTCTGGGTAACGTTGTAACTGATGGCCGTATCTGGACTGGCTATAACCGTATCTCTGAAAACGAATGTGTTCACGCGTTGACGTATTCTGAAATCGTTCGTGGTTCTTTTGATGATCCGGATGAGATTCGTGAAGAGATTCTGAAAGTAGAAGAAGCACACTCTCGGATGACCGTAGTCTCCGATGTAATGTCTCGTGCATTGAAAACATCATTGCAGTATGGTCTTGGTGAAGTAGGTAACACCCAAGAAACATATAACGATATTTTCATGTTCTTGATTGCATTGTACTTCTTGGAACGTATCCAGTTCATGGCATCGTTTGCTGTAACCTTTGCCATTGGTCGTACTGGTCTGTTCCAACAGATTACTAAAGCAGTCCAAAAGATCGCAATTGATGAATTTGAGATCCATGCACAATTCGGTCAACATGTACTGCGAGCAGAACTTGCTACTGAACGTGGTAAGATTGCGTACGAACAATGTAAAGATAAGATTGTCCGTTTGTTGTGGGAAGTTATTCGCACTGAAGTTGAATGGGCTACTTACCTGTTCTCAGAAGGTCGTGAACTGACAGGTGTTACTGCCAAGTCTTTGATTCAATGGGTTCTGTTTAACGCTAAAGCAGCAGCAGAATTCTTGGGCGTTAAAGATGACATCTTCTTCCGGTTTGATTGGGACTTTGAGCAAATCTCTGGTTTCCCATTTGAATGGCCTGAGAAGAACCCTCTTCCTTACATGACCAAGTACATTCAGATCTCCGCTACACAAGCTTCTGCACAAGAAGAAAAGAAAGGTGATTACATGACGAATCTGTTGACACGTCGTGATGAGAACGCAACCTTTGAATTTGCTATTCCTGGTTTTGATATGGCTCTGTTGAAAGACTATCAGCCAAAAGAAGTGGTACCGGCATAACGACATATTGGCTTCCCCTAGGGGAAGCCATTTGTTCGCCTCAATCTTATATCACAACACAAACACACCAAGGAACTGCAATGAACGTATACGACTGGATGGAAGAAACTGAGGGTAAGCCCCCTCTTAATGAACCGGGTACTCGTGAGGACCCAGGTAATCGTCCACACGTACCAGATGACGAAGATGGTACAACCCGTGAGTTACATTCTAACGCTGGGGGCGGGCGAGTAACAGACGATACAGAACAACATAAAGAAATAACTATCGTCGATCCAGAAGATACTGTTTCTAATGAAGGGGTTATTGAATCGGTAAGAAAGTTGTTTGGTATTCATAACCGTGGTAAGAAGTTTATTGAGATTGATGGTAATGCTAGTGCAAGCATTGGCAAGATCCATAAAACAATTGAAGGTACGTTTGCGTCCAAAGAATGGTTAGATAAACAAACGCCAGTTAAACACGATGTAAAAGTTTCTGACTTGTTAGAAGATCTGAATCTAAAGAATTTAGTGAGCAGTGTACAAGAGACATTTGCTATTAATCTATCCTTTGCTCAAGCTGTAGACCGTGCGCAGTTAGAAGTAATTAAACATTTGCAACCTGTTTTAAAATTGTGGGATGCACGTAAACTTACGGACAAAGCATACGAAAAGACTTCGGAAGCATTGAATACAATTCCAAACGTTTTAGATGTCATTAAGAAACCTACACGCACTAAAACAAATCTGTTGCCGAGTAAAGGTGAACCAACAGCATCCCCTCTTAGCACAGAAGCCATGTTGGAATTAGCCACGGCAATATTAACATGTATAAAAACAGACGTTGCCCGGATTGAAAATCAAAATGATGAGTTAGACCAAGGATTAGGTGGTTTCTCAGAAGCCCATTTTGAAATTGTACGCAATGACCTAGAAAGTGAGTCTTATAATTCACAAGCTTGGGAAAAGCTAACTACCCGTGTGTTGGAAAAATTGTCGCATAGTGGTATTCAAGAAGCATTGCAAGGATCGCGTCAATTTAGCGCTACATGTATCGCCGCAGTTATTTACATGGAACGTTCTATTAAAGGTGGTAAGGCTACAGTTGCTAATGAACAACACATAGTTTCTAACGAGGGTTTGATTGATGCTTTAAAAGATCTCTTTAAAGCTAAGCCTAAAGAACTAGCCGTAGATGAATCTGTAGATAAGCATTCCATTGATAAATTAAAAGATACTTTACTCAATGATAGTTGGTTGAAGAAACAAACAATCACTGCAGGTAAAGTTACAGTTCGTTTTCCTGATGCAGCTATGGATGGCAATTACCAACCCGTGGTTAAACGCATTAAAGAAGAATTGGAACGTACCGGTAAACATAACGGTACTAAAACTGATGCTTGGGCAAAACCAATCAGTGCAGCTATAGTACTTATTACGGAAGGCAATGTTAAGGGTGCAAATACAGAGCAAGTCGAGAAGCTATTAAAATCAGCTAACTTTGAAGAATTAGATTTTGACGTTGATCACAAAGAACCTAATAACTTCTTAGATGACGATGCCGAAGTTGAATTACCTAGTTTAGATATTGCTGGTGTTAAAGCTGCTACTAATACAGTAATCGAACTCATCAAAGCACGTGATGAATACATTGGTTTATCAATGGGTAGTTTTCCTATGCACATTGATTACAAAAGAATGCACCTTATTCGTGATGTAAATGACAAACAACTAAAAGAAGCATTACTTAAGTTGTACGATGAGGTAGATGGAATTCAAGAATACTTTGTGGAATTGTTTTTCCAGAACCAATATGCTTATTGGGATCTTGTAGAATCAATGGCTACTGGTTTGATGCGTTGGATTGAGAAATCCATCACTGGTGTAAAAGTAAATAGCAATGAATAAAATACTGGGTAGGTAATAGTATGTTAGAGACCTGCTGTCTCAACACCTACTAGTTACCCGCCGGGCACTCTATCGTAGAGTTCTCTAGAAGAGATCCTTCTGTAGCTATCATTTCTTAAAGGCTGTCCTTAGGGATGGCCTTTATGTCGTAATCATATGAATTTTTTCTGAGTAACAATTATGTTTGACTTATTAGTCTCTTCAGGTATTGGGAAACAGACTACATGGCCTAACGGTATTCCGGGGCCACAAGTGTTGGCCACAGGTAACGACCAAATTGGTTACTTTGGTGAAGTAGGTAGTAGTGAATTTATTAGTGGCTCAGAGCTAGCTGCACTATGTGGTGTAACGGGTGGAGTGTTAGTTAACGATACAGTTAACTGGATTAAATTAGCTTTTAATGGCAACATTCAATTTATTCCAAAGATGTCTATTCGAACTAACTTGTCATGGACTTCCCTTAATAATTTTGGTGTAGTTACACCAACACAAAATAAACTTGTTGTTATTAAAGGTGTGACATATCGAGTTAGGTTAATGCGCGGCGCTAACTCTAGTCCTTATGACGGGGCAATAAATACATTAAATCCACCTGGTTCGGTCGGCTCAGAATGGAACAAATTAATGTATGGTCTTATTAATACGTCGGCAACAAGAACAGCATTGGAAGGACCAATATTGGCGGACTATACACCTACGGATATGGGTTTAGGAACACTTAGTCAGCTAGGGGCTTGCCCAATCATGCAAGAGTTAATTTCTGGTACAGGAAATCACGTACAACGAAATAATGGTAGTGGCGCAGTTACGGGACTTTATCCGTACAGTACCACTACAACAGATAAGAACCGTGCATGGCGTCCAGTTGTAGAATATGTAAGCGGATAAAATAGAGAGAGCCAATGGCTCTCTCTATGCCGTAATCGTATGTACAACAACCACAGGCGAAATAACAATGAGTACGTTTACTCGATTCACCGCAGACGAACAACTGACGTTTGATAAAGAAGCTAGTCGTATCTTAGGTAAAACTTATTACCGTGTCATTCCTGGTTTCCGTTATTACATCGGACAAGAAAACTCAGACAAGTATGTTGACATTCCTACCGGTTTTCTAACGGACGGTGCTTCTGTTCCATTTATCTTCCAATGGCTTATCTCCCCATTAGGCGAATACTCTCAAGCTACTACTTTACATGACTACCTCTGTGAACATTACGAAATTACCCAGGTAATCAATGGTGTACCTACACAGGTAAGAATTGATCGCAAAGAAGTAGATCGCATTTTGTATGAAGCAATGCGAGTACTAGAAGTTGCAGCTTGGAGACGTAACGTTATTCAAGTGGGTATTGATGGTTACCGTGTATTGACTAATCCAACCAAACCGGTTATCAATAGAAAGAAAGTGGAACTAGAAAATGGATCAATTAATCAAGTTAGTAGCGACAGCATTGGCAACATCAATAATTCGAGCATCAAAGCAAGTTAAGTTCACCCCACTCGTCAATAAACCAGGTAATGAAATGATTCGCATTGGCGTAGGGCGTAATAACTATCGTCTTTTTGGTCGAGTAGATTTGTGGAACAAAGGTGTTCGGGTGACTGTCAAATGAGTGAAGTCTTTTTAGGTGGCACTTGCGCAGGCCCTGATTATCGTGAGCTTTTAATTCCTCTATTAAAGGTACCTTACTTTAATCCAGTAATGGCCGATTGGAAACCCGAAGATGCTGCCCGTGAAGATAGGGCTAAAGAAGAAGCTTCGGCTAATGTCTTTGTAATTACACCAGCCGCTATTGGAATGTATTCAGTAGCAGAACTAACCGAACTGGCTATTGTTTCTGATAAGCCTTTGTTTGTCATGTTTATGGAAGTGGAAGGTTACCAGTGGAACGAACATCAACTGAAGTCCAATCAGCAGATCAAGAAACTTTTATCAAAGTACAATTCCCTGGTCTTCGAGGATCTAATGCAAATGGCCGAAGCTATCAATTACATGGTACCAAAGACACTTACGTTCCAGACTTAAGCCAGTTTGCAAGCCCTACCCCATTTGTCAGGAAATCAATTGTTGTTATTCTAAAGGAAGCCTCTAATGCTACACCAAGGGTAGAAGTAGAACACCCAGTTAAACCTGGCCCTAACAATACTGTAGCAATGCCAGTAGATAGTGGCGAGTATTCGTTCTACCACAAATCAACGGGCCGTTTTAATCCTCTTCCTTGGAACAACGATATTCAGTATGATATCGTTCTGACTCCAGAAGAGATGGTAATAGCCCGTAAAGCTTTTCGTGAACGATGGCCTGAATGGAAACACATTGCCGAATCTCACTACGACGTTACCACAGGTAAATTTACTAATTAATGCATCTAGTCTCCTTAGGGAGGCTTTATGCTGTAAAATACTGATAAGGTAATAATGTGTAGCAATACCGCTACTTAAACTGATACCACATCCCGTTAGGGAATAGGACACAGAAATGAACATAGCAGCAATGACCGCAAGAATAGAAAACCCTAGGGATTTGTTACCTTTGAAATATAAACCACTAGAAACTTATGTTTTTGGTAATGGTAAAAATAGCCCAACGGGCCTACAGCACCTGTGCGAAGACGTACCGGTAGTTAGTGAGGTGATCTCACAGTTTACTCTTAAACGGTATGATGCATTGCATTACTGGTTTACTGAGGAAGCATTGGATACAGCGGAACTGGATACAGATGAACCTACGGAAATCATTGCTAAGGAAATGGCACGCATAATCCAAAAAGCAAATAACTTGGATTTGTTAGAAGGCGATGTACCCGATTGGAAACGCGTTCGTGACAATACTTCGTTTTTAAATGGACCGGCATTGGGTAACGTAACTACTTTTGTTAATGCATTCAAACAAACGCTAGGTCGTGGGTTTGTGCATTTTGATCACGATGACATCCATTCACGTATTGATCAATGTTCATGGTCGGTGTTGTTTAAATTGCTGGCGTTGGACAATGAAGCTAAGCAACTCATTGAAGATCAACTGTGTCAACACTTTAATGTTCGAGAAGCATTGGCGTATATGGCGGCTGATCCATCAGCGGAAATTAGCATCATGACCAGCAGTAACGATGGTGAAAAATTAGTTACCCATCGTAAATGGTTTTGGGAATCGAAATGGTTGAATGATCATTTGCTAGCTAACTTCCCACAGTTCCATACTAACTTTCATACACTGATTATCACTAATGCTGCTAAGCGTATTAATAGTGACGACATCAACATTAATCGTCTCTACCGAGTGTTAGCCAAACTGGGTCGAGTAAACACTAAGATTGTGTTTATCGGTTAAGTAGTTGATTGTATACAACTATATGTGGTTGGACTGGCGCAATAGTGCAGGTCCAGCTGCAAGAGTTTTGACCCAATGTAAAATAATACTTGGTATGTAATAGTATACGAGAGCAGTTGCTGCCTCGACGCTTGATGGTGAATGTAGCTCAGTCGGTTAGAGTGCCAGGATGTGACCCTGGAAGTCAAGAGTTCGATCCTCTTCATTCACACCAATTCTTTTCTCGGAGTAGTCTATGAAAGTTAAGATTAAACCACGTCCTTTAGATGACTTTGGTCCAGCAGATTGCCGCTGTTGCAGCAGGCTAAGTTGGAAGAATCTTAAACTAGATAAACAGATACTTCGGGAAGCTGTAAACGATGCTGATTACATGGTCAGTAAACGTGAACAGCAAGTAGCATAGATTCGAGAGTAACGGAGGTACTTGGGTTCAAATCCCTTGACTCGGAAGGCCCGCCTATCCAACAGGGCCGTTAGCTTAATCGGTTAAAGCGCCGTTACTCTCAATGCTTTAGGTTCCTTAGCTCAGTTGGTTAGAGCGCTCGCCTGTCACGCGAGAGGTCACGGGTTCAAGTCCCGTAGGAACCGCCAGTTTCATCAGAGTGTAGTTCAGTTGGTAGAATGCGTGGTTTGGGACTACGTGGTCGGAGGTTCAAGTCCTCCCACTCTGACCAGTTTTGAAATTAACTAACAACGACGGTAAGGTACAGCCCGAATCACACTAAAGGAGCCGCCCGGTGATTCAATAATGGGTGCATGGGTACAAGTCAGGAGATAAAACGAGTCGCCTTTCTCCATAGTTAGTTTCAAATGTTTTACGGATGATGTAGAGACAGATGGCTACTGTCAGCGGCCTGTAACCCCGCCGGTTCTCCTAGAGGTTCAATTCCTTCCTTCATCCACCAATTCAATGCCCACCTAGCTTAATCGGTAAAGCGCTCTGTCCATACCACGGATAGAGAGATTTAGATTCGGTATCTAAGGAGGGCTGCTCAACAGAAGGCACTTCGGTGCAGAACTAAAACGAGGCGTCGTTCCACGCCTACCTAGTTAACGTACGACCTGGCGCGCAGGGTAATCAGTAACTAGGGAACTGTTGAGGTAATAGTTTCAAGCATTGCTAGATCTTTAAAGGGAGTCTAGGTAAAACAATCATCCAGTGGAAGCCTGGCATCCCAATACAGATTAAAAGTACTTGATGTGTAATAGTATACATGAAGAACTGTCGATACATTGGTAAATAGCTCAGTTGGTAGAGTCATTGCCGATACGTTTTAAAATTGGTAAGTACCCGAGTTGGTAGCAGGGGGCGGACTGTTAATCCGTTTGCGAAAGCACACCGCTGGTTCGAGTCCAGCCTTACCAGCCAATTTCTAATGGAAGCTTCGGCTTCCATTATTTCGTTATATCTATTCGAACCATGGACGGGAGACGTAAATGGAAAAGATCAAACAAAAAGTTATTAATGGGTACATTGCTCTACACCTACCTGATCATTTACATGCTTTAATGAATCCAAAGATGTATGGCTGGGTATATGAGCATCGCGTGGTAGCAGAAGAGTTCATGGGTCGTCCGTTGGCTAAAGATGAAGAGGTACATCATCTAGACGAAAACAAAATGAATAATCACCCTGAAAATTTATTAGTACTTACGCAATCACAACACCAAAAGCTGCATGGTTGGATGCGCCGTATGGGTATTGACCCAAAACAATATCCAACTAAACTTTGTGAACAATGTCAGTGTGTACTTAGTAAAGATCTTGATGTATATTGCAGTTCGGAATGTTCTGCTTTGGGTCGAAGAAAAGTAGAACGTCCAGATAAAGAACAACTAGAAGCAGACATGTTAATAATGTCCATGGTAAAGGTTGGAGAGAAATATGGTGTATCAGATAACTCAGTGCGTAAATGGTGTAAGCAGTACGGAATAGAAATCAAACCCCGCTTTACTAGATTCACCGCATCCGGTGGTGTATCGGTAAGTGTCCAAACCCAATAGGTTCATTAATGCTTGAATCAATTAAACCAAACCACACATACTTCTCACCATCGGGTATTCGATTTCATGTTATCTGTGTTGGTAAGCATGGACAAGACTGTAGTTGGCCAATGGTAGTGTATACCAATCTAGAACCTACTAAAGATTCTAAGACTAATGAAATCTGGGTAATAGCTGAAAGCATATTCCTTAAAACATTCTCGGAGGAACTACCCCATGGTACCGTGTTGTGATAGATGTGGACAACAATACTTTAACGAAGACCGTACTGTTAATTCTGATTGGTTAATAAAGAAGTTTAATGAATTAGCCCATGTGGAGAAACGTGAAGATACAGAATCTGTTTGGGGTAAGTTAGTCTTTGCTAAACGTGGTTGGTATCCAACTTTAACTATTGTGATAGATGGAACTGACGAGCATAATTTGTGTGGTTGTAACTGTCACGTTATTGGATCAACATTCATGCATTAAAAGGTTTACGTTATGACAAAAGAACATGTACCAACTTGCTGGAAAATTATGGGTTATTCGTCACATGAAGAATTTCTCCGTAAAGCAAGGGCACGGACTGTTATAATTACACGTATCTTAAGAGCACAAATGAAAGCCCAACAAGTTACTCCAGAAATGTTAAATCGAGTGGTGAATCTATGAGTGCTTATGAATGTGCAGTAATTCATGGTTTCAAAGGAACCTATGACGATTGGCTATTCGCATTAACCTGAGTAATTGATCGATGAATATGAAAAGCTTAGAAGAACTAATTGAATATAGACGGTCTCAAGAACCACCAGAAGAAAGAGCTGCCCGTATTAAACAAATGAATGAACGTATGGCTGCTGCAGATGAACGATTAAATGCTTTACTCAAAGCATCTATTCCTACACAAGAACTTTTAAATAAGGTGATTAGTTTATGAGTCTTCAAGCTTTAATGGACCTCGCCGAGTTAAAACCAAGTGGTCCGGATTATTTAGAACGGTTAATATTGGCCAGAGCAAAGCAAAGGCTTTTGGATATTCAACTAGAAACTCAAGTTAGAAATAAAAGAGTTGGCCCTGAATTGTTAGCAAAGACTTGTTCAATATGAGCCTAAAGAAACTGATTGATTTAGCCAATGGTAACATAAAGCCAATCCAACTGACACCAAAACAAATAAAAGAATGGCAGGCTAGAATTAAACAATTTGATATCGAATGTGCTGAACGAGCCCGCAACAGAATCCCCACTCAAGAACAAATGAATAAAGTAATTGATTACGGAATTCGACATGACTAACATAGCCAGCCTGCGGGTTGGCTTTATGTCCCAATAGTGTGTATTTACTATTTGGAATTATCCCATGCTTGAATCTTTATTGGGGCTGTTAGAATCGCCCCCGGAAGACACCGGTAACGTTATCTTTTTATATGACCCTGTAACCAATACGGAGTTGATGGGTACTAACCCCACAATCGTTTTATCGGGAGGAGCGGTAGCTGACGCAGCTAACCCTATTGATGGACGTAGTTCTTTGTCTTTTCCTAGTACGTCTGCTGGACTACTTATTACATTTGCTATCCCTTTAAATCTGCAGGGCAAAAACTGGACTGTGGAATGGTCGTCTAAAAACACCACAGCAGCAGCTAGTTATGCACATGAATTTAGTTTGTTAAGTTCTACGGCTGGTACAGGTGTGTTATCACGGTATGGTGATCAAGGATTCCAAAACAGGTTACATTTTGGTACTTCATTTGGAGTAGCTAACAATACTTGGGCTCCGGCTATTACCAAAGCAAATGCTACCAACGTATTGAATCATTACGCTCTGGTATGTAAAGATGGCCAAATCAAAATATTCTGTAATGGCCTACAACAATCTTTGGCTCGTGGAACAACAACGGTTTATAATCTACAATCATTTACTCCGCAAGATAGCTTGGCTAATATAACGCGACTACGTTTAGGATTTGAAGCCAGTTCTACTCCGGCAGTTACCGGCTACCATGGACGAATTCGGATTAGTGATTTTGCTAGGTATTCTAGATCGTACACTTACGTGCCTTTCTAAAAATAAAATACTGGTTGTGTAATAGTATACGAGAGACTGTCGTTAAGTCTCCAATCAAGCGTAAGCTAACTTTTCCCAAAGGTTAGCGAAGGGACTGAGGATCACGGTTAGCTCAGTTAAATCAAACCCGTACAGGTTTAGGGTTATTAGTTCAATTGGCAGAACAGCGGCCTCCAAAGCCGCGTGTTGGTGGTTCGAGTCCATCATAGCCCGCCAATTACAGGAAGAATGTCGGAGTGGTTTAACGAGGGGCTTTGCTAAAGCTCTGGTGGTCTAAGGACTGCCCTAGGGTTCAAATCCCTATTCTTCCTCCAGTGATAGAGAGAAACAACGGTTCGACCCCGTTACTATCCATTAGGGTAGTTCGTCTAGTGGCCAAGGACACTCTCGTACCCGGAGTACATTGGTGCAAATCCAATCAGCATTAGCTGTCGTCTAGTTAGACTAGGACGCTCCACCTATTAAAAGAGAGTAAAGAAATGTTAGTTGACATTAATCATTACTTAATAGCCACTCCCTTACCGGTCAGTATCAATAATCCTGTTGCTTGGGAATTAATTGGTTCAGAGGCCTTGGTGAAGTGTGCGGATGTGATCAGTCAATTAGAAGACGGTTCGATACAACTCTCAGCACCAACATTAGGTGCATCTAGTAAAAGTACACATCGTACGCGGTGTGAATGGAAAGAAGCAAACTACTGGCCTATGGATAGTGCCGCACATCACTGGTCTCGACAAGAGATGACATTAGTTCGAGTTAACTCAGCTAAGAAAGTGGTAGTTGCTCAAGTACACGTTAAAAATGCTACTACTCCACCATTGAAAGTTTTCTGGAATAAAGGAAAACTTACGGCTGGTTTCCGTAGTAGCTTTACCGATCCAGTAATCAATAACTTTACTGTTTTGGAAAACGTACCACTAGGTGTGCCGTTCAAGATTACTCTCCACGTAACTAAAGCAGGTTCAGTAACAATCAACGCTCTGTGCGAAGGTCGTAAATCTGATTGTCCTGCTTTAAAGCTGGATAGTACTTGGCGTGATCGAATCTTCCAATTTCATGGTGGTGTCTATAATCAAATTGATTACAACGCCAAGACCGCGTTAGACGATGGTTCAGTTTGCGTAATACACAGTTTAGAAACTACTCACGAGTAGTCAAGAGCATGAGATAGATAGTTCGGATGTTGGGTAAGGAGGTTTCCTCTAACGTTCGGTAAAGGTTGCGTGAATTGGGAAAGCTGCCAAGGAGCGTTAAATCGTTACTATCAATCTCATACACCGAGCCCATTGGAACGGTGAAGCCCTAGCCCGGAAGGGATAGGCAAGTCTTACACTGATGCCTGATTAATCCTCAGACTAGGGCACCGAGCTGCATGGTGTGAGATTTTAATGAACCCCTACGACGACTGACAAAAGACTAGAATAGTCAGTTAACAGGGAAGCTCAAAGCCCGACCCATGATACCCCAAAGACTGGATAGTCCCGGTTACTAAGGCGCATACCGAAGAGGCGGCAGACTCGGCTGCAACGGATCAGATGTCCGTCACTGGTTGGTGTAAGAAAACATGTTTCAGATCCCTGGCTGATTTCTTACACGCAACCCCATATTCCCGAACTGGACCTTGTGTCCCAGCTACCCAGTCTGCCTACTGGTCATGGTAATGGGTTAGTCGGCACTCCGTGAAAGCCGGAGCTAGCAAAGCGTCTAATTGGTTACCCTCGATTCTCAATTACTTGCCCTCCATCGTCCTGAAGCGCTGTAGGCGAGTAAGTAGATAGACCTAGCTCGCCGGTTACAACTCTAGCGGTTTACCGCAGTTCGTTGTGGCTATGTACTAGGATGAAAAGGTTCTTCCAGCGACCGATCTACCAACGACCTTGTGTTTGTTGTTAACCAAACCTGTACGTTTTGGATGCTGGATCAAATTAGCCCGGATGGTGAAATCGGTAGACACACCATTCTAGAAAGTATACGCCTGAATGATCGAATTGGTATAGATAGGAGTCTTAAACACTCCCGCCTTCGGGATTGGTGGGTTCGAGTCCCCCTTCAGGCACCAAAAAACATAGCCAACCTTAGGGTTGGTTTTATGTCCTATTGTATAGTGTAATAGTAGACAGGACTTAAAATGTATAAACCATTTCCAAATGACAATAGGATCGGAGTAAGTCCCGAAGGGGTATTGTTTAATTACCGAACATGCAAAATACTTAAACAACATAAAACAAAATCAGGATACATGAATATTGTTTTAACCTCACCTGGAATGAAACATAGGGCGTATCGAGTACACCGCATATATGCAATTACCTATGTTAAACGACCAATGCATTTACAACATATTCCATTTAAACAACTTGAAGTTAATCATAAAGACGGCAATAAAGCAAACAATACAAAAACTAACTTAGAATGGGTAACAGGATCAGGTAATGTTATTCATGCGGTTGATAATAAGCTTACCCCTATCCCAATAGAAATACAAATTCTTAACATTAATAGCGGTGAGATATTTACAGAGAAATCTATTCGACGAGCAGCAGAGAAATATGGTGTACCATTACCTACCCTAGCCAAACATTTACGGGGTAACATGGCTGGACAATACGCTTATTGCAACTACGCTTTCAGACACATGTCAATAAAACCATGGCCTAAGATATCTAGTAAAAAGAGAACATGGTTTATTACAATGGCGGCTAATAAAGTTACAGGCGAAGCTCACACATTTGAAACACTTATGGATGCTGCTAAATATACCAAAATAAATTACACTACAATTCATAAAGCTCTTATAACAAAACAAAAAGACAGTTGGGAAAACAATGAGTGGTCAATTCAAATAACCTAATACTGTAAAAGAATACCACAAGTGTAATAATATACAAGCGGATGTGGCGGAATTGGTAGACGCACTGGATTTAGGTTCCAGCGGGCTTAGCCCGTGAGAGTTCGAGTCTCTTCGTCCGCACCAAACAAGTATAGTGCTTTCCCCTAGGGGAAAGCTTTATGCCATAAAATACTCAGTGCGACAATGTATAAGTAAAGAATGGTCTTTACGATTGCAGTACCTCTACTATTGGAATACCCATGAAAAACGAATACATTAAAACACCGGCAATTCAAATTGATTATCAGGCAATGCTTGATGCACTAATTGAAAAGACCAATGAGGTCTACTACAAAAACAAAGATAGTTTGCGTTTGGGCTTACCCTCTACTATTCGTGAACTAAGGACAGTCGGTTTCTTTGTTGGACGTCAATCAGGTAAAACAGAAACCATTATTGATTTCATCAGTAAGAAACAACTTGGTGAATGCTTGCTTATTGTAAAAGATGACTTTACTCAACGGTCACTTACTGCCAAATACAATAAGAAAAATAGCACCACCACTATTGTTCCCCATTTGTCAACATGTACGTTAAGAGATAAAGTTAAGCATGGAGCAGAACCAGAAAAAGAATTGTATGAACGCATTAAATACATTCTTATTGATGATGCATCATACACTCTAAACTTTATGGGTGTTACTGATGCTAACTTCATGCAATGGGTTGCTAATAACTTTGCTGAAGATGTACTAGTTATTCGGATTGGTTAAATACTAAAAATAGGAATTTACAATGAATGAAAGAACTAATGCTGCATTTAAAGACATGATCCACGCAAAGATTGCACATAAACGTGAGACCTATTTTGGTCCAGAGACTGATCCACCACACCACGTTATTAAGAGTTACCAATACCAAATAGAGAAGGCGTTAGAACCGCAATGGGGTGAAATATTTACCCCAGGACATACAGAAGCTTTTGTAGATGCACATCTACAAGATTACTGGCGTGAGCAACACGGGCTTTATCGTAAACACAGACCGGTTGTGATTAGTACAATTGGAGGGTTTGTTGTTAACCTAGGTGATTTCCAAATTGCGGAGTATAACAATGTCGTACCACGATAACATGGAAAAACAGATTCGCTTATCATTTCCCTGGTTCAATGATAAGCAAGTTCGTTATGCTATTAATAAAGTTTCGAATTTTATTCGAGATTGTGGTCAGGATGTATACCAAGTTTGGGTAGATAACAAAGCGACTTACAATGCGCAATATGCCACCCGTGGTTCAATATGGGTTGGTCGTACCGAAGTCTTCATTGAAATACAGGTGGATTAATGGAACTTATCTTTAAACAACACATATCACAACTTGATCAGTCCGTTAACTTTGAACACCGCTTTGAAGATCACCCAGGGATGTTAGAGGCACGGTATGTACGTCGGAGCGATGATTACTTCATTGTTTATTTGTCTTCTCAGACAGGCTGTAATCAAGCCTGCCGTATGTGCCATTTAACAGCTACGGGACAAAACAAACTACGTGATGTAACCATTGAAGAATACTGGGATCAAGCTGAACGTGTACTACAATACTACGCCACTAAAACAATGGCTCGTAAAGTACATTTCAATTTCATGGCTCGTGGTGAACCTTTAGCCAACAAGATCTTCCTAGACAATGCCGACATCATTTTGGATGGTTTAGCGGAACGTGCTTCACGTTACGGTTTGGAATATAAGTTTTTGGTGTCTACCATTTTTCCACAGGAAATGATGAACCGTGGATTAACTGAAATCTTCACACATCCAGATCTTTATCCAGAAATTTATTACTCGGTGTATTCCTTAAAACCCGAGTTTCGTAAACGCTGGATACCTAAAGCACTTAATCCGAGTGCGGCGTTTGCTAAGCTAATGTCCTGGCAACAAGCCACCGGTAAAAAACCAAAGATTCATTATGCATTCATTCGTAATGAAAATGATGATCTTGCAGACGTAGCAAAGATCTGTGATCAACTTGATACGTATAAGCTGGATGTCAATTGGAACATTGTTCGGTACAATCCACCCGATGGTCATAGCTCACAAGAAAGCTTAGAAGGACAGATTAATTACCTGGCAGGTTATATTCGTAGACGCTTGCCTAAGGCACGAGTCAAAGTTATTCCTCGCGTAGGTACAGACGTAAAAGCATCATGTGGTACGTTCTTAAAATAAAGAAATACTACAGACGTAATAATGTGAAGAACATTGCCGGTTGCGCGGTTTCGGCTCTTAAATAGAGGGAAGACCTCATAACGAAGCCAGTCAAGCTTCGACCCGAATGGACTTACTTAGTGTGACAACTACGTCTGATCCGAATCGTAAGTTTCTTTTTATCCAAGGTCCGTCCAAGCCACCTCTTGCTGCATGTGGTAGGACCATTGGATATGTAAAAGACTCGCGGTGCTGTAATAGCTATTAACCTCTGAACACTACGGGGGTAAGCTGGCCAGCTAATAACTATACAGTCCTTAATAGGAGTGGACCTTCGGGTCTGCTCTTATGCCGTTTAATAATACTTACCGCTTCAGTTTATATAACCAAACCCAATAGGTATCTACAATGTCAGCACTTGATAAATTTATGGAGCCCTTCGCTCCTTTGCTACAAGAAGGATTTAAAGAACGCTTGCACGAACTACACTGTGCAAACCGTAGCGTTAACCTTAAGGAACTTACTGAATTTGCAGCCCTGCGCGAAATCATTCGTGAGGACATTTGGGGACCTGTGCGTAAGAATTACTTCATGCTGTTGGAAGAGTGTTACCGGGAAACATTAGAAAAACTTGAGCCCGTTTCTACTGTAGAAAATACTTACTGTACAAACTCGCTGTTCCGTGACCACCCTGAACTGTATACCAAGACAGCAGATCTTTTTCAAGACCGTTTGATCGATAAACATTCAGCCCATTTGGATTACATGGACGGGGATAGCATCAGACACTTGCACCCGTACGTCCAGTGGCGTCTGCTAGACAACGAAGTTGATCGTGCACTAAGTGCATTTGTTACTGTCCCTACAACAACCACTCAAGGCGACGTTGTATTGAATGCAGTTCGGGATCATTTGTTTCCTAAAGACTTTGCTAGTATTAAAAATGGCGAAGTAAGGCAAATTGTAATCAGCGCAGTAGCAAACGTTGAAACAGAAGAACAAAAAGGTTTTACTTGGACAGGTAATATTGTGCTTGATCCAAAAGGGCATTGTGAAACATTCGTTAATCAATAAACTCTAATTCCATCCGTGAGAGATTTATATGAAACAGAGTAAAACATTTGAAATTCTAGGTGGTGAGCCTATTGACGGAGCTAAGCCAATTAAAGGCTGGACCGTAGGTGTACCAGTAGAACCCGATGCAGTAAAGCAATTGAAAAACATTGCAGCATTGCCATTCATTTATTCCCACGTAGCAGTGATGCCAGACGTTCATGTGGGTAAAGGTGCAACCATTGGTTCTGTTATTGCTACCAAAGGCGCTATCATCCCTTCTGCGGTAGGTGTTGATATTGGATGCGGAATGGCAGCACAACGTCTGAGATTCTCTTCAGACGCGCTTCCAGACTCTCTGGGACATCTTCGTGCAGCCATTGAAGCATGTGTGCCACATGGTCGTACTGACAATGGTGGTAAGAATGATCGTGGTGCATTTGGTACCGTTAATATCTTCAATCACCCAACCGTAGCTGTTCGTGAAGAAGCTGCAAAACTACGGAAGCAATTGGATAGCATTGTTGAACGCCACCCTAAATTGAAGAAAGCATCCGAGCGTGCTTGGAACCATGTAGGGACACTGGGTACGGGTAACCACTTCATTGAACTGTGTCTTGATGAAACAGATCGTGTATGGATTATGCTACACTCGGGTTCGCGTGGTATTGGTAACGCTATTGGTACTTACTTCATTAGCAAAGCCAAAGAAGAAATGGGGCGTTTCTTTATCCACCTTCCGGATAAAGATCTTTCTTATCTGCCGGAAGGTTCACGTTACTACGATGACTACGTTGAAGCCGTATCTTGGGCACAACGCTTTGCTGCACTAAATCGTTCCGTGATGATGCACGCTGCTTTGGATGCCATCCACAAAACACTGGGCCTGCCAATTGATTCGGATCTAGAGGCAATTAACTGCCACCACAACTACGTATCACAAGAACGCCACTTTGGTGAGAATGTTATTGTAACACGTAAAGGTGCAGTCAACGCAAGTGAAGGAACACTGGGGATCATTCCAGGTTCTATGGGTGCTAAGTCATTCATTGTCCGCGGTAAAGGAAACCGAGAATCGTTCTGTTCATGTTCACATGGTGCAGGTCGAGTAATGTCCCGTACACAAGCAGAAAAGACTTTTACACTGGAAGATCATATCCGTGATACAGCTGGTGTAGAATGTCGTAAAGATGCAAGTGTTCTGGATGAAACCCCTAAGGCATACAAGAACATTGATGACGTAATGGCGGCACAATCTGAACTGGTTGAAATCGTGCACACCCTAAAACAATTCCTCTGTGTGAAAGGTTAATATGGACACAATCAAACAAGTAGAAGAAACCGTATTAAAGCACTTGCAGGATGTGACCAGCCAAGTTTATCTGACCCATGCGCAGAAGTATGTTTACATTGTGGGTCGCATTAACCTGGAACTTGCTACTAAGTTAGAAGCCAAGTTAGCAACGGATTACAAATGGACTCCCGATACCCACGAGCTAGGTACCTATTACCATACCGTTACCGTTACTTTGGTTAAGGGTTCTGATGTAGAACAGTACATGGTTAAAGTTTGTGAAAAGCTTAATCGTGATATTGATCAATTCCAGATTGTCAAATCGGTACAAACTTTACCAGTGGAAGAACTCATTCCGTTGTTTACCGATTTCAAAGAGTTCTTGATTAACGTTACCAAAGAAGTTGTTGCTGATGTTAGCAACAACGCTATCTCTACGGCAGAAGAACTTCGTCTGTTTGTAGAAGAAGATATTCGTGATCAAGTAAAAATGGTCTACCCTGAAAATCACACTACGGTTTCGGTGTATTATTCCGACTACGAACTGGGTGCGCCATTGATGTTTAATGTACAGGGTGCAATTTATAACTCACCTGACCATTGTTATGTAGAAGTGGTACAAGCACCACTTACCCGTTTTGAAGGTGATACAATGTCCCAAACAGAAAGTGTTTTTGCAAAACAAGTAAAGAAGATTGCTGCTGAAGTATTTAATGAACTACTGGGTGATTCTAAACTGAACACCCATGAAATGATCTGCGCAGCTAACATCCGTATTAAAGAACGTTTGGTTGAGCGTTACGAGAATGAAAACTTCCAAGTAAACGTAACCGCTGCTATTGGTCGGGATTGGACATTCACCATTGTAGTAGAGGATACTCTCAGTGATGAAGAAGTTGTTCATGATCTAGGTTTTACTCGTACCGAAATGACTATAGGTGCACCAGTGCCAAATGACAATGTGGTCAATGATCTTTTCCCTGTACGTACGGAAGAACAAAAGAAACGTTCACGTAATGTCAGTAAGATTATTGAAATCACTACAGTAGCAACCAAAGCGCTGGAAGATGTTTTCCTAGGTACGGAAGCTATCCTGGGTAATGCCGATGCAGTTGTATCAGAACACATTACACAACAACTAGTAGATAAATTTCCAGAACTGAAATTTACAGTCAATGCCCAATATCAAAATGGTTGCATGACTGTGTGGGTCACTGAAACTACAACTGAAGCCAAGGTTCGTCTTCGTGCTTCTCGTGAATATCAATCCAATGAACAGGTAACTGCATGAGCACCGAAATTACAAAAGCTGTAGAATACACTATTACCACAGGTGAAGCATTTGATCGCCTTAAAGCTGCGATTCGTGATGATGAAGGTTACGCGTGGGGTTGGCAATGTAACCTGGCCATGCCTATCATGGATGCTACTGGTATTACACGTCAACAAGCTAACATTGCCGCTGCTCGACTGATGTCGCATCTGTTCAAATACGACATTACTAAGCAAAGCGAATATGCTGATGTAATTAAACCAGAAGAAAAAACTACAGCTGATTTTGTAGTTGATAAAGCCGGTGATATTGTAGGTGTGGAAGAAAACACCTTGCATATTACCGTAACTGGTTTCCAGGCAAATTCTGGCGCTGAAGCACTGGCGCGTCGCTTGCCTTTGTTTTTGGTTGGTGGTGGTTACGATACTGCACTTAATATTGCCGACACTACATTGACCCACGAAGAACGTGGATTGTCATTACCTCCAGCTGGTAGTAAGATTGTTATCACTGGTGTAGAATCTCGATGGCACACCGATCGTCATCGCCCACTGGGTGATCCAGATGAAGCGGTGGATACGGACACTGATGAGCAAGAATACGACAGTGGAGATGAACCGGAATACGGTGAAGATCCTGACTGTGATCCATTTGATGATGTTGGTTCGCAAGAAGGTATTGCTACTGCTGAACTGTATGTTCCACCTCGCAAAGTGACTCTGAAACTAGAACTGGATAAAGACGAAACTAACCCAGAACTGATTGTAGATCACTTCAAAAGAAAATATCCAGATGCGGATATTGTAATTAAAGCTAAACTTAATTACCTAGTGACCGAGGATATTGTAAAACGATATCAGGAAGATTTTCCAAAAGACGTCGAACTCACAATTGATCCCGCCGATCCTGATCCGGAAACTACCGTAGATCTCGTCAGAGAAGCAATTCAGGAACAAGCACCACAACTGGCAATGTCTATTGCTAAGCATAATCTGGCTGATCCTGAATCACGTAAGCATGCGTACCTATTTGAACGTGATCTGCCGGAAGGTAAGCAACTGGCATTGCTTTACGTTGACACTACCGATCCTGAATTTAATCCAGAATCATTTGTTAGTAATGGTTTCCGTATTTTTCAGCATCTTAATGATGGTCTACAAGCGTTGCTAGAAGAAACCATGCCATCCGTAGCTAAGTACTACACTGACCTGGCTATTAACAACGAACGTTGGTTGGATCGTTTTGGTGACGGTGAAGCAATTGTAGTTACTAAACACGAAGGTCCTTTTACACTGTACCACATCAGCCAAAGCGCTATCCCAAAAACAATCTACGCTGATGTGGAAGATGCATGGACTGCTCTTCAAAACCTTGATCGGTTGGAAGACATTGCTATTGCTCTGGAAGATCCATCCATTGTTATTGGTGCAGAAGATTACCTGCGTGTAACACATGGTTTCATGATTGTTCGTGAGCACCCACGTGCTGAAGAACTGTTTTTGAAATACCTGAAATACAAAGCTAAGACCAATGAATTGATTGATCGTTGGTTGCGTTCTGTAGGAAAGTAAAAAAAAATAAGATATAAGGCTACCCCAAAGGGTAGCCATTATGTCGTTTTATTACATCGGTCGAAGTTTAATGTTTTCTGGTACGCGGTGGATGAAACGAGCTCGTCCTTCCATGTTAACCAAGAAACCACTCAGTGGAGAACCGACTGTGTGAATGTTCAATGACACAAAGCCCATGATGTCCTCAGCTTCTACACCAGGCCATTTATCGACGTAGTGGTACGTCATGTCATCACTGACATTCTTTACGTCATTAAACAGGTTACAGATCGTTGTGAACCGTAGTTGCTTGAGAGCATCGCAATCCTCATTAGCAAGCACGGCATACTTCTGCAGCCCTTCTTTGGTCAAGCACCATTCCTGTGGAAAACTTGGACCAGCCAGACCGGAGACCTGGATCTTTACTCGCATTGTCTCACCTTCCCAGGCGACTAGCGCTGTGCCATTGTCAATGCTCTGGATTTTACCAGATATCAGCAAACCGGTAACGGCATAGTACGCTACAGGCACCAGTTTTTTATCTTCTGCATAGAGTGCAACAAGTTTTTGAAGATGAGACATACCGAGTTCCTTACGAAGTGAAAACATAGTCTTTAAATTTGAGATTAGGATTTCTCACTCGCCGCAGTAAAGTGTTGCACGGTATACCTAATGCTTTTACAGCATCCGTTACACTTTTATACACTGTACCGGCAATTGTTACCGATAGGCGTCTATGCTTTGCCCTATTCTCAACCCATTCAGCTGATTGTTTGACTCCTGTCCTAGTCGCTGACATTTTGTCTTTTGTTTCTTGACTGGCTTTTGTCCCAATACGACTTTGTGACATAGCCTCACACCATTCGGCACTACGTGCTTTAGCGTAAATAATATTAGCTAACAATGGATTGTCTTTATGGTCAAGAATCTTTTGTTTTTCTAAAGCAATTGCTTTTTCAATTGTCTCTACAGGTTCCGGAATTACAATAACTTGGTTGTCTACATTAAAAGCATACTGTAGAAAACTATTGTCATGAACACCGCGGCGCAGCGTATTAATGTGCTGTCTGCGCCGACGGTTAAAATTATCCGTATAACCAATGTAGTAAACCCCAGTAAAGGGGAGATAAAGAGTATAAACGCAAATCATCGTTAGCCCATGATTAGGGGTGTAACAATGAACATTTTCCAGTCACGTACAACTTGACCGATTTGCAGGAAGTTGAATTCTTGCATCAGTTCCCAACCTGCTTTGGTTACGGTCTGAACTTCAGACTCGTCTGCCGCCAGGTCTTTGATTTCCAGGGTGTACATTTCGGTGTTTTCGAGTTCCATGGTATTACCTCTTAGTTTAAAGGATGTGTGTATTGCAGGGTTGTAATATAGGCCTATAATTTTTTAGAGTACAGGCTTAAACAATTCGATAATACTTATAACGACAACTGCTGCTATAAAAGCAAGCATTCCAAACCGTTGTAGGGTGTCGAGCCGATGTGCTTTCTGTCGACGATGCATCCTGTCCAATAAAGGATTATTCATAGGCCTTAATCTGCCTTTTTGATAATGTTAGTAAAAGGAAGGTTAACGTAATTTTCGTTAGCAACTTCCCCATTTAATGCAAAGCGGGATTGAACTCTTGCCAGTATGGATTCACGTTGACGCATACTAAGCTTCTGGTTCTTTTTGTACTCATTGGTAACCGAGCAATAGTAATCAAACTCTTCACTAACTACAGAAGAGTAATGAGAACCTATCACAAAAGCTTCCAGGGCTGTTAGGGGGGTCGATAGATGTGGGTTAATGCCATTCACCCAACTCACACCAGCCCCGCCATGGATCAAGCCCTTAGACGACATAACTCGATCAATGCCATCACTGACATGATGGAAATTATAACCAGCTCCATCTTTCATAACAACAGTAATGCTGTTACCAGGGCCAAAATTACGTCTTTCTTTAACCGGATAGACCGCTGCTTCACAATCCAAATAATGGTCCAGATCGTGACCTTGCTCTAGGTAACTTATAAGCTCACCTAGGTTAACAATTTGTCCAGCCATAGCTAAACACTTTATTTCTTTTCCTTCATACAGACCCTTACGCAGGAAGATAACTTTTTCAGTATCGTTGTAATAAACATCAACTTTTTTACCAGGCCGGTTAACGACAAACCCACCGGCTGTCCTAGGTTTACGCCCCAGGGCATATGACCCAACACCTTGCGACATTAACTTGTCGGCAATGAGTGTTTTCCCATCATAAACAATGTAAGTCATTTTGTTTTGATTACTCGATCAATGAGATAGATACTTGCCCAGAGCAAACAGTTACCAACCCAGTATTTCCAGCTGGTCATATCGAAATGCAAATCGTAACGAAGTTCAAGCCCAGTAGTAACCAACATGTAAATAATGGCCACTAAACAGAATTGATTAATTGACATATTTTGTCCTAACGGCATAAAGCCAACCCGAAGGCTGGCTCTAAAAATAGGTGGAGTTCACGTGGCACCAACATACCGACGGGTAGGTACTAAGTTGGGAGATGTTCCACGGAACTCCAGTTCGTCATTATACTATTACACATCAAGTATTTAATTCTCAACTTTACGTCGAAAGATACGAATGCAATAACCTTCTTTTTCTTCATATTGTTCAACAATCCAAAAAGCTTCGTAATAAAGCTTAACTAGATAGTCAAACAATTCACTGTGTATCCATTCACCGTCATTGATGACGCATTCAAAATATGGATAACCACTATCGCTGGTGTGTTGATGGCCATTCAATATTTCTTTATTGAAGATAGTGCTATATTCTTCAATCTGATCGGCGTACTTGTTTTGTATCCGGTCATCTAGAGTTGGGATTTCCACTTAACGTCTCCAAGCTTTGCTGGTAGGTGCTATGCTAACAATAAATGCACGTCCAACAATAACTGCAATTAAAATACCGTAAACAAAATGCGGCATCGATTGTGTTACAACACCCATCAAAGCAGCCATGCATCCGACTAAAGTAATTATTCCTAAAGTCAGCATCAGCAGCGTAAAGAAAATAATTCTAGTTTCACGCAGCAGGATCTTTTTAAACACAAATTCACCTAGTCGTAAGATGGATAGAAGTTATACGTATGAAATGTTTCCATTCGATAACGACACTTAGAGATCAACTTGCCAAAGAAATCTTTGCTATAGTGTTTCCGTGCACCATGTTTGTCAAGGTTACGGATATCTCGTTCTGTTACCATAATGGCTTCTTTACACAAAGTACGGCGAACGTATGCAATAGCATCGTTACGATTCTCTAACTTGCGTTCTGGGACCATTTTGATATTTATATGTAAATTGCTACCATGCACCGGGCAACTGGCCGTAATGAATGGCTGTAGGTCTTCTTCACTGGCGGTTGGCACTACCAGTCTTACGACAGTTTCTGGTGAAAAAGAAACGTGTTCGTTGGGTTCAAACTGTTTTCGTATGACTGTGGCTTTACAAAAGAAACGAAGCATGGTGTTAAATTGAAAAGGAAGTTCGTCATGCGTGAACTCGTAATACATCTCTCGCCCCATAATTAAATTAATTTAGTCTTATAACAGCATAAAGCCTCTCCCGAAGGAGAGGCAATATTATTGCGCCTGGCAACCCAGGTGCGGCATCAGTCGATGAAAGACGCCTAGGAGGTGCAAGGGAATCTAACCCTGCTAGTCGTTAAACACTAAGTTGTTAAAGAGCTTCAAGAAAAGGAAAACAACACATGCAGTATAACCACATATATAGTTGTACACTTTCTTAAATCAAACGGGATCTCGTAATGGAGGATCTTCAAGCAACCAGTCTAAATTGGTTGGGGCTTCTCGATATTCGCCTTTAGGCTTAAATGAACACCGAGTAATCCGGCCCTCGTGGCGCACAACCTGACAGTTTGCTTCTAAGATTATCTCGTACTGTCTCTGCAGTTTCATTAGAGCCTTTGTTAGATCATCAAATGGAACTGATTCCCCTATCTCCGCACTCTGCGGTTTTGGAGGAACATAGTTTACTCCCCAATCAATGATGATCTCAAAGATAGTCGCCCCGTATTCAGGGTGATACCCGTATTGACGAATGGTGTATAGATCAGTAACCTTGTCTGCGTAGGACTCTAAGCAGGTCAACGATTCCCCAGACAAACGAGGAAAATCTAATGGCTGCTCTATCGGTGCTATATCTACAACCACTAGCTGGGACATTATGCCTCCCGACGTTTGTTCCGCGTACGATCTACCGAGCGATCAACTTGCACAAAGTCCAGATCATCTTCATCAAAGATTTCAGGGAACTGGCGAGTAAGCGCACGACGGATCATGTTAACAGCAATTTCGCTGTCGATGTAGTTATAAAGGATGACACCACGATGATACAGGAAGAAGGTATACCAACGACCATTCAACATGAGTTCACCTTCAAACCCACCATAAGACAGAGTATCTGGATTACGATCATTTCGATACACGTCAAGCTGCACATTGCCTTCCATGTGAAGTTGTAGCAGATCATTACCCATCCCACCAAAGATGGTGGGACGTTTGCGTGATGATACTACGTCTGATATTGAATCCATCAAACGAGGCATGTCCGTAACTAGTTCCTGGATGTCGCAGATCTTATTAAGACCTTCTTGAATTTCTTTTTCGATCTGATCACGAATTTCAATTGACCAGTTCTGGGCAGGTGCTTCCAAAATGTGAACACCAAACCATGCAAAACCATTGTTATGCTTTACTTTTATACATAGGTGAGGAATGTTTCCCTCGCCGTACTGTTTGTTGACGGTGTAATTTTCAATCCGTTTTAGCAGGATCTTAATGACGTCATGAACCTCGACGATATGTGCACTCATGAATACTTGGCCTTTTGATTATTTGAGAGTTCTGGTTGAGACAATTCGCTCACCAAATAATAAGGCCAAGTATTACTTAATCCACCGAACGTAAGTTCAAGTTTTCACCTGACGTGCAACCATCGATATACAGCTGACGTTTCAGCCATTCATCTTCTTTGTCCAGGAATGTTCCCAGACGTACGATGTCGAAGTTGCGTTGATTCAGGATGTCGGAAGCTTGTTCAGTTACAAACTTACTTAATTTGGTATTGTGTACGTTCCCACGCATACTTGCCAAACGGGTGTAGAAGTTACTAAGGATTGTAGATTCCACAATTCCTTGTCGATCGGTTACAACAAAATAATCCAAAGTACTGCGATGACGAATAACATAAAGAAAACCAGAGCCCTCTTTATTGATTTGTTTGCGTGAAGCCAATAGGTCGGCTTCAAACAATTCGTTTTCTAATGCTTGAGCGGAGAAACGTTGTGGTTGAGTCAAAAACCAAAGTTCCAGTTGTGCACCACGAGCACGTGCTTTTGTAATGCAATCTGGTTGTACTGTAGTCTTGCTGTAGAAACGGGTAATTGTTGTTTTAAAGCTACCACATTCAGACAACCACACTTCACCAGTGTCAGTCATCAGGATAGCATAAAAACCACCCTCTACTGATTTAGGTGGTGTGCGCTGATTCGAAAAATCGGCCATGTAACGACGTAGGATACCACGGGCGATATCACGATTGGTTTTAACTAGTTCCACTTTCTACCCCTAATGTAAGTGTCAAAGAGATGATATAGATTTCAGATGTATTCAAACATCTGGATATGCGTAGACTTGTTGAGCAATCTTTTCGCAATCATACACCATCTTACCGTAAATGACATCAAGTTCTCGTTCGCCCATAATGCAGGATGCTTTATAACTGACGCGCCCTTGAATCATGGCAATTACTTTTTCTTGATGTTCTTCTTCTGCGTGTGGCAAACCCGGAACGTATTCTGGGTAGTATGTGTTCCAAGCATTAATAGCTAATGCTGTAAAGCCAATAACAAAACAAGCTGCAAAGAAACAGGTTGCCTTACTTTTCACTGAGATTCCCCAAACAAAATAAAGCAGCCCCGTAGGGCTGCAATTATGCCACAACTTCAGTGAAGTGTAGAACTGACATTGGTGGACACTCTGGATTGGTACCACGCATGTAGTAGTACCCAGCCAGGTTCTCATGTGGCGCTACCACTGAGAATTTGTCACCTTCATTACCCAGAACAATTCGAGAACGCCCTTTAAGTGCGTTAACTGCCAAAGTTTGCTTAAGGATAACTTCTTGCTTTTTCTGTAACATTGTTCTACCTATGGTTAAGTTAAAAGGGTCATTTAATGGATGACTCTAGTTTTTTATTCCGTATTCAGAATAGACAAGTTCACGGAACTCTTTCCATTCTTTTTCCCATGCACCACTGCGGGCATCTTCACAACGCCACAGGTCATCACAAGGAACGAAATCTAACAGACGCATGTGATTTTTCCAGCCTTTACGAGCATCACGGATTTTACCGGCTACTGAATAAAAGACAGCAGGTTCTTCCATGCTACCTGGTGGTGGCATTGGTGCAGGGTAACCATTCAAACCAATCCCCAGACGTTGAGATTCGCGAATGATTTCAATTGTTGCATCCATCCAACGACGTACACGGGTTAGTCGATTAGGAAAGACATTTGGTAGATAGTTCAAGCCACCTGGGGAATGTGACATCCACTCAGGAAACTTGACAGTAAGGTATTCGATGTATTCTGGGTTTTCCGCCATTACATGCAACTTAGCAATAGCATGTTCTTTAATTGTCGTCATTACAGATCTACTACCCTATCAAATTGATGACTTATGAAACTAAAGCTTTTAAACGTTTTATGATTAACTCAACCGATTCTCGATTGATACATTCACGTTTGAATTCCCGGTAATAAATGGGTATGCCTTTTTCTTTCAAGTACTCATCAACGATGTCTTTAGTGATGGGTCCAAGATGGACTACACGAATGATTTCTTCAATCAGTTCTTGTTTCTTATTTAGATAGCTGTACACCGTAATAATGAAAGCATTTTGTTTGCGGTCAGTGTCAAACATGTCCACAGTAGAAACATGTGTGTTTCCATTAGCCATGTACCACGGTTTGTATTTGGGACCAGATGGGCTAGGAAACTTAGCCATTTGGGTTTTTTCTTGAGACGTCATTGCCACATCTTATTCCTCTAAACTATTCGTTCGCTTGGTCTTCAGAAACTGTTTTAAAGCAGCCCGGAATTCAGCCCAGTTAGCTACGTCATGTTTACTAGTCCCAAGACTCCAGGTATTAACCAAATGCTGAACATTATGTTCTTTACAAATAGCCAACCATTTCTTTCGGTCATTCAAGGGACAATGATGATTGAGCACACGCTCTAATAAAGTAACTGCATTAAAACGCACGTCACTATTGGGTAAACCTAAATGGCTACATCCCAAATCAGTTGCATGGTTAATCAAAACTTCAGCCGCCCGGTAGAGTGCTTCTAACCTTTCAACCATAGGTGATTTATAACGATAATAAATCCCTCCTGGAAAATAAGCTTGATACATTGGATACACATGGGTCAGGTAATGTTGATGATTCATTAGCAATCCGTTTAACGTAATAAAGCTACCCCGCAGGGTAGCCCTTTATGCGGCAATTCGACTATCCAGCAAATACTGATCACGCACTACACGCCACTGGTTACCCAGGTTAATGCGATTGTAGTTAGAACGGATATGCTTAATAAAGTCTTTAGCTGGACGATTGTTTAATGTATCCAGATCTTCAGGGTCCCAATTCTGACCAGTAATAGAAACTTGTGCTTCTTTACTTAGCTCCAGAATCTCCAAAGCTTTTTGTTCAAATGGGCCATCACCACGATAACCAGGCATGCCCGGAAAGAGTTCTACAAACCGTGGCCAATGTTCCAAGATGTATTCTTTACGCAGTCGCGCAAGTTTGGCATCTTTAGTTTCAACGCGGGTTTCTACGATTGTTTTGTTACTCATTACAGTATCCTTGTTTTATTGCACCAGTAAAGGGTTCACCCGACAAATGAAATGTCTGGCACAACATTGGTTTGAAACGTAGATTTAAACTTGCCATCAAATCAACTTTGTAGATAGTTAACAGATGTGATTGCACAGCTTGTGGAGTAACATCCGGATGAATTGGATGGCTCACTGCTGCTTGACGCATGGCCGGGATTACAAAATCAACCAGCCATTTATTGTGATCTTGGTGATCACCCAACTTAGTCATGGTTTGCAGTTTAGACCACAGTGACATTTCGTTGTACTGACGTAATGGTTCGAATTGCCAGGTATCCATGGGATCATGCGAATGGTAGCCAATCAACATAAAGATCATGTTGTCGACTTTACGTGTTACTTCGACAACATAAAACTGTTGGGTATTCATTTTGCATAAACCTCGGAGATTTCCCATTGGGCAGAGCCTTCCACCATGGGCTGGTTAGTTTTATATTCGACCTTAACAAAACCATCTTTATCAATGGTAACTTTTAACAGATCAGTTTGGTCATAAAAAGAAACTTTATGTAAATTCAAATGGAACTTAGGAACCAATTCAAATACAGTTCCCCCTTGGATATATTCTCCGTCAGAGGTTTCTTCTAGGTCAATCCAGAATTCTTTTACATCCATTGGAAATTCAAATGAACCGTTTGCAATAACAGACATCCGTTCAGTGTAACTGCAAAACAATTCTCGGTTAACTAATGTTACGCCATCTAACGTAAATTTGCGATAATACTTTTTGGCAAAGAATGCAGGATATGTAAAAACTGCAGTTACCATAATGAACAGTATTGTAAATGACAGAACCCCCCGACTAAAGTAATCGGCAGAGCTAGGAAAAACAATACGGGAAAAATCGGGAATAAAGAAAGTTATTACCAGTAACAAAAAACATTTTAAAGCGACGTAATTGTTCATAATTTTCCTTAAGACAAAATAAAGCAGGCCCGAAGGCCTACCCCTTAAAATCAAACTCAAACACTGCATCGGAGCTACGTCGTGTGACATTCCACAACATGACGTAGTATTCACCTGCCGGTTGCTTAAGCTTACGCAAGAACTTAGAAAGCTCTTCAGGTTCATTAACGTAACCCATTGCCATCATCATACCTACATGGTAGTCGGCAGTGTCAGCAATGGTGTTGCTGGTGCCCTTAGGACACCATAGCAGACGTTTAACCTTAGAAGCCTCACAGACTTGTCCAATGGGATCATCACCCATCCGATCGCGGCATACGCGGACTACGTGCATTAACCCAAGCCTCGAACTTGATCCAGACCATAGCACAGATCGCGTTCAACCAAATCGCCATTGACAGCAAAGTAAATTGCTTTGTCGGTGGTAATCAAGAAATCCCCAATGGTAAACATCGAGTATTCTTTAAGGGTTTGTTTGTCCCACTTAACCACGCGCAACATATCGCGCACTACTGCGGACGGATGTTGGTTACCCAGGCAGGCAATACCAGTAATGGATTCGTCTTCAATGGTACGCCCATTATCAGCAGCCAGGCGGGTATAGGCGTTGAAGTCTTGCGATTCGGCATTTGAGGTAATGGATACGTCTTTACCTTGAACCACCAAACGGTAGTAATGGGTTGATTGATTGAACAACTTAATGTCCAACACTTTTGGTTCGCTCTGGGGCATACTTTACTTCCTTCACTACGTAGTAAGGAAGAACCGCTACGGGTTCGTCCGAATTGGTTTCACGAATTTGCAAGTTGTACTGTCCCACTGGGACATCTAAACTAACAGGAGTCTTACCTATTTCAATCAATGCATATCGTGCATAGTTGTACTGATCAAAATAGATTCTTTCATGAGGCTCTTCAGTTTTTATGAAGAGGGCTTTACGAGTTGACTTCACACGAGAATAAAACTTACCCACTAAACGTGAGTAAGTATAAACTGGAGTAAGGTTTTCATCCACCAAAACAATGTAATACCGTCTTGGTGGAATAACCCCTCGCCGTTGGTCGTCTCTATAGTCCCACGGGCTCGGCATAGACATAACCCTCAGGTAACTTAGCCATCATTGCTTCGGTGACAGGTGCATTACGGTACGGCTCGCGTGGTGCGCGTACACCATACTTAGCATCCAAGCTTGGGTCATACGACATGACTTGCACAATTGTACCAGCCGGTGCGTAAAGTACTTGGCCAGCACCTGGTTTGTTAATCATCACGTCAACATTCAAACGGACGAACTCACGAACCTCAAATTCACGATCTGACATCTGAACCTCAGTTTAAATAGCGAGCACGTTCCGCACTCACTGGGGTTGTTACTTTGTCCGCTTTACCAAATGGTTCAGCCGACAGCATGATTTGTTTAATACCCGAATAACCTTCTTCGCCTGGAATAAGACCGTTTAGGTCGGACATTACAAACTGAAGGAAACGTGCATTCTTACGTTCATCTGCAGTGTAGTAGGTGGCATGTTGCCAACCCTGACCTGCAAACCAACGTTGCGCATCGATCTCTCGAAAATGAATACGATCAGTTGCTTCTAATGGAGCAGCATCTTTATAACCACGATGCTGTAAAAGGAAAGTGGTGTAATCAATTAAATCAACATCACCCGATACAAACTCTTTATTCCATGCCAGGTATGCAACCATGTTACTTACCAGCTCGCGCATAGTCCCCATCGACACAGGCGCTGCTTGGAACCCCATGACAATATCGGGATTGCCATTACGTACACAACCAATGGTGGCATGCAGTGAAGGGAAATCCATATCCTGATCAGTGCGAATGAATTCCCATTCGGAATCACCCAGCGAATCTCGGATGGTTTCAACAGCAATCAACTTCAACTCAGCAATACCATCTTTGGAATGCATGTTTGTATACGAAAGCATTACTCACCCTCAGTTTAAAAGACAATAGTCCGTATCATTAGTGCTACGGATTTCAGCTTCAACCTTTTTAGATTGTTTGGCTGTATCTAACGGGAACTCAATTAACTTAACGTCGGGCTCCCAAGCGTATTGTTGTTGCAGCTTCCGATTAGGATGTCGGCCTGCTTTCAACAAAGCAATTTGCTTGTCAACGTCAGCACTGACAGTACGAGATGTACCCACAATAAACCAACCACTGGAAATATGATCGATTACATAAGTCCCCTGTGTAACCAACACACTTCGTGCACCTCGACCATGTACCGTCGAAGACCACGAGTATGACTTTGCTTCAGTTCTAAACATACCGCCTCCATAATCACATTGGATTTAAGAGGCCAGTATAACCTTATCGCGATGAGTATAAAAGAAAACACCAGAGCTGGTTTTAACTTCATATACTTCACCGGCATCAACAACCAGTTCTAATACATCCCCTTTCTTAGCGATGACCATTTGCTCATCGTTAGGACCAGTCATGATTAGATCTTCTTTAGCTGTTAATGTCGTTGCTCCAGAGCTCTGCGCTGAAAGAGTCATTTTTCTTTACTTCCGATTTGCGAATGAGGAGTTCAATGATCTCGTGAAGATCAGCCAATTGATAAAGCAATACCGTGCGGGTTTCTGGCGATGGACTGTTGCCACCCCAATTGCGTTCTTCACGAACAGCATCAGCAAAAATTTCTTCTGCTGTCATGCCAACTGGCTGAATGCGCAGAAAACTCAATACACGAACAAGCTTCAAATACGTTAACGCAGGAGCTTCTTTTTCTAAGAAAGATTGATCCATGCGAACACGATAGACTTGTTCAATGTATTCTTTTAGATTGTCAAAATCAAGCATTAAGTGTATTCCTTCAAAACATCATCAAGGTCATGTGGGTTTACCGAAGCAACTTCTTCAAAGTTATCGATGTTAGTACATACAAACAGTTCACCCGGACGTACGTCATCAGAGTGTTCAACACGGATTTGGTCACCTTCGTTAGCATAAGCAATTTCGTGATGATTACCATTGCGATCAATGATAGTCTGAAAAATATCGCGTGCCGCTGTAAGAATCATTCCTGGCTCTACTTTAGAAGCAGCAATGCCATGTACAGCCAAACCGATAAGTTTACTAAACATTTTTTAAATCCCCTTGTTGTGTATAGCAGGCAGTCTATACTTCTAAGTGATATAGAGCTGTGATTTTTTGGAACATAAACGAGTCCCCGAAGGGACTCTGTTTAATCAAACTGTAATTTCAAACCGACAATCGGGGATTCCCGATCTACGCTGATTGTGCAGTAACCAGTTTTAGGATCAAGCTTGAGATTAAAGCCCCAACGCAATCCAACCAACTTAGTCACATGTCCAATTTCAATAAGGGTTTTACCTTTAGCGGTATATGCCGGATCTTTTAGTTCTGACGGTTTCATCCGAGCGATAGGATGAACTTGCAAGTTATCACCTTCATCAACATAGGCAATAGCTTTTACTGACAAAGTCTTACTGTTACCATTGTTCTGACACAACGCGTACAGATCAATAGATTCGGAACCTGTTACTTTTACATAACCCGTTTCAGCCAGATCCCCGTTAGGTAGAGTGACGCGTTGCGGCATGGACTGCTGATGCTGCACAAACAGGTTAGCGTTATTGTTACGTTGCAATACCGGGAATTGCCCAGCATTCAATTTCTCTGACATGTTGCGTTCCTTAGAAACGTTAACGATACTACGCTACTTTACTCCAAGCTAACCGGGCCAAAGGTTTGGACAAATTGGTTGGCTCAAAACGAGTGATGCGTTTACCTACTACTCGAATTTGCAGTCGGAAGAAAAGAATATCTTCAGAGCTACGTAAGATTGGGGTCAACAGTGCTGCTTCCCCAGGAGTATGGTATCGGACAATGCCCTCTGTAATGGTAATGTAGAAGTCGTTCATGCCAGCACTGAGACTTTTACCCCCACAAGGAGAATCAAGCTCAGTTCGCTCCACAATGCGGTCTGCACCATAATGCGTAGTGATTTCAACATTGTCAAAGGTAATTACCATGACGGGCTTACAGATCCACGTCAAGAATCCCCATGCTACTAATAGCAGCACCCCAAACAAAATCAACAAATGTACAACACTTACATCAGGCATGTGAATCCCCGTTAACATACAGCTTAGTTGCTTTTATCATTCTTGCTACGGTGTGACCTGATGGGATTTCCAACTCTGAAAGTTCTTCCCCCGTCAAGAGATTACGCACGTGCTCCAATGAACCACCCAGGTCAATACTAAACTCTACAGCAGCCCCAGTAAGAACACCAAGGGAGCGCCAAGTGACCAAGTCTGAATCAACAATAAAGTGACGCTCTTTGCCAAGGAATTCCGTTACCCATGCATTGCCACGCTTGATTAGCTTAACGCTCATTTTGATATCCTTTAGCCCTAACTAGGACTAACTGCAAGTACACTATCATTAAGTTCTTGAATGACATCTTCAATGTAACCGTCCAGGCCATGCATTTCTTGATGCAAAGCGTTGGCACCGGCTACAGTCAGACTCACCATAGGATTTACCAACTGAAAGTCTTTTACCAAACTATCCAGTTCTTGAAGATCGGTAAAGATATAGTTGATGTGATTGATTTTACGACGCAGCGTTTTAACAACGTATGCATACGACGTACCTTCTTTATCAACTAAGGTATCGATCACTTCTTGTAACGCTGCAATATGTGCTTTAAGTTCAGCATTGCTGGTTTTGCCAGCAGTACGCAAACGCACACTCATCGCCAATACCTCAAGGCGATTTTTGTATTCCTGCAATGCAAGAACTTTGTTATCGTTGACAACAAAACCAAACCCACGAAGAATACCCACAACAGTACCGCTGTTAGTGTTCTTGAGAGAATTGTAATTCTTAATGTCGAGCATTATTTTTCCTTAGGAACGTAAGGGTCAAAACAACGAAGGGTTACCAACATAGGTGTGATTTCACGACCGTACCGATGCGGGTATTTACTGTTAACCAAATCACGGTTATTTTCAAACCAAGTCAATGCTTTATGTTGAATGGATTGAATGCTACCACCCACAATCAACACATGCGCTTCACGAAAAACAAATTCATTTTTCCATGAGTATCCTTCTTTAACACACACCTGTACTTGAAATATGCCATAGCCCCCAAAACCAGCATCCTGACAATTTTGCCATTCCAAATCTGTTTCGGGTACAATGTACAAGTCACCATAACTAAACCGTTCACCTAACGTGATATGGTCTATTGTGGTATCCTTATCTATTTCAAAAAACTGGTACTTTTGACTAGTCGTGTATTGACGTAGATTACCTTGTTCCATAATGCTGTCTGCGCCGCCGTGCCAAATTGTTAAGTTGACGGATACCTGCTTCATCCCACAAGTTAAATGCGCAGATAGTAAGACTGAAGTGTTGTTGCCAACCATCACCGGTGGTACGGGTGTAATGAATGTTTGCTGATTCAGGATACGTATCAATGTCCGTGATAACCGTGCTGTCATGATTGAAACGATTTAGTCGATCCATCACAGCAGCAATTTCTTCATCCACCATGTTGTCGGTAAGATAACGAATCTCATCTAGCATTTCAGAATGGCTAAATTCCCCTTGACGACCAACAGTGACATCAGCCATAGTGAGTAGTTCAGGAAGAAACATTTGGCGTTTAGCCTCAATGCGCTTTTCCCAACCAGACATAATTTTAGCTACAGCATCTGGACCTGGGACAACTGGATTGCGATGCACAATGCGGAAAGGGGGGCAGGCATTACCGTTTTCAGTAATACCATGGTAACCAACTGCCATACCTGGTGTAGCCATGCCGTCGCAGCGGCTAAACACTTCGGCGAAGTCCGCTGCTGCTTTAGGGTTAGGGAAAATCAAAACCCTGGAATCTAATGTACCAATCAAACGTGGATACATTTCTGTTGCAGATATGGGATCAGAAAACCCCAAGGAATCATGTTCTTGCAGATATGTACGCTTCATGTCTTCGCCATGAATTGGAACATCAAGATGAATTACACACTTAGTCATTGTACTACCCTGTTCTTTTCTTTATCAAAGATAACGTTAACAGCAAAAAAGGAATTTACCGAAAATCGGTAAGGCCAGCCAAAAGGTTTTGGTTCCGGTGGGTTTGCTTCATCATGGATTAGGCTAACCACATTGTCCGTAACCAATACACGGCGCGTAGGCATATATAGCTTAGGACCATGTTTTGGGCAAGTGTCATACTCGCCGTCTGCTAGAGTGTTCATTTACAACGCTCCATTCGCATTTTGTAATCGTCCCGATCTCTGTGATGCAGTTGATTAGTTTCTGCATTCCAGTAGACAAACAATCGTTCTTCCCGTCGTGATCCAGCACCTAAAGAAAGCCCTAGGTATTGGTAACGTGTTTCAGGAACGGGTTTATAAAACACTTCGCCTTGGATCAACCGATTCATTAGATAGCGAGCTGTAATATTTCTTTTCACTGCTTCTCTATGTAATGGCCCTTCATAATGCTCAGGATGCTGGTCAATCCATTCCAGCTCCCAAGCTAATCCGTTATTCATCTGCAAACTTCTGGAACACGTATGCAATCTTGAACAAGCCAAGCAGATCTGCTACTGCTGTTTTCTGTTCTTCATTTACCGGCAGGAAACGCAACTTGTCCCCCAGTTTCCAGATGTATGGAACTGAGGTATCTTCGGTGATCATTTCAAATACACCGAGTGCACCTTTTTCTTCCCATTCGTAAGGGTCAATTACAATTTTGGTGCAATTGATTACAAAACCGCTGCGCTCCAAAGAATCGACCAAATCCATTACATCGTCACCATCTTCTGGATACAGGGTGATGGTACCATCTTCGTTATGGCAGTATTTACCACGCAAAACATAGTGGTGAATATCTTCTGCTTCTGAACGGCGCTCAATGGGAAAACTATACGTGATAGGAAGTGGGTTACCTGCGTTATCCAGGTAATTAATATATTTCCGAATTATCTGAACAAAGTCCATATAATCGGAACCCCAGAATTCAATGAACACCCAGTTATCTTTAGGGGCATCATACCCACCTTGAAAGAAAGCAGAACATTTAGTCCGTGCTTTATAAAAAGGACTATGAATATGGTTTGCAGCCATTACACGCGAAAAGATCTGATGCACAGATTCGGTTACGTGTTTGCCATGGATGTTGATACCTGGACCTTTACCATGTTGAGGCTTAACTTTAATTTCGATCATAACGTACTTCCTTTTAATGGGTGTTAACGATTTGTTTGATGTCCCACTCACTGCAACCGGTGTCTTTCATAAAGCGCACCAGTGCTTCAGTGAGTAGCATTTGGTATGGGGCTTCCCATACTTCTCCGTTGTAACGGGTAATAACCCAGTTCATGCAACTACCTCAACAAAATCATAGATCTTGGAAATGGAAGCACTGGTAAACAATCCTTCTTTTTCACCGGTACGACGAAGGAACACATGCAGGGGACGTTTGTATTTGTCATCCACTTTAATGAGGTGACGAACGTAATTGGGTTTGAGTGCCAAGAAAGCATTCAATGCAGTCTTACCGTCAGCAAACGAATGGAACACAAGAGCATTCCTTTCTTTAGGATCTACAAGAGGTTTCTTTTTCAGATCCTGGCAGAGGTATACGCGGTCTTCCCCACGCATGATTTCAATAACATATCCAGTCACGGTTAAAACTCCACTTCTACACAAAAGAAAAATAAATTGGATTTTTACCCATCTTTTAATGCTTGTAATCAATCACAACACCACCCATGAAATTAATGGATGCGTTATGCTTGATCTCACAAGTATCAAAGATGAGCTGGTTGAAGCGCTGAGCGGTAAAGAAACGAATAGGGTCATCAACATCATAAGGACTAGAGTCCTCACTAGCATCAATCCAAATCACTCGATACACCCAGGTTAGGTCGCGCTTTTCTAGAGCAACCTTTACAATGTCTCGGTCAGGATGACTGGCAAATAATTCAGCCAGGGGAGAATCCTTACCAAAGAAAACATGGAACTCTCGAACAGAGATTGAGAGCGAGTTAGCAAAGCAGCTAAGGTTAGCAGCACTTGCAGAATACTTCTGTTCTTTTCTAGGCATGGGACTACAACCTAATTGAGTATATTCCAATAAGTAATATAGGCTTTTAAATTGTTTAAATGTATAAAAAGAAAAGGCATAAATGCCTCTCCTTAGGGGAGAGGCAATATGACTTAAGCAGCAGTAACAGTGACGGTAACAGTCTTGCTGTACTTACCAGCTTCTGCAATGGTGATAACCGAAGTACCAGCAGCAACACCAGTTACGGTGCCATCAGCAGCTACAGTGGCAACGCCAGGGGTAGCAGAACTAAAGGTAGGCGTAGCAGTGTATGCTTGACCATTTTTAGTTACAGTTGCGGTGAACTTTGCAGTTGCACCAACAATGATGCTTGCTGAGCCAGGGGCTACAGTAGCAACATATACATCCGGCTCAGGTGGAGTAACGATTTTCTCTTCAACAGAGAAAGCAACAACTACACGCTTAGCTTCTTGGATGACTTCAACCGATTTCCAACCAGCGGCTTCAACCGAAGCTTTGACTGCATCAAGTGCAGCTTTAGTCAGTACTTGACCATCAACGTTTACACGTACAGATGGGTTAGCAATTTCTACGTTGGTGAGATAATCAATAACACGCTGAGAAGTCAGGTAATCATTGATTGCGGCTTCCACAGGGGAGATGTCAGTAGCAACGCGTGCAGCGATTGCATCTTGCTTATTCAGAATTGCCATTAGTAGGCTCCTTTATGATCAGACAGAATCTACAAACGTAGATACATAAGATCACACAGGGCTTAACTATTAATGTCAGCGCAATGGATATCCCAATAGGCCACTAAACTAAAATCGACTGTTTCATGAGGTGGGTTGATCGGTTCGTTGGCTTCATCTAACAATAACATATTGCATTCATCGATGGTGTCCAATACAAGCCGTACACCGGTTCGAACACATTCAATTGATCCTGCACCAGTGCCAAGTTCAACTAAGCTGTTTATTCGATCTTCAATATGTTGGACAAACAAACCTTGAGAAATTTGAGTACCTGCAATCTGAAGGACAGCTGGATCAATATCTTTTATCAAGTCAATGCCTTCTAGTTTAGAACTAGCTTGGAAGTTGCGAAGTTTGTTTCTTTCAAATGCGCCAGCTAGGTCGTTCATTATTGCCTCAGGTGTTTATCTCGGAAACATAATTGTCCCAAGCTACTACTAAATCAAAATCCATGTATTCGTGTTTAGGATTCAATGGCGTTTGATCTTTGCGATTTATTAACTCAAAGTCCAAATCTTCAATGGCACCTAACACCATCCGTGCACCACAAATTATTCCAGCTAATTGATCCTCCGAAGCTACGGCTTTAATGCCAGCCAATGTATCCGTTAAAAGACCAAAGAAATTTTCCTGATTGCATTTAGCATCTTGTGCTAAGTACATGTCATCTGTTACTACATTTGCTGCAGATAGTCCTTGACCCATAACTACCTCAGCTATTAATGTAAGATGCCCACAATTCATTCATGGGCAACAGATCAGGACCTTCATGTGCGAAAGCTACGTTTAGTAAACGATCATCGCCATCAATCAAAGTAATACCTCGACGATCCATGCTATCCAAAGCAACTTCAATACCGGCATCAATGCCCATACGGAATGCTTGGGACATGGTTGCACCTTTACGAAAGGTAGGAATAGCGCGATCATTAACTTGACATTGCATTTCGGTAAAGAGCAGAATGCGAGCATCGGCTGCTTCTTGAACTAACTCAGCTTCAATTTCGGCTACCTTAGCATAAGCTTCTTCAAGTTCTTGTTTGGTGGGTACTTTTCTACTCACAGGCAGATTCCTCAATAATTGGTTCAACTTCCGTAATGCAAATACGGTTGTAAACCACACTGACTGCAATTTGTCCACCGGTATATTGAACCAGGTCCAAACCACAATTGTAAGCCACTAGGTCTTTCTTATGAGAACGATCGTTCCCGTCAGTAGCAACCGTAGCTCGCGCAAACGAATCAACAATAGAAAACCGACCTAGATTACCTGATTGTTCATATTCCAAACAGATGGGTACATCTAGTTTAGCAATAGCATCAATACCATGTCGTTTGTAACGGAACCCCGTTAGCCATGTAGGCTTAGGGGTGTGCACGATTTCGGGAAAATCTTGATCGATCCATTCGTTTAATCCACCAGCTGCTGCCGGGATAAGACTAGACCATGTGCGGTAGGCTAGAAATAGAACGAGAACGATTGCAGCGAGAGTCAAAGCGGTGGACGAATGCATCGGTAATCCTTGTTAGTTAAGGCCAGCGATATTAACAGAGAGAATGTAAAACCCACCTATTACAGCCATACCCAAAGGGGCACGGTAACCATAGATGAATTCTATAAGCTTGAGTTTCATGACAGTGTTCCGGGTATTGATACATACAGAATGCAGCAGCGTTTTTTAATACCGGTTAAGCATCAAGATCTTCTTCAGATCGACGCCGTATTAATTCTTTTCGGAAATCTTCCAGACTAGGGTTCTCTTCAGAAACAGTATTGTAATAATACTCGTGCCAAGCTTCATATACGCCTTCTTTTAATAAGCCGTGTTCATTAGCTATTTGTAATGTTTGTGTAATGACAGTCGGAGTAATTGTAGCCATACCAAATGCCATTCCTTGGTGAAACTCGGTAGGATTGTTTTGGGCATATGACGGACCACATTGTTCAATTATCAGATCATGAAAGAATCTTTGATAATCAACCATAATGCAAATCAACATGTTTTTCAAAAGCTTTTAACATTACATCTTCTTTTATGTCGTCTGCTTTTTCCATAGTCAATGATTCACCGGTTTTAGCAAAGTGACTAAAATAACCAATGGTCAATCGTGACCCTTCAATAAGCTGGGTAAGTGTACCCGCTTCACCAGCTGAGTTATCATCCAAGTATTCAACTAGTCCACCAAAAAATTTATCTGGATCTGTAACCATTACAACCCCACAAAAAAGAAAACATCAAAAAGCCTCTCCGAAGAGAGGCCGTTTGTTTACGAGTTAATCGATGCCGCGAAGGCTTCTGCAAGACTAACACTGCAATAAGTATCACCATCATCGACGGTAAGGTTAATACAATGGTCTTCTGTAGAATGGACAGACATGTCTAACCGATCAATTGTTTTCATAACTACAGCTGCACCTTCCCGCAGACCTACTCGGTGAGCAGTTGCTGCTTCCGGATTATCTTCAAAGAAAGTACCAGTGTTACCTTTTTCAATTAACCCTTCAACCACCACCGCCATAAAAAGGTTGCGATTAGTTACACGGTCATGTTCTTCTTGCTGCCTACGGTCAGCCAATATACCGATAGCTTTTTTTCAAGCTATCGGACATCTCGATCAGATCAGGCATTACTTGTTAAAGATGCGGTTCGACAAACCGCTGCTACCCATAGCCTCGTAAGGCACGAATACAGCGGCATTGTTCTTAGCCATATCTTGCTGAACGTCCAGTGCTTTGTAAGCAAGCAGCATTGGGCTCAGGCCATCAGCAGTGATAGCGTTAGAGTCACGCAGGGTTTTAGCGCGAGTCAGTTCGATATCGCGATCCAATTGTGCCAAAGCCAACATGTTGGTACGCTTGGTGGTTTCAATTGCCTGCTGGTTGGTTTCTGTTTCAATAGCCAGACGACGTTCCGATTGCTTTTCAATTGCAATGGTAATAACATCAGGATATTTCAGATTACCCAAGGTAACGTTTGATACTTCCAGGGGCGAATTCACCATTGCTTTGGTCAGACGTTCAGCCAGGTCTTTGGTGATGTTATCAAAGTTAGCACCGACGTCTTCGGTCTTGTACTTACCTACAACGGAACGAGCTACTGATTGCACTACGTCCAGGCCATACACGCCGTAGACTTGTTGCAGAGTAACCATACGGTTTTGAACTTGAATGTCATTGAACATTGCGTTCAGGACTTTCTCGTTACCGCCAATGCGAGTACGGAAGCGGACATCAAAAGTGAGGTCCAGTTTGTCTTCCATTTTAACGGTAATGGTTTCCGCTACGGTGCGGGTACCGGTTTCCAGAAGAACCAGTTCGTCACGACCAAACAGGGTTTCTTTACCCGGCTCCAGGATTTCTGGATTGTAACCAGAAGTAGTCAGGACCTTACCTTTAAAGGCAGGTGGAATAACTTCAAACGAGCAACCTTGCAGAGCCACTACAGCAACCATTGCAAGTGCAGCAGTTTTAATCATGGACAACAGTTTCATGCATCTTTCCTTATTGAATTCAATTCTGTTTGGTGTAGCGGTGAATTACTTGTTCAGGTTACCAGCGTCAATTTCTTTCCGCGTTTCAGCGGCAGCTTGACGTGCTGATTCAGGGGAAGCACTGGAGCGTACAACAGGTGTAGACTTCTCGGTCAATTGACCGGCCTGATCAAAACGAACACGATCGCCTTGAGTCTGATGAATACCCACGTTAACAAACGAAAGTACCCAAATGAGGGGAAGTAAAACAACTGTGATCCAACGGGTGCGCTTGGTAAGAAAACCAAGTGATTCAGCTTTGGTACGGATCAACCAATAAGCGAATACCGCCAACACAATCAAACCAATGATTGCACCAATGACACTACCTTGCCAATATACAGGGAACATCTACTTTCCTTACGTGTTAATTGCGTTAATCCATTCGTCATGGGAATCTTGGCTTACCACATCGCCAATAGTACCAGCAATGGCATCAGCGATTGTATAAAAACCATTCTTGTTTAACGTCGCCAGAGTATTACCTACTGTGCGATTGTAAACTTCATCCAGAGCAGCCGTCACCTTTTCTTTGGTGTAGTCATCTTCCAGATCTTTCAATGTGCAGCAAACAATCTCATCCCGATCAAAAATCAATTGATCAAGAAGTCCAGATTCTTTTAGGCTAACAGACATTTATACTAACCTTTGAGCAAGGCCATTGGTGGCTTTTATTTTGTCTTAGCCACCAATGGTTACCGGCAATGGATTACGAGTTGACGGTTTCAACCCAGGTAGCAGCGATTTGTTTGGCGAAATCTTCCAGCACTGGGGCATCAACACCAGTAACGGTGATTGCAGTTGCAGCAGCAGCCAGGGTGCCTTGAATGGCGTAGTCAACAGCAGCAGCAGTGTCCAGCTTAACAGCATCGGCACGGACGTCATTGATGACGCTTACCAGTTGCAGGCGGGATTCATCTACGCTGATTGTGTTTACTTCGTTCATTGCTGTGTTCCTTTTTGAATTAGTAATACGCACCGGATTGGTCACGTATGTTATTGCATGGTGGAGTATTTCTTTAGTCTTGGGTAAGACTAAGAATTGGAGCAGGCTTGGTGCTCCGACGTGACATTGCACTCGTAAGACGTTCTTTGAAGTTCAGCGGGATAATCATAGCTAGCGCAAGAGCATCGAGGGTTTTCTCAACTCCTACGATTACTGCTGCAACACTATTCTTGTCCAAATTACCAGTCCATTCCATCAAGTGGTCTGTGACTAGATCTACTGAGGCATCGCTGATGTCATTTCTCACGAGTTGATTTCTTCCACAAAACGATCTGCAGCGCCCATAAATTCAGTGGCGCACCCATTAGCAGTTACTTCTAAACAGAACGCATTTTCATAAACACGTGCAGTTTCAGTGATTGCATGAATGACACCTTGCTCCAATGTCATTGCTTGCGCTTCAATGCGAATACCTACAAGACTGTCCAGAATTTCAATCTGCTTAGCTTCGTTGGCTTCAGTAACCGATTGCGCCATTTCGTCAAGGCGCTCTTGGGTAAAACTATTATCTACTACGCTATTCCCCATTACTGCTTCCTAAGTGTCAAGTGTTAATGGCTTTTATATAAGCAATGGTAAGTTCACCTTCATCAAAGAATGGCATCTCACCTAAGTTATGACCTGATGGAAAGATTTGCGCTCTTGCATCAATTACACGCAAAGTTTCATAGGTCGTTTCTTCTATTGCTTTTTTAACTGCTACCGACTGCTCAATGGTAAACCCAAGGTCTTTGTTATCCAAGACTTCTTGAACGTTCTGATTCATTTCAACCAGATCTTCTACCATCTTTCCACGAATTGCCAACATGTTGGCATTTGCATTGCTCATACGTGTACATCCACGCTGTGTTCGGGTTCTGGTTTAAGTTCCAATTTAATGCTGTTTGGATCAGTCGTTTTCAAATCCGGAAATTTCTTTTCGAATTCCTTGGTCGTCACGACTAATGCCCCGCCAGCAACTGAAGCTAGGATCTCTTCGAATGAGAGACTCTCGGGATAGGGGTTCTTCTTCATCTACTGCGTCTCCGCGTATCCAATGGAAAACAATTTGTTCTTCATCGGTTAGGGAACCAATGTATAAAATTACTACATCGTCCCATACAAACTTCAGTAGGTTACTTTCTTTATTGTTGCTGAGTAACAACTCACGCCGTTCGGTGGCTAACGGTGAACTTGATTCATAGAAGCGCCCGTGAGGTTGACTGACAATGTGTTCGTCAGGCAAGGGTGTGGTTGGGCCAGCTAACCACCAAAACTCTTCACGACGCTTTCTAATCAATGTATCAAGCATGTCGCAAATGTATGGATTCATACTACCAATTCCGAAAGCTTTTGCTTAACAGCACTCGGCAAAAGAGAAAGTGAATTCATGCAACTATTCAAATGGTCTTGTTTGCGCTTTTCGTAATCAGCTACAAACAGATACTGTTCGTAATCACCACGTAGAGAATAAGCCCATTGATGAAACCCTAAAGCATTCAACGTACCGATGATTTTAGCTTTAGTTTCATTGTCGTCTTTCTTAAAAGAAACAATGATATCGCCTTCGTGAAATGTATCGCACTTAGCTAAATCAAACACTAGTGGCCATCTCTCTTTCATAACTGGCGCGTTCTTCTTCAAACAAAGCCAGAGGTGCCAATGTGTATTCCAAGATAGTGCGATAATGCTCTTTCTTGTTATCGTAGAAACGCGCATGAATAAAACCAAGACTCATAAGTTCTTTGGTGATGCGTTTTCCTGCTTCGGAATTGGAATGAATGTCGTCTGTAACATCCATTATAAAAACAACACCATCACGATGAAAACGATCCGGTTTGGCATTTAGTGGTAAAACATGTCTTACCATGACTTCTTTCATTACGCTGTTAACCACTCGGTCAGTTTCAGCAGCAATGTAAGCATCAGGATCAGCGTACCTATGACACATGTAGTTTAGCCCTTTTTGTTTACGGTAATTGACATGCGGGTAAACCCGGAGTCAAAAGATTCGTAGTCGTTGAAATGTACCAGATCAAAAGCTTTTTCTGTTAATGCATCTCGCACGGCATGCTGTGCATACTCACTTACTGAGAAAGGTAGTTCAACGTACCATTTCCAATAATCCATATTGTTTTGCGCTTTTGCAAAGTAATCCGGTTCACCTGTGGGACCCGAGAATTCTTTAACAATGTACTCCAATATTTCGTTAACCGTTTTACCTATACCCACTTTGAAAAGGTCATCCCGCGTTGGGATTTGACTCAGGGTAATTGCAATATCAGTACACATCAACCCACCTTAAAACGTTTAAGAATTTCGATGAGCTGTTCATCGAATTGGTTAGTAGCTTCCGTGTCGTCAATACAGATCAACCCAGATTGCATGTCTAATGCTTTCCAGGTAACAGTATCGCGTATCAGCAAACCGGCCATAATCGGAGAACTGTCGTGAGACAATTCCCCAAGCATGTGAAAGTTATGTGATTGAACTATCGGTTCCAACCACTGGCTGTTTGACGCGGAGTAGTCTGACCCGCTCGTTCCCCCAAACGCGCTACTGGGAGCGGAGGCGGAGCAAACGAAAGAGTGCGACGTTGTGTCGAGTGAATCAGTTGTTCTTCTTGCGGTTGTTGCGAATGCAGATACATAGTGCGTAACTCCGGCACGATTTAAAATTGTAAGCGTCGGGCGCACATAGAGACGAAAAACCTGATCTGGATCAAGTTGCCATTCTCCACTAACAATAGCTAATTTGGTAAAAGCCATTGCTTTTGCTCCTATAACAGATACTCCTGAGTTATTATTCTTTTTGGTGACTACATCAAGATAGTAATATAGATCTGAGATTATTTGGAACATAAAAAAGAAATAAGGGAAGCCTCCCCGAAGGGAGGCCATCTTTAAATAGACTTATCTTTAATCAGATAGAGTCGACGGGGTGCTTCATATTGCGTGCCGTGTTGTACATCGCATTTCAATCGCATTGTAGCCGCAACTGATTCCGCTTTGGTTCGATCCGGATGGTTATGCATGAATACCAATACCGTTGGGTTATCCAACATTGTACGGATATAAGGAACTGCACTACCGACCATGTAAGCTGATAAATAAGTTGATGTGTCAGCTACTTCCTTAATAGAAAGATTTGCCAACAGTTGGACAAGGGTGTCATCACTAGCACCTTTCTCCATCTTTACAACTACTTCATCTACCAGCCCTTCAACCACTTCACACACATGTGGGGTGATTGCGATCTTTTCTTTGTTTTTGTAATCAATGATGACATCGGGTTTTTTATTAGCCCACGTCATTACTGAAAACATCATCAGCAACACAGCAACAAACTTTTTCATTCATTGATCCCGTCAATCTTCAAAGTCTCTTCATCTGGCATAACTCGATTATCCAGGTTATAACAAACGGCTTGAACATCGTAATGCTTTGCCAGCATTTCTGCGTGCTTCAGTTGGATGTACTTGGTCTTTTTATCAAAGTCCTCTGGCAGTACAGTCAACTCCATATGGTACCCTTGTTGACGCAGACGGGTAGCCAGTTGAGAAGGACCACCGTAAGGATCAATCAATTGTTCCTTGCCTGTAATCTTTTCATCTTCCTTGAGCATTGCTTCGTAATGACGACGAACAATGTCTTCACCACGAGCATTATCAACAATAATCCACAAAACTGCTTTTGGACTACCCATGACTGGAGTTGCGACTGTGTTCAACGACTTAACAAAAAGATCGTTAGCCGATACGTAACGATCTTTAAAGGTGTCACGTAGTTCGCGAATAAGTTGCAGGTCCATATCAGTGCCTCAATATAAAGTAAAACTTTTACCAACTGTTTCCGTGCAGTTAGCCATTTGGGTTTTGCGAATAGCGTTCTCCCTGAACGCTTTATTTAGAGATGTACGAACATTGGTGATGTTTAATTTCACTATCGTAATACCTAAATAACCTTGTGGGTCCTTTTCGCGATTGGGTGTAAGTTTATCCAGGTAAGAAACAATTTCAATGTTTGCTCTACCTTCTTGTATTAACCGAATAACCTCAGCTAAGAAGCGATCCCCGGTTTGACAAGTTTTGTTCTCTACTACAATTACATTGGTTGGTTTGGGTACCGCCATAACCGGATGACACATGGTCATACCTACGGCAATACCCGCTGCCAACATGAGCTTTAAAAGCTTCATGATTAACTCCAAAAGTAATTCTTTGGATCATACAACCAGACATAAAAAGCATCTGCTTGAAAAGTGCGACCTTTGGGGGTTACAAAACCATCCGGCTCTAAAGGCAAACGGATAATATCCGGAATGGCTCCAGCAGGCAACCCCAGTTGACGCAAGTGGTCTTTCAAGGGCATAGGTTTATCTGGATCGGAATCCGTAAACATAATCCATCCGTTTTCTGTATCACGAATCGAGTAGCCACGAATGGTGCGATCAGTCTTTTTGTTCGGGTAATAACAGAGATGGTTCTTCCAGATGAATTTATCAATTGCTGAAGATGACGCACCTTCAGCATGATCCATTCGCCACTGTGTGTTTAATCGCCAGGCTGCCGTAAGCTCAGTGATCATTTTGTAACGCACCAGCTGGTGGCCGGTCATTACGTCATTCAGCATTTTAATGCAACTAGATTCCAGATGTTCCATGCGCTATCCCAAATACAGAAACGAACAGGATAGTAATAAACGCTATCCACATAAGTACCGCACCCATACAAAGAAAACTGAAGTATTGGAATTTTTCCTGACACTTCTGAACATATTCTCTTTTATGAATACGTGGGTTATAATTGCGTGAGTAACGGACTGAATCCATACCCACTACAAAAGTACGGTATGTTAACCAAACCGCCGAGATGAGTAGAGGAATCAAATAACCAATCATGGGTGAAATGTAAGCCCACATTAGTTAGCTACTCCAGGTGTACCATTGTTGCGCATACGTGTAAATTGTTCGGCAACGTTATCGGCAGCAATAACCGAATAACCTTTACCCCCTTCGATACGTTCTTGGCGTTCACCAGTAATGGTGATTTGATTGTGCAATACAATCATGGCTTTAGCCAGTTCGGTAGTGAGCCAAACAAAATCCAACGTGTACGGTTTGGTAATATCATGCAATACTTCAACAGTACCATCACTGCGCTTCGGCAGTGTGTATACCACAGTTTCCTCACGCAATGACGTAAGGTTCTGTACGGTGAAGTGTACTTTTTCAGTCTTCCCTTCCACAGCGTATTTGATATAAATACGACCGGTAGTGGAATAACGGAAAGAGCGACTGGTGCAACCGTCATTAAACAGTGCAATGTATCCGCTGGCAATGAAGTCTTTTACTAGCACTTCCAACATGCCCATACCCAAACGTTTAGCTACGCCAACTGCATTCATTACTTACTTCCCCTGTCGATTGCAAATGCAATCAGAAATGTTTTTTGCTTGTGGTTCACGAAGGGAACCATCTGCGTGATATTGGTCCATTACTTCAGAAATAACATGATGTAGATCAATTGCAATTTCTAAGTGGGTGAAGTATGAGGTTTCTATTTCCACCTCAACAACTTCAAACTGTGGATTAAGTTTAACTACCACCGTGTAATTTTTATCTGGGTGCCCTACCCCAGTTCGATGGAAAGTAAACCCCTCTTCTTTTGCTTCGACTCGTAGATACTCTACATAACCATGATGGTGCATGGTGTATAACGGATCATTTGTGCGAGCCTTTGTCAGTGACCAAGTTAAGTAACCATATTCCAGATACTTATCAATGACCGCACTGATCATGTGCTTGGTTAATTCTTTATTTCTTTCCGTCTGCATGCTACTTTGGCCTGTGATGTTCGAGCAAGAGAGTAGCTACAAAATCTGCAAAGACTTCCGGCAAATAACAAATGTCATTGAAATCATTTTCTGACAATGTATCTACATCTTTACCGAAGTTTCCAATTTCTGGAAAGTAACAGTTTTTACATTGATTCTGACCCAACACGTCAATGGTAAACTTCCATTGACAATCTTCAATGTCATTCCAAATGTTGATGTCAAGTGTATGGCGAATACGTCCACCAATACCTTTACTAGCGTGGATATCAACACACCAGCCATCGTGCAACCCCACGTCACTGGCAATGGGCAGTTCATTGATCTGATCAATAGACATAAAACCTAATCGAGCAGCCATCGCCAGCAGTGAATCCTTTGCCAGAATAAAACGCCCATCACGCCACGAATGAATATTCATTGCTTCCCTTCCAATGCTTTAAGTTCTTCTTGAATTGCTTCTACGCTGCCTGCTGCATATTTTTCATTATGCTGTTTAGCCAGGATACGTTTTTCTTCTTGTGCTGGACTTACCACCGCATTGCATGCAAAGTTGAATATTTCTTCATCCAACCAATTAGGTCGGTTTGCTGCAGATTCAAAACCCAGTGGTTCAGCTAGTTCTAATGCATTCCAATCACGAGGATGATCATCTTCGTAACAATACACTGTAGCTCGACGGCGGCGCACCAAAGTGTCTTTGGGGTCAATCCAGAAGATACGTTCAACTGCTTCACGTTCTTCGTAGATAATAGACGCCAGAATTTGTCCTTCTTCTAAAATCAACCACGGTTGGATTTCATGCAGGAAGAAAGCAATTTTAGTGTCATCGTAACCAGAACTTACACCATTCGATTTCAGGTGCCAATAACCATCACCTTCGTCAATACGTTTTAGTGAACCACCTTTCCAATCTGGAAAGTAAGTAACCCCGTAAGAAAAGAAACTATTGATCTCTGGAATGTTACCTTCATGCATTGCATGCTTAGACAACCACACGATGATTTGTGGTGGGGTTTCAGATTTCAACTTAAGGTCCAACCGTAGACCAGAATACATCGCCATTTATAGAATCCTCTGTAGATCGTACAACTTCAATGGTTTACGCGAAATGATATCGGTTTCAGCAAACCGACATTGGTTATAACCAAACTCTGCTTTTTTAACATCGAGTTGGATTACAAGCCCACCTTTTTCATACAGCCTTTCTACAGGACAACCGTTAATCCAATTTAACAGTTGCGGGATACCAGCAAACCCGTAGTATTTCCCCCATGCTTCATCACCACGGGTAAGACCATCTTCACTTGGAACGGGTTGATTAGAATGACCTTCAAAAGGAAAGTATTCGTCTAGGCCAGCAGCCAATGACATTTCATATCCCATTTCAACAGCGTAGATACCATTCCCGTAAACATCTTCAATACGGAATACTCTCACGTTGCAATTCCTGAGTAAACAGTTCATCTTGATATTGTTCTTGGCTATAATCCACAATCATTACGGTTGCAGACAACAGATTCAACAACAAGGCAAAGATGTTAAAACACCCAATAAACATACACCAGGTTTTATTACGCCATGCATCATTGAGCATGTTGTTAGCCAGCCACACACCCAATAGAGTCAACACAATCCATATTAAACCCAATTGGATTTTCCATGGAAAGTTCAATAGTGCTTCAATCATTTTGTTTTCCTTGAGAGTTGAGCCCCTTGCGAGGCTCAGTCCAATTATTCGTCTTGTAGGCGTTCTAATGCTTCTTGTTTCAACGCATCGTGTTCGGTGGCAGTCAAGCTAAACACTGCCAATGTTGCATTTATAACTGTTGCTAGGGGCTTTGGCGATTCCTTCGCCTCGACACAAACTGCTTTGAGGACAGCTACCAGATAAGACACCCGAACTTGCGATGACAGATGCAGTAGATCTTCGTACTTCATTATGTTTCCCTTCCGTTTTGATTGAGACTATAGTTTACCCGTAGTCTCTCCTTGTGTCAACACTTAATTTTCAAACAGTTTCCGGCCATCGGGATGATATGTGCTGAGGATATGCAACACATATTCACCCAGTTCATGGATGATGGTTTTACGTTTGCAGAGTATGGTATCAATAACCAATTCCGAAACCTTGTTGTCCTCGACGTCAAATACGATCGTCCAAAGAGGTGCATCCAGTTTAAACTTTGTAGATTCAAGAACATCCAGCGTGAATTCCTTATGGCCAGTTGTCTGATTTCTGCCCATACTGGTGTCCACTTTATGCTCTACCAGATGAACCACGCCATTCATTGTTAGCAGACCTGGTTCGTAGTCTTGATTCCACAGCTGCTGGAGCGTTGCTCTGATCAGAGCTATTTCCAAACTACGACGTTCATCTTCCCAGATTTCTACTTGTGTACGCATTATTATTAACCCTGTTCAGTTGTTACACAATAGCTTTCACGTTGTACTTGCCCGACGCCGTAGGTATCAATAGAAACCTTACGCATGCCGTACGTGGTTGGTTGTTTAGTATGAAAAGCGTTCTCAAAAGAACGGCAAGCTTGCATGGCGTTACTTCCACGAAACTCAATCTTTTCTTGATTGGGCTCTGGTGGAATGCTGACGCCTTCAGACAAACCAATCACGGTGGAGAAAAACACAACTGCAAGTGACATGTCTACTTCCTTTTATAATGCCCTCCTATTACGGAGGGCCACGGGATTTATTGCGGAGCAGTAATCGCCGCAATGTGTGCGATGACCGGATAGTAATGCTCAGGCACTACCTTCTGGTCGAAAGTTACGCGATCGATCTTTTGCCGCGTTGTGGCATCGATGATGTCAATGCCATCGGTACTGACAAACGTTTGCAGACTATCAATCAGTTCACGGCGTGTCCGTTGTGGATTGACAGTGCAGAAGCGGTGTTGTAAAAGGCGCAATTCACCAAGAACTTTACGGGTTTGCTTTTGTTTAGACATGGCTGTATTCCTTAATGTAGTTGATATCCTAAATGTAATATAGCTTTGAAATCGTTTTAAATAAAAAAGAAATAAACATAAGGCTACCCCGAAGGGTAGCCATTATATCCTTAGATCCAATCTTCTTCTTTGACAAAAAGATCCCAATCGATTTTTTTCATCTTTACTTGGGCAAAAGATTTAGCGGTGTGGAACTTATCACACATACCTTGTTTCTCCAACTGAAGGTTATAACGAAAACGTTTAGCATTAACCGCCCAACCACGACACGTCTTGCAGCTGCAGTTCATGGCGCGTTGTTTACGCCACCCTGAAGGTTTCTGTTGTACCAGCCATTGGTCATTCGGATTGTACAGACGCCAAATAACCAATTGGTTTTTAATAGTACGACGATCATGGGAACGATTCAATGCTTTAGTTTGTTTGTCGGCTGACATTTGCAATTCTCACACTGCGGTGCCCGCCTCGACATGAGACGGGCTACCGTATGCTTAAACTACACATAAGCTTGCTCCTTATTCAATTGACTTTATAACCCGGTACATGTAATCACCCGTTTTAATGATTACTACCTGAGACCCCACTAACGCACCACTGTCGGATTCAATAGAAAAAGTAGCTACTCCTTTTTCATCTTTAACTGCAGCAACGCAACCACTATCGTAAGTAACACCAAAACGACCCATGGTTTCTTTACCACAACTAGCGCCGATCAATAAACCTTTAGTGGTGTATTCCGATTGTGGTTTACACGCGGTTATTAATAGTGCACACAATAGCGCAACGATATATTTCATCATGATGCTTTTGGTGTACCTGGTCGAAGGTCTGGATTTCGATACATAGCAAATCGTTGGATAACTCCATACAACCTGCTGCTATCATATCCATCCGAATCTTCCCAAATAAAAGTATATGGGAATAGCTGAATGGGATTAGGGCCGTCTACAATACAATTACCATCAGGGTAAAACTTAACATCTAAATTACCTACAAATTCTTGCAAGTACTGACGGGATACCTTTTTACCGTCCCATAGAAATGCACGCCGAACATCACGGTCGTCATTCAAATCTTGAAACCAATAATGACGGTCTTTAACTTCAGGTACAAATAAGCTTAAAAAAGCTTTCCACAATTTTAATAACATTTGTTACTCCTTAAATTAATTGTAGCGCAGCTTGTTCCGCATCAATTTGTTTAATGCGTTGTACGTTAAAAGGAATGATTCCTTCCATTATTTTTTCACGTTCTGTTAATTCGTTGCGTGGTTTCCGACCTTCTATTTTACGAAAGGTCTTATCCAAGTCTTCCATGTGTTTATCAAGACTTTTTGGAGCATTAGGGACTTTTAGAATCTTAGGTGGGTTATGATAAAGTTCCCACGCTTCCGATCCTTCCATGATCCGAGTGCCGTCTTTATACCTTACCGATTTGGCCATTATCTTTATCCAGTTCAATTAACCGATTTTTCAAATAAGCACGCAATTCACCTTTACCTGCAAGTCCAGGAGGAATTGAAATAGTGCCTGATTCAATGGACGCTTTCATTCTATCCAGATCAAAGTTAAACGGTGGATTTTCAAGTTCTTCTTTTTTGCCCCGGACGTAAGTTTCTAGTACATCCCGATCCCACCAGATGTCTACCCATTCACTAACGTCATGTGGGCCATCCAGTACATCAAGAAAAACCATCAGTGTACATTCAGGACGTCTTAGGAATTCTTGAATAGCTTCCAGTGTAGACGTATGTTGGTCACGGATATGTTGTGGAAAACAAGCCCAGACTTGAAAGTAAGCAAAGAGATGCATACCTGCCGAACAAGTAATGTTCTCTTGACTAAGCCAGTGCTTCAACAGATAGTTAATAGCGTATATGAAATCATCAATTGGTTCTTCACCGGCCAGCAAACGTATCCACTTGCTTTCAATCATTGATGTATCTTTCCACATTTGTGGTTTACGCAACAGATTCTGTTGCAGATCAGTGATATGTACAATATCAGATTTACGTTGTTCTTCGTAAGTCATTTGGATTCCAGGTTATGTGTTTTAACTACGGTCACTTGCATAGCTGCCATAGTGGCACCAGCTAATACCAGACCCATTAATAGTGCTACACACATGGTCATCAGTTTTTTCACGGTAATAACTCTTTTTATTTATCTAGAAAATGTTTCACTTCATAAATGGTTGTGTGTAGGTAATCGGTGACCAAAATAGTTTCATAAGGACGCCGAAGAAACCATGTCTTTTTATGGTCAATTCTTACGATACTACTACCCGATCTAGGTTCTTGCAGTATAGCAATAATTTCAGCAGTGCGTGGGTATACTTCTGGCGGCAAACAACGGATAGCATCGATTAAATACGATGTCGCACCACGGATATAAACGCTACTCACGGCGTATTTCTTTTTCTTTTGTTTGGGTTTATTTTTGAAAAATGGATGAATGACGCTTGAATCGTGCATATTTCACTTCTTGGTTTAGTTGACAAAAAGCAGGCCCGAAGGCCTACCCATGTTATTCGTCTGCTTTTTTGATAAGGTAGCTATTGCTGATGGCTTTGAAGGACATCAGTCGAGATTTTGACTTGAATACCAGACCTTCACGGTAAGTACCTTTCTTTGGATTGAAAGCACGTTGACCTTCAGCCAATTCCAGGATTTCTTTAACACCTTGTTCTGGTTTGATTACAAACGCACGATCAAAGATTGGAACGTAAGTAAGACCCAGTTCTTTAACAATCTTTTCAGCTTCTTCAGGCAAGACTTCTTCGTTACCATTACGGTACACAGAGAACACGTGGTATTCGTGTTTGTCTACACCTTCAAAGTTAGACTGAATGTCCGGACCAATCAATTCACCTTGAACAGTAATGAATTCACCAGTACGCGCTTGGTATTCACGCAGCGCCTTGGTAACTTCATGTTCTTTCACATAACGAGTGAAGTTGTTCTCAGTAGCAATGCTACCTTTCAACCACTGTGGAATGTGAATACCAGTCCAATGTAGTTTACGTTTGAAACCACCTTCTTCCAAAGGAACTTTCTTCAAGCTAACTACTTTACGGTTACGGATGAGGAAAGCACCAACCCAATGACGCAGCTGTTCAGAGAACGACCAATTACCTTCACCCAGACCTAGCTCGTAATTACGAGAACACACACCAGTACGGACACCTTTATCGTTGATGCAGAACACAGTCATCGAGCTACCATCAAGCTTGTAGGTAACTTCAAATACTTCACCGGCTTCTTTAGCCAGGGTGAAGGCAACAGTTTTGTTCTGTACTCGGTCCTGATCAGACTTAGTCAGTTGAGCTGGCCAAGGAATCAGTGAACCATCCAGGTTACCAATGATCTTACGAATCAAACGAGAGTACCAGTCAGAACCGCGAGCTTCTTTGTTCGATGGCTCCATTGGTGCACGTGGTTCGTATTTCAAGATACCCAGTTCTAGAGTCAGGTTAGTATCAACCGGAGAATCTTTAAACTTAGCTGGCACTGGAACCAACAGACCTTGTGAAATTTCTTTACGCAGTTTGATAGTCTTCAGCCGGTGAAAGTTAACACCATCAACCCGACGGTTATCAGAACGGCGTTCTTCCAGGAAACCAAAGAGTTCTACGTTGGACAATGGTAGCAGGGAATCGATCTCGCAATAAACGGCACGATCACCTTTCTTGTATTCGCCCAATTTGACACAGAGTTGCCAACCACCAATTACAGCAAGTTCCAAGCGTTCAGCATTAGGGTGTGGAACAACATCGTCAATGATAACGATGCGCGCAAGTTTACGATCTTTTTCTACTACACCAAAACCTGCTTTGATTTCTTTTTGTACAACTTCTGCTTCAGACATTGTAACGACCTCGTAGGATATTGAAAGCGGCAATCTCACCGCAATCAATAAACCATACGAGTATTATCTTACTCTGTTATTTTCCAAGTTACGTCTTTATAAGAAAAAGTCCATGTGGTACTATCTGGATACCAACCTGGCGATTGAATAACACGTACTACATCATCAGGTTTTAATGTTGCTTTAAATTGTTCTAACAGTTTCCGTGTAGCATAACCCATGTTAGGGCGTGCAGTCAGATACAACGCAAAAGTTTTGTAGTTTTCACGTGGTTCAAACCAACGAATAATAAACCACCAAACAAAACAGGCCCCAATGATTACGTTTTTACCCAGTTCAGCAATCCAATCTTTCTTTTTCATTTGCTACTCTTTTTAACTTTACGTGTGGATTGTAGGACCATGTCATCTTGTTCAGCAATAGGAACAAGACTGTATTGTAGAAGCTCTACAACTTCGTTCATTCCATCTACAGTCATACGACTATTAAGGGCCAAATCTTTTTGTTCCTTAACATACTTTTCAAACATATCCCGACGCGGACCGTAAGGTGCTACTTGAAAGGTAAATATACCGGTAGATGCATCAAACTCAGGCTCTACAAGTTCAGCACAGACTTGTCCGGGGTTTACTTGACTCATGCGCCACAGTTTACGGTCAGGTGTGTTGTAGGCACCCATAGGTGGATTGCCCCACTCTACCAAAGTACCATGAACTTTATTTCGTTCTATGAACGCGTCCAATGCTTCTTTATAACCTGGACGTTTAGTAGCTAAATCAATCTGAATCTGCATCGTGTACAGTCTCTTTGTCAATTACTGGTTGTATGGCACAGAAGTATACATACGTCGTAGCGTCTTTTGGACGACGGATCAACATATCGTTTTCATAAAGATGCATGGTCGTAGTCGGGGCATCTTGTTTTGGAAAATCTAAACGAATGGTGGTATTTTTAACTCGTTGTATTTCCCCCTGCAAAGCTTTGTCTAGAAAAAATTCCAGATACCCATGTGTAGTAGAACTAAAATTCAAATCGTCAGTAACAATGGCAGCATCTAACGATTTGTTTTGGTTAGCCAGCCACTCAACTACTTCAACCAATGGGTATGGATTAGTCGTATGCGTAGGGGCTTTCTTGGTATCCAACAAAGTAGTCATTTCAGCCACAGTGCGATCATGAAACTTACACAGTGATTCCGGAGTGATAAATTCTTCGTTGGAACGCCGCCCGGTCATGCGTGTATCGTTGCGCAGGTTAATCAAACTGCAACGTTCACTAATGGTTAATTCACGCCTGAACATCATTTGCCTCGGCTTGTTCTGAAAGAGTACTAACTTCCACCATACGGGTTAGGTTGTTAACTGGAAATGGGCTAAATGAATAGATTGTGTCCAGGCCATCGTAATGGCATTCCTTACGCATCCAATCAATTACCGCATTAACTTCCGCGCCGAACAACTGTGCACGTTCAACGGAGTTTGTACGGACAAAAGAATACTTACCATTTTCGTCTTGTTTGATTTCACGAACATACCCAACACTATCACAACCAGTGATTGGGTAGACAGTTGCTACAATTAGATTACTTTGCATGTTAACCTCAGTTGTTCATCAGGTATTGTTTTTCAGCCATGGCAATAGCAACCATTACCATAAGTAGCACTAGGTAACTAATCAGTGCACCGAAACAATAATTGAGCTGATCATCTTTCTCGATGTAATTGGTAATGCACGCCCATAATAGGAATCCACCACCAATGATACCCATTGCTAGTAAAATGCATCCAACAACTAATGTGATCATAATCTTCCAATATAAAAGCCTCCCTAGCAGGGAGGCTTTATGACGTTAAACTGCTACGGGCGCAGGAATAGCCGGTTGTGGATTGTAGCCAACAACTTCAAGATCATTAAAGGTCATATCCAGAATGGAAGTACCTACAGGACATTTGATCTTTAGTCGTGGCATATCTTCATCCGGAGTACGCAGTTGCTGTTCTTTTACTTGATCCAAATGGTTCAGGTAAATGTGTGCATCACCGACCATGTGCACTAGCTCTTCACCATACATATTAAACTGGTGAGCAAGTTTGTGCGTCAACGACGAATAAAACGTCAGGTTATACGGAGCACCCAAAAAGTTATCGTTGGAGCGCATGTAGAAGATACAGGTCAAACCACGACGAGGAACATTAAGCTCATCCAAATAGGCATGTAGTTTATATTCATCACGAACCAATGCATCGTTTTCAACATGCATGAAAGAACTTAGTGGATACGGTACATGGACTGTGTAGATATCTGCCCGCCCCCGGCGAGCAATATCGTCAAACAGTTCAGCTTTTTCCCGCTCAAAACGTTTCACGTAAATGTTGTAACGTTCTTCCGCAGGAATTTCACGTGTCCAGAATTGAATAAATGAATGGCAAGGTGGTAAGGCTTGCTCATCCACATACGCTGGATTCCATGGGCAAAGAATCAAACGACGTGAATCTGGGTTATGTTCAAGATCATGCAGTAGATTTGCCAGCTGGTCAATGTTCCGAGTAAACACAGAACGCTTGCCTGCCAGTTCACCTTCAAAGGTAAACCCACGTTTTTTCATGGCCAATGTTTCTTTGGCTGACGCATCTTTTACAATGCGTGTATCTTCAATGCTACGAAACATAGCACCGTACACTTTACCCAATTCACCATCAACAACTTCTTGATCGGAGATATTCAAACCAGTGTAGAACTTAACCCACATTGGATCGTCAGGATTAATCCAGTTAAGCCAATTTTTATTTGGATCTGATTTATCTAGTACCATGTGCCGAGGTTTAGACAATGTGGTGGGTACCACTTCGTAAATGTCAAAATCAATTTCGGTATGAACTAGATTGCAGTAGCCCTTTTGTTCTTCTGATAAAGGTGCATTAAAGAAGCCTGGTTCATCCCAGCCAAAATGGTTACGCACATATACACGACGCATTTCTTTTAATGTACGTAGACGATAGGTACCCGTACCAGGTAATACCCATTCATCCCAAATGTTACAGTTGTTATCTTTCAGAAACTTTAGTCGTGTATCACCTGAGAACATCCAGTCTTCTTCAACTTGTCCTGTTTTCAGATGAAGTTTTTTGGTTGATGTTACAGCTAGACGATTATCACTAATGTCGTAACGTGCCATCATCCCCGGATAAGAGATCGTACCTGTTTTAGTGCGATCTTGTTTTTCTGTACCCAGGGTCAAAATGTCCCTTTGCATTGCCAAATATTGTTTCATTGAATGCTCCCGTTAATTACACACTATTGCCACAACGCGTCATTTTTCCAAGTAGGGTGTTCGGGAGTAAACAATACACAGAGTTCTTGACTATGGTGCAATACCAGCGCTGGCCAGCTATTAATTCTACGCAGACCAATTTGAAGTTGTGTTAAAGTGTAATCATCGATATCCAAGTGTCCACTAAGTTGAATACCTGCATCCAAGTTAGGTACACGGTATACACCTAGAGCCAGTTCTTGATACTGTACTTCTTCAACATGCTCTTTGGTAAAAATCAATTGAACTTTTTCAAACTCTATCCGAGTCAATTGCTGTACCACAAAATGACCTGTGGTTTCATTAAACTGAATAGTAGCCATCAGTTCATCAAACGGTAAGCGGTTCCGATAAATGTTGATGTGTTTACGGGCACCATAACTGTGGAACTGTATTTGAAACCCACCCTTAGGCATTGCCCCTTCAGCTGTTACTAGAAAGCCGCTGACGAAGTTGATCTTTTTTCCAATCAAATCTGGATGATACGAGTTATTGGTATTGAAGTTAATACCTACGTCAAACTCCACTCGTTCACCTTCATCTTTTTTACAATCATTGCAGCAACTCATTTACTATACCTCACAACAAAAAAGAAAATAGGAAGGGTCCCCGAAGGGACCCAACCAATTAGGCTACTTCAAAACCATCATTTACCGCAGCAGTATCTGCAGGCAGAAATGTACGGTCCAAACGATCACGGGCATCACGGAAGAACTCAGCGCGCTGGAACTTACCGTTGTGCCACAGTGGTTTCAATTCACCCGAACCGTAGAACAGATCTTTCCAGTCCATTTCTACTTCTTGTTCCAGTGTATAGTTACCAGCAGCATCACGCACTACGCGCAGGAAACCTTTAGCAGATTTCTTGGAAGCAGCAGTTTTTGGATCTTTGTACAGTTCAATCAGTTCGGCGTTAACTTCACACGCGGTGGCTTTCATAGCCATGCCAAAAGTATCACGAGTGTTGAATTGATAAGTGAACGAACCAATACCCAGAACAACGTTAGAAGAAGCGTAACCTTTTTCTTCCAGGCGCTCAAAGATTTGTTCAGCACGTTCTACAGTAATAGAATCACCGTAGATCAAGCCAATGTATTCATTCAGGACTTTGTAGCCCTTTCCGTTTACATGTCCACCAAACGATTCGTAGAGGCTATCAATGGCACCGATAGCTTCTGCGCGAGACATTTCACGACCCAGGAAGTCTTCGTAAGTTGACTGAGCCTGGAATGCATTTGGAGCATCGTGGTTACGCAGTTCGTAATACTTGTCACCTACCCGGACAGCTTCGCCGTTGACTGCTTCCCAACCGAGGTTATACAATGCATCATCGAATTCTTTTGCAGTGTTGTACTCAACCAGTTTAAAACCAGTGATGACTTTAACAGGATCACCGGAATCAGGACGCACTACAACTTTAGCCAGACCAATTTCATTCTTGATCCGAGCTTCAATTTCAGTACGCAGTGATGGAAGTACTTCTGCAATGACGCCCCAGAAATCGAACGAATCGCAAACCAGGGAGATAATGCCCTTGTTTACTTTTTCGGTGATGATTTGACGGATGTAATCACGCTCACACTCAAGCTTGAGTTTATCCAGCAATGGACCAACAATGTCCATGTCCCCGTGGTTAGCATCCCATACAGCATCGAAGCGGTGCTTGAACATGGTCAGGATGTTGGCGGTTGCCACGGCGTGCTCTGTTGCAGTAACCGATACACCCAGAATTTCTTTATCGCTATCAGCGTGGTAATATTCTTCCACGTAGTCGATTGCTGGGATAGTGTCAGTACCAATGAACGAAACCAAGTGACCAGAGTTTGAACGAGCGGCAGCTTCTGGACCAGGCATCCCACGGAACGAGAAATCATGACCCTGGATCTTGACGTGCAGATTGTTATCGCAAGTCTTTTCAGCCCAGTGTTCCATTACTCGACGATATTCGTAAGCAATGGTGGCATTGGTGATGGATTGCCAGTTGTAAGAACTGGTTACGGTTTCCAGGTAGTTAACCAGCCAGTAGTGCTCTGGGTATTCTTCCGAGTTATAGATAACCCACAGTGGGATACCAACATTAACACGATTACCTTCTTCGATGGACAGCACGGTGACAGGCAGGAAGCCTACATCATGCAGCGCAGCAATTTGGGCAACCGAGATAACGTCTGGGCCGCAAGCATTATCAAAACGACGCTTGATGGCTTTGACGGCTTTCTCTTTGGAAACCTGGAAGAACGTGCGATCCCACAAAGCAACCAGTTCTTGCCAGCTGCCGTACAGACCAAAGTTTACGACTTTGTTGTCGTAGAACGATGAGCAGCTTTTAGAACGAATAAAGTTCTTTGCCGAACGTGGGGTGAAGTTCGAGTACTTACGGGTAGTACCCGCTGGGTACAATGGACCGTGACCAGGTTTGTAAAAATCGGTTGCTGTTGCTGCATTGAGTGCGTTCATTGAAGCTCCTATTTACAGGTAGGGAAAACGAATTTCGGTAAGTGCCAGGAGATCATTGATTTCAAGATTATCAAAATCAGTGATGGCGTCCATGCGATATGTGTTTGACGACATTACGCGGTTGAAATGTTTACAAAGTTCTTTTTGACCCTGAGAGAAAATCCCGTGGGTGACAAAGAGATCCAGTTGCTTGGGTTCGTAAGGCTGGATGACTTTAGCCAATTCCAGGAATGTACGACCACCATCACAAATGTCATCAACAATCAACACTTTCTGGTCAGCCAATGATTCATGTGGTTGAGTGGTGCCATCGTAGACAACACGGTCCAACGAGGTCTTAACAATTTTGCCCGTAGAAAGTTCACGCAATTTACTTGCATAAACAATCCCTTTAAAACCAAACTCTTTTACCAGAGCTTCGGTCTTTTTAACCGCACCCGCATCAGGAGCAACCAGAATCCATTCTTTTGGATCAATGGCTACATCCCGATAATAAATAGCACAATGCTCACGGATCAGTGTTTGTTTCAACACATCGGTCTGAGTAACAATTGTAACGTTGTTAATCAATGCAGGTGTAACATCACTGTGTGGATCAACAATGATTACTTCGTCAAGATTCAACGAGTTAATCAATCCAGCAAAAACAGCAATGCTCAATGATTCCCCTGGATTACAAACCCGATCCTGCCGGGCGTAAGGAACGTAACCAATTTCCAACGAGACTCTGGGATTCTTGGTAGCACATTGTCGCCGCAGGGCATCAACAGTCAACAAGATCGCCATGATGTCTTCAGCACTACGTGTATCTGCGATTAGTTTGTAATCGGGATAGCAGGCAAGGTGTGGTGGGATTGTGGGGTGAAGTTCACCACCAGGCATCTTACCCATCTTTACTTCCGAACGAGTTGATGTACTGCCATAACCTGTTGGTATTGTAGCTTCGATTTTAATCATACTGCTTCCTTTGGTGCCTCCCGATATTCTGCGCGGAATACAAGGATCACATCGACTAGTTTAGTTTTGATGTTAACAGATGCAGAGTAACGGCAAGTTTCCAAATCCATGATCAAATCAGCTTCTTGATCACCGTAACGAACCAAGAACCGTGCTACCTTGCCCGGTTCATTCCCACGACAAATAACTTCGACTTCGGTTGTAAGCACATGATCCGAATGGAATGCACCAACAAAACGGACCAGTTCACATTTCCGGCTAGGGTGCAGGAATCGATCTTTGTGATAGGTCATCTCATCTGGGTAGACGTCGAATTCTTTTTGTTTGAGCTGTTCCATGTATTCTATTCCGATAGAGCAACAGCCTCCAATGCAGGAGCAGGTTCCTTTTTAATCACTGGTGGCCGTTTAGGTTCTGGTTGTAATGCGTAGTTGTTAGCGATGTACGCATCATCCAAGGAATCTAGCTTATTAATAAAAGCCAGATGATCGTCTGGGTGTTCCTGGAATATACCGGACAAAGTAGAAGCCGGTACATCTGGATACATTACATTACGATCGTAAGTAGGATTATCATACATCTGATCGATGTAGCGTTTAATCTCTGCATCTTTAAGAGGCAGGACTTCGATCAATTTGTCTACGCGAGAACGACGGTAAACAGCTGGGTCAATCTTTTCCAGGTGGTTAGTAGTCATGATAATGATGATGTCATCAAGTTCCACAACACCTTGCAATACGTTCAAGAACGTGCTCAGTGCAATGTCACAATCCATCAGCAAAGCACCAGGGCTTTTGCTATCATCACCATCGGTTACACCAACCGTTTTGGTTTCTACTCGACGATGCAAAGAACGCACATCATCAAAGTCTTCAATGCAGAGAATGTCACCCGGTTGCAATTTAGCTACCAGTTCTGCCAGAGAACGACCGTGTGTTGACAAATTCAAGAAATGCAAGTCACGTTTATACTTACGCGCTGCACGCTTGATCAGAGACGTTTTACCGGTACCAGGTGGGCCGTGCAGGATGACCGTGTGTTTGTAAGCACGACCACGTTTACGATACCATGCCTCATTGTTAATGTACCAGTCCAGTGAACCAAAGAACTCTTGTTCCACGTCCGGGTCAATGATGAGAGTTTCATCCGCATCCAAACGCAATTTGCCTTGACGTTTCCAATCACCATCATTAGGTGCAAAGATACGTATAGAACTTTTGCATGGTTTAATACGGAACTCTTCTACAATTGCTTCCAGCGGAGCAGTATCACGACCGAAGGTATAAAGGGTGAATTCTTCTTTCTCGATATCTGTACCCGAGGAATTCAAACGCACCACATGAAACCAGAAGTAGCGGCCATTATGGATGAACCAGTGAAAACCTGCTCCTGGTCCAAAATAAGGATTATCGCGGTCAAATGTTACTCGACGATTGCGATCATACTTTGCCCATTTAGATTCACTGAACCAACGCATGAATTCTGCGTAGTTTTGTAGGTCCATTGAATAGGACCCAGCACGAGTGAATGTCATAGACGCAATGATGTTACGTCGAATGAATGCAATGAACATAGCTGGCCATGTACGACCAATCCAGCCCAGTGCACCCATGATACCTAACACAAGGAAACCTTTTACGGTTGAATCCCCATGAGACAACAAGTTAAGCGTTTCATGATAAAAGCCCAACACATCTTGAAAAGTCATGTTTTACTCAAGCCCCGGTAGCAACATTACAGTTGCATCAAAACTGTTTTTGGTAAGGTGCGCATAGAAACTTTCATTCTGATCGAATGGTAGTTCGCTATCTTCCACTTCTGTTTTTAGTGAATTGTCGCAAGTATAGAAACCAGTACGTTCTCCGCCGTATTTCTGATTTCCCAATGCGTACAGCACGTTTGGTGTAATCAACAAAACCACAGTAATAGTTAAGTGCTTGGTCAGTTTGGCTACTTTCAGTTCGGTATCCAAATACATGACTTTTTCCGCACCTACAACAATGCCATCAAAATTCTGACGCAGTTGATCGTAGGTGAAAGGAACCGGCATTCGCATGGCTGGCGCATCGATGCGCAGGTCCCAACCTGTAACATGGTTGACCAATGCAGCATGAACCATGTCATGAATAGGTGTATGGGGGTTAGTAATGTCATTCAGACTTGGCCAGAATGTTTGTGCATCTTCAGGAAGGATACACAGATTACCATTGCCGTAACGAACCATGGGGATAGTTCGGATGTTGATTTGATATAGTTCTCTGGAATCAACCGACACTTCTTCGGGTGCCCATACCAGTTCACGAAACAAAAAGTCATTCATCTCGTAAATATCAAATTGTTTAAACTGTGAATCTTCTTTTAGTTCATTGAAGATTGCCGCCATGCGTGTAGAATCACGCCGCATGACGTGTGCACGTAGTTCGCACAAATTCATTTCTTTCCGCCTTGGATAAGGGTCAGGTTCGGACCGTCTTTACGACGTGGACGTTTAGATTGAAACACTACACCGCCAACTGGACCAAAATCCAACAATGGTCGTGGGGCTTCTTTTTCAACTTTTGCCACCGGACGTTCAGTGAATGGTTTACGACGCATGAGTTCAACATTGGTGGGCAAAGAATTAGCGTGGGTGTTAGTGTCGTCTTCACCGCTATTTGTGTTAAGACCATGTACCGCGTATGGGGAAGACTCAACTGGTTTGGCCGGTTCATTAACCCCTACACCACGCATGAGTTCATTCAACTGCGCCATTGACGGAGCATCATCACCCAGATCCAATTGATCCAGTTCTTGCAACATGTTTTGCGTCTTTTGAAGAGCAAGCAATTCCCGTTCCATGTTTGGAATAGGGAAGAAAGAAGTGTAACCTTCAGCGGTAGGAATCAGGAAACCCAACACTGCTTCATATGGGACATTCAGAGGAACGTCAACACCATTATTGGAGCAGTTAAAACTGAAGGTATGTTCGTTGTATGAGAAATTACGAACAGCCGATGCGGCAATGTTCAGTACGATTTGATACAAACCGTTTACATTGTTTTTCAAGATACCCACGTCAAACATGGTTGCGTCAGTTACTACGTGAATACGTTGAGCCATGTTGGTATCAATCATCCATTGGATCATTGCATTCATCATAACGCGGCACATGTTGGTATCTGTTTGAACTTGTTGCATGTAATACTCCTAAGGAATGGTCTTGAATTCAAGATAGTAATATAGATCTGAGATTTATTAAGTTACTTAAGTTCAGCTGCGGTAATAGAGGCAACCCCTAGCATGAATACTAGAATCCCTAAGTTAACTAATGCTTTGTTCTTACCAAAAGTGCCGTGGCATAACAAATAACTGAGTGCCAACAACAGGGTACCTACTGCATGTAACCAATTTACAGGTGGGTTGTCTATTAACACGGTCTATCTCACAGGGGCATAAGACCCTCCATAGGAGAGTCATGCATTATTTAAATTGTCCGCAGATACGAAGAACAGTGTAGCCTTCATAGCTACTCAAGGTCCAGGCATAAGCTGTGGTTTGATCAGGTACACATTCCACTGGGATTATGGCATCCCCAAAGCCGTGCAATTGTTTTACCAATGTAGCCATGGGGTTATCAAACAACTCATGATCAAAGAACAGATCGCTGTTCTTTCGATGCATTACCCCATTAACATCGTTCCATTCGGCACCAATCCCCAAAATGAATTTGCCTTTAGGTACTTCAATATTAGGGGTAAGCAAATCTTGTTCAGTAACAATACGTTCGGCTTTCTGGACCAATCGAACCAAAGCTGAATTTTTAACTAATGGCCCAGTCCAATATTCTTTATCCATTGGCTTAGCCAGCATGGTTTTAATTGTTTCTAGAAAACGATTATCCAAAGCGTATAAAATAGTTGACATTGTTATTCAGCAAACCTTCTTTCAATGTTGGTGGCACCAATCACATAGTTTCGACCAATCGCTTCTACTTCCCCATTAGGACCAAAGCAAGCAGCCCAACCACGTGGTGCTGTTGAATGCATGTGGTAACTATGTGTTGCACGAGTGATGTTGATGATGTCCGTCATAGCGTCTGAGAACAAAATATCCAGATGATCGTCTTTACCTTTCCCGGTCAGATTAGTCCAGAAAATATCACTGTCCAAAACTTTCTGATCTTGGTTCAATGCCAAACGAATACCAATTTGAATATCTTCTTCTGGATTGTAACCTACCAGTACCCCTGCTTTATTACGGGATAACCAACGGGCTTCACGCAGCAAGAGTTTTTCAACCAAAACCGCATCCACAGTATTTTCTGGGAAATAGGTAAAGTTGTCAATAGGTAGATTCAGTTTAGCAAAATGTTCTCTGGAAATTACTGGATGAAGCATGTTAACCTCAATCTAAATCTGGAAGGGATTTACCTGAAACACAAACAATGTGGGCTTCTAAACGTTCAACACGTTTAGTCAACAATTCATTAACATCGTTGGCTTTCTGAATTTCTTTGTTTAGGTCACTGAGCTTTCGGGTAAACGTTTGTAGATTGCTGACATAATTAGCCAGTTGTTCTTCTAAGTCCAAAATGCGAGATTCTTTGCTCATAGTCAAATCGTGTTGTCGAAAACCCAATCGCCGTGATGAGTTTTGTTATGGAATGCCACAGGCGCTGGTGGTCGATTATAATTCCCATGTACATGGAAAGTAGTGTTCAACCGACGCCGTTGGTAGTAAGGTTCTAATGCTACCGTGTAGGTGTTAGTATTAGTATCCATTGTAATAGTGGCTACTAATTTCCTAACGGACTGACTGCGCTTGTCCCAAATCTGGAATTGTTTAATTCCTTCATAAGAATGCAACGTGGGTACTGTTTTAAAAGCATGTACCGCTTGACCATCCGTTTCAAAAGTTAGGCCTGGGGTAATCCAATAAGGGTTCCCTAAGGTCTTGTCTTCTGTCCCTCTAACAAAGTCACCAAGATCTCCTTGGCGTTTGTCATACAGCGCTATAGTAACTTCGATCATACAGCTATACTCGGTAAGTGCACCAAGATAGCCGGATCTTGAGACAATTCGATAGTCGTCTGAAATGGTGTCATGCGGCGCATACTAACAGGTTTAATCCAACGTAACCTTTTTAACTGCAGTTCTATTTCTAGTTCAGCAATCATCTGGTTTTGGATTTTGTCAAAGAACGTAAAGATTACCCGATTAGGGAATTCAATTTGTGGTTCCTTATAGACACCCAATTCAGATTCATAGTTTTGTGGCCCTTGTGTTATTGACAATACATCAACATCAATAAACGTGTGGTCTTTAGAACCTACGTGTACTAATGAGCTAGACCGTCCCGATACAACTCCCCTGTTGGAGAAGTCCAGTGTTAGTGTCGTCTTCATGAGTTTCCTTGATGTGTACAAGGAAAGCAATGGTTACTTGGTTTATAACTTCAGCTAAATCAGCTGGTGTAGTTTCATCAACCAAATTTGATCCGACTACAATTCGCCCATGTGGTCCACCAATAGCAACTATAGCTACTCGATGCAATTTATACCACACGTATAACCATTGGCCCTTTCCATCTGGATTAGGACCTAGGGTAAATGTAAAACCTGGAGCAGGAACATCCGTGTATTGTACACAGATTTGTACAGGGGAAACCCAACTAATTCGGTTACTGTCTACTTTTAAAATATCAGGTAGCTGGTAACACTCTGAATCAACAATAGGTACTTGTACAATGAGTTCTTTTACGCCACTGCTTTCATCGAGTGGCATTGCTCGGAGGGATACTTGGATCGACATTCGCTTTCCTTGGGGATAGTGTTAACAGTGAGATGAATATCCAAACCAGCTGGACGTGCCATGGGATCACTGAGCTTCAAAGTATAAAGCCCCGTCTTAAGATCGACCATCAGCGAACCGATTTGAATAGAAGCGGTTGGACCTTTAAAATAGATTGTCCGTTGATAGACACCAGGAATAATGGCATCACATACAACAAAGTAATCAGTAAAACGTTCCAGATACGCATTCAGCAACTCACAGTTGTGAACCGCATCAATTTGCGTACCATCAGTGAACAATTTGCGTTGCTCGTTAGTACCGGTATCTAAAACCGGAATAAGTACAACTTGTTTCAATGGCGTAGCTCCGATTGTATTTTTAGAATAAGGATGTTGCTATGCAACCATGTTACAAAATAAAAGCCTCCCTCATTGCTCTTTAGTAGCGCTCTTTACTTATACTAAGAGGGTGGTCAGTATAAAAAGAAAAAACCATTAGTATGGACTCCCCTAACCCGAAGGCCAGAGGAGTCCATTCCGAATAGGATGAACTATGCTGTTTCTACTTTTAGTGCATAATTCATAATGTGCTTAGGATTACCTTTGACACGAATGTCTACCTTTGCACTGTCAATGTGATACCACTCAAGTTCAATTTCATGGATCTCACATTTGTTCCACCAAGCTTTAAGTGCTTGCATGGTACTTTCTGTGTCGCCTTGCATAACGACAGATGACACAGCAACGCCCTCATGGCGTTTGTCGATGGCTTTAATCGACATTGGATGATCTATCGGCTTACGACTGTAACGATCGACTAGCGTGAACTTAAGGCCTTCTGCGTTCTGACCAACTGGGATCAGATCTTCAAAAGTAATGGTGTTGTTTGTTAGTTGGAAATATACTGGACCCACTGGGAACCTCCTGGTATGATTAGTTATTACCAGGTCCCAATACGGTTAGTAGGGAGGCCTGGCTTTATGCAGCTGTGCTTCCACTATCTGCATGCGTTTAGCAGCAGTTAGGTTATTGGTATTACGGTGGTGATCAAAGCGCCCACCAACACAGTCGGTGAGTTTCTCTAGTACGGCTACGGCACGTCCAGCTTCTTTATCAGTAGCGAGATGTGTATTGTACAAAACGTTTAAGTCTTTTACAATACTGCGAACAACTTCTGGTTTACCTCCATTTAAGTAGAGGGTAGCAGTAGCTTTCACAGACGTAGTCCAGCGAGCTGGAAGAGCCATTTGATATACCTGTAGTTAAAGGGCATAAAGCCTCTCCGAAGAGAGGCTAAATAGGTAGCTAGATCACTATTGTAATATAGCCTTTTAAATGTTTTAAATCCATCATGGATACGTTGATGGCAGGTCAACATTGTAGTTGATATGTTGACTTTCGTTGCCATCTACCATATTGGACATAATGAAACGATGTCCTGGCACTTCCGTAGGTAAATCACCAACACGAATCAGGATTGGATTTTTACCCACTTGCAAAAGAATGTTACTTACATCGAGTGTCCAGCGTGCATTGTGATCCAACAAATTCCATTTGATGATTTTAACAAATGGATGCAAATCTACAATTGGTGTAGCGCTGTTATCAATTTCACTGATGTTAATAACAATGTCTTTGGTATGTAGTTCTAACATACCTGGAAACCCATCCATTTCAATCAACTCAGAATACGCTGGTTGATTAGAGGTTGGTTCATTACCCCAGGCAATGATAGGTTTCCAATCTTCAACAGGATTACCTTCGCCGTAAAGGTTAACCACTTTTGCAGTGTACATATCCAGATCAATATAATTGCTTGAATTAAGCACGTTCAACATAACCGTAGGAAAAATAAATTCATTTCCATTAATATCGGTTAGTTCAAACCACTCGCCGCCATCGCTACCTCGGCTAATGTACAACACCTTTCCATTTACTTTGATAAATGGAACACCCTGCCATGTTTCGGCATGCCGAGCTTTCAGTACTTTAATTGCACTGATACCGCGCTCGTAATAACTAGAAAATGGTTTACGATCCCAAGAGGTCCAACGGAAACAATCTTTATCTGGAATAGTAACGGTTGCTATATCAATTGGTTGCAAAGTTACAGAGCTGTATGCATGGCGTTGTCCTTTGTCATCCAAAAACAGATGAACGTATTCATCTTCATCTGTACGGAAACAACAGATGTTGTTTTTGATGGCATCCATTTCAAACAAACGCGTCAAACGGTAACGATTACGTAAAGCCTTGAACATATAAAACCTCAGCAGTAACGAGCAGGAAAATGGTTAGGTTGGAATTGAAATTGCGATTGATCTTTAGGTATATCACAATAGTAGCGTGAGCCATGTGCAGCCCGCATGTTACGACCAGTAATACGGGTACCGTGTATTACAAAGACAACTTGGTCTAGGTCAATCACAATTTTGTTTTGGGGGAATTCACGCTGCAACGCGCTTCTTAACGCAGGGTAAATGTCCATGATTTCATCAGGCTCTAACTCTTTCTTTAGATTTAAAGTCAAGTTAAGATGTTTAATTTTTCTGATCCCATCGCCTTTGTTTGTAAGTACCAACAAAGCACTTGGCTTGTCGGATACTTTTGTAATGTAAGGCCTTTCAGATTCAGGAGCGGGAGGAATTTCAAAGACGGGGGTTGTTACCGGGGTGTTCCAAATGCCGTTATATTGGTCCAGCAAACTGATATCAAACCAATACCCACATCCAAACATTCGTGCATGTGGTATGTATTGAAACAATTTCAAACGATCGCGTTCAATAGAATCGTTAGTTAAATACCATTCGGTTCCATTAGGTGAAGTGTAAATGTGAATGCCTTGATTATCATCAAGATCTTGCGCTGCATCAGTGTATGAAATAACATCTTCCACTACACTGTTTAGATCTGGTTTGAACGACAACCCATTCAATGACGGTTTAGGATTTCGCGTGCAAAACTCCCAACTGTGCTTTTTGACATCACTATTTTCAGTAAATATACAACGCCCAATTTGTGGACCATCATCGATTGAATGTAGACTAACCGAATAAGTGTTATGGGCTTCAATAAAAGCTACCCACTTTTTACCATTCTCATCGGTAGCAATGGCAAAATCAACATCATGTAGATTCATTACGCGGAATAACCATTCTTTATGGTTTTCCAGAAGCCGTCTTTTAATGCCCATTACAAATCCTATTTAAGTGTAGTAGATACATGTTAGTAATATAGATTTCAGATTTGATGTAATCAAAAAAAATATAGTGCTCTCCCCGAAGGGAGAGCTTATGCCTTAAGACTGCAGTGCTTTAATCTGATTGGTATAATTATCGTAGTCTGCTTGGTGCACTAAGATAATAGGTACCATGTAACCATTCTTTTTCTTACCACAAATTCGATTACCACAACATGGACATTGAAACCGCTCTGTACTGGGTTCAAAATGAACGCCCATACAAACTGCTTCGTGAACCACGTTGTAACGTCGTCGCAATAACCGACTTATTTCTTTTCGTTTACGGAACCATTTAAAGATTCCGCTTACTATCGGTATTTCCATTTACTTATTTAAACTCCAGATCCACATTATCGACACCGAAAGAAGAAGTTAATCCTTCCGCATCAAATACCAGATAGTTCACTTTGTTTTCTTTTGCTTGCTGTAGCTTACGTTCGGTATAAGCTGTACCGCATACCACCAGATACGTATTCTTGGAAACGTCTTTTGCAATCTTACAGCCACGTTTCTTGTAATACGTTTCTACTTGTTGTCGAGTAGCCTTGCCAAATTTAGAACCAGTCACAATAACTGATTTTCCATTCAACGGAGATTCAACAATTTTGTCAGGTAGAATGATATTGGTAATAGCCTGAGTAATTACTGAAGCAATACCCAGATTGTTTAGTCGCCACTCTTGAATAGCTGCAATTGTTTTATCCCCTACATCAGGAACCTCAACTAATTGTTCTTTATCAGCATTCCAGAATTCGTCCAGTGTACCTAAGTGGCGTGCCAATTTCTCAGCAGTGGACTCGGCTACCAAATCAATACCAAATGCCGTGATGATACGCCAAAGGGGTTGCGTGCGTGCAGCTTGTAACGACTTCAACATCTTCATACGAACCACAGCGGACTTTTCAATCCACGATAGTTCTTTGTCACCCCACTGCAACACATCCCAGATCGTAAGCATTGGATCGATCTTATAAATGTTAGCTACAGCAGCTGGACCAAATTCATCCAGGTTAAGAACGTTACGCCCTACTTGGTACTCCATCAATTTTTCTAGACGGCCAATGCAATTATCATTAACACAATACAACTTTGATCCATCTGCGTCTGATGTAATAACCTGAGTAGGGAAACTACAACGAGGGCAAACAGTGGGCCAATAGATAGCTGAAGAATGATCTGCACGCAGTGATTTAACTACACCAGTGATTTTAGGGATCACGTCACCAGATCGAACCAGACTGATATAGTCATTGTTACGCAAATCCAATCGCCGTAGTTCATCCAAGTTGTGTAGTGTCACATTAGAAACAGTAACACCACAAACAAAGATAGGAACCAAACGTGCTACCGGCGTTAACGCACCAGTACGACCAATTTGAAACTCTACATCCGTCATACGTGTAACAACTTCTTCTGCTGGAAACTTGTAAGCAATTGCCCAACGTGGTGAAGCTGTTCGTGCACCTAAATCTTTCTGTATGGCGTAAGAGTTAACCTTAAACACCATTCCATCAATGTCGTATGGATAGGTACTACGTAGTTGAGCAAAGTCTTTAAACAGTGCTTCAATATAAGCATCATCCAATACGTCGCCTTCATTAACCACAATCGAAGGAGCAGTTTCAAAACCGTACAGACGCAGTTGTTCCATGTCGTCAGTATGTGACTCTGATTCACCACCATGGAAATCACAACTGTACGCATAGAACCGAAGTTTACGACGACTAAGTTCTTCAGTATCTTGAACACGTAATGAACCAGCAGCCATGTTACGAGGGTTAACGAATTGCTTACGCTTACCAGACTCCAAAACTTTGTTGATCGCTAGGAAATCTTCATGATGTACAACTACTTCACCACGAATAGTAGTAACCCCGCGATACACAACATCTGTATCACCGAGTTTAAGCATTCGAGGGATATTAGCAATAGCCCATACTTGATTCGTAACGTCTTCACCCACTTCACCATCGCCACGCGTTACCGCCTTATTCAAATAACCATCAATGTACGTTAAACTTAACGAGACCCCATCAAGCTTCGTTTCGATGATAATCTGTAACGGGAGTGGGAGTTGAGCCAACCACTTTTGGAGATCCTCGACTGTGAACCCATTGCCCAAGGAGAGCATTGGGAATGCATGCTGGACTTTGGTAAAGCGCCCACCAGTAGGTGTATAACCCACCAAGTCATTAGGGGATGTGACATTGAGGATCTGAGGTAGGTCGGGATAGGTGGTTTCGATTTCATTCAGTTGTTTTCTTAAGCCATCGTAGATATCATCAGATACCCGTGGAGTTCCCAGTACGTGGTAATGATAGTCGAGATCACGGATTTCACCTATCAGTTTAACGTACATGCTAGTTGCATCAGTCTTATTCACAATCTTCCTCAGAAGTTAGTAATTGTGTAAGTCCCACTCAACAACCCATTGGCTAAGAGTGTGTCAATAGTACTTTTGATGTAGTAAGGTTGCTCGTTCTGTTCACAATTCCATTTGTCTTTATCCATAGCCCGCTGAACAACTTCAGCATCAATCGAATCATCAACACGAACAATAATTCCATCGGTATTTAGCTTTTGGAATTCACTATTGTTGATAAAAACAATTTCCGGTGTGCCTTCATCGTTCTGTGCAACATAAACTACTTCGGCATTAATACTAGCCAAATAGTGAACAACCGAATGACAAAACCCTTCACCCGCAGTTTGACGAATGGTGGTCAATAGTTCTTTATAAAACATCCCATGTGTAAAAGGACATTTGATGATGACAGCCCCGTAGGTCGCATCATCTTCAATAGCAACAGCTACCCACTTACGATCGTGGGGCGTAAGAGCATTAGCCACTTCGTGTATCGCATCTGGTGTTACAATAACTACCGACATATAAAACCTCCAAAAGAAAATAAGTAGTGAGCCCGAAGGCTCACTTTTATACGCGTGGTAGAACGATGCGTGGATCTTGGTTGTTGTATTTACCACCACGGTCAGAATACGACACATCTGGATCTTCATCGAGATGCATAAATACCAATTGTAGACAACCTTCTTCTGCATAGAAGATATTTGGTCGATCTGTGGTGTTTTGGAATTCTAGTGTAATGTAGCCATCCCAACCTGGTTCGATTGGAGTACACAAGCAATTCCAGCCCGCACGAGCGATTGTGGACTTACCAATACACAAAGCTAATACATTGCGAGGCATATCAACATATTCCATGCTACGGGCTAATAGAAAGCCTCCAGCTGGAACTACGACTTGCTGACCTTTAACTACGTCAAACATGTCTTCGGTAATTTCTTTGTAACTAAGCGGATTAATCGGTTTTGGTTTCCCGGTGAACAGGAATTTCAAACGTTCCCAAAGGGTGTATTTGATAGGCTTGAATACCATGAATTCCTGCGCAGCCCGGATGTCGTATCCGCCCGTGGACAATCCGTAACTGGCTACTTTTTGGTTGTTCTTCTTTTTTATTGATTGACCAAAAAAAGGTTTGATCATCGGCTTGATGGGGTCGGTAGCCAACCGCTTGATTGTTTTGTCCGAAAGAACTGACATTGAATTGCTCCTGTTTATTCATTAGATTGGGATTGTCAGTACTTTGCACAAGGGCTTTAGCTGTAATCCAAACGATCTTTTTATTTTGTGTAAATCTCCGAATTCGTTTATAGAGTTCGGTGATATCTTGGGTCGATTGGAAGCTGGGCGTAGTGTTTGTGTGCGGATAATCTAAACTGTGCATTAACTTCCTCTAACCATTTCCAAATACGTGTTTCTGTTTTACTCAGTGGGGTAGAGTAAGTATAGGTGACTGGTAGACCTGGATGCGGCTTTTCCAAGCATATGTTACCAAATGGTTCAACTTTCTTTGAATTACCCCATGCAAGTCTCTTTACGGGTTGTTCAAACGTTTTACGAATTTCCCGACGTAGTACTACTTCAGTAGCACCGATATCGGTAAGACCCATCCACATTACACGACCTGACATTTTGGCCAGTTCCCACTTGGTCATACGCCTTCGCCAGTTGAATGAAAAACGACGAATAGGGGAATTAAGATCAGCCAAAGATACTTTACTAAGCTCACCTATGTAATTAGTAAAAGCTACAGCATCTTCTCTTTCTTCTAGCGTGATAACCCTGGGGTGTGGAAAACTATGCAACCTGTGCCGTAGCGACATGTGTAAATTCTCGTTCAAGTGGTTGGATGGTTGTACACTTCCGCCATCCAATTATTTCAGGCATGAGCTGGCTATCGGCTAGCTCTCTATGCCGTGCTGACCGTTTACGATCAGTTCGATGCAAACTGGTATACAGCCGACGAAAACCTTTCTTCATGTTTGAACTCAATCAAAAGCCGATGAAAAAGAATCACCCCAAGAACTACTACTTCCACCGCCGTTATCTCCACCCCAACTGCTGGTGGGTGATGGCTCAAAACTAGAACTGCGATCATCGTCAAAACGAGTCGTTGGTTCAGGTGATGGCGTATAAGTAGAGCGGGTAGGTTCTACTGACGGTGTCGATTCGTATACGGGTTCATTACGTGTGGTTGCAATGCGTTCTCGAACTTCATCATCAATATTGCGAAGAGGTGTGTCGTTATGATCAAACACGTCTGTTAATGCATCAATCAACAAAACGGTAGAAAGTGTATCCAGACCAGTGTCTACTTGGTGCACAGGAGTGGCTGCGGTATATGTTCGCTTCACCGGTGCATAGTTGTTATGGAGTGACCGGCCAACACTCTGTTGTGCTACATGTCGCCCATGTGCCGATGCGGTCAGGGCAGGCCAATGGCGGCTTTCGGATTCACCATGAGAACGAGTTGGTGTAGATCGAATGGGAGTAACTTTCTTTTTGCGGGTAAACAGACTTTTCAACCATTGCCACAACTTCATTCTTCAAATTCCTGTAAACGCGGATCATTTGGTTTGTGTATTTGATGCCAGTCAATATCGATGTATGGATAATCCAGTTCGTTCTCTTCTAGCCATTTGGTTATTTCATCAACTGTTTCTTGGTAATACAGATTCTTAACAATGGGTACACCAGCTTTGACAGCTAACTGTAACGCCGTGTTAGTACCACCTGACACTTTAGTCTTGCCTAAAGGCTCGGCATAAAAGTAAATGGCTTTAACTAGCTCATCTAAATTGATACCATGAATCTGATAAACATTACGGGTATGCAGTGCTAACCCTGTTTCATTTAACCCCCACGTTGAACCTCTGGCTAATATAGCCATTGATCTTGCGGTGGTTGCTACAGTTGTATCAAACAGTGATGCATCGTAGTAAAATGGATTATCTTTAATCCACCTACCGTTGGTTCCATCTTTATGCAAATAAACTTTAGCGCCAATTTCTTGGTATCGTTTCGACTGTGCTGCGCCATAAAGGAACGCACGGTCCGAGTCCCATGCGTCCCCTGATGACATTTGATAACCTAGATCCGTATAGGTACGACCCAGACGGATCATGAGCTCTAATGCCCATTCAGGAACAGTACGAGAACCGACTCCCGCTACTACACCCAGATGCATACTTACGGAAAATATGCAGTGAACAAAGATTTGCTTGTATCGGTCATACGTACCAACGTTACGTTTTTCCAACCCACATCAGTATAACGCTGTGTAACAATGCTACCCACTCGACCGTTTACAACAATAGGTACTTCTACACGAAGATAGCTACCTTCCCCACTCGGAATTGGTGCTGTACCAATCAATGCTGCTTCAATCAACAAGATTGTTTTGGTAGCGGTATTGTGAGTAAACATATCCATGTAGATTTCTGGGGTTACCACATCAGGAAGTTCTTGATTACCAGCGCCATGCGGCTCAGTATCAAAACCAGTGGGACCAGTGCATTCTGTAAGAGGCATTATTATTTCCTTTGTTAAGGGTACCCAATGTACCCTACACATTATTGGCCGTCCAGAATCCAACGAGTAGCATTGCGTTCATAGTTAACAGTGGTGAACTTATATGCAACCAGTTGACTCTGTACAAAACCAATCCAACGATGTTTCTTAGTATGGGATTGCTCTGGGTTTTCTTGTACTTCTTTCAACATCCACAACAAGTGATTAAGGTTGGTGTATTCCCCATAATAATCGACAGTCCAATCAAAACCTTTATCAGTGTTAACATTGATCATGGCAATGTAACGCAAGACCAACGTATCTAGTGTTTCTTTTGGAGATAGTTCGGGGGCTACATCAAATATATCTTTTTGTACATATATTTCCAGGTCATGTAACACCTTACCAATGTAAGGCAATACCGTCTTAGTAATTGGAATACCTTTAAAGAATTCATCATTATGGCGAATCTCAGAAAGTAACCAAAGTAAAGCATTAATATCGGTGTTTGTGTAAGGACTCATTCTTGGCTTTGCTGCAAAAATCTGAGTAGCATAACAATCAATTAGTTTAATGCGGCTCGTGCGTACATCCAATTGGCGGCATCGTTCAGTTGGAGTTAATGCCATTTCGTGAGCTTCACGCATCTTTACATCAATGGCATTTGCAACATCTTTCATTTTAGCGACACTACTGATTGCTCCGCGAAAAGAAGCAAACAACCCAGCCAGCCAAGTTGTATCGTTTACATTCCGTTGTAAAGCTTGGTGTAGATTAGCCCGTTTTTTCTGCAAACTAACTTCATCTATTTCACCGTTTCTTTTGAAAAGATCCGGAAGACGCAGAATCTCAACGTTAGGATACAGCTGCGCGAGTTCTTCACAATTTTGACGGTGTAGTTCTTTGTTGTAAACCCCACCTGGCATAAAACTAGGCCATTGATCGGGTTTGATAGAACTATTAGCTACTCGCCATTGTTCATCCATTTCTACATCCAGTTCATCTGGAATAGATGGATCAGCATCGGCACGTTTTGTAATATTTCGACGGTGAGCGTGCATCAGCTCTAAAAAATCTGCATCGAACATATGGAGTTGATCATTCTGAAAACAGTATTGACGCAAACCAATATGGCTTTTACTGGTATCAAAGAAAGCAGACTCACAATAGTCTTTTGGTGTAAAGAAAGGAAATGGACATTCATCATACCACGTGATGTATGCTACAAAAATGTTTTCTATCGATTCACCAGAAATAACTTTGGTAAATAAAGTATCGTTAATACAAAAACCGGATTGTTTAATATCGCAAACAATAGAGCCATCTCGTAACCAACCCGCTACAACTTCTGCTTCTTCGGGTGTAGTACGAAGAATAGATACACCGTTAACAGGACCATAGGCCAATGTAACGGTGTGCAGGATTGTTTCACCCATTGATACTTGCATGTAAAACCTCTAAAGAAAATAAAGCTAACCCCGAAGGGTTAGCAGCACAGTGCATGTAGTTCGTTGAAGATTTGGTGTTTTGCTTGAACTCGTTCGATCCGATGGCATTTAACCTTGGACCATTTATTAGCAGTCCAGAAACGCATTGGGCGAGGGGACCAGAGTTCTTTGCGGGAGTAATAGCAGGTACGATACGACTTTGACATGAGAGACCCCTTTGGGTTAACAGTTTAAAATCGTATCCTCACTTGTTCATATACAGGCATTATGTATCCTTAAGAATTAATCTTGTTGATATCCCAATTTTGAATAGCAACAATTAAACCTTCTTCAGATTTAAAATTACCATCAGCTTCTTTAATGAACCCACTAGGATGATTATCAGCATAGAATGGAATGAATTCACCTTCAGTATTGGTAATGCGATAAAGTGCTTTATTATCTTCCCGCGAATCTGTAAGAGATAACAGTATACCTACCCCCATGTCCAAGCCTTGATTAAAACAGGCTAATTCACGTTCCGTTAATTTACCTTCTGTAACTTGTTTCTGAAAATCTTTTATCCAACCCGCGGTATGGGCAATAAACAACTCTCGGTCTTCGTTACTGGCTGGCTTCATTGGAATCTCGTTTAACGTGATAAGGGTGTACACCCCATTTACTACCAAATTGATCACGGAGATCAACATAGCTACCGTCGTCATTAACAATAATTACGCTAGTGGGAATAAAAAGAATAGAACCATCCCACTCTTCTTTATCCAGAAGACTAGCTAATCCCGCTCCGTCACCCCGTACCTGCCAAACTATACTACTGCTTGGATATGATTCAGGAGCTTTAACAAAATCGTCCATGGCCACAATTTTGGTTTGTGGCAAGTAAGCACGAAACTGTTTTTGCAGGCATTCAACGTCACTAAGATTATTAGCAACTATCAAATGGATGCCCCCAAACCAGTCACATACAAAGTTACGATCAGGCATTTTTATTCCTTTGTAATTTTAATAGCGGTTACTTGTTCATGTAACGTACCTGGAAACCATTTGGTCTCATGACAGATACGGAACGTGTGATCAGGTAACTCATCTAGGAAATAAAACTTGTTTGCATTCATTGCAGTCAACACCGTGTAGCGCGTTACAGCCAAAGGTCTGTCATCTGCAGTCATCAAACAAACAATTGGTAGAGTGAGTGTTTTTGAACGAGGTGTTGGTTCCTTAGTAAAAGAACGCAAAACACGCGTTTCATTTTCACCACACAATTCATCAAACAGCATTCCTTCTGTATGCAAGAACAACCAGGAATTACCTTTTTGTTCAATGTGCGCATACTGTGTCATTCCGGGCATTAAAGGAATAGACTTAAAGATAACGTTTTCAATTACAATCCCAGTACCTACAAATTCAATACGAACTGTAGTAGCTGGTTTTTTCTTAGCCATGTTAATCCTTAAAAGAGATGTTCAGAAAACAACTGTGTTTTAGACGCCCCGTCTTCTAACAAAAGACGACCATGTTTAACACAGTGGGCATACGCATCACGTCGATTCCAATAAGTACCGAACTGGTCAATGAAACCTTGTTCTTCGTTATCGCGCCCACCAGCGTAGGCATGTAGTGCATCCATACCCACCAATTCAATTGTCATCCACATAGGTGCAGATAGATGACGACTACCTGTGACAATAAAATCTTTGTAACGATTAGCGGCGCAGACAATGTAAGGTATCACATTGTGCTTGTCCCACCGCCAACCGGTAAAGCCTTCTGCATCGTTTTCAATCCAGCACCGTTCCATGTATCTTTCATTTGCATAGGCCGCAGCTTCAGCAATGATCTTTACACGAGTCTCTAGTGGGATTGTATCAACTGTTGGAGTGCTGTGCAAGAGCTGCATATCCTGGGACAATAGTGAAGACGGTAAACGTAGTACTGTCAATACCCATACGGCGTACCGGATAAAGTAGATGGCCAGCATCACGCACTTTTTCGTACAGTGCTTTCAATACATCGGGTGGCATAATACCAGGCAGCGACACAGTCATGCGTTTAACAGCAGTACCAATATCGTCATCATAGCCTATATTAACCAAGCGTTGACCTGCTTCATTAATAGCGTCATGAACTGCATCAAGTTTAAACCAAGTATCTTCGTCAGTAAACGCTTTTAACACTTGTTCGTAAGTCAAGAAGTCAACTGAGTCCAGCACATGAAAACGCGCAGGCCAATCTTGATATACTTCGGTAGGATCAGCTTCGGTACCAAAGCTCACTTTACCCGCTACACTGGACACAGAGATGTTAGTGAGTGGGTTAGTACCACCGGTGATCTGTTGTTGGTGCAATTCAGACATTGGATTATGGGACATGGTAAATTCCTTTTGATAGTGTGAATATGTAATATAGACGTGAGATTTTTTGTGTTAGGACATAATGGTTACCCGAAGGTAACCAACAGAGGTCAGACTCTAATAGACAAGGTTCGTAGTCAGGCTTTCGTAGCTTCTCAGCTATGGCTTGGTAAAGCACCTGGTTTGGGATTAACGACTGGATCACCTCCTCGCGGTCTGCGCATTCGCGCGTACCCTTGTCTATAGTATTGGCATTCTTGCGTACTTTATTACTTAAACTACACTGAGGCTAATCTTATGACTTCTAATAAAGAACAAGGGTTTAACCATGCAGAGCTATTTCAGACGTGTGATGGGCGTCGTAGTTGCCAAAGAACAAGGCAACGAAATCATCCTTTCTGGCGTAAACGGGAGCCACCTCGTCCGAGACATTTCCAAGCACTGGAAAACCTCACGTATTGCATCTAACATTTTTAACCATGCATCAAGTACGGAACTACGTTTTTATAAGTTCTTTGCTCCTGACTTCATGTACATTCTTGATAGCGTAATGAACTATCGTTCTCGGTACATTTCTGTCAAGCAAGCCGCTGCTATTCGGGCAGCAATGATAGAGTCCACATGGATTGGTCAAGCTTATGCTAAACCAGATCCTAATAAGCCGGGCCGATTAGACTTCAAGCAGTTAGAGAAATTTAAGTTTACCCCTAAACAAGAACAGATGGATTATTTCAAGTCTTATAACCATCGACTTGATCAGTGGAACTTAACGGGTGATCTGTTACACGCTGAACCTGGTACTGGCAAAACAGCCATGACCACAATGATTGGTGAGATGCTTCATGCCGATCGAATGATCTTCTTTGTTGAGAAAAGAGCAGTCAACACAGTTTGGGTTCCTTCTATGGAATCGAATGATTATTCCGATACTGTTTCTCTAGAAGAGATGTATAAGGAAGGACCATCTGTTTGGGCATCGGATATGGGTCGTCCATACAACAATGAAAAAGTAATTGTTGTACACTACCAATGGCTGGCTAATTTCTTAGACATTATTCATTCAGGTGTATTCAAAGGACTGAAAATCTTTACAGCCCTAGATGAATGCCACAACATGAACGATCCTAAGTCGCTACAAACACAATTGTACATTGCATGTGTTAAAGCGTTAGGTTCTAAAGATAACATCCTAGCCTCTGGTACGCCCGTGAAGGCACTTGGTACAGAACTCATCACACTGATGGCCGTATCTGATCCATTGTTTACTCCTGAGGTTGAGGCACGCTTTAAACTGATCTTTGGTAAAGAGGGCGGTAAAGGTTTAGATATCATCCGACATCGAATGGGATTCATGTCTTTCTTTATTGCTAAGACGGAAGAATCAACTGGTCTAAAGCCACCCATTATGAAACCTTACAAGATTCAGATTCCTAATGGTAAAGACTTTACATTGGCTGCTATTAAAGTAGTAATGGAACAGTTCATTCGAGAACGGGTGAAGTTCTATAAAGATCGCAAACCCCAAGATGATAAGTATTGGGCACAGTGTCTTGCTATTCATGAATCTAAGTTAAAGACTAAAGAACAGATTGCTGCGTACAACGAATACCGTAGAGTGCTCAAGATTGTTATTGCTAACCCTGACCCTAGATTTACAGGGGAAGAAATCAAAGCAACTAACCGTTATGAGAAACTGGTGTTTGGTCCATCGCTACCGCAATCAATGATTCATGAGTTCCGTGATGTTAAGTCAGCTATTAAATACGTTATGCTTAAGATCCAAGGAGAAACCCTTGGGCGTATCTTGGGTGGTAAACGTATTGAATGTCACGTTGCAATGGTTCCGTATGTAGACTGGGTTGGTATTGTCGAATCTACCCAAAAGAAAACCATCATGTTCACTTCATTTGTTGAAGCGCTAGAAGCTTCTGAAGTGCATGTACGTAAATTGGGCATGTCTCCAATTGCAGTTTATGGTAAAACATCTAACGAGCTAGCTTCTATTGTTACTCGTTTTGATAAAGACCCTAAGCTAAACCCATTGTTGGCTACATACGCTTCTTTAGCAACAGCTGTACGCCTTACCATGGCCGACACCATGTTGATTTTGAATTCCCCTTTCCGTAGCTATATTCTAGAACAAGCTATTGCTCGTATCTATCGGATTGGTCAGGATTCACAGACAATTGTTTTTACTGCTACTTTGGATACAGGTGAGGAACCTAACATCTCTACCCGTTCAGCCGACATCCTTGCTTGGAGTCAATCAATGGTTGAAGAAATCACAGGTGTTAAATCTCCCTTTGAACAAAAGGAAGCATTTGAATCGTTCATCAAAGAACAACCTGAAGAGCTTGATGAACATCGTCTAATGCACGGTACTCTCCAGAAAGCTTTTGAACAATTCGATATTGTCATTGATAGTAAGCAATTTGAAATCCCTAAAACTGTTAACCGTATTCCTGGTTGGATGCGGTAAAGGTAACTGTAATGGCCACCGTAACCCCTAGTAAAATTCCCGGCAATTATGTTGGCAGTATTGACCTGGATTGGTCATTTAGTTCTGATGTAAAAAGAGTAGCATGGACATTAAATGATCTACCCCCAGTGCTATCTGAATACATTGCCTATGATCAACTGACTCCACCCAATCCATTCATCGGTGTAACACAAGACGGTCGTGGCCGAATTGTGTATGATGGTGGTTTCCCTAAGATGCAAAACGGATCATGGAACGGAGCTACCACGTTTGCTGGTTTATCAGGTGCTCACAAATACGTACACAACGCATTGAAGTGGGTAGCCGACCCTAAGAAAGTTGCAGCTGGTAATAATAAGTTTCTGTTCTTGGGTAATGCTCCTTACGGTGCAAGCTATTGCCTTATTGATTCCGACAGTTTTAGTTTTCTTACTACACTGAATGGAATTTGTGCAATTGCTGGTATTACACCAACGTATAAAATCCGAACAAGTTATCCCGCTGGTAATCTGAATCCAACTTTAGATGAGTTGGAACAATACGCTGGTGTGTTCATAATGAGTTCGACATACACTACGTCCACTACAGAGCTTACCGATAACGCCGTGCGTGATCTAATTACGTACCGACGGCAAGGCGGTGGTTTAGTAATCATGACTGACCATGGTTCGGTAATCCCTAATATTCAACAAGCTTATCCCGTAGCTAACCAAGCATGGTTTGCAATGGCTAATAAACTAGCTGTTAACTTTGGGGCTTATTTCTCTGGTGACTATAACCGGACACCTGTTAACGTAGGCTTTTTACGTAGCACGTACGGTGACCACCCATTGTACAACGGTTTGTTAGACAGTGAAGATATTTGGGCAGGTGGGTCTGAAAGTAAACTGATTGTAAACTCAGCAACTTTGATTGACCCCGAGGATATGCCTACGGTTACACTGACTAAGTTAGGTTTAAACCAAATTAACTTTCTGTTGGAATTGGAAGATGGTTCCGTTGAAACATTTGTCTTCCTTTATACCACGGGTGGCAGTCCCATTGTTCAGTTCACCAATACCGCTAATGTAATTGTTAGTGCTGTGGACACTGGGTATGCAGACACGGTAGCTTTGCGTAGCCACATTGTTGGCGTTGACGGTCTAGGTACTATCATTGGCGATCTTTATCTTAATGATGAAGTTGTAGGCAGTCTAAAGTATACCCAAGGCGTAGGTTCAGTAGATGTTTGGTTTGGTGGAAATGGCACCCCGTTTAAGATTAATAATGGCGATAAAGTCATTGGTAAACTTAGAGAACCTTTTGAATATACAACCACCGTTGACATTACTCGGTTCCAGCCTAATCTGGAAGGTCCTTTAGGTTACGGCGAATTGGTTAGTTTGATTAATACGCCAACCATTCCAGCCAATCAGAGGGTGGCTAAATTGTTTACTGCTATTTATGATTACCTACCTCCAAGTAGCAAAGTCAAAAATGTTAATCTGGGTAAGATCATGTCAGTTATTAAACAATACATGGCCCACTAAATCCAATTGGAGTTACACATGACACTTACAGCAATGCTTTCTTACATCACTAGTTATTTTACTCGTGTTGAAGCAGTTACTCGACCAGTGGTATATGAAGAAATTACAGTAGCTGAAAATAGTACAAAGACATACAACTTGGCAACACTGTTAGGCGCTGCAGGGGTTAATTACGATTATCGTTCTACCCGCATTACTGCATTAATCCAAGACACGGTTGCTGGCTCGGTTACTTTAAATTCATGGATTAACTCAGAGGCATACGTAGTTATTGGCATTACCGCTGCTGGGGTTGTTACATTACACAACTTTCACACTGGACCATTAAAACTACTGGTGCGTATTGAACATCCTAATAAAAGGGTTTAAATTATGATTGATACCCTTATTTCAGGCGTTGATGAATTCACCGATGATGTGGCCGCCAGTTTTGTTGTTCCAGAGAATTTACAGAACACAATTCTTGTTACTACACCGGAAGGTAAGTTTACAGGGCGAGCCAGTACCAAACCAGCATCTATTGTTGAAACTACAGATGAACTGGAAACACAAAAAGGTGTAGCAGAAAACTTTCAGAATGTATTTAAGTGGTGGAAAAGAATAAGTCGTGGGGATGACCCCACTACCGATTCTTTTAATACCGATGAATTAAATGCATGGACATACGACCAACCATCTGATTCTATCAAATCTACAATAAACTCAGTTTCTGTAATGGGTTTTGTTTCTCCTGAAAAATTTGATGACTACGTATTTGAAGTACAAATTTCATCTACAGATGGAGATGACGATTTTGCGGGTGTTATTGTAGCTTACGCGTTAGATAAAGCAACTGGTTTAACGCACACGTTATCTGTAATGCGTGGCGGTAACGGTGCTGCACCTATGACTATAGATGTAGATTATTTTAATTTTGCCGACAGTCGTTATCGTGTTGCTACGGTTCTAAATGGACTTACTTGGATGGACGGTACAGTTGCAACTGGGGCTGGTTTGAATGGTGGACATGGAGGTTGGTCATTGCAACCAAATGGGTGTCGTGTAAAAGTTACCCGTAAAGGGGATATCCTTACAATTGAAACAACCCAGATGGGTAGTACCGTTTACTTTGAACCGGCTAAAACCATTATTGATCTTAGTACCGATCCTAACTTAGCCGTATTCCGTGGACCTCAGTCTTTTGGCTATACCGCAATGTCACAGGGATTAGCAACCTGGAAAGTATTTCAAAGGCCCGAACGACGTGAACCCATTATTGATATTCGTGATTGGAGTAAATGGGTAGACGCCTCTGGAACATGGACTAAGGTAACCAGTACTAAAGCAGAAATAGTTGCTGAAGGTTGGTTAGCAAAAGAATGGCTCCATTTCAATGTTACTACGGGTAAATACTATTACATGGATTCCGCCCTACGTTTATACAGGTTGTAGTTATGACATTTGATGAATTCACTGCCAGTATTTTTACCACATTAAAAAGGATTACTGATTTAATTACAGGCGTACCTAAAAATTCATCTGCCTTTATTTCAACTAACAATTCTAAAGGGATGACGTTTTATCCAGGTATGCCTATGGCTATTTTTAACCTGGCCACAAGTGCGGCAGAAGCAACAGCTTTGCAGGCAGGTGCACCAGTTGATTACCTTGATGTAAGAGACAGCACCAACTGGACAAAAAGTTCAGGGTCATGGGTGTCTAGCCCATACACAGGTAATCGTTCTTTCTTACGTAATAATTGTTTAGTACTGGGTCGAAACAATGGCAAAGTTTATTACTTTGCTGAGTCGGGAAAGTTCTATTTAGTCGATACAACTACCCCTACTACATGAGGTACGTAACATGGCTACTCAAGCTTCAATGCTTACTAACATTAAACGATACTTAGATAAGATCATTGCGCTGTTTGCTAAAACATCTGGTAACAAAGATCAGGTTTTGGTATACGACAATTCAGACGGTGTGTTTTCTTTTACACCTGAATTGGCTATTCCTATTTGGCAGATTGCAACTACACCCAACGAAGTTTCTCAAGCTAAGGCGGCTATAAAAGCAAATCCTGTTGGTGCTGGGACATTGTTGATTAATGTATTATTACAAACTGCAGAAAGTTACAGTGTCGCTAATGATACCTGGACATCTCATCCGGAATTATATCCGGTCTATGTTAAACGACTCAGGACATATTACAGCCCCTGGGGCGGAAGAGTTTGGATAGTTGATAAGTATGGTGACTTCCACCGATTAATGACTACAGGTTTAACATTGGTGGGTTAATACGGCATATTGCCTCTCCCTAAGGGAGAGGCGTTTATGTCATTTCAAGCTGCGTTGTTGATCAAACAAAAGAATGGTGTTATGGGTTAGCACAACATGGAATCTTTGTTTACTTAACGAAGCAGTTAGTAAAGCAATAACAGTATTGGTATCAATCAGTTCCTCGACAGCAGGAACATCAGCGTTACCTAACTTTGCATTGCCTTTAGTGGTAGGACGTTGGCGTAGTCGCCATACACGATCAGCTCGAATATTATCTTGCTGTGCTTTACGGAACATGTTAACAAGCATTGCGGCTAAATTATCAAGGTCAGTAAGTTGTGTATTTTCTGCAGGTAAATGAAATGCAATCCGTGCAAGTTCAACGTGGGTTTGATTGTTGTCTACAATCTCACGGACACTAGGATCAAAATCCAAAGTGCGGATAACAATTGTCACCTGATCTTTATTACGCAGTACTTCGATCGTACGAATAAAATCAGTCATCCCAAATTGACGTTCAACTGCAGTCATCTCATCAGCAATTGCATCAAGTTCTTCTTGGTCCTTAGGCCCAGAATGATCAGAGAATGCAAACATCAGATCAGCAAGTGACGAATGGGGATAAGACGTAGACATGAGCAACCGCAGAAGCGTTTCTGGACGATTCTTTCGGTTAGGGCGTGACGTCATCCGATTATAATTCTTTGACATGAGGAGGTTCCATATAGGTATTAGGTCAACCCTTCTTTCTTAAGAAAACTATCGCGAATTGCACGAGCGTCGGAAAGGGCGTTGTGTAAAACTACAGATTTCTTAGCGGAGAGCTCATCATCTACAATCATGGTCAACGGTTGAATCATAACCCATTTACCCATACCTTTATCTAAGGCACGACTAAAGTAAGCTATGTCGTTAATGTGATCTGCTATGATAGTCATACCAGGGAACTGACTTACAAATGCAGTAAGCTTAGCTTGGAATGCTTCAAATGTGATGGGAGCTTTCTTTAGAATAGGTACAACATTGTCGAGCACCCATTGTTCGCGTACATTGGAAAATGGTAGGACTTCATAGAACTCGCGTTGCCCATCTTCACTCACAATACCCAGTGAGATGAGTGTACGGGTTGAGTCTTCAAATTCGCAATCAATAAAAAACAGAGCCATGGGTGAAATACTCGCTTGGATAATTAAACATAGTAATAAAGGCAAAATAAAGCCTCCCCAAAGGGAGGCTATTTTAATAGGTTAGCATGTTCTTTAGTATTTGACATCCTGCTAACACTTTCCCACGAGTACTTCGTGTATAGATGTCGTACTTTTCCCCAACCTTTTTAGGGTTGTGGCTAGCTAACATTACATCTAAAACAAATTCATCCATTTTGATATTGTTTAAAACAAACAATGCCACCTCGTGATCCCACTTACGACTCACCGTCATACCAGCACGATAATACTTAAGAGCTTGTTCTTGAGAGAACCCAAGAGCCTTCAACCAAGTAAGTCGGCCTTCCATGTAGACTAAACGAGTCCTAGCGTTTGATGGTACAGCAACGATGTAACCGGTACCAGGGCACCTACTGTCACTGATTGTGCGAATGTTCCAATCGCCCAGCATCCTCGGAACGTCAGATAGATCATCTTCTTTTCCGTAATACCCGATAGGAAGACCCCTGAGTGTTTGCTCATTGATCTCTGTGATGGTATTATGCGTGATTACCATGTCCCCTCCTAATGGGGCTTTTTATAACACATGGGATTGAACAAAAAAAAAATAATGTTTAGCCTACCCCAAAGGGTAGGCCATTATTACATTACACCAATTTGCAAACTTTGTACTCTTCAAACAATTTGTCCAGTTCTCTTGAAACCACCCCTTTAACATGAAAAGAGTAATGTGAATCTTGCAGCTCGGCAAAACATTTACCGTAAACTACGGCGGAAATACCATGCTCCCACAATCTTTCTTTATCCTCGGTTGCACGTGCCCAATCTGCGGTAAGCTCTGCCAAAGAATACTCCACCATTGAACGGTAGCGTGCGTTCAACAGGTTAATAATTTCTTGTTCTTGATATCTAGCATGGCTTTTAGCCACTTGGTCTTTTTCAAGATCATGAATACTTTTTATTGCAATGCCGCCAGCAACACCACCAATAACGCCTACAACCAACGCCAAACTAATTTTAACAAAAGACATATAAAGCTCCTAATTTTGACTGCATTGTCAAAAAAGTAATATAGTGTTATAAAACTTTTAAATAAAAGAAAATATGGCACAAGGCTCTCCTTTGGGAGAGCCGTTATGTTTGTCTTAAGGGATTAATGACTTTGGATTGATTCCAGCTACTCGATTTTGTTCATTATAACAAAACTGATTATTGCAACGTGTAGTTAAACGTGCTGGTATGTACTTACGCAAGTCGTTAAAGGTTAGTTCACGACCCATGTAACTACACATGTTTCCGTCATTGCACCAGACGTCATATAAGAGACGTTCTGATTCTTCTGGCACATACTGACCATCTGGATAATCATTGTACTCAGGCAAGATCTTAACCGCCCGAATAGGGTACTTACTGGCTTGGGGACCATTGCCATATTTAACAGCAGTGGCAATTCCATTTAGTTCAGTAAGATAGAATCCTTTTGGGATATACCAATACGACGTTGTTAGGTTACTAGACTGGCCACGGGGTTCACCGTAATTAGATTTACATGTGCCCTTTACGCATGTGATTTCATCATAAAACCGAACTAGGAATGCTTCTTTTATTTGACCATCAAATGACGTTACTCCAAGTTCTCCTTCCTCAGGATACAATGCCCAACCACAAAAACCATATCGGGCTTCTGTGGTATATTCACATTGAGCTACTTTAGGAATAAATTTGGAATAGAAAACAGGTACCCCTACCCAACGCAAAGGTTCTGCTGCCTGGGTAATTGAAGCAAATAACATAATGAAAAACAGTGTTAGGTACTTCATTAATTTTCCTTAGGCCGGTCAGTTTTTATAGTGGTGTATTCGTTGTAGTCTACACCTAAAGGAAGACGATGATTTTTGCCGTTGGTACGACATGCTTGATAAGCAGGAATGTTACCATTTGGTCTTACGTTAAACAGTGCCCCTGTGCCGTGACACCAACGACGAATCATTTCAGGTAAAACATGAATGGCTTCATTGTCGGGAAGAATTGCTAATACAGTACGAGTCCAGTCTTCAGTGACATTGTCACATTCCAATCTCCAGCAACCATGTACTGTTTTTTCTCGTGCCAAAACACAACGATTATGGCCATTTGGTGATTGAAACAAAAACCCTTCAGATGTGGTACTGTAGACTATATCTTCTTTATCTGCCAGATACTGTTCAATACTGAATAGAATGTCTGCAATTTTCTGCTCGTTACTATTTCGTGTAAGAGGCATTATTATTTCCTAGAATGGAATTCTTCTGAAGGTAGTGATATACATGCGGTCCCAGTCACGGTAAGCTGGTGGCACTTCAATTGAAGGGGCTGCCAATTCCCAGCCATTATCTTGAAACCATTGTAACCATGCAGCCGCCATAGCGTAACAAGATTGAATAGTTACGAAGTCTTTAGTCACTACAAGAACTTGGTAAGTATGCTGTTTTTCAACTAACCATTCATCTTTCTTAAATTCACGCGTTGCCATTTTCTAATCCTTACGGAATAAAGCCTCCCCAAAAGGGAGGCTCTTATTAAACCTTACTGCTAGGAAGCAAGTGGTAATATTCCCGAAACTTTTCAATTGGTACAGTAAACCCATCATCACGACCTGGATGAGTTAAGTACACAACACGGCGTTTAACCTTTTCAAGTTTAACACACGTGACTTGATTATTTCGTTTGATCAAGAAACTTCGACCAATGTAATCGTCTAGTTCACCCAATTCACTGACTGGGGTAGATGAAGGTTTATTACTCACTTGCATTTGTGTTCCTTGTTATACTGTTTCAGCAGCGGGAGTGGTTGCAATGCGTTCACGCAACAGATCCATTTGGTGACCGTAGTGGAAAATGCTGTGCATGTTAGTACGCAGCTGAGCACGGTTCTGACCCAAGAACAAACCTGGATCTTGAATCTGGTTGTAAACAGACAATACATAAGATCGTGCAGTTGGCAGATACTTTTCTACTTGTTCAGCATCGTGGTTGAACAGAGCAGGTACCAGGTTTTCAGCCAGGAATTCTTCTACAGAACCTTGCAGATCAAATGGCTTCTCTTCAACTACTGGTGCTTTAACACCATCATCCAGTGCCGTAAGTTCTTCTGGGAGTTTAACCCCTTGTTCTTCAACTTGCACCGCTTGTTCACGTTTGCTTTCTTGCTCAGCAAACTCCAGAGCTTGATCTTTAGCCAGTTTGATTTGTTCTTCAATCTGGGAAACAATACGGTCAGCCAAATCACTTGGTGACTGAGTGGCGTCCAGAGTAATAGTGGTCGGATGCTTTTGGAACATCTTGTACGCTTGAGTAGTACCTTCCAGTTCTTCTGGGGAACGGGATTCATAAGCATCAAGTTCACGACCCACCAAACGTTGTTTACGAACTTCTTCGTCGTCAATGTTTAGCAGGAAAGTAATAGGTTCAATAACACCCGATGCAACGTGAGGCATGGTGTCCATGAAAAGTTGATACAGCTGATTGCCTTCGCTCTGTGGATCTGTAGGGTCCAAGTAAGGCATGATGTTTAGTGCCAGAGTCGACATGAAGAATCGCTCACTCAGGACAACTACACCAGCTTGCAAAGCAGGACTGATTACTTTCTCAACGTGTTCTTTACGATAAGCTTGATGCAGCAAGATCTGTGTAACGTGTTCCAATTTGGCTTCACGTTTCATCAACAGTTGTTGACGCAGCACTTCACCCATTTCGGTACCACCTGGTTCACGTGTGTGAACAAATGGAATACCTTTAGCAGTCAGCTTTGCAACTACTTCCAGAGCAACAGTCCCTTTACCGGTACCTTCGTCACCTTCCAGAACAATAAACGGAGCAACGAATTGAACATCTTGAGTCATTAAGTACAGCCTCTTGTATAAAAAAGAATTGAGTGTTGGGTCCCGAAGGACCCTCACTTTACAGCAGTGTTCCTATTCTATTGACAGAATAGGTATTTCTTTATTAACGCCCTGAGTAATCGGTATTGATTGAAGAAGCATAGCCTTCAGGAATCAATCGTTTTGCAATAGTCGCTGCCGAAGTTGTTTTGGCTTTGACATTGTACTCTGGGTAGAACCGTTTGAAAGCAGATTTCAGGATGTTCACAATTTGATCCTGGTCCGGGTCCCATTTTGGGATTGGTACAGTGTATTGTAGATGAACTTCTTGTTCTGTGTTCATGGAAGTGTAGTAATGGCTTTTACCCATTTGTAGAGTTACTGTCATTGAACCACTTTTGGCAATCCCGACCAGCAATTCACGACCATTACCGGAGATCTTACGGGTAACTACACCCGTAGTGCTTTTTGACTGAGAGCGCAAATACTCACGCAGCTTAACCAAAGCACGTGCCATTGCTTTTTCTTCACTGGTTCGTTCAACCAATTTTTTCCATTTACGCTGGGCCATCATTACCTACTTGACAATAGACATTCCATGGACGACCAGGGCATGCTAACATTACATGGCCACCATTCCAATGAACAATCAATTCTACTTGATCACCCCGTGGTACATCAAAGTACGCGTGGTACACATTACCGTAGATCCGCGTCAAAGGAAAACGTCCCTCTAATACAATCGGATCAAACTCGGATTTGTTATCATTAATAACAACATCCCAAGCATACAGTTTCTGTGCAACGTGCTTTACAAAAATCTTTACAATGCCAGGAGAACGACGATCCAGCATGCGTTGTTTTTTATGTAAGTCACCTAGCAAATACTTTTTAGACACATCCGGAATATCAAGCAGTTGATTACGCCGCTTGAGTTGCTGGGGCGAAAGCATTGGCATAGCCAGTTTCTTCGGTGATGGTAAAACCAGTAATGTCACCACGGCCAGCGGGCTTGCTGCGGTGAGTAACTACGATGCTTTTCAGATTGCCTTTTTCTACACGTACGGACAGACGCTCAGCGGCAAATTGCTGCGACAGTTCTGCACCGTTGCTGAAGATAACGCCATGGGCATCAACCAGTACAAACATTTTCTTGAACTCAGACATCTTTGTTTTCCTTTTTAGAAACACGGATAGCTACAAGGGTAGTGGACTTACGCACACGATACCAAAGACTCATAGCTACTTCATATTCGGGACTGATATAGGGACAATCAACGTTCATTAAATCTTTTGTTGCTTCAAACATGACAACTGCCTGCCGAACCATTAGAAGTCCAGATTATCTGGTAGCCCGTAACGTTGAATGTGTTGGGGCATGTGATGTTTTTTCCACTCTTCGATCAAGCGTTGTTCATCTTCGATTTTACGTGTACGTTCATATTCACGAACCCTGATCGCTGAAGGACTGAGTTCGATCGGCCCAGTAACACGTACACCCAGAATTCCACGTTTACGCAAGCGGCCAACAATCTTGACATGCCGTATTGTTTCTTGCTTTGGCGGTGGTGGTCCCCAGGGGTTTAGTTTGTACATCACTGGGTGAGACAAATACCCTCGGCGAAGTTCTGGATAACTATACCAGTTGAACCAGATACCGTAGCCAGAAGGGAGTTCGTTTTGTTCCTGCTTCAAGATGCGTTGAATATACATGGAAGCTTTATCACGTTCCATGCCCACGATATCTGGTTTTTTCACTGTGTACCCTTACGAGTTGATGTTTGCGATTTCATCACCCAAGTACGACAACACACGCTTCATGTCAGCGGTTTTGTACTTGGTTTCAAATGCTAGTACAGTATGGTCTTTGGCATCACGGTTGAACAGACCACTTACGGTAGTCATAGAACCTTGCTGATAGTTAAAGCCAATCTCGACAGCTTCTGGGTTGGCTTTGAAATGCTCTACAGCCAGATTACCAGCGGTATAGACAACACCACCGGCCAGCTCGGTGAAACCCTTTTCAATCTTTTTGAATGTTTCCGCAGATACATTCAGTGGATCAAGAACCAGCGTTTGTGCCAGATCAGCGGGGATAGTGTAGATACCAGTATCCGCCAGAGTGATCTTGTCAGCCAGACCATTTTTCTCGGAGTACGAAGCAGCATTGATTTTAGATACATCGGTCATTGCAGGTGTTTCCCTTTTGGTTGATTACAGTGTAGTAATATAGATCTGAGTTTCTTTCTACTTAGTCAACGTGCAACAATTGATACGCTGGACAGATTTTTTGAAGCTCGGCCCAATACGATTCGTTGGTAAGTTGATTTGAGTTTTGGTAAACAATACCGTGGTCGGTACTAATAACTTCAATACCCAAACGAGCACCATGCATGCCATAAATGGTGGAGAGTTCATCTATGGTAGGATTCCAGCCATCTGGAATAGCCAACACAAACTCATCCAGTTCAACAGCAAGCCATACTTGTTTGGTACTGAAGAAACCATGTCGAGTTACTTTGGCAACCACACCTGGCAACGCTTTAGTAATGGCTGTATTAAGCAGTGTGGTTTTATTACCGAAGCGGCTGTTACAGATATTTGTAACTGTCTTTAGTAGCCAAATAGCGCGATCCAAACGATCCCGTTGATTACCAATATTTACATCAATTTTGGCTTGAACTTCCAAATTGTATTCTTGATGTGGTAAAGGATCAGGATGACGGTATTGTCGTGGCATTGGTTCACCTTTGGTTCTGATTGAAGTAGTGTCAGTTGCATACCTGACGTTTTCTTTTGGTGGTTGGGACAATGGCCAAATTGGCGTCATGTCGGGCAAACCTGGACCTGGATTAAATGGAAAGTCTCCAGGACCAGCTGGAAAAGTATAGTTACCTTTAGATGGGTGCTGCCCCTTGCAACCAATTTGTCCACCATAACGAACTTGATCATTCAGACTAGGGATCATTAGCCTTTCTGGACTATGTAGATTCGAATCTTCAATCATGCCAGCGGGATCATAAAACATGATGTTGCGATTACTGCTTAATTGATTAATAGAAAACGTTTCTTTTTCAACAATCAAATTAATATCATCTTCTATCCAGCACCGAGGAGAATCCATCTTCCAAGCTTTCCAAAGTATTTGCCCTTCAAGGTTAGTACATGTAAGACATGTTAGTCTATCGCCTAATGAGGTAAAAAGAATAGCGTGTGGAAAGCAATATTCGGTACTGTTGATACCGGCGTTTAGTTCTACTTTTGCAAAAAGAAAAGCAACCAATGCGGTAGTAAATTTAGTAGATGCTTCAATGTTCATTTGCTAACCTTGTTGATGTGTTTAATGTCAGAATAGTAATATAGATCTGAGATTTTTTGGAGTGACGACATAAAGCTTCCCACTAGGGGAAGCTATTAATGACCATACAATCCTTCAGTCGTCATCCATCGTCCATTTGCCCAAACCCAATGGTTTGGTCCAACTTGATATGACTCACCCTCTTTCGGATTTTTAGGTAAGTCTGCAGTGGAGATTAAAGCTTTTAATCCACCCTGAGCCTGTGGAGCATTATCTTCTTCAATGTTAGCCCCTTGTGGATCTAAGGGTTTGTTTACTAGCTGATTGATTTCTTGTTCAGTATAATAAACTTGTTCATTTGACACTAGCCAGCGATTCAGTTCTTTGTTCATGTAATATCTCCATATCACATCATAAGGCTTCCCCTAGGGGAAGCCACTATGTTTACTTGGTCAACTGAACAGCCAGTTCGACAGCAGCTTGTGCTTCGGACTTGGAAGTGGTGTACAGTTTAGCATCTTTCAGAACAGCCGATTTCTTCTTCATGAAACCTTCGCCAGATTTCTCAGCTTCTACAGCAGACGATACCAGAGCTTTAACGTTATCTGGGCCGACCAGGTGCCCCAGAGCAGCACGCAGAATAACATCGCGGTAAGCAGGCTGAGCATTTACTGCGCGAACGTAATCGTTCAGTTTGGTATAGCCAACACGCTCGCCAATCGATTTACCAGCTTCTTCAGCTAGCACGGATTTGCGAGTGATTTCAACTACTTCTTTCTTGATTGTAGCAAGGGCTTCAGTACCGAGAAGTTTGAGGCCGATAGTTTGCAGGATGGACATGGGGTAACTCCAATTGGATTTTAGAAATGACACGTACGATGTCTACATTAAATCACGAAGACTAGTATTTCTTTCCTAGAATCGATCTGTAGATGCAGCAAACGCTGCAACTGTACGGGCCACGTCACCATCCAATACCCACGACATGAAGTTCGAAGGACTACGCCAAGATTGGAATGCTTGTACTTGCTTAGCAATGTTTAGATTCAAACGTTTCCCAGCATAATAGAAGTCAGCCCAAGACTGAGAAGTCAATGTAGCCGTGTAATCGTTAAACAACGATTGCTCATCCCATACCGCACCGTTAGTTAATGCAGTAACTGTGTTAAGCGTAGTTTCACCCACCATCTCAGCTGCAGCTGAAGCAGCACCACGAGCAGCTGTACCCAACCAACTAGCAGAAGCAAAACCAGCCTTAAGTGGAATGTGCATGATCTTCGACAAGTCTTTAACCGAGATAGTTACTTCACAGTTAAGCATTTCATTATCAGCGTTCCAACCTACGTGACCAGTACCACGACGAATTGTTAATGAATCAACAATGGCCAATTGTTTTTGGTTACGACCTTGGTGGAATAGCTGACAGATAAATGGCGACGTATAAGCCGAACGACCTGCAGAACGCGGCAATGCCATTGGTAAGATCATAGCCAGCGGTAGATAGATGTTTAGGAAACGTGACATCTTATTACCGTGAGCACACACCAAAGGAATGGTGTATGAAGCCGTTGGTAAAGAAGCTACCGACGATTCCCAATATTCAGGTACGTCAACAAATGCAGAACCTGCCAACGTAGCCAAGCCAGACATGTTAACCATATCCAAAGCACCACCGACAAAACTACTGATTGCTTGGAAAGCACCACCAATTAATTCAGACACGTTACCTTGCATGAAGTTAAATTGTGCAGCCCGTCCTTCAGTTACTTTTGTGTTCAGTGTTTGCGCAACACCTACCGAGGTAGTACTGGATGTAAACGATTCTGATTGTTCACCGTTATAGTCAGCACGCAACGTTACAAATTGCATGCCATCTCGTTGAGCACCTGTAATAAAGTTCATCACTTTAGACAGATCGCCCCACTCGGTAAATTTCTCAGAGTCAATAACAGCCGAATCTCCTACAGGGTCGGCCTTTAGATACTCTAGGAAATATTCACGAGTAGAAACGTTTGCGTTGGTATCGCCGTAGTACTTACCAATTTCGGCATTAACGCCTTTGCGGAGATCATCAATGTTTCGAGCTTTCTCAGCCATAGCTTCCCAAGCTTTCTTAGCTTCGTCCGCTTTACGTTGAGCACGTCCCGCCAAGGCCATTACGTCCACACCACCTTTAGGTGAAAACAAACCTGGCATAATACGGGAAAAGTCTTCCATGTCTTTAACGGTAACAGTTTGCCCAGGATCGGCCATTTGTGACTGAGTATCTGGATCGGTGTACAGCCGTGGTTGTAGACCCATGTTAATAGCAAATTCGTTAGCCAGTGTATTTACAGCTGACCAATAGGCATGCATTGTGGGTTTAAAGTAGAACCACTTAGAAGGCGACGACTTCGATAGAAAGTTCAATACCCGAGAGACAGCGGTAATGCCAATGATGAACGGCTGTACTGGTAAAGATACCACAAACATAGCTGTGTTACCCAATTGGTACCACATGTCTGTTGTCTTACCGGAGTTAGCAAATGTAGCTGCTGACCGATCATAAAAGTTTGTAAAGAAACTAGCCCAGCTAGAGAACCGGGGAACACCAAACGACATATGCAGCTTTTGTGCTAAGTCGTCATGTGCTTCTGAATAATATCGACCCATACCAAGACGTTTGTTCTTGGGGTCACGCCCACGACCCGGCTGCCGGATATCAGCATGTCGAGTGTATTGAGGCAGGTTATTAATGGTGAAGTTACCACCAGGTGTAGTATTTGTAAATTTGAAGGCTGCAGAGTTTGCAAAGCGACGACGTGTTTCAGAACCAAACGACACTTGATTAGTAGACGTTGGTAATAAGAAAGCTTGCCGCAGCCAAATTGGTGTATCGACTGTTGGAGTTGCCATATTGGAACCTTTAGACAAAATAAAGCCCACCCGAAGGTGAGCCCTATATTTAGACTGTAACAGGGTACGCAGTTTTATTAGCTGCGCGCGACTGTTGCTTGGGCATACTATTGCCCTGAGCTGGAGCCGCCTGTCCTGCAAGGATCGCATTAAGCGCTTCCAACATTGCTTTCTGAGTATCGAGTTGTTGTTGTTGAATACTCATGATAGCGCTGTCATTTTGCGTTGACTGCTGTACTTCTTTAGCACGCTGTGCATCTTTAGCTGCCGAAGCAGCTTGTGCACCCGAGGCTGCATTAGATGCAGAACTGTCAGGAGTCGCTGCAGCTGTTTGACCAGCTGACTCTGCCGTGACATCGGTAGCGCTTTCAGAACCTCCTGTTGGAGATTGTGCGGCTGCAGAAGCGGCCAACGAAGTAGCTGGACCACCAGACCCGGTATTAGTAGGAGTTGAACCTGTAACCGCTGGACCACCAGGCATTGCCGATACACCAGGAATGAATTTATCATCCTGTTTAGCTTCTGTCTCGGATTGCTTAGCTTTATCAGCAGCTTGTTTCTTCTCCATCTCTTCCGTGGTTAACGGTACCGGAGCACCTGTGGAAGTACCAGCCGATGCAATCGAACGATACTTAGCCATACGTTCATCAAAGGACTGTTCGATTTGACCAAGTGTACGTTGAGCGCCTGTACGCTTGTCAGTAAACACCGATGGGTTAGCACGTGCCTCTTTAGGAAACGCGGTCGAACCAATCGTGGTCTTTGGCATCTTGATCCATTTAACAGCGGTACCAGGACCTAAGAAGTGAGCCAGATACAAATCAATATCCGTAGGATCTTTACCTGTACCTTTCTTAATGACGTTCATCGAATACTTGATGTACTCGCCACCCATCAAACCGTTAACTCGTGGATCTAAACGCAAACGACGACCTACGTCAGCAGGCAAACCATACTTAGCGGAGTGTTGACCAATTACCCAATCCCAAGTCGAGTTAATGAATTGGAACCAGCCAGTAGCAGAACCACCAGCACCGGCTTTAACTGTCCAGTCGAAATTAGATTCCAACGCACAGAAAACCATTAGGTATTCAATTGGTACACCGGTCATCTGAGAAACAACTTCCAGTGTCTTACGAGAACCCTTAGCATCTTTCGATGTAGGCATTGGTACTTGTTCCCAAGAACCACCATTCCCGTCTGAAACGTAACCGTACGATTGACCCGTTACGGCTTTAGAAGCAGCACCGTAAGCAACTACGCCAGCAGAAGCAATCTCATGCCCTACCTTAGAAGCAGCATTAGACACGTACGAGGCAGCACTACCTAAAGCAGCGCCAGCTTTACTAGCCGCGCCACTAACTGCATCAGTAGCACTATTAAAAGCATCAGACACTTTATCAATAACACCATCCATGAATGACTTACCGCTAGCAGCAGCGGCAGCACCTGCGGCTTGAGCACCGGCAGACTGGGTAGGTGAAGCAATAACAGCATCGGACAGTTTTTGCAGGTGCGCCATGTCGGCATCAGCAAGTTTCTTCAGATCCGGAAGACTACCTTTAACTTCAAAGATAGTTGGACTAGACCATACAGAATTACCATTAGGAGAAACAGCACCCATTACGGCGTTAGCCACACGGACTTGATCACCTAGTTTCATTGCTGTACCGGCATCAGAAGGTTTCCCTTGATACGTTTGACGAGCTACAGTTAAGAATGTCTCAGCAACTGGAATGAAACGCTCAGTAAACCAGTTAACAAACTTAACACGTTCAGCACCATGGTCGGCAGTATTCATACCAAACAAACCACCAGCAGCGGAAATGAATTTCTCCACATCACCGTTGAATTTCACGTTACCACCTTGGTCTTTCTTAGACTGAAGGTCTAAGCGAGTTTCCATAGCGATCAACGATTCCATCTGGTTCTTGTTCAGACTTTCCATACCGTAAGCACGAGCACGAATAGAATCCAATGCATTCAATTCTTGCGAAGTGATAGCAACTGGCATGACACTATTCACAGCGGCAGCACCAACAGCGCCCACACCAGCAGCTTTCGCCATAGCATTAACTTTCTGTTGAACAGACTTGGCTGCTTCCTCTTTCCCTTCGTTAGCTTCTTTACCAATAGCTTTAGCATCGTCAACAGCTTTCTTAGCTGCTGCGGCAGCAGTTGCACCCACTACTGCAGTTGGTTCGATGTTGTTTTTGGCTTCTTCTGTAGGAGCAGCCTTAACACCCGGCAATGCAGCCTTGGCTTTATCTGGATCGATCTTGTACTTCTTACTCAGTTCTTCAATGGCCGCTTTAACTTCTTCTTGCGTGTCATCCAATGGATCAGTATCACCAAATGGGTTATCACGCATTGCAAAAGGAGAACCATCACCGTAAGGTACAGAGATTTCTTTAACGAATGTGCCTTTCAGCGGTTCGTCAAGTTTCTCTTCAATCTCAGTTAGAGACATCTGGGTTTTACCCACAGCGTCTAATGCTTTTAGCCAAGTGCAGAATACTGGTTTGAAACGTAGATCCATCCAACGAGCAAAGCGGTGAATAGAAGCTTCATCGGTAGCATCAAAGCCCATGATATCCAAGATAGCTTTACCACCAGCTGCACTTACGTTCAACTGTGGATTAGGGCCACGGACAGCAGTCTTTTCTAGTAGCTGTTCAAGCTCCAAGATTTTGTGACGTTGACGAGTAGAAGTAATACCGTACTGTAGCATACGGATACTCATGAACTCACCACGGACACCAGCAAAATACTTGTAAGTAAAGTAACCCGCTACAGCTACGCCTGCAACTACGGCAGCACCAATTAACACTGGGGCCGATACTAAACCAGCCAAAGCTGTACCTACCATCATGGCACCACGAGCAATCATCTGTCCACCAGCAGTAGCACCAACACGACCAACAACACTACCTACTAATTGACCTGCACGACTTCCTGCCAGTTTCTTACCCCAGCGAGCCATACGTCCACCACGACGACTAGGGCCACGATCGTTACCACCGCCACCCAAAAGGTCTTTAGCGTCTGAGGCAGTACCTACGGCTTCACTAACGGTATCCATGATACCACCGCCGTCACCTTCCTCTTCTTCTTCCTCGCCTTTCTTCTTACCGCGCATTTTATCCCACAGACCACCCAAGGCTACCGACATTTTACTGAACAGACCTTTTGATTCCTTCTGTTCTTTTTCGTCTTTAGCATCTTTCTTGAGTTCATCTGCAGTTTTCTTTTCCTCACGTTCCATCCAGCTACCCTTCCGATTTTTCTTCGGTACGGTTTCTCGGATAGCGTCTCGGATTTGAACTAGTACTTGGTCAGTAGTAGACAAGTTAGCAAGTTGACGTTTTGTAAAGGTACCCATTGGAGCCAGGATAGTCTTAGCTCCAGCCATTGCATCGTTACCCAGTTCTCGACCTAAAGCACCGTAGTACTTCTTAGTTAAGTTCCAGTAGCCAGCTGCAGCTTTACCTACTGTGGCTTTGAATGCACGACGCATTAACCCACGGTTCTTAGCGATCTTGTGTTTCTTACCGTTGCTTTCAACCAGATCTTTCAGTTCTGATTTATCCAACAAAGGTTCACCTGTTTCAGCATCAAATACAGGACCATCAATATCACTGAAAGATTTAATAGGTTTCTGGTCTTTGTCTAAGTATCCACCCTCTTTCAGTTTCTCAACTGTAAGCACAGGTTTAACTTGACCGGGTAAGTAAGCGTCACGATCACCCATCATTCGGGCAGCAGTATTACGGGCTAATGCCCATGCTACCTTACCAGCCATCTTCATACCAGCAAATACGTTCTGGGTTGTATTACCTCTCCAGATCTGTTGTGCGTATTTAGATGCCCGATCTTTGACACCGGCCATATCAAACTTGGTACCCTCTGTGGATCGAAGACCACGAGCAAGTTCTTGGGCAGTGGCTACAACTTTACCGTAATGATCAGTGATTGTGCCTTTAATGTCATCCAACGAATAAACTGGTTTACCGGATTCTTCATCAATGTAAGCACCGTTAGCTAAATCACGGGCTTTAATAATGACTTCATCACTACCTTCTAAACACCAGTCTTTAAAATCATCTAGCTTCTCTTTAGCCGCTGCTTTACCCGCTGCCGCATGCTTAGCAATAACTGCTTGAACCGCATCCAGTTTAGACTTAGCTTGAGCCATTAATTGGCCACGCTCACTATACAGGCCTTGTGCTACTTCCTCAGCCGATGCAACTTGCTGACCTAAGTAGTTACGAACCTCACCTGTAATGTCCGATGCTTTAGTAATGATCTTATTGGTATTGACATCAATCAATTTACCTTGTGCCATATCAACAGCTTTAATAAGCGTTTCTTGTGTACCTTGTAATTTGAGGTCAACAATACCAGCAGCTTCAGATTTACGAATCTGATCAACTTTGTCATGTCCTAAAGCTAAAACATTATTACCTGCACCAATCGCAGCTTGACCAGCTTCAGAACCTAATAGCTTAGCACCTTGTTCTTTACCAGACTCAATGGAGTTGATAATGGCTTGAGCCATTTGTAACCGGGCTTCCCTCATTGCTGGGGGTTCTTTATCGATTACATTGTTCAACAGCGCTTTGGCAAAGTCTAGCTTTTCTTTAGCTGAGAAATGTTCCAACACTGCAGGTAAGCCACCAGCTTTAGCAGCATCAGCTGCAGCGCTAGCAGAATCACGTAAGTTCTGGGCTTTCCCTTTAACAGCAGTACTGCCTTGCTCGTACTGATCACGCATGAATTGCATTGGGTCAGTTTTAAACTGATCCATCAAATCTTTAGCACCAGAACCTAGACGTTTAGCACCGTCTTTAATACGTTTGCCGCCAGGACCGTCAACAAAGTTAATGACTGCGTTTTGGGCGCGAGCAGAACCCGAGCCTGGGAAGTGTGGACCTACGAAATTACGGTCACCGGTATCGCCAGAAGCATCGTGATATTTCTTGCCTGGACCACCATGTTTAGAACTGACATCCGCAGACATCATTTCCCACAGCTTCGGATAGTTAATCCGGTCTTGACCTTCAACCGTAATCAGAATACCCATCTCACGAAGTTGATCAGTTTTACCTGCTTCAATGAGACGATGGATTTCCTGGGCTGGGTCGCGCGATACGTTGCGGATATCCAGAAACGAATCAGAAAATTCTTTACGTTTAGCATGGTTAGATGCAGTATCTGCAAACTTACCTTTACTGTCACGTTCAAATTGTCCTTTAAAGAAATCTTCCAATTCTTTTAGGGTCTCTTTATCAGTACCTTCTCTGTAACCGTGTTTGGTCCCGTACTTCATTGGATCAAAACGTTTGTTAGAGGAAGCATCTCTTAGGAGACGTTCGCTTAAAGTTTTCCGTGCATTCTCAGACAACTTACCATCTTTGTCGATCTTATCCAAAGTCTCATTGATCTGACCCGATACCATCCGAGTAGTACCTTTTGATACAATTCGATCTTGAGCATTGCTTAACGCATCTTTAGAATTAGCAAACACACCTTTGGTAATGTCAAACACTTCCATTGGTACATCTGAACGACCTGTTCGCAACATACGCAATTCACGTAAAATACGAGCTTGAAAACCTGGTAAGATTTCAGTCAAAGAACGTTGCGACAATTGGTTGAAGGCTGTGTGCTGGCCAATTGTTTGATAGTTACCGGCTTTGGTTGCAGTGTCCAAACCAAACTGCGGAGTAAACGGTCTCAGGATATCTTGCAAGACGCCTTTGGCACCATGAGAGTTCTGATAGTTGTTTACAAATTCTTGCATGAATGCAGGAATGTTATCCGCCATGTAACCCGCTTGGTTATGTTTACCACGACCATGCTTGTTAGACATCCGGGTCATTGCAGGACGAATCATACGACCAGCAATAGGAGCCAGTGTATTACGTGCAAAACCATGAACACCATCGGCAGCTAAGTTACCTGCTAATTGATAGCGTTGGTTCCACATGTCACCCATGGACTCGCCAGCCTGCATGCCTTGGACAATACCAGACAATGCACTCGATGCTTTACCATTAACACGGTTTTGTACGTTACCACCGTAGTTCCCTAAGAAACCGGATAGTGTACGACCAACCATTGACGTACCAGCTTGTGCCATACCTTGACGCATATTCATCGACATGAGATCTTTCATCGATGACTTCAAGTGATCTGGTAAACCGGTGTTACGTACTAATGCTTGGAAAGCTTTGTTCTGCATCTCTAAAGAAGCTTCTGCCAATTTAGACATGTCACGTAAAGCTTGATAAGAACGGAATTGTAGTTCTAATCCTTTACGTTTAAAATCGTAATCTACTTGTTCAGTGTAGCTCGCCATACGGGTTAACGAGTCTACTGCTTGTGCAAGCCCACGTGCTACCGTTTGGTGATGTTTGTTATCAACTTGATCTCTTAGGCCACGTTCAATACGTTCGAGGTCCCAGCGACGTTGGTCAGCTTCCTGACCCATGTTAAACAAGTTACGTTGTACAACGGTACCTTGGTCAACTGCGCTACGAAGGTCTTCACCCAAACCTTGTTTAATGGTTTCTTCGTCTTGAGTTTTCTGACGACGAATCGCTAAACGTGATTGATCTTGGTTAGCTTCAATTTGATATTTGTACTGTTCAGCCTTATTGGATAGTGCCGAGTTAATCCGATCATACGTCGAATCGGATACTTTTCCTTTCATGGCGGGCAAGAATGATTCTGCACGTTTGAAAAGATATTGCAAGTCACCTGGATTGGTTTTCTCCAAGTGATCCTTTAAAGAGCTGACACCATTCTTAGCTTGGTCATAAACACCAAATAAGCGGTCATAACCCTTAGGGGCACCGTTTGTTAAAAATGCTTTTAACAGACTTTTATTTTTACCTGGATCGATGATGCCATCTTTGAAACCGGCCATGAATTGTTGGACTGGAGATTTCTTACTCCCGCCTAACGCTTCATCGTCAAACATGCTATCAAAGTCGTCATCAAAGTCGAATGCTGATTTAGAATTAGCAGCCGCCAATTTTGTTTTATTGCTTGCCATTGTCAAACTCCTGACATGAACTTCATATCGTTAACCCCAAAAGGACCCTAAAGATGAAAAAGGCCTTATTACCTTTTAACATTTCTCTACTTATTCCAGACAAAAACTTACTCGCTCGTGTAGGGCGTGTTACATCCCACGAGATCTTTGTGGGTAATGGAGGTAACTTCCATGAAGAAGGTTTATTCTCCGTTTCTATTTTTGGACGGGTGGGTAGTCAAGAACGTGAAAGTAACTTTGGTTACATCAAATTGGGTCTGCCTGTAATCCATCCCCTGGTGTATCGAAACATCCTTAAGCTTAAAGGCTTTTATGAAGACATCATCATGGGTCGCCAATATGCTGTCTTTGATGAAGAAACAAAAGATTTTATTAAAGCCAGTGAACTAGATGGTCGTACAGGGTATACCTTCTTTTTTGATAATTGGAAAAAGGTTGTATTCAAACAAACCGATTCCGATATTCGTCGAGTTCGTGTAAAGCTTGTTAATGATAACATGCATCAATCTACAATGGATGCAATGCTGGTAATCCCAGCTGCTTATCGTGAAGCTGAACCTAACCCAGATGGTCGTATTGAATACGATGAGATCAATGACATCTACCGTGTGTTGTTACAACAGTCTACCGGTATTCCAGAGTTCTTTGGTCCTAACGCTGATTTGTCGATGTATGATAAGCGACGGGTAGCAATGCAACTCCGTGTACAAGAGATCTATGATCACTACGAGAAACTAATTTCTGGTAAGTCTGGTTATGTGCAATCGAAGTGGGCATCTCGACGAGTGTTCAACGGCACACGTAACGTTATTAGTTCGATGGATACTAACGCAGCAGACTTGGGTGAACCAAATCGTCCTAAGTTTAAAGACTGTGTAATTGGTTTGCACCAAGCATCACGTGCTGCTGCACCTAAAACTATTTATGGGATGAAGAACTCGGTTATTGGTGAGATCTTTGAAACCATGACTAACCGGGTTGAATTGGTTAATAAGAAAACTCTTGTTCGCGAATGGGTAAACGTATCAGTCGATGACATGGACACTTGGTCTACACCGCAAGGTCTAGAACGTGTAATGTCTGAACTGGAAGTTATTGAGAAACGTTCACGTGCCGTGGAAATTGCTGGGCACTATCTAGCGTTAGTTTATTTGGATGATAAAAAGAATTACCGTATCATTCGAGATGTTAACGAGATTCCAGCAGGCTTTGATCGTAAGTGGGCACGGCCTATTACTTACGGTGAACTGATTTACCTGTGTGGATTAAATATGTGGTATACACTGCGTGGGTTTGTAACACGTTACCCCGTAGAAAACTACAACAGTTCTATCCCGGTTTCTATTTACGTAAAGACAACTGTAACAGGTGAATTACGTTATCCACTAGGACCAGACTTTAAACGTGATCCTCACGCTCCTGTAGCGTTAGAGTATCCAATGTTAGAGATTGGTAAGGTAGCACAATGGCACGACTCTACTTCTGTATCTCCTTCGATCCTATCGCCACTGGGCGCTGACTTTGACGGTGACACTGTATCCGTAAACATTGTTTACTCTAAAGAAGCTTTGGCTGAGATGGATAAATTCTTCCGTTCTCGTATTGCTTATTTGAATGCTACTGGTGGTCTAGCTTTTAGTTCAACCATTCACACTGTTAACCTGGTACTCCGGTACATGACTGGCGATCCAAAACCAAGGACTTAAACATGCGCTTAGCCATTGAACAGTTTCGGAAACAATATACCGTTTTCGAACAAGGCAAACTACAACAACCCAAACTGCATCTGTTAAACAAGTTGTTCCTGCCACAACGTTCGATTGTACACTTCTCTGATCCTAACGGTGCAGTACGAGGTCCGTCTCAAACGGACCCACTGTTCAACAAGGTGACAGGTAAAGTTTATATCGAGCACGTAACAAGCTTGGCATCAACTGAAGGTAACCCACGTAAGTCTGCATTGACAGCGTCTAAGCTACAAGCTGAATTCCGTCAACAGAATGCATTCTTCAAACCACTGACTAAAGATGAAGCGTTGGCAATCAACCCTCTCAATGTCATGGTGTTCAACTATAACCTGCTAGACCCACAGTGGATCTATCAACCTAACTTTAAAGCCGGTTTCTTACGTTGGTCTAACAACCAGCGTACGTTCTGGCAAAACGTTGCTGCTTCTCACCGCCGGTTTGGTTGGGAGCAGTTTGTTGAAATCCATCTACCGGAACAAATGCCTGATCTGGCTTCTTTTAAACGGATGGCTGATAATCAGAACCAAACCAACTTAGAAACGTTTGCCACACCACAACAGTTTTCCATTTGGGATCTGTATCGTTGGTTAGGGCCAATGCGCGAGCAATCGATGATGTCGGTTGTGCAACCAGATATGTATTCTAAGATCTGGTTCTTGATTCGTGCACGTGATCGGTTTATTGTTCTAAACATGGGTGCACTGGATGAATGGCGTGACGGTACTAAAGATCTTGAAGCTACTGTTACAGTAGAAGAATTCATTAACATCTTTGGTACACAAGTTTTTGATTTGGGCTATGAAGATATTAAAGAAGAGGAACAATTTGCCTTTAATAAGATTCATGGCACCATGCAAGAACTTGGTTTGACCACTAACGTTGCAGTTGAATCGTTTGTTCACACGTTTGGTATGGAGGCATTCTTTCCTCCAGCCGTAATGCAACGCCGCGTGTTGTCTCTTCTGGCAGCAATGACAGAATACAATCACCAAGCTGAAGCATTGTCTAATGTAATCGACCACACTAATTTGGTTGATGTTGAAGAGGAACCTGTTAATGAGTTGGAATCGGGCGAGGAAGAAGACAACGGAACACTTCCGGACAAGAATGAGGAAGTCGAACCAGTTCACGTCGAAGAAGAAACCGCCTTCGATATCCCAGCCTTTACAATCCCTAGTCTCGACTTCACCGAAAATGGAGCAACTTATAACCCGCCGGATGCAGAACTATTCACTACCAAACTCCAAATTGAGAGTGATGCTGAATTGGTTCATCGGCCACGGGAAATTAAGGTCGAAGCTCAACGTGTTGATGCCATCCCTGATAACGTGGCTGAAGCCGCGCCGATAGTTGCAGGTGTTGCTGGTCCCGCTTATGAACTTTATAAGCTGGGTATTATCCAACCACGTACATTTGAACAAGCCATTACTGATGCTGAGTCGTACACTCGAATCAAAGATCCTTTTGGTACAGGTAAGACGCTAGAAGAAGCAATGCAATTTACACAGGAAGATTACGAACTTCCTGCTGACACGCAACTTGCTGATTCGGCCACAGTCCTTGACAAGTCCATGTTGGGTTCTAAGCTTAAAGCAATGCAACGTAAGTATCAGACACATCTCCGTAATAAGGACATGATCAATGCGGTACTGTCGGTACAGAAGCAAGGCACAGCGGTAACAAACTACGAAGTGGAAGAAGTGCGTAATGCAATGAACCACTACGAAATTCACAAGGTTACTTTGAAACCGATTCGTGGTAAGCCTGGTACAATTTATTTCCGTGTACCAGTAGTTGATCGGGATGGACGGTTTGTATCCAACGGTGTTACTTACCGGATGCGTATGCAACGGGCTGACTTGCCTATCCGTAAAGTTAAACCCGATACCGTAGCACTGACTTCTTATTACAACAAGACGTTTGTGACCCGTTCCCATTTGGCTGCGCATAACTACGACGCTTGGATTACTCGCCAGATTCGTGAGCGAGCACTTGATCCAGAAGACAACCGTATTACTGCGGTGTTGTATGCTGAGCTAGACCAATCGGCTTATGCGCTGCCTCGTGTTTATACACAGCTGGGTTCTGCTTTCCGAGGCTTTACTGCTGACAACGTTTTTCTTTACTTTAAGTTTGACGATCACGTTGAATACTTCAAAGCTAAGTTTAAAGTTGATGCCACGCAATACGAAACCAAAGAGTATACCCTAGTTGGTGTAATGAACGGTAAGTTACCAGTCATGATTGATCGTAAAGGTCAGTTCTATGTACACGACAAAGGTAGCTTAGAACCGTTGGGTTCTATTGTTGAACTGTTGGGTCTGGATCAAACTAAGGCACCACTGGAAGGTGCTTTCATGAACGTAGGTTCTAAAGACCTGCCTCTGGCTTTTGTGTTTGGTTACAAGTACGGCTTAACCGCAACGCTAAAACGTTTGAATGCTAAATATACCCGTCACCATCGCGGTGAGCGTATTCCTCTGACATCTGACAATTACGTGTTGGCTTTCCAAGATGACGTATTGGTATTTGATCGTTCTGATTACCGTACACAACTCATCATGGGTGGCATGCGTAAGTACGCTAAGCTAATGCCGCATTTCTCGATCTATGACTTTGATAAGCCCGACGTGTATCAACGGTTGTTGCTGGAAACAGGAATGACTGCGCGATTCACTAAAGAGATCGATGCGTTGTTTGCTGCGTGGATGGACCCTATCACCGAAGGTCTGTTGAAACAGATGGGTGAGCCAACTACATTTGATGCCCTGCTGTATCGAGCTGTAGACATGCTGTTGATCGATTGGTCTCCTGCTGAGGTCGATGGTGCATACATGCGCTATCGTGGCTATGAGCGGATGGCAGGTACGGTATACAACGAACTGAACAAAGCTGTTAAGCGTTTTAACAATGCTACTGGTTCTGCTGCTGTTCAAGTACAAATGGACCCTGCGGTTATCTGGAAGAAGTGTACCCAAGATCCAACCATCATGGTTGTTGAAGACTCTAACCCACTGGCTAACATTCGTGAACAAGAGTCCATGACGTATCGTGGTGATGGTGGTCGTTCTACAACGTCCATGGTTGCACGTACTCGGATCTATGGTGAAGCTGACGTAGGTGTCGTATCTGAATCTACGGTTGACTCGGGTGATGTAGGTGTTATTGCTTACCTGACTCCGGATGCTAACTTCAATTCAATGCGTGGTACAACTCGTCCATTTGATCCAACTACAGATGGGCCAGCTCGTCAACTCTCTACATGTGCGCTGTTAGGTGTTGCTACAACTAACGATGACACCAAGCGTATTAACTTCATTAGTATTCAGCAGCAACAAGGGATTTATGCGGATGGATATGAACCTACTCCACTCAGGACTGGCTACGAGCAGATCGTTGCTCAGCGGACTAGCAGCATCTTTGCTTCTGCGGCGGAAGACGACGGTAAGGTCATTGCCGTTGATGAGCACGGGATTACTGTCGAGTATGCTAATGGTGAAACTACATCGTACCAAATGGGTAAGATCCACGGATCTGCGGCAGGTACCCATTACCCCCATTCAATCATCTCCGACTTGAAAGCGGGTGATACGTTTAAACGTGGTCAAACTTTAGCGTACAACGAGAAGTACTTTACTCCAGATCGCATGTCCCCAGGGCAAGTAATTTGGAAAGCTGGTATCAACACGGTTGTTGCTTTTAGTGATAACTTAGACACCTTAGAAGATGGCTCGGTCATTTCCGAAAGCTGTGCTATTAAGATGAATACTCAAACAACTAAGATCAAATCGGTCAGTGTTAGTTTTGAGCAAAACATCGAAGACATAGTAAAAGTTGGTGATCACGTCGACTTAGATTCAATTCTATGTACGATTAAAGATCCCGACTCGGGCGGTGGCTCGGTGTTTGATGAAGTATCGCGTGAAACACTTGCGAAACTCTCTAACTATTCCCCTCGTGCGAAGGTCGTTGGTACTGTATCCAAAATCGAATGTTTCTATCACGGTGATCGTGATGAGATGTCTGATAGTCTACGCAAAGTTGCTTATGCATCCGACAAAGTTCGTGAAGCAGAAGCTAAAGCACGTGGTCAAGAATTCTTCAGTGGTGAAGTAGATCATGAATACCGCATCCGTGGTAATGGTCTAGAGCCACAGTCTTTGGTAATCAACATTTATATCGACCATGACATCCCTTGCGGTGTAGGTGATAAAGGTGTAGTTGCTAACCAGATGAAGACTGTATTCTCTCGTGTAATGCGTGGCGTTAACCAGACTAAATCTGGATTGGATATTGACTTGATCTTCGGTAACACATCCGTAGAAGAGCGGATGGTACTGAGCCCCAAACTGATCGGCACCACAACTATCCTTCTTGCCGAATTGTCAAAGCACCTGGTAGGTGTCTACAGAGGAACCGCAAATGCAAAATCTAAGTAACAACGTCGCACACGGGCAGAATCTTTCGATTCTGTCTTCCGCTGTCGAACTGGGCGCAGAAGCAATTCTGCGCATCCTCGGCACCGAACATACCTCCTCTACTTTGAACGGGGTATTCCTAACCAAGCAAGACATCCAGGAAGCTCTGGCTGGTCGTATCGCTACCCAACTTGCAATCTAAAAGGAAACATCATGTCTGATATCGCCAACACCGTGCAGTCGGTAAAACTGATTGCACAGCAACTGACTGAAGGTAGTCAAGTTCTGGTCGTGCCGAATCCTGAGTTTCCTATTGCTCAGTTCGCTAGCGGCTACGCTGTAGATGAAGCCCCTACCGGCGCACCTGTATCTGAAGAACTCGTAACATCGGTTGAAGATCACTTCACCGAAATGAATGAAGAACAACCTATTACTGTCGAAGAAGACAATAAAGACATGGTTGGTCTAGTAGCTGCTGCACTGGGTAAAATTCAATTCAACGTATCTAACGTTGTTGTCCCAGGTATTGATTCAATGGTTCGTGACTTTAACGAACGCCAAAAGATTTCTACCTCTGCAGATATTCGGGCGGACATCTTTAAATACGATCCACTGCACAGTGAACCACGTTTGACTTCTCATTTGCAGAACTATGCAAACGTAACTCCTGCTGCTAGCTACCGTACTTTTATTCTCCCAGGTCAAGGTGTTGAACAGATCATCGAAATGGTCTCTATCAACAACCCACATGCTGAACGTGAACAAATTACAGAATGGCTACTCAGTGTAGATCCAGAAGTTATTAGCCGTACGTACGCTGACTTGTTCAACCGCAACAAAGCTGTTACTGTAGGTGAACTGGATTTTGTTGTAGGCACTAATACACCTTTCAACATTGATGCTTTGCTGTTAGCTTATTTCCTGTGTGGTCACCTAGGTGAGAACCCAGTTGATGCTATTAGTGAATCGGTTACTTATGAAGAGTGGATTCACGTACTACGTTTGCTCCACGAGATGTTGGGTGCATACCTGCTACGTGCTTATCAACGACGCGCTGAAGACCAAACTAAAGGCGTATTGATTCTGCGTTCTGATGCAGCCAATGCAATCGAAAACCGTCGGTTAGTAGTTTGGTTGAACGGTGACGTTGAACCACAGTGGCGTGCTGCTAAAGGTGATCTGTCTGTAGTACTTGGTTCTGCTCTGGAAGAAAGTGGCCCACAAACTTTGGATCGTTTGGAAGAACGTAAAGCTTATTTCATTCAGAAGTTCCAAAACGTTTATCCGCTGATTCAACAAGCAGCTATGGATAATGCTGAACGCTCCCGTCGAAAAGACATTATTGAAGCATTCTTGTCGCAAGCAGAACAAGGTACTTTGGCTGAACTGCAAGTAGATGGTCTGCGTGATAAAGTAGTTGATGCTATTCGTGCAGTGCGCCCAGAACATCTGGAAAATGAATACGTTGCCTTCGGTCAATTGATCTGCCGTATTTACTTCCCTGAGTCTACTTATTGGGATTACATGGTTCTGATGGATAAGGCTGGTAAAGATTACCCTGATGCATCGCGCCGTGAACTATCTACCCAGGCTCTGTTCTCTCTGTACGCTATCTGGGCAGCCAGTCAGATCCAAGTCGACCGGTTCAAGCCTGAAGTAGTTGATGCACCACCAGCAGCTCTAGAAGAGCCTACAGTTGGTGAAGCAGAAGAAGCAATCGGTGATGCCGCTACCGGTGAAGGTCCTCTTGTAGAGGAGACTGATCCGGAAGTAGATGCACTGGATGAAGAAGACGACGTTAGTACGGAAGCCTATTCGGGAAAGCGTTAACCCTTGATCAACGTATTCATAAAGCGGGTTGTCAGTCAACTCGTGTACGTACATTAGCTATTGCTTTTCCAAAAGAAGTTGAACCAATGATTAGCCGCATGGAGATATTAAATGCGGCTACCAATGGCGACAGCGCTAAAGAAAAGATTTACGACACTATTTGCGAATCATGGTATCTCAGTGATGAAGATGATGATACTAAAGCTTTAAAGAAATTTAAAGCTGATCTTGCTAAAGTTGAGAAAGATATAGCTAATATTAAGAAGTAGTTCAAGGGGAAAATAAATGGAGCTAGTGCGTAACGCAGCTCGTGTGTTTGAACACTTACATCGTCAAGAAAATGGGAGCACTGTTACAGATGCTCCTTGCAAGATTCATGTACCTGTGCGATTTCAGAATAAGGACCTAGCAATCCTAGGTTCTGAAGTCTTTATTGTTGGGTTCTATGCAATCATTGTAAACGACGAGTATTACGGTGTAGACAACACTATTGCAATGATGCAGATTCGTCCAAGCTCTACTAAGAAAGTTGTTATTCGAGGCACCGATTACTTTGAGTTCTCTTTTGAACCTGGGGACGTGGTGTTTGTGAATAATCATTTGGTGGTTAATGATACCCTGACTTATTACCTCTACGATGAACTCGTGGCTAAAGGTAACATTCCGTGGTATATGAACTACTATGACATGGCCAAGATGTTTGACACTGCTTCATTGCATGCTGGTGTTAACCTAGGTTCACGTGCCATCTTAGAATTGATTATCTCGACAACTGCGCGAGATAAAGACGATCTAACTCGGTTATACCGACACATCTTGAATACACATCAAGACATCGTTACTAACCCACCCAAAGTCATTCCATTCCGTTCTGTGGTATGGAACACGTCTGATACAACCAGTCGCCTCAACGGTGCTTACTTTTCTGATGCTATCAACACAGCAGTAGTTAACCCTAGCGAATCCGTAGAATTGATTGAAGAAATTCTTCGTACATAAGGAACACCATTATGAGCGCAGCTCAAGATTACTTTGGTGTCCAGAAGCAAGCCGGTAACCAAGTACGTATTAGCGGTAGTCTTCTGACTGCCGGTGGTAAGAAAGGTATCCTGACTCCTGATGCAGATGGGTATTATACTCTCTGCGTTGGCGCTTATGGCACCCACAATTCCGCTGGCATGTTTTATGATGCTGCATCTGGTGTATCTATGTTTGCACCAGACTCTCCACTGATGCGCCGTTTGCTTAAGAACGTGCTGTATATGGAGTTTAAACATCCTGAACCGTTTACCGATTTGCTTATTGATGGTCGTAAGTTTCGGAAACCTATGGATGATCGCGAGTACCTTCAACGTATTCGTAAGATCGACGATGATCGAGTTTGTGCGCACATCCGTGCATTGACTATTGTTGATGGTAAAGATGAACAAGGTCGTCCTTGTAAGTTGGTTATTGCTGAAGTTAAACCTTACGGTCCTTACGCAAAAATATTCCAAGACTCCATTACCAATCCACACATCAATACTTATTGCTCCGTACGTTCGATTACACAAGACGACGTAATGCGTGGTATTAAGTACACCCGTGAAATCTCTACTTGGGACTTCGTTGGTGAAGGTGGCATCTACGTAGCAGGTAAACACAATTCTCCTGCACTTGAGAACTTTGAATCTAACGAGATGACCATCAACCCTACTACTCTGTGGGGAATGCAAGATGAAGCTGAACGTCGTAAACGTTTAGGTTTGGAAAGTGCAGCTACTTTAGATGTAACTGATCTGATCCGTAACCTTGGTTGGGAACGTCGCCCAGCAGTACGTCGTCCTGCGTACATGCGTTAACAAAAAAAAAAGAACGAACATTAGCCACCCCAGCGGGTGGCTATTATGTTGTCACGCCACTCGAAAGTGGCGGAAAGCACCTGCGTCAATAGCAGCGGCAACGTTACCGGCATTAGTACCGGTCATTGCTGTAGAACCCGAACGAGTATCTACGTTGTAGCTAATGATCTTACGACCATTCTTAACCACGGTGAACATCTTGGAATCCGAATCGTAATTGATGCAGGTATCACCCATAGTGAAAGTAAAACCTTTCTCAGCTTCTGGGCGAGCAACCAAGTTATGAATCACAGTGAATACGTTAGACTTGTTAACCATTTAAAACCTCTTGTTTACTTAATTAAAAAGGCTATCTTTGTAGATAGCCTTTATGTCGTTTTAATGTGCCAGGTTATCTGGCGAGAAATTATTGTCTCGGGCGTACTGCTCAAGACGTTTCAGCATAGCCAGCGTTAACGTTTGCAATGCTTCCAGAGAAGCACTGAATACACCTAACGTTCCGCTTGATGAAGATGAACAACTATGGTATTCACCAGCCAGGTAGTTCACATAAAAACTTACTTGACCAGCACCCACTTTTACATCAAAGCGATAAGCTTTGCACAGTGCCGTGTTGGCAATAGAAAGCTTAATGCCATCGAGTTCTTTCATTGCTTCATGTTCTTCCGGTGTGAACCAGCAGACCCATGCACGTGCAATGTATTCAAGTTGCGAATGCAGTACATTGTAAGCAAAATTTGACATATTACTTAGGGCCACGATTATTTCCTTTTAGTGTGTATTCCCATTTGTAATATAGGCTTTTAAATGGTTTAAATAACGGCATAAAGCCTCTCCCGTAGGGGAGATTATCCGCGAGGACGAGGACGACCTAAACCGGGAGACTGACGTGTTCCATTACTGGGCGTAGTCTTATGTTTCAATTCTTGAATCTTATTCAGAATGGCCTGTTGCTGTTCTGGGTAGAATTCAAAGTGTTCCACTGGTGGTGGATTAAATCTCCCAGGCTTAGGTGGGTTTGCTTCTTGCCAGGCAAGATCAACTGGATGGATGTATCCATCTGGATCACCAAACATTAAAAAGTCATTACGTTGTTCAGTATCTTCAACACATCGGAATCTACCAGCACCCCGAGAATGACCAATATAAAAATCAGCATGTGGTGGGCATGTGTAATCTGCACCTGGGTCAGTAACAACATCAACACCGTGTTCTTGTAGGAACTCCGTGATTTCGCGGTAGTAACTACGGGCGACTTCATTGTTAATGTATTTGGGATTGCCTGTAATTAATACTGCTTTCATATTTAGTCCGTAGTGGTCAATGGGTACATGGTGTTAACTAGTTCTTCAACACGTGCTGGTTGATAGAAAGGCGCAGTCAAGATAGCGTCACGGTATACCGGACTTGAAAGAAACAATGTTACTGCATTTTCAGATGCATTTGCTAAGCTACCTAGATTCCATACTTGTTGATTACCACGGACAGTCCAAAACCAATCAGGTTTAAGTTTGTTCATTAGTTCTACAAGTTTAGCTAATTGTGCTGGATAATCAGCTACGGTTACGCCTTCAACAAAAGCAAAGTTGGACAGTACTTTAGTTGCAAAGTCTGGGGTGTTTGCATTAAGTGCATTGGCACCAATGTTTAGACCTGTTGTACCATTTACATTAGCATAGGCCAACAACACATCTAACGAACTGGATGCAGAGATACGTTCAGCAGATCGTTTAATTACGGTGTATTTAGTAATGTCAGATTGATCTTTCATTACTGTGTCAATTAGAGTCGGAATACCCCAACCAGATACTTCTTCAATTACACCACGTAAGATAGCTGCTTCTGCACCTAAGTCAAATGTTTTAATTAACGAACTACCCGTTAGATCGGAAATAAAATTAACAATAGAACTGACCTGATTATAACCACCGTTCTTTAACGTATCAATTACGGTTCGACCATCACCAACAATGATTTCAACACCCCGAGCAATATCGGTAGCGGACTTAACATAGTTAGTACTTGTGTCAGTACCTGTAAGCTCACCCATGATTAACTTTTCAGTAGCACTGGCAATCTTAGTAATATCAGATCGAGAACCTGCTAGTGCACCCTGAACTCGTTTAATGGCAGATGGTAGATCAATTGCATTGGTACGAAGTTTCTCACCAATGCCTTTTGTAATACCAACGGCTTTATCAAACGCCCCATCTAGGCCTGAGGAAAACACATCGATTTTAGAAGATAGTGATGTTCTTAATTTGGAACTGACTTCTGAGTATGCATCAACTACTTTTGTTCTGTCTTCTGGTGACCCCAGAAATGACGGGAGTGCTAAAGCTGCCATTTTGTTTACCTTGAAAAAAAAAATACGGGATTCATAAGATCAGACATAGCAGCCTCCCCGAAGGGAGGCCACTTATCTAGGTTAAAGACCCGATACAACAGATTGCACAATGTCTCGCCATTCAATATCTGCTGGCGAATCACTATCGGTGATTACTTCGGTTTTGCGATTTGCAATAAGCTTAACCATAGGTCGCTTAGCAATATCACGAACCAAAGCACCACGCATGATCGATTGTAGATCACGAACGTATACATAAGCCGCTTGTTTCCGATGCAGCTTATCAAAGTCGGGGGCGTAACGTGCATGCAGCCAACCCGGTTCATTAGAACCAGTAATTAGATACATGCGTAACCCACGATAGGTATAAAAGTTTAAACCTGTTGCTGTTTGTTTGGATGTTTGGTTATCCACCGAGAAGGGATTGTCTCGGGTGATTGTGCTCAGGTTAAGAACTTTTTGCATTACGCTTTCTCACTGTACGGGTCTTCGATAGTGGCAGAGTACTCAACATCGGGCATGCTGAGGATCAAGTGCGGATCATCTGTCCACTTCAACTTCAAGGTGTACACTTCTTTTTGTGGCTTCATTAACAGAATACCACGACGGAACACGTTCCACGAAAGCTTCCCATCCAAAAGCGCTCGCTTCATCATGCTGATTGTAGAGTTAAGCTCCGTCTTGTTAACTCCAACTTGATTTACAGGATTTTCAGAATAGTCCGCAAACAACTTTTCCCACTGTTCTTCATTGATCCCTTCTTGGGCTACAATGTGTCGGAATAAGTATGCCAGCGTCGACACTGGTTTTTTGGCTTTGTCGAATACGTTACATTCAGCGTACGTAAAGGTATCCTTGTAGTGATGTTTTTCATCAGCTGCTGGATCAATCACAATTTCGTACGAAGTGCTACTGCCATTTTGCCAGGTATAGTCCATCACCAATGTTGCTTGCATGGGTGAAAGGAAATCGATCGCTTTCTTAAAACCAGCCCAAGGCAAGTCATCATTCAAAAGGGCTTTATTCAAGTTACCTTTATCTGGCTTTTCTTGGTTGTGTGGTTTTTCAAAATACGCCGTCAGTCGTTTATTCCAAACGATCTGGTTTACACGACGCCAAAGCAATACTTCTCGAAAGAGAAAGCACAATACGCCTTGAGCACGATTCTTACCTTTAAGCGGGTCGGTCAGTAGATCTTTTACGGATTCCATGTTGCTTGTCACCTACGGTGGATGTTAAGAGGGTTTGGTATTACTAAAACCTGTCTATTGGAATACGATTTCTCCCTTGTCGTGAAGGACGTCAATGATCATGTCAGACAACGTATAGATATCAAAGTAAGCATGTAGCATCTTTCGTTGCCCGTAGGTACCTTCGATGTTATCTAGGATACCACAGTGTGCTTGTAGCAGTTGTCGCAATTGTTCCAGACATTCCCTGATGTCCAAATGTCCATGCACTGGATCGAAAAAGTAATTGTCTAGATCTACTTCTTTTTGATGTTGCAGACCTGTACGCAAAACATAATCAATCCGTGAATCCTGCTCGTTTGCGATAGCGTCATTTGCATCCAATAACAATCGGTGTAACTCTGCAAATGTACGATGTCGCAGTTGTCCAACATGACCCATCACATCACGAATGGCTAAGCCGTCCAGTAGTGACATATCAAACAACCGCCAGAATTCTTTGAGTTTTACGGGGTACTCTTCGGGTTTGCAGTTTGCCCCGTCGATGTCTTCGAGGATCTCCGCATAGTGTTCCAACTTAGAGGAAAGTCTCCAAGCCCTGATTTTGTTGATGATCTTCGAGAACATCTTATGAACTCCAGAATGCCGATTACGGTATATTGTTAACCTGTCGAGTATTCATTTACTCGTAAAGAATAAGGAACATCCCATGAGTCACGCAGCTCAAACCATGACCTATGACGAACAGCTGGCTTGGGGCCAGGAAATCCGTGAATCCATTGTTATCCAGAAGATGGCAGAAGGATTGGCACAATGCGATAAAGATGATTTTGACATTATCCTCAAGGCTACTAAAGACCACACGCAAACGGCAATTGCTGCTAAGCGTAACCAGATTGAACAAGAAGGCAATAAGTCTAACAACGATCTGTTGGGTGCTATGGCCGAGATGATTCGTCTGGCCAAGAACAAGAACCCGTTTGAACGTACTGCTGAAGAAGTTCACACTATTCCAGCAGGCCGTGCACCAGATGTTAAACTAGAAGACCTAGGTAACTTTGAACATGCGGATGGTGAGGATCACATTGGTTTGGTTAATGAAACAGCTGACCAATTCCAAGAACGTATGAAAGCTATTCGTGACCTGCAAGACCCTGACGCAGCATAAAAAGAAAAAGCAACCTGCCCCCTCCTAATTGGAGGGGGCGGTATGTCACTCTTGCGGAGCATCACCCTTTTGCTCTGGTGCTGGCAGCAACAGTTGGTCTTCTTTTTGAACCAGCTCGCCTTCAATGGTGACAGACGTATCCGACAAGTAGCGGTATGCCACGTAGCCGAGTGCACTTACGCCGATCAGAGTGATAGCGGTAGACAATTTCATTTGTAGCTCCTATTTACAACATTGGGTTATTTGTTACGAATGTAGTCGGCAGCAATCAGAGTTGCAACCACACCAATTGCTACGTAAGCAACATGGTGCCATTTCGGATCGGTCTTTTTGATCGTACGACGATCAATATTGATTTTGCCTGTTTTAGTGTTAACAGAAACCTTACCAATTTTGAAAGTCGTCATGATCAAGAAATCCTTTATAGAAGAATGAACAGCAGTTTAAATACCGACCATACGCAAAATACGCTAGTAGCGATATTGATAAGTACGATCAGTACACCAAAGATGATTACATGTACCGGGTGAATCAATACAAGCAAGGCAGTGACTACACCACCGAACCATTTGCACAGTAGATAAACCAAGAACAAAATGATCGTGGTTTGGAATACCCAGTCAAGCGAGTTGTAGAATTCAAGCACAGTGCCGGTCCTTTCATTGGGCTATGTACACGATTGTAATATAGCCTTTTAAATGTTTTAAATAAACTTATTCGGGTTCATTAGCAAATGTCATTTTTACGCAAGGAAGTAATACACCTTCAAGTTTTTGCCAAGACAATTCAAAAGAACTAATTCTTTCAGCTATCTTGGGACTTGTTTGAATAGCACTTTCAGCGGTAATACATAACAGAGCAAGTTTATCTGCCGATGCCGAACGAGCTTGTTCTGCAATAAGTTTTAGGTTTTGTGATGCCATCGACATTAAGCATTACGCCTTTAGATTACGGATTTCTTGTAGGGTGTAACCATCCCACAATGTGCGTTCGGAGAAATTGGCTTTCTCCATAATTCCTTCCATCACTAGTTTGTTACCTTGGATGGTACCTTCATAGCTAGTAAAGAAAACGTCTTTACTACCCAGTCGATCTGCACGATAGATCCATGCATCTCGCTCATCAATGAAAAAGTGTACTTCTGATTTAGTAACACTGTCTTCTTCAAGATGATCAACTTTTACGGCAAAAAACCAAGTTGATTTATCCAGCGAATTTTCAAGTGTACAGATCCACATTGACACATTTACTTTTTTGCCGTCTACTGCATGAATGGCAGCGTGAGTACGTGGTGTACGAAACTCAGGAAGAATCTCTTCAAAATAATTACGGGTCATGGAAGCCTTCAACTAAAGATTTTCTTAGCCACTGATGTGGACATTACGTAGTCGTAACACGAACGAATGAAACCAGTATCCGATGGGATAGGTTCTGGTACAGCACCATCCTGGATCATGTTGAGTCGGTTAGTGATATGCCAACACAACAATGAATTAGCATCTTTCTGATGCGCCAGAATAGAAGCCAACAAGCCATGATCATAAGAACATAGCAAATGGGCGTAATAGTTGGGTCTTACTTTACGAAACCAAACATCTAATTCATCTTGACTTACTGTCAGTTCAGAGAGTGTAGTCAAGAATGGAAAACGTTTGGTGGTACCATTACGATGAACGCTTACTTCAAAGCAACTTGGAATCTGTGTTCCTTCATTGATAAAAGTAATAGGCCGCCCACGGTAATTGATTGGCATTGAATAGATGTCGTATAACATCCAGCTCCGGTCAAACAGCTGTGCAATTGTCAGCTCGTATCTTTTAGCAAATACTTCAAGTGAGTAAACGGTGGACATGTGTATTCCCCAAACCGCAAAAGTGGTGAATCTCAGATCTATTATCACAATAGTAATATAGATCTGAGATTTCCTGCATTAAGACATCAGTGACTGCAGCTTTCGATAAGCTGCAATACCAATGACACTGACTACCAATAACGTAAACATTAAGTCATGACCATGTTTTTATTGAAGAACTCCGGAACCGTTACGTTGGTTGGATCAAGCACCACAAACTCAGCTTGGTTAAATGCACCATGCGTAGACGTGTAGTGGCTGATATAAAAGATCTGTTGAAACTGACCTAGCTCGATCAACCGACCAATGAACGGTACCAAGTTAGTACGGTGTTGTTCATCAAACGTACGACCAAATTCGTCAAGCATTAATGGGAAATCATCAAAGCCCATGAACTTTAACAAAGCTACACTGAATGCAAAGTTAACGATTTCTTTTTGTGAATCAGAACCCAGATCAATATCAGCTGGTTCTACTGCACCATTACCAACGTTCAATGGAAACTTGTAATCCAGATCTTCTTTATCAATCTTAGATGGCAAGACAACCATTGGATAAGTCCAGACTTCATCAATAACAGAGTTAACCAGTTTGGTTACCCCTTGCAAGAAACCCAACATGTACTGACCAATCAATCCACCTTTAGGTGATAGTGCTTTAGCTAACAACTGTAGATCAGTATGTGCGTCAGCTGCATCCGCTACAGTATCTTCCAACAAACGTATCTCGGTATCGCGTCGTTCAGCTTCACGTAACCGATTACCCGTTACTGCCAGTTGTTGGTGGGTTGCATCGATCTCTTCACTAAACGCTTGGTCTAACAGCCACTCGGCGTGTTGCACTGCTCGCTTATGCCAATCAGCGTACTCAGTCAAACAGGTGTTAACTTTAGTAATGAATGCATCTACGTCATTACCTGAGTGAACATACGATTCAATTTCATTACGCGTTGATTGTTGAGACAACAACTTGTTATTGATTTCCGTTTCCAGATCTGTTGCACGCTTAAGCATGTACCCAGCAGCATCAAAGTCAATAGCTTCAATAACTTTTAAACGGGTTTCGATGTTCTTAGCATTTTCCAATTGGATAGCTGCTTCAATCATTGCTTGTTGTGCATCGTGCCAACGAACTACATCGGTAGCTATCATTTTAGGCAAACGAAACAACCGTCCATCTGCGGTCATCCATTCCCATACAGAAGCAAAATCTTTATGGTCACGAGTGATCTGTTGGAACTGTTGAACAAACCCAGCGTAGTCCATAAACTTTTCTAGGTATTCTTCAATAGCTTTAATCTCAGTTTTAAAATGAGTTTCTGCTTGCGAAGCTTTATTCAAACGTTCTTCCAGAATAGGTAGATCTTTTGGATCTACACCCGGTGCAAAAGTATGCTGGCAGTTTGGGCACTGAACATGATCACACCCTTTCAAAGTAGCAATACGGCGCAAGGTTTCAGAAATGTATTCTTCAATGCTACGGAGTTTAGTTTTGCATTCCGCTAACTTTTCTTTTTTGCCTTGAGCAATAGCTGTAGACAAATTACCGTCTTCATTGTTAGGGATAGTCATGACCGTTGTATAAGCCCGATCAAAAGCATCTTCCAACTTAGCTTGCATGTCACCAAACACACCCATGCGACAAAGGGGAATTGGATCTTTGTAAGCTTGCACAATTGCATTCTTTTCAGCAGCAATGTTAAGGTGGTAAGCCAAACGTTCTTTTAGTTCTTGGATCTCTTCTGGAGAAATCTTTTCAATCTGTGATGGTGTTGTTGCACGAACTGTTTCTAGTTCTTCCATCAAACGATCAATTACCGCTTGTGCAGCTTGAACATTGGCCAGACGTTGGTTTACTACTTGGTTGTACTCACCTCGATCTTCTACTCGAAACGAATCACTCAACCGAGGATATTGATGCAGTAAATGTTTAGCAGTATGAAGAATGTTGTCCAATTTCTCTTTAGCGGCAGTGTTATGTGTAAACCCTTGTTTAGTAGAAGGGTTACGATGCAGGAACAACGTGTTAACGCGATCAGTCAAACGTTGACGTTCTTGACGAAGTCGGGTGATTTCAGAATCATCCAACATATCAACGTTTTCGTTAGCCAAACGTTTTGTCATGTGATCAATAACGTTCTTTTGTGCTCGTGCCTCATCGGATACACGACTCAGCAAATTGAAAGCATAGCCTAGGTCTACTGGAGATGCACGTGTCAACCATTCACGACGTTTGTTAACGGGTAGTTGGGAAAACTTAATGCGTCCCGTCATTAGCTCATGGACGTCTTGTTGCAAGCCAAACTCTTGCTTACACAAATCTAGTTGAATCTGATACGTACCGTTGTCGTTTAGTTTAACATTATCCTTAATGAATGTGTGGTGACCAGTACCTGAATCTTTTTCATAGTCAGAATGCAATACATAGCGTGATCCTTTGTGCATGCAATGTACTGTCTTAGATCCATTCTTTTCAAATTGTGAACGGTGAGAAGGTAATGGACTTAATTCGTCAAGCAATGACGATTTGCCGCTACCGTTCGATCCAATGATCACCATCAGGTTTTTTGTTGGTGTCCATTCTAAACTTTGGATGTTCGATAACATCAATCGTTTGTACTTAACTAATTGTACGTACTGTAAATACACAGTAAAAAGCCCCCTTCCTTATTCTTAGCGCCGTTGTCTACATTAGATCTGGCACCCAAGTATAATCTTCAAGGACATCAAAATGGAACAACAAGCTGCAGACAAACCTATCAGTGGACAAGCCGGATCTAAGTTCCGTTTTGTTTCATTAGGTACAGCAAAAGAAAACAAGCCTCGTGAATCAACAATGCTGAACGTTCTTATGAACGAGAAAGCAATGGCTACTGACGGGGAAATTAAATTCAACCCGCAAGAAGTTACCCGTGAGTGGCAAGATACTTCAGGAGCAACCCATCAAGTTAAAACCACAGCTGAACGCTCGGTTCCATGTGAATGGTATCCAGGTGAAGATAACCGTGCAACACCTCCTGACATCATGCGTAACGAATTGATTGAAGTATGGCGACTAGGTGATTCGGACAAGTACTACTGGCGCTCTATGGCCATGAAGAACGGCCTGCGTTCATTAGAATCAGTTGTCTACACTTGGAACGCTTCCCCTAATCCAGGTGGTGGGGGTATTGACTTCAATACTTGTTATTACTTAGCTATCTCCGCTCATGATAAACACTTCACTATCGGTACATCTAAAGCAAATGGTGAACCTTACGCTTGGACAATGCAATTCAATACAGGTGAAGGTGAATTTACAATCACTGACGACATTGGTAATGAATTTGAAATTGTATCTCGTGACAATCGGTTACAACTCAAAAACCCAGACGGGACTTATTTAAAACTGGAACGTCAAAAGATCGAGATGTCTGCAAACGAGTCCATTGAAATGATTGTAGGTGGGACGCGCTATAAGCTCACTCCAGACACAGTTGATACTAAGACTACCAATGTGGTCAGTAATTCATCTACGGTCAAGGTAACGGCTCCTGATGTGGTTATTGGGGGTGGTAAGATACAAATGAATGCACCAGGTGGTTTTGCAATTGTGGGGTAAGGTATGCCAGGTATTTCTAGAGCAGGTATTGATTCGGCAGGTGGTGTAATTCAACCTACCCAGAGAATCGCAACAATTAATGGCGCACCTATTGCTACGGTGGGTGCAAGTGTAACCGGGCACGGTAGTGGCGCTCACGCAGGCCCTGTGATGGTCCAAGGTAGCGTGTTATTTACAATCAATGGCATTGCCGTGGTGTTAGCTGGAATGCGTGCCTCGTGTAACGACACAGCCTCTGGTGATCCTAAACACACGTGTTCAGCATAAGACGACATAAGGCTTCCCCTAGGGGAAGCCAATATGCTGTTATTCTTGTTCCGCTGCATCAACACACTGTTGAATGTACGACAGTTCTGCTTTCAATGTACGTGATACCCATTTCTGAATGTTCATCAATGGATCAGTCATTCGTTGTAGAACCACACCCATTGCCGAAGCAATAGTGTTAAGTGCCGGGGATTGCTCACCCTTAGCCATGTCATCTAACAGACCTTTAATCTTTTCAACACGCGAAGAGATTTTAGACAAGTTTGATTTATCAGCTTCGTTCCAAGTTTCAGCTGCTTGAATACAAATTTCATTCAGCTTAACTAAGGTTGGATAGTCAGGAGATTTAACTTCAACTTCCCCTTCTACAGATGTATCGTATTCACCAAACTTAATCAACAGATAGCCTTGCAATGCACTGATTGGATTGCTCTTAGACAATACCGCTACGGCGTCTTGCGGGTCCAACATAGTCAAGCCTTGATCACCCAGCAAAGGAACAGTATTAACTGTACTTACTGAATTGGATGACATATGTGGCATGTGATTGGTGTTACTGTATTTCATCTGTGGAATCTTGATGTTCTTTTGCAAGGACTGTCCTAGCCCATTAAAGAATGCATCAGTGCTATCCGCTTTAGAACTAATTGCTGTTCGAGCTAATTGTTCCAAGTCAGCTAAGACGTGGTCAAACTGAACCGGATAATCATTGCTAGCAAACTGAACCATCTTAAGCATGTTGTTTAACTGCTCAACATCATGGCCAGCAAACTCACCAGCAATACTTAGGAAACTAGGATCAAACGAAGAAGGTTCTACTTTTGCTTTAGGAAGCTCAGTCTTAACTTGTTCAGGAACTGCTTTGAGAGCTACTTTTTGTTTACGTCCAACATCGCCTAGTTTCTGCATAGCTAAACCAATAGTCTCAACCAGTTTACCGATTGTACGCAACAACCATTGGATAATGTTTCGAACAGTAATAGCTACCTTCTTAAAGCCAGCCACGAGGTCTTTACCTGTAATGCCTTGGTCAACCGATTGGTCAACCTCAGCATCTTCCAAAGCGATGCGCATTGCCATCGCTGTTGGACCAGTAATAACTTCACGACCTTCCATCACACGCTGAAAACCTTCTAGAGCCAGATTGTACTGGTTCAGTCGGGCCAGGTCAGCGTCAACCTGCATTAAAGTGATCTCGGTCATGGGAATACCTTACTGGGTAGAAACTACAGATTCTTCTTCGTGGTCTTTCGACTTGCCATCGGTAGCACCAACTTTACCATCGGTCTTAGTTGCTACCTCTGTACCAGTGCTAACTTTGTCTAGCAGTTGACGGTAGAAGCCAATGTAAGCTTTAACCAGCGAAGTCAGATAACCCATGTACATGCGGTGTTGCATCAGTGCAGCTTGAATAGCACCACGCACTACATCACCTTGCTTAGTACCGGCATCACTAGTCAGAGTTTTACCCAGACTTTTCAGTGCAGCCATCGAAGTGTCTTTACCAATCAGGTTACCGACAATTTCTTTAACAGCATTGATAGTAGCAATGGCACGTTCAGCAGATGGAACCTGGACAGATTCAGTAGCTTGATCAACATCACCAGTAGAGGCAAAGTCAAACTTCATGAATGTCGAGCTAGCGATATTGACCGAAGCATTAGTACCATCTTGGACACCAATGAACATTGCCTTGTTACCAGGCAGGATTGGCGAACGAGTGACGATTGGGAAATTGCTCAGAGACGATGGAGCTTCACCTGAGTCAACTTGCTTGAACTGACCAAAGGTTGCTTCTAGAGCAGTTTGTGCAGCTTCTTCAATTGCATCGGTGTTGTTGGCATCTTCAGTAGCTACAACTTCCTTACCCTTACCTTCAACAGTAGTTGCCAGTTTGATAAGTGCTTGTGGCCATTCAACCAGCAGTTCACGAGAAGTCTTCTCAACATTGCGAGCCACTTCAACCGAATCACCAATGAAGTTACCATTGATCATCAGACGACCAGCGCCTTTAATGTCATGGCTAGCACCGCCTTCTAGTTTAGCGGTTTGCAGTTCTTTAGTGATCTTGGTCAGTTCTTCGATCAGCTTAGGTGTATCGCGAGTGAAATGGTTCCAAGCATCGATCAGCATGTGAACCAGTTTAACTACAGCGTTACCAGCAGCTTTACCCAGATCTTTCAGTTTGTCTGTGATGGCTGCTTCAAGCCCTTTGGATGCAACCAGTTGGGTATCCGGGCGAGCAAAGTCTTCCAGCGAGGAAACGATTGGACGGAAGAAAACACGGTCATGTGACTCCAGTGCAATTTTGATTGCTTGGGCGACTTCATGAGTAGGTTTCTTGCCACGCTTGCGCATGCCGACCAACATGGTTTGGAATTGTTCAAGAGCTGCTTCAACCTTGTTAATGTTTTCCAGGTCGTTACCAACGGCTTCAGCTTTCTGAAGTGCGGTATCAGAACCAACGGTAATACCGGTAGCTTCAAGATCTTCTACAGCTTGCTCAATGTTCATCACAGCATCGTCAGCTTCTTTCGGTGCGATGTGTTCAGCTTCATTAGCTTCAATAGAATCTTCTTGGGACACAACACCAGTAGTCAGGTCTTTCTCACCTGCTTTAACAGCATCTGGAGTTTTGTTCGAAACAGAGTCAACTTCTTCAGCATTACCTGCGTCGGTAGTTTCGGTGACTTTTACTTTACCAACATCTTGAGTGTGAGCAGTACCGTCTTGGGTAGTGTCTTTCAGTTCTTTGGTAGGGGTGTTCTGTGCAGATGCATCTACTTCTTCGTTCGGATTAGGAGCGCAGACGTCATCTTTGTTATCTTTTTGGACAGGTGCATCAACAGAGACTTTCTTGTCTTCTGCGATAGCTACGGATTCCATCGAGGCCAGCAGGCCCATTGCATCTACAAAACGTTTCTTGGTAGCAGGCTTAACAGCTGCTTTGGTGGTTGGCTTAGCCATGTGTTTGTTACTCCGCGGATTAAAGTTACATAAGGTTGGTACCGAAGTACCAACCGAATATATTGGTTAAAGCTGTTTGAACATTTGTTCGGTAACTATCTTAGCTGGAATAGTTTCACGTCTTTCAACATAGATCGCTTTGATAACACGATGGTATCCATCCATAGAAACCCAAGCACCTGATTTTGGTAGTTGGTAGATGCAGATAGGAACCGATGTGTCAGCTGCCCGCATTCTTTTAGCATCGTAATCATCATCAATCATCCAACCCAGTTTCATAACCGGAAATTGAACAACGGGTGTGTTACGTGTAAGTTCTAATAAGCGGTCAACACTGTAGGTTTTACCCATGTGTGTAAACGTACTGTCCGGGCCTTCGGTGTATGCCTCCTGGGAGGCAGTTACTTTGCTAATGTAGCCAGACGATCTTTTTTCTTTTCAATGTTCGCTTTAACTTGGGTCAGCTTCTTATTTAGAGTAACACCCAAAGCAACAGTAGTGTCACGACCGGTAGCCATATCAAAAGCTTCTACTGAAGGAACTACTTTATCAAAGAACTTAGGGTAACGAGAAACCAGATCATGTTGAATGACAGCAGCCGCACCAGAACCAATGCTGGTTTTAGCTTTGCTAGATTCTTCTACGATTTCAATGTAAGCTTCCAAAGAACCCGAAGTCTCTTGTAGACGTTCCAGTTGTTTGTGAATAACTTCGCCTTGACGTTTAGATGCTTCATCAATAGCGGTGTAGTCTTTACCACCGGCATCTACATTTTGATGTGCTTCTTCAATCTGACCTTTATCCGAACCATCGTCTTCAGAAGTTTTAAGTTCTGGTTTAGCCAGTTCAGCACTAGTTTCTTTTACATCAACTGGATGTGCAACACCGTCTTCAGATTCATTGCTAATCCGAGCCAACAGTTTTGTGAATTTACCCTTAGCCATGTTTAGCACCTTTCAACGAAGCTTTCATTTCAGCAGCACTAACAATAGCTGCACCAATTACTTTAGAACCAGCTTTCAATTTATCCAGCAGTTCTAGGGAAACAGTCATACGACCAACGTAGCCATCAAATGCTTCAAGCGATGGAACTGTTTGAGCGAAGAAGTTTTTGTCATGACGGAGCAAACTAACTTTAATTGCTTTAGCCATGCTACTAGGTACAGATTCATTACGATCAATGTACTTTTGGATTTCACCAATGTGATGTTCGCAAGCAGCTTGTGCTTCACACATCTTTTCGGTATCACGATCGATCTGTTCGCCCTTAGCAATTTCTTCTTGCACAGTGGCAGAAATCATATCACTATCGCCCACTTTAACGGTATCAGCTGCCGTAGCGGCTACACCATCAGAGTTAGCTTCACCTTCAGGAGCAGCTGGGTGATCTTTTGTTGCGGAAGCAGTAGCGTTAGTCACATCAACAACTTGTGCTGTGCCATCACTGTCTTCCAAAGCTGCCAGAATAGAGGAAAGACTTTTTGATTTGGAATGAGACATATAAACTCCAGTTATGGAATAAGACCTTGGTCTTTGAGATTCTTAATGATCGTCTCGGCTACAGCCAAGCGTTGAGAGAGTAAAGCATTCTTGCGTTGCTCTTCGGCAAGCCTTGCGTAATCGGTAGTGCGGTTAGCAATAGCCGCTTCACGCTTAGCTTCGTTTGTTTCGTGTTGTTCCGGTGTTACCACACTTAACAAAGGTACAACGCCAATGTTGATTGTTGGGGTTACACCAATAGTGTCCGAGACAATCTTAGCGACTTGCGAAACTAAGAAGTCTAATGACATGGTAACAGGTAAAGCACCACAAGAAGCAGACAACACAACGTGATGGTAATTTACCGAATCCAACGATGGGTAAGCTGTAACAAACGACGAAGGAATGTAGATGGGTGCAACTGTATCAGAAAGCAATGTTAACAGCATGACACCTTTACGGCGATCATCACTGTACGTTGCTTGAGGAATACCAACCGGACCGTAATACGTATCAAAAACATTTACGCCGTTGTTCTCGATATCAACGAATGAACGAATGGCACCGAGAGTATAAAGGAGACCAGGTTGAACGGAAAAAGGATCTTTTACTTCCCACCGTCCTTTGATTCCAATTTGCGGGATTACACTAGCCATGGCATTGCCTTTGTTAATTGAAGTGTCATCAGATTGGGCATAAAGGAGCCCGAAGGCCCCTTATGTAAACTCTTCTACGGATGCTTTGGTAACAACCAAATAGTTTACACGTTGGAACATTGCCGAAGCATAAACAACACCATCACGAATCATTCGAGATACACCCAGTGGAACAGATGTGTAACGATCCATTGTCTCAGCTACTTTCAACAGGTTAGCAAACACGATCATCCATTCACCGGTAGTTTCCGGATCAACACGATCAAAGTCACCAGTGTTGTTAGTTACCAACAGATAGTCAGGGAACTTAGCTGAGAAGCGAACAACACCTTCACGGTTCTGTGGGTTACCCAGTACACCAAAAGCCAGAGACTTGTAAGTGTGCGAAGAGATCTCGTATTGTGCGTTAACCCAGGCAGTAGTGTAGGCTGGACCACGAGCAGTACGCTGTAGTAAAGTAATCTCTTTACGTGGATCTACGGTAGGGCTATAAAAACCAGAACCCAGAATACCTGCAGCTACCGAATAGTTTTCCCAAAACGGAGTAATGATAAACTCAGTCTTCTTAAACAGATCGGGTAAGATTGCTTCCCATTCTTCACGAGTATGTGTGGAGTTAGCCAACAGTTCTTCAATGATCTTGTCATTAATAAAGTCTTGGTTATCCGCAGCAATGCCGTATAGTAGAGCTAGCCAGCGTGCCGGTTGTTTCATGGTAGGATTACGTGGGTTAACGTAATCGTAAGTTAACGAACGCAGATGAGTGTAAGGATATTGTGCACGTTTAGAATGTGCTTCCTCCAGCTTCTCATCCAGGTCATAAGCTTTGAGTGCTTCAATAACTACCAGTGGATCTTTAAAGAAATCATCGTACGGAATTAGCGGATGAACAACTTCAATTACATATTCGTCATACTGACCAGAGAAACTATCGTCAGCAAACCAAAGCTGTACGCGGTTAGTATCACCATATTGCGACATTTCCAACACAACGTATTCAGGCAACCAAATAACATTGTTGGTAAGCATCTTACCAGTTGTAAACGATTTCAGTAGTGGGCCGAATTCAGCCAGAACCATTTGTCTTACGACTTGTGGGTCTTGAGTGATCGCACCAGCAATAGCCTGATCTAGCAGATACTTAGAGAGCTTTAGGACCAGGTCCTTGGTAGCTGAGTCTACATCCGTTAGAGTTTCATCCTTTACGCTATGAAAGGAAAAGAACACCGTATTCGGTACTGACGTGCTGGTGTGGATCGTTTTGTCTTTTGCATAGGTGGCGCTGTTGTTTGACAGTTCACCGAATTTTGCGACTTGGTCAGGTACGTTATTGACCAGGGAAGGGTATCCAATGAAACCTTTCAAGTTATACATTTAACGGTCCTCATGAGCGGGCGATGGTAATCCATCTATAAAATTGATAGTCCCGCTTATGTTAACGATAAACGTCATGGTAGAGTGGGGGTCATCCCCATGGGGAATTTGTCTACCGTTTGAAAAGCTGTCTTGCGATAGAAATGCCAATTGGCGTTAACGGGTAGGCGTAGTTTTGTATACTGACTAGAGGTAATCATGGTCATCGTAACTACACAAGCCTTGCTCTCATTATGGCCGTTCCTTAAACGCGCAATCTTCGGAGAGCGCGAAATAAAAGAGGTCCTGCTGGAAAACCGGCACATCACCTTTATGTTGTTCTGTATCATGCTTATGCTTGCTACGATCTTCTGGGTGGGTTCTGAGTTGGATGCTGTCAAAGTTGAGAACCATGCAATCGTTCGGGAACTGGAGGACCTCAAGGCTACTCACGGTATACCTGATGTCGACGCCCGGCGTCGACGATTGGATGAACTACTCAAATAAATCACCTTAGGGAGTAAACCATGCGTTATGTTCTATTATTGCTATTCATTTTGAGTAGCGGGTGCGTATTAAACCGACCCATCAACACCGTGTACTACAGCGAAGTTCACACCGAAAGAGCGGCAAGTGCAACACAGGCACCTGTTAAAGAAACAAAACGAAAGAAAGCTGTAGTTCGCAAAAAGGCTGTTGCAAAACAAGCTCCAGTTAAAGCTGAAAAAACTTGTCCTGAGTTTGTTCTGCCACCTGTGGGTAAAGCTCCAGTCACACCGGTTTTCTCTAACCCCGATGCTAAATTGATAGTAGATGAAGACGCGATCCTTGCAATGCATATCAAGGAGATGAGGCAATACGCTGTGGACGAAAGAGCCCGCGTAAGAGAAGCCTATCGTGAATGGAAAAAGTCCTGTATGGAAAAAGACTGACTTAGTTAATTATCTAGACAGTTTTTTATCTTGAGGGCATCATAATGGATGGTATTGTTCTTTATACTGACGGCTCGTTCCGGCAGAATAAAGCAGGTTGGGGTATTCACGGTTACACTTATAGCAACACACCAATGTCGTCTAAAGCATCAACGCGACAGCAACCCACCGCTAAAGGGTATAAAGATGTACCAGCGGCTGAGACTGTTTCGGTTATTGACTACATTGACGCTTACGGTGCAATCGAAAAGAACCCCACGAATAACACGGCGGAACTAGGTGCTGCGATTGGTGCATTTGAATATGCATTGAAGACACCTGCGTTACAGATGACTATGCTGATGGACAGCGAGTACGTACGTAAGGGCTTAACGCAGTTTGTTCCAAAGTGGGCGAAAAATGATTGGATCAAGTCAGATGGCCAGCCGGTTGCAAACGTAGACTATTGGAAACGTTTGGTTGAGCTTAAGACGTCTTGGGAAGAACCTAACCGCAAACTGGAACTCCAGTGGGTTAAAGGTCATTCCAATGACATGGGTAACGACAAAGCGGATGCAAACGCATTGTTGGGAGCTGGGCATGAAGCCAAATCAGCACCGGTAGAAATCGTTCAAGAAGGCGAGAAAGTCAACAAGCTGAAAAAACAACCAGTGAATCCGTTAGTACTGGAATCACGTTTGTTGTTCGGGTTTAATACTGGAGAAGATCCTGATGGATACTACTACATGTATAGCCTGGGTCGAATGCACAACTACGGCTTTAAGCCGCAAGACACACCAAAAGAGAAATTAGCGAAAGCTGATCTATTGATTGGTCGACCTATCAGCGAAGCAACCTTTGGTGTCTACAAAGCGTATGAACCAGATGCTTATCTGGAGCAAGTTATTGCTATGCACGCTGCGTGTTTTCCAAGTCTTAACCCAGAATTGGGTATTCTTAACTTGTCAAACGTGTTCAATGCACAGATCCGTAACCGTATCGAAACGGCAAATTCAGATCTGTTATCAAAGCACACAGATATCATGGTATTGTCGACTGCCGATTATAAATTGGTTAGCCGTACCCTCAACCCACCGCGGCGTGCAAATGATGCTGTTGCGACATTCCAACAACTCCAGCGACAGTTGGACGACTACCTGACAGGAAAGCTAGGTAGCGGGGTTGAAAAGTTTGATATTACCACCGCATTTTTCGAGCAAGTTTCGTCTGGAAAGAAAGAGATCCGACAACTTCTGAAATCGATTACGCAAAACACTGAATCGGTTAATCCAAAGATTCAATTCCGTGGGCAAGACGTGGAATTGAAATTGTGCTTGGGTTTGGATATTCCAACTCGAAATCAACTTAACCGAATTGGTGCAGGCTACACGAAGGTAGAAGTGTTGGTTATTGCTGTTGGGCCTCGGGCCTATACATACGCGACTGTGTTTCAAACAGATGAAGGTTCAGCAATTTACCAGAGTCCGTATACACAGTTCATTCTACCTAAATAGCGGGTATTACATGAAACTACTAACCTATCTCCGAAATGTCATTACCCAGTTTTTTACAAGACTGGGCTTGCGCTTCTGTGCCAAGCTAGATAATGACTTTAAAAGGATGTGTGTGTTAGCCATCATCCACTCCAAGTGGGTCGGCGGTGATGTTGTTCAAGAACGTTACGGCAAAGTCATAGCACTTAACGAGCAGATGTGCTTGGTGCGTGATGCTAATGCATTAAAGTTCCCAACGGCTATTGCGGATCATTGCTTACAGGGTATACCTAGTCTTAATGAAGCCAAAAGCTCCCCAGACTGTGGTTGGAAAAGTATTCGCAGGGCAATCCCTTGCTGGTTACGATACTCCGACGAAGATACGTTCCGCAATGACATTCAACGGGTGTTTGCTATCTGTGCTTCACCTATTGTTATTGTTTAACAACATATTGGCTACCCCAACGGGTAGCCTTTATGCCATTAGCGGAGATCTTTCTCAAGCTGTGCAAAGACAGCATTAGTTTCGGTCAAACGAGTAATCTGTAAAGCGTACCACTCAACCCAACGAGCAACAGTCTCTAGTTCTTTACCGATAACTTGTACCAGTTGCTTAGAAGCCGGGTCACGCTCAGAGGTCAACGATTTAAACAGACCGCCAGCGATGGCCGCTAGTTGTTCTACCGAAGCTTTAACAGCAGCTGGTGGGGTTTGAGCTAACAGTTTACCGTATTCAACCATCTGGTATTCGGCTTTAACAAATTCAGCATTGTTAGAAAACAATTGTCCAAAAGTTGCAGTGGCTTGGTTATCGCTTTTGAAGAACTTAACCTCATTAGCAATCAGTGTACCGATCTCAGCAACAGGAGAAGCACCACCTGGGAAATCACGACGATCACCACGTTCGGATGGATTGCTCAAGTAATAACCAAGACGTTTGATTGCGGGTTCAATTACATTCTGTCGAATAGCACAAGCCAATTGAATTCGTGGAGACATGCCCATTACGTATTCATAAAGGTTACCAGAGAAGCCACGAGGCTGACTGACTGGTTTAGATTGAATCTCCATGTAATCCCGTGTACGCATTACGGAATTCATGTTAGAAGGATACAGGGTGGTTAGTGGAGCCCATTCGTAAGTGGTGAGTTTCTCAAAGCCTCTTTGAATAGAAGCGGAAACGTTAGCACCGGTACGAACAAACCAACCAGCAATAGAACCCATTTCAGCAGCTTCCATGGAAATACTTTCGCAGGCTGCATAAAACTGACGGATTGGATCAACGGTCTTTTCACCAGCTGATTCGATGGATACAACTTCATTATCGCCATAACGAGTAAAGAGTGACATGGTTGCTACCTTGTGTTTAGGAGTAGATGAGTCTAGACATAAAATTACGCTTGAACTCAATTAATTGATTGCTATATAACATCAAAGAGGAAACAACATGTTTGGAGAGTTTAAGAAGCCATCATTTCGACCGGCGGTCAACGTCGGTTGTTTGATGGATATTTCGTCTGGTCATTATGAGGAAGGCGAAAATGGGGAAATGATCCTCAACGGTGGTCTTGGTGCATTGAACGGTATTGTATCCCGTCCTAACAACTTTAAGACTGCACTGGGTGTTTACATGTTGGCGATGGTGCGTCGCGCTATGCCCGGTTCACACTCGATGGTTTACGATACAGAAGGCACACTGAACCCAGTAGCACGTTTCAGTTCTATTGCACAACACTTCCCAGAAATCGCAGCAATCGATTTCAACGATGATCCGCAGTTCATGTTTACAGACCTCTCGCAATACACTGGCGACGAGTTCTTCTTTACCCTGCGTAAAGCTTTGGATGCTAAAGCAAAAGATCCTAAGCCGCATACACGCACTACACCGTTTGCTGATAAAGACGGTAAAGCAAAAGAATGCTTGCAACCTACTACAGCTTTCATTGACTCGTTTTCGAAGTTTATTGTTTCTGCTGTAGATGAGATGTACGCTAAGAACAAAATTGGTGATGGTAAAAACAACACCGATGCAATGACTAACGGTAAAGCTAAGAACCAACTGTTCAATCAGCTTCCACAAGTTGCAGCTAAAACTGGTACACACTTCATTCTGACAGCTCACGTTGGTGATATCATCAACATGGAAATGTACCCTACCGATAAACGTAACCTGACTGGTATGAAGAAAGATACCGTGTTGAAAGGTGTATCGGGTGGTTTCTATTCTCTGCCAAACAACGTGTACGATGTAACGTCTAACAAGCCTTTGCTTAACAACGATAAGATGCCTATTTATCCGTTGGACAATGCTACTGCAATGCAAGGCGACTCTGACCTTCGTATTCTGGAAGTTAAGAACCTACGTTCGAAAGGCGGTATCTCGGATCTACCATTCCCGATTATTGTTTCTCAGTCAGAAGGTGTATTGCCAGCTCTGTCTGAATTCCACTACTGTAAAGAAAACGGTTTTGGTATTGGTGGTAACGTACAGAACTACTTTGTAGAACTGCGTCCAAACGTCGCGCTGTCTCGTACTAAAGTTCGTCAGAAACTTAACTCCGATGTTAAGCTCCGTCGCGCTGTAGAAATCCAATCTGAAATGCTGCAGCTGATTCAGTTCCAACGTAAATTGGATATTCCTAGCCCACAAGAACTTTACGATGGTCTGGTAAAGATGGGTTACGATTGGGAAGTCTTGCTGAGCACTCGCGGCTACTGGATGCTTAAAGAAGACGAACATCTTTGCGAGAAGAAGTTCTTGTCTACTATGGACTTGATCCGCATGCTGCGTTTTGAGTACAAGCCTTTCTGGATGACTAAAGAAGAGAAGGCTAAGATTGTTCCACTGGAGGTTACGAATGGTGTGGCTGCTGCTTAAGTTAGTAGACATCATTACGCTAAGGGCACTCATAGTGCCCGATTCCTATTCAGGTATTTGTAGATGCAATCTTAACATGCCTGAAACGTTTCGTTGTGAACATCCACAATGTCGCAGAGATCCAACCAAAGGTAAACGGTTTATTGAACAGTACCGCGCTGGCCAAGAGAAAGCCGCTTTACTTAAACTTAACCAAAAAGGTTAATCACATGTACAACCGTCTTTCAGATATAACTGTTTCGGGTACAGTGGGGGCAATTCTTAAATTTGTATTTGCGCCCATCACTTATCCGTTAAAGTGGATATTTGAACATCGCTGTGACTTAGATGACAGTGGATGTTGCACAAACGAATTCTGTAGCATTGGCAAGCTTGATCAACCTGGTTGGGGACAGATGAACAATCGCTGGGTAAGACGTCAGCCTTTACCAATCACTGCACCTAAAGGTCCACCGCCATTACAAAAAGAAATGGGCCAATACACCAAAGAGAATGTGATGACCACCATTACCATGTTCTCCCAGGACATTCATATTTGTGCTCCATCTAATTTATCGATACATGTAGCAAACAATGTTATTTGCATTATATCGCGTGAATAAATGAACGTATATACATTCCAACTAGGTAAGCTAGAAAACTTACTCTTTAATACAATTCCATATTACGATACAACCGTTAAGTCTGGGATGTGGCAATTAGCCCCCACTTGGCAAATCGTTATGGATGTTAAAAACAAACGCATTACTCCTGAGGAATATGAAACTCAGTATATGGCGATGTTGGAATGGCGTTACGATACCGACCCAGAATTTTTCGAGTGGTTGATAAGTCATGAAAGCATTGCATTCGGTTGCTATTGTCGCGCAGGTGAATTCTGTCACCGCCATCTTATCATCAAATTTCTTTCTAACATCATTGAAGTAAACTACTGCGGAGAGCTTTAGTTAACTTGGAACTACGTATGACTTCTTATAATCAAATCATCTTCGAGATGACCCGCTCTATTGATCCAGAACTAGCCGAAGATCTTAATCGTCGGATGCTACACCCACTAACCAGTATCGTTGATCTGGTTACATTCTTTAACGCACTCATTTCACAGTACCCTGCAGATTGGGCAAAATTTTGGTTTGGTCCAAGCTTGAATACTTTTGAAGAATGGTGTTCCGCTTACCGTTTATCTATCTTGCCATTTTTGAGCATGCATCGACTTCCGCCAGCCGCTGCAGATATACGTCCGATGTATCCGCTCTAATCGTATAGTATTCACTAATGGAGAAATACGATGTCACGCAAAACAACAGAAAAAGAAGCACTCCATTTCATTGATATGTTTCTGCCAGGAAGTCCTAATAAAGAACTCTTGGCTGACTTGTTCAAACGAATGTCAGATGCAGAATTTGCTCAATGGATAGAAAATCTAGAGAGTGGTAAAGAGTATGTTACTTTATTCGCCCCTAACTTAGCAGACGTTACGCTAAGTATTGAACGAAACTACAAAGTAGCGGAAGCCCTCGGTTTTGAATTGTTCCAACAACTTAAGTTAACGGACCAGGCTACCGGGCAAATTTATTTAACTCCTAATAAGCACTTGATTGGCATGTTACCTTTACGTCGTCAAGTACAGATGCTTGCTAAGAAACGTTCTATCCCTGGTTCTAACCACGTAGTGGATGAAAGATCCGGTCAGGCTTCAGGTGACTCAAAAGGTTCACGCCTATCCGGTCCAGAGATTCAAGTAAACGTTTCTAAAGGTCTGAACACAGCCGTACTGGAACTCGTGAAGTTCCGTGGTGGTGATGCCGAAGCATATAACCAGATGAATCGTCAGATTCTAGAAACAGGTGAAGCTTCCTTAACATCTATCATGGCAGAAACACCAAGTATTGTTAAATCCAATAAAACACTGTCGGTTTATCTATCGGCAATGATGCTAAGGAATAACCTAGTATGACAGATCGTTTAATCGACTCTATCCGCCAAGCGTGGGTAGAGGGGTTAGAGGAATTCATTACACTTAACCCTGTTGGGGATAAGTCTTTGTTGCCTAACCTAGTAGATGTAATCCAAAAGATCCGTATCCATCACTTACTGCGTGAAGGTAAGAATGAATCTTTTGTTCGTCAAGTGTACGATAACATTCGTAACCTTCCAGAATTCTATACGCTGCTAATGTCAGCAACAACATCGTTTACTTTGCAGCTTGATGACATTCCTCAGGCAGTGGCCTACTTTATTTCACGTGTTGAGTTATACAGCGACAAGTCTAACGTTGTTGACACTACGACTATCCAGCGGAGAGCGCCTACAGGGGCTCTGTCGACGATTTTACTTGATAACCTATGGCTCTTTATGCTTTTGGTTGCATCGACGCATGAACGCGATACTGTGACTGTTCTAGCTAAGCATAATTTGAATAAGGCACCGCGATGATCAGACGAATGCTTTTATCCTTAGATGTGCTGTTAGATACTCGTCTAGGTGTTATTGCTAATCTTAATTCTGCTGCTGCCAAAGAACTAGTGCGTACTCCGTTGTATTGGGAACGTGACTACGATGATTGGCATAAACTTACGGGTGGTTTAATTACTAACGAAGAGTTTGCAGAAGCTTATGCGAAACGTGGTGGTGAGAATAGCGCTGCAACATTGAATGCTAGTGTTGAAACTGGCATGTCTCCTTTCATCTATCAGTTCTTGGCGGAAGCCGACATCAACATGATCGATGGGATGACACCACACACGGACGAAATTGGTTTAGCTATTAACATAGCCCCTTACGTAATGACACCTAAAGAACGAGCTGATTTGGTTGATATCATTCAACTGAAGTATGGTCGAGAACTAGATGTTAAGTTAGTTGACTATCAAATGGAAGAACTAACAGTAGAACGATTGTCTGATGAATTTGGTGGCATGATCATTTATGAATTTGCTACTTGGTTTAAATATCATCACGTTGCTATTGTGGGTTCTTTGATGTCTGACTTCAATGTCATTCATCCTAAGATCTTCGATGTTGATCCATCGGAACTTTCTTTGGAAGAAAAGAAACATAATTTCTACGTCTTTCGTTTAGCAACACAGCACAACATGGATATTAATTACATTGATGCCAGTTACTTCAGTTTAATAAATCTTCGTGGTATGGCTAACGCTACAGCAGTAGACGACATAAACGCCACCCCATGAGGGTGGCTCTATGCCGCATTATGCAGTACGGAAAGATTCAACCGGACTGAACAGTTCTTCTGGAATAACTGGAAGCTCTGCAAGGGTGGTAGCCGAGTTAACTTGGTCTTTAATGGTCCAAGCAACTTGGTAACCTTCAGTGACACGATAGAACGTAGTATCAGCCATGGCAACAAACTCAACTGCTGTCAAAGGAATAGTTACGTTTTCATAAACACGGAAGTTGATAGTAAGATCACGGTTATCCTGAATTGCTTCTTTAGCAATCACGCGAATAGAACTGATGTTCTGACGATCGGTGGTACGGATCTGTACGTGATAAATCTCGCCATTAAATTCATAAGGGAAACCCTTATCAAATTGAGAAACACGGAAAGATTCAGCTTGTGCCATTAACCGGTTCTTAGCATCAGACAGGTTAGTAGACAATTCAGTTGGTGTGAATTCACGAGAAGTCCAGGTACGATACCATTGCCCATCTTTTAAAGTAGGCTTAACTTCAGCAACAACATCACCGGTAGGAATTTCGGTGTCTAGAACAGGTTCGTATCCAAACTCAAACAAATCCACTGAATCAATGGTAGTTGGAAACAGAGTGTTCTTTACACGAGCACTGAGATCCGATAGATAAACCGGATAATCACCAGTATCGGATTCAATCAAACGAGTAGTACGAGTAACAATAGTCATGGGTATTCCTTGAAAGGGTATTCACATAATAGAAGGCACCCGAAGGTGCCCCTCTAATTAAGCGGGCAGGGTCGGAACCATTGCACCTTGTGCACCAATCCAGTACACGCCGTCCCAAAGGAAGGTCAGTACGGTTTTAGCACCAGTGATAGCAGGAGCGCTACCGGTATTCCAGATCAGTCGGTTAGCTGTTTCACTAGCAATCGACAATGTACCCGCAGCACCGTTAATAACCAGTACCAGAGTCATTGCTCGCAAAGCTGGACCATTCTTGATGGTAACAGTCTTAGCACCCGATGCGTTATCTACCGTTGCAAACTGGTTGATCAGAGGATCAATTGTTGCAGTAGCAGCTAAGGCAAGGATTGGGATATCGTAACGATCAAAAGATACCCAAGCGCTGTTCTTACGGACGTATTGCTTACCGTCAGTAGGAGCTTCACCGATACCTGCAACGTACTCTACCCAGCTAGTGGTAGCACCCGAACGTACGTAGGTTTTACCCGCAGTAGTTGGAGCTTCACCAATACCACCTGCTGGAATTACCAGTTCTTTCCAAATAGGTACGGAACCAGCCGATTCGAATACACGAACGTAGTTCTTACCATCTTTGGTAGACAGGTCAGTAATACCTGCTGGCAGAGTTACCCATGCACCACTGGTTTGGCCAGTTTGACGACGGCGAGCGTAAAGAACACCGTCTGCTGCTGGTTCTGGGAAGTTAGTTGGGAAGACAATCTCTACCCACTCACCCAGAGTAGTTTCACCTGCTTTCAGCTGCCGACCGTAAACCTTACCTGTTTCCAGACTAGGAACTTCATCAACTGGCAGCGATACCCACTGGTTACCCAGACGTACAACTTTACCAAGGTTAGGCAGTGGCGAGTTAACGTCACCAGCAACCAGACGACCCATGTTGAGCCAGCCCGAAGTTGCGTCTTTATAGAAAGTATCGAATTGAGCATTAACAGCCCAGTCACCAATACGACCATAATCGGCAGTAGGTGTAGACACGTTAGTTGGCAGAACCAACCACAGCGAACCACGCTCACCAGTATTACCGGTGTTACCTTTCAGACCAGTCTTACCCTGAATACCTTGTTCACCCTGAGGACCACGTACAGGACCTGCGTTGTACCATTCAGTTGCACCACCAACAGGGTTAATCCCGTAGAGATACAGATCAGTACCAACCAAGTACCCTTCACCGTTGTTACCGGTAGGGTGCGCAGCGATCAGTGCAGCAGCGGTAGCGTAAGAACCAGCAATGGTAATCGAGTTACCAGCAGGACCTTGGATACCCTGAATACCGTCATTACCTTGTTCACCACGAATGTAAATACCTGGGTTATAAACACCGGCATCGTTCACTTGGTAGAGTTTACCATCTTCTTGGGTGTAGTATGCATCACCTACTTCCAATGTTGATGGATCAGGCAGATCAGCAATCAGATCTACTTCACCTTTAATGTTAACAGGTGTACCTGCAGGACCAACGTCACCTGTTTCACCAGTCTCGCCTTTATCACCACGGAATACACCGAGGTTAACCCAGGCACCCGAGATCCACATGAACAGAGTTCCAGTGTCTAGGGTAGTGTAAGCAGCTTGTTCAGCTTGACCTACTGGAAGAGCAGCTTGGTTTGCAACAGAACCCAAGATAACAACGTTACGGCCATTAGTACCATTGGTACCGTCCGTCCCATCCTCACCATCAGTGCCGTCTTGACCTTTAAGGGAAGCGATAAACTCGGCTTCTGTTTTACCAGCGTTACCAGGTTGTGCTGACCACAGATCAAATACAGATTCACCATTGTTGCCGTCAGTACCGTCTTGACCATCCTCACCTTTCAGTGAAGCAACGAATTCTTCAATGGTACCATCAGCATTACCTGGAAGAGTTTTCCAAGCATCAAATGCCGAAGCTCCTGTCTCACCATCTTCGCCGTCGGTACCATTAGTACCGTCTTGACCTTTGAACGGACCAGCATCAATCCATGCATCAGTAACGTAGATGTGTAGGTGACCAGTATCCAGCGCTACCCATGCATCTTGATCAGCCGGAGCCAACAGTGCTTGAATTGCAGCCAGGTTAGCCTGAGTACCCTTAACTTCAAGGTTACGACCATCTTGTCCATCAACACCGTCGGTACCATCAACGCCATCAATACCTTTCAGAGAAGCGATCCATTCTGCTTCAGTACCAGTGTAACCTAAGTCAACAGCTGTTTCATAAGCAGAGGCACCGTTCAGAGAACCGAAGTTCACGTAATCGGAATTAGCTGGAGTTGTTTCGTCAGCAATCCAAATGTACAGATCACGGTTGACGTAGTAAGCTTCAGTACCAACACCCGGACGCGGTAGTTGAGAAACCTCAGTCAGACGACCTTTAATTTCAAATGCCAGCGCAGGGGTACCTTTCTCACCTTTCAGCGAGGCAAGCCATTGTGCTTGCGTACCAACAAAGCCACCATCTACAGCTAGTTCGTAAGCAGACAAACCATCGGAGCCTTCAAGGGAAGCCAACCATTGTGCTTCGCTACCAACGAAACCATTGGTAACTGCTACTTGGTAAGCGGAATCACCATCATCCCCTTTGTCACCGTCTTGACCGTCGGTACCATCTTCACCGTTGTTACCAGTGTCGCCTTTCAAACCTTTCAAAGATGCAATAAACTCAGCTTCGGTTTTACCCGCGTTACCTGGAAGCTCAATGTAAGTTTGATAAGCTGATTTACCGACCGGACCAGGTACACCAATGTCTACCCAAACACGAGTAGGCTTCTCAACCAGAGTCCACAACGAGCTACGCCATACGTAAGTATCACCAGCTACATAGTTGACATCCATTGGCAGAGCTGCACCAGTTGGCCATTCACCTAGGTAATTGAGGCCTCGACCTTCTGGACCTTGGAGAGAATTCGACTTAACCCAGGTAGAGCCATTGTAGACGTAAATAAATTCGTTAACAATGTAAGCATCACCTACAGCGGATTCATCCAGTTTAACAACTTCGTCAAATGCGTCTTGAGTCAAAGTTTCAATAACTTTGATACCCTGACCCATTGCGCCTTCTTGTCCTTGCAGACTTTCTAGCCACAGTTCCTGAGAACCAACAAAGCCATTAGCCACAGCTACTTGGTAGGCGCTATCGCCGTCAGTACCATCTTCACCTTTGGTGCCTTTAATGGACGCCAAGAATTCAGCTTCGGTCTTGCCAGCATTACCAGGTTGCAACAGCCACAATGCATAAGCAGATTGACCATCGGTACCATCAGTGCCGTCTTCGCCAGCTGTTCCTTTAAGGGATGCAAACCATTCGGCTTGTGTACCGGTGAACCCAGCAGCAACAGCGAGTTCATAAGCGGACTTACCGTCAACGCCATCCTCACCGTCTTGACCTTGCATTTCGTTAAAGAAATCTGCTTCGGTCTTACCAACGTTAGCTGGCAATGCTACCCAGATTTGGAAAGCTGACAAACCAGCTGCGCCGTCATCACCATCAGAACCATCGGTCCCTTTCAGCGAGGCAAGCCATTGTGCTTCAGTACCGATAGCTGGATTAGCAGCCAAAGCCAGTTCGTAAGCTGATTTACCATTGGTACCGTTATTACCATCAGAACCTTCAAGAGATTCTAGGAACTGTGCTTCGCTACCTACTTGACCAGATGCGACCCACAGTTGATAAGCCGATTGACCTTTTAACGAAGTCAACCACTGTGCCTGTGTACCAACAAAGCCACCTGCTACGGCAGCAGCATAAGCGGATTGTCCTTCATCGCCTTTTAACGATGCCAGCCAAGTTGCTTCATCTACCAGTTCTGGATCAGCTTCTTTAGCCAATTCAAATGCAGACTTACCACCCAGAGATACCAACCATTCTGCTTCAGTACCTACGTAACCTTCAGAGATAGCAATCTCGTAAGCAGATGGACCAGAAGCACCTTTAAGGTATTCGAGATAATCTTCTACGGTTTTATCGACATTAGCAGGTAATGCAACCCAAACTTCAAATGCCGATTTACCCTCTGGACCAACGTCACCGTCTTCACCAGTATCGCCCTTGTCACCTTTAATAGACAGGAGCCACTCTTCTTCAGTACCGGTAAAACCGTTATCCAAAGCGGTTTGATAAGCGGACTTACCTACCAGAGTTTTTAGGAAATCTGCTTCAGTTCCGATGAAACCATTTTCAAGTGCGATTTCAAATACAGATTTACCTGCTTCGCCATCATCACCTTGCGTACCTTTCAACGAAGCAATGAAAGCTGCTTCATCACCAGTAAAGCCAAGCTCTACTGCGATCTGATATGCCGTCTTGCCTTCGAGGGACGCAAGCCACTCTTCAACAGTACCTACGTAGCCGTTCTGAACAGCAATCTCGTAAGCTGACAGACCAGCGTTATTGCGGATCTTGGAAACCAACAGACGATAGTTCTTGTAAGAACCATCGGCTTCCATGCGGATAACCTCTAGGAATTCTTCACCTGAAAGTGTTAACAGGGAATCCATTCCAGAGATCATACCTTTCTTATTCGACTCTGCCATCGCGATGTTTCCTTTAAAGAGAGCCCTAGTAAAATAAACCGGTCGTCTTACTAAAACTTAAATAAGACTCATACAGTAGGTGAAAAAATACTGAGACAACATAATGGTTCCCCTAAGGGAACCGGTATGTATTTATGCTTCGACAGCACCGGCATCAAGTTTCCAATCGCCGTTAACATCCTTGCTGAAGCCCATGTCTGTAAGCAGTGCCAGTAAACTAGCAGCCGTTACAAATTTAGCATCGTCAGTCCCTTCAATCAGTTCTGCACCAGTTGCTTTAACTGGAACAACCACTGGATCAGGAAGTTGACCAGCAGGAACCTTACCATCAACCAGAGAAGCTACAGTTACACCGACTGCATCCGATTTAACCAGATCAGCAAGCGCTTCGGTCAAACCAGTTACTTTAGTGATTTCAACTTCTAGGTCTTCCAGGGAAGCATCAATCAATGCTTGGACAGCGGCAGTATTCAAACCACCTACCAATGTACCACCGGCAGTAGCGCCATCGTGTACATAAACCAGTTTTGCTGTTAGGTCAACAAAAAATGTGCCTTCCAGACCAACCCATGCTGCAGCTTCTGCTGTGGTACCGCGTTTGACTTGAACAATCATGCTATTCGTTCCTTCTACAAAATTAAACCGCAGTTACGCGGCCTTCGTCAAAGATGATATCTTTTAAATCATCAGTGTACCGAATACCAGGAAGAGCCAGAAGCACCTTCATGACTTCGGTAGTCGTCCGTGAACGTAACAGATACCGAGCAAACTCAGTTTTCTGTGGGTCCGATACCGGCTTTTCCAAATCCGGTGTGTTGTTGACTTTAGACAAGCCAACGTTTGCTGGGGTCAGTTCTTTCCATTCCCCAATGCCGTCTTCGCCAACAGTCAGTACTTGCCCTGCTTTCTCAACGTCATGTTCATGCAGTGGAGCTAAGGATTGAATCCATGCAGATTCAGTACCTGTAAACTCACCTAAACGAACTGCTGTTTCATAAGCCGATTCACCGACTAGAGAAGCCAGCCATTCTGCTTCAGTTCCGACAAAGCCATTATCAACGGCTAGGTCATATGCAGTTTTACCTACACGAAGTTTAGAAGCCAGAGTTTTATAGTTCTTATAAGAACCGTCTGGCATCAGTCGAACCACTTCCACAAATTCATCACCACCCAAAGAGAGCAGTGTTTCCATTCCGGAAAGCATATTTTTATTTGTCACAGTGCTATCTGCGCTAGTAGCCATGGCTATATCCTTTTGTTACATATGGTTGTTAGCCTCGATGACTAGCAACCTTAGATTCGAACAGATTCAAGATGGCACCAATTGTAAGCGGTGTCTTCTTATCACGTGCATAGAAAATACCAACGTTGGCAGCAGCTTGTTTTGGAAACAGTTCTGCGCCACTAGCGGCAGGATTAGCCAACAGGAACTTCTTAGCAGCACCCACACCAAAGAAGTGTGCAGCGTATAGCTCTGTATCGGTTGGTTCATGCCCCAATGCTGGACGTAAAATACGGGCATTGTCTTTCAATAGTTCTGCACCCATCAAGCCATTGGCTCGTGGATCAATACGCAGTGAACGTTTAGCGTTGTCAACTAATCCGTATTGATTAAACGTTAGCTTCAACATGTCATCCCAGGTTTTGTCCAGATGTTGGAACCAACCAGTAGCACTCGATGTAGATGCTTTAACGGTGTAATCAAAATTAGATTCGATAGAAGCAAACGTAGCCAATGTCTTAGCACTAACGGAAGTAATCTTACCGATTGCTTCAAGTGTAGGCATTGCAGCGGATCGTGATCGATTTGCTGATGGCATTGGAATGCTATCCAGGATAGATTCTTTTACTAATGCTAAAGCGGACAATGTGTTTTTACTTGCTACGCCATCGGAGTCTAAATTGCATGCTTTTTGGAATGCAACAACTGCGTCATACGTGGCTTGACCAAACTTACCGTCTGGTTCAAGTTTAAAACCTTTACGTACCAATGCCTGCTGTAGTTCTAAAACAGCATCACCCGTATCGCCTTTCTTTAATGCGGCCATGTCATATTCCTCAAGCGTGTTCGAGTTCACGAATATCGCCGGTTTCCATTAAGCGTGGATCACCGTCTTCTAGGTAACGCGCATTTGGATTAGACTCAACCACTTCTACAGTAATGTCAGTGTAACCAAAGTAAGCGTAGCTGCCGGTCATTGCTTCAACACGGTAAACAAAGCTAGTTTCTTTGTTGTTGATCACAACAGTAGAAAAAGAAATGTCATCAGGACCGAAAGTCATCTTGCGACTACGGTTGATTTCATTAGCAATATTAGCAGGCGTAGGTAGACCTACAATTTTAATACGGGTGGTGGTGCCCAGCGCCTTGGAGTGTGCCAGATCTAAACGACGGTAAACAAAGAATTCTTTCAGCCCAGTTAGGCGGTTAGTCATCTCGATAAAAGTACGTCCAGGGATGGCTGGCAGCGGGGCAAAGAACATATCTTCAAAACTGACTTGGTCGGCTTTATAGCTCCGTTTCAAGTCTGTATTCACCTGCTTCACAAGGGCATCTCGTGAAGGCATGTCATACGGGAAACGATCTGTAGTGATCATGTTTAAACCTCGGTCCTGTGGTTACAAAGTTGATTAATCCACATAGCATAATAAAGTCCGCCCCTTAACGGAGCGGACAGTATTTTTTATTGACCTGTAATGAGCAACTTTGCGATTTCAAACAGACCAGAAATAAGGACTTTAAAAACATCCGTAACTCCTGCTGCAGACTCACCTTCCAACTTAGCAACACTACCCGCAAAACCTAAACCAGCTAGTACAGCTAACACGGCCATCGACAAAACTAAATACTTGTAACTATCTTTTTTCCTAAGTGTCGTAAAGTCTTTTTGGAAAACGATATTTTGTTTTTCACTGGGTATTTTGTAGATAGCAGCAATAGCCTCAGCTCCGGTAGAAGTAGAAGTTAATGGTGTCACTCCGGCCAAAACTAATTCGTTATTAACATAACCAATTAGCATTGCCGCTGTTGGATGAGTCGATATAGAACGCTGGTCGACCTCACTCAGGATTTCCGAAATTTTCATTTGGCTTCTCCAAACCACGATGTTTGTTAACCCACTCACGTGATTTGCGCACTTGATCATTACATTGCTTTAGTGCGTCTGTTTGTAGGAGCCAATGATCCGACATTAATAAAAAACGAGCTTCCCAATCTGTCATTACGCCAACTACACGGTAACGCTGTGGAGCATTCATAATTTCAGCTGCAGTGGGTGGTTGAGAAACGTAACACTCACTTGTTAGTACTGTCGGCATTGCAGCCGATACCACGTTCTGGGGCGGCTTTACAGTAGTGCTCGTGCATCCGCTCAGCCAACACACTAATGCGAGCAGTATCACTAACATTATCAACTTTGGGCTCGGTGGCCCGAACTTGAACTTCTGGTGGTTGGTTCTTTGCCGGTTTTGCAGGGACGACCACAACTGGCTTAACGGCCTCTGTTGTGGATCGTTCTGCCATGTTAATGTAGTCATCAATCACTCCTTCACGTGACTGTTGCAGCTCAACCTTCACATCTTCTTTTTCTTTAACAAATTCAGCGACAACCTGATCCGAGATGGTGGCGGATTGATCTTTATATTTCACTGTCTCCGTGAGTACCTCATTTGCTGTGGATAACCCACCTACTTGCAATGTGCGCTCATCGTATTTGTTCCAGACTAAATACCCAACACTTAGCATCAATACAACAATACCAATGCCAAGCCATTCAAACCACTGTAATCCTAGACCTTTCAAAAAGCTCATCGTTTCTTACCTCGTCTCCGCTTTTTACGTTCCTTCTTGACCTTAACCTTCTTCACCTTTTTAATAGGTTCAGCGGGCATTACCCTAGGCGTTATATGGTCAGCGCAGTACACACCAATAGCGCATGCATCGACACTGTGCTCGTCTAGTTCATCTAGATTAACATTCCACACAATGCCTTTGCGGTTTCTCATAGCACGACGAACATCTTCCTTATCTGTTCCTTTAATTCTTTCCATACCTGCGTTGATCTTTGCACTAGACGGATCGACTTGGTACAAGGGTAAGAAAGGGTCGTACATATACACGGCACTACGAACCATTGCTACGCATTCTACAAGCGCAGCAAAGGCGGTAGCGAAACGACCTAGGTAGTTAGCTTCCACAATGATTGCGTGCGGTCTGTGCGTACGACAGAGATCTAGAACAGCATCTCCTAGTTGCATCAGCCGAATAACGCGATTACCGTGAAGGTCTCCAAACTCAGCATAGTGTGGATGGCTGTCTTTTAGATGCACCGTGAACGAATCATCGATCACTACATCGGAACCATCCAGATAGTCAAGTAGGATACTAACGCCCACATGTGAAGAGCCAGGGTCGAGAGACAGAATCTTGAAAGGTTCTGAATTCTCTGGCATCTTAAGCATAATTAGGCCTTAGCAAATTGTGCAACGTTCAGAGCAGTATCACCCAACATTGGTTCAGAAGCACCGATATCGTAAACCATGGTTAGACCATTGGAGTTATAAGCGATAGGGTGGTTAGTTGCAACGTGTACGGAAATCTGTGCGCCAATAACTTCGGTGTAATCAAAACTACCGCCACCACCTGCTGCACCTGCTACCAATTTGTCAATACCAGTAACCAAACCAATCTCCGAAATTACTGGAGAACGAGTAGAGCCAGTACGAACACGGTGCGCGTTAACAATCTCAGCAATATCTTCTTTGGTCCATTTAACTTCCACAATTGCAGAAGCGGAGATGTACTTAGGAGAACCTACTACTACACCAGTATTAGAAATGGTTGGTGGTGTTGGGTTAAGATCTTCAAGCGTTGGTACGTAAGCTTTAGTTACTTCAACACCGTTAATAATTTCTACTTCCAACAGTTGTGGAATAACAGCAGAAAGATTTACACGGCGAGCGTAATAAGCCCAATACGATTTACTGTTGTGTGTTTCTGGAATACGGATACGATACTTTTCTCGTTCGAGTTGAGTAAAGTCATCTGTAACTTCACGCAAAGCAAATGGGATGTGATTGTAAAGACCGTTGTGGTTGGTACGGTGTGGACGAACGTCTGTTTCATCCGAACCATCGTCAGCTACTACTGTGTAGTGTCCTTTGTTACCAATTACCAGGTATCCAAAGTTTAGTGATTGTGCATCACTCGGCATGACGTTAGCTTGTACGTTAAACTTTTGGTTCAACGTGGTGTTCTTGAGCAGAGCTGATTTTTGTGGCAGCCCTAAATATTTGACGGTTTGCAGTAAAGCGCCGACAGCAGTCCGAGTTACGTTAACTACTTGTTGATCGAGAATCGACATATAAAACCCTTATTAAAAATCATGTTTTGCAAGTTGTATGGCAAGTACGTGTCATGACGCACGCCCACAGACCACCAGCCGATGATGGATTAACTTGATGGACTGTTGAAAGATGAAAAGCAATACCTTCCCCTTTCTTGACATGAATGTTATTACCTTCAAGATTGATATACATGTCGTCTTGCAATGCGTAAGCAATTGCTGTACCACATGAAGGCATTCCCACCCAGTAGGTCATAGTATCGAGGAAGCCAACTTCAGGTTCAAATTCTAAGAACCAGCATTGGATAGACCTGCTAACGATTTGTTCAGGAATAAGTTCTTTATACTTAGCTCGTTGATGACGGTTCCAAGAGAACCAACGGCTGTAGCGATAACGACTTTCTTTATCGCGAATGTTTTTACCAATCCGCAAACGCGTACCGGTGGAATCAGACATAGTCAGTTCTTTACGCAAAGCAATAAGCTTGTCAACTGTGTCCTGATCTAACGCTGGGAGAATTGTGTACATGTAGATACCTAGTTGTAGAGGTAGATAAGAACGTAACGTTTACTGGTAACAGGCGGGACACGATGGGGGGCCGAACGAATAGGAAAAACAACACCCTTACCCGGTTGATCCTGATGAAACACTCCTTCAATCTCAATGCCGTCACCATGGTCACATAAAGCGATAACCATGTTGTGGCGGTAATAAGCTCTATCGGTGTGCTCAGGCATCCCGTTGCCAATCTCGTACCGATTAACACAAACCTCACCTAAAGGACACTTTTCAATTTGTGGAGCTAAACCCCATAAAACATCTCGAAGTTCTTTAGGCATTTGCTTATCACCTAAGAACCAATAGTCGGCCTCAGTGATGCCCTGTGTAGGTGTACTGTTAATCTTAGTGCGATGATACCAATAGTCAGCTGGAAGGGCTTCTAGAGCCCCACAGATAGCCTCAGCTATATCAACTGAAAACGCGTCCACCTTCGATTGCTCGCGGACCGAGTTCCTCGTGTAGACCACCGGCGTAACGTCTTTCGTCAGCTGCTGCAATTTCATCATTGGAGATGTATTCGTAAGCTGGGTCATTCTTATATGCTTCCTTATGTTCCCGGTTAGCTTCACGAGCGGTATTAATGTAATCAAGCATTTCTTCTAGTTCATCAATTTCAATACCTGCTTTCTCAGCAAGCATTTTAATAGCGCGACCTAGAATGTTTACTTGCTCAGCAATTGGATAGACCTTAGTGATCTTAGTTGCCATTGCCCGGTCTACAGTAAACTCGTAAATTACCTCCGGCATTTCCGAAAGTAATTTAATTTCGTAATCGGGATAAGTACCTACTACCGTTTGTGTATTACTGTCGAATTCTGTTTCGACATAAGTCATTAGATCTGCGCCAGAGAGATCAGCCATCTTGACATTGGCAAGAGCGAAAACAAATTCGCCACTCACTCGGTTAAAAGCCAAGACAGTTGTCATCTCTGCAGTAGATGCACCAATTGCGCTGTATACTTCAGATGTACTCATTTTTTGTTTCCTTGGTTAAGCTAAATATGTCCAGCCAGTTGCTGCTGTGCGTTGGAATACCAGTACTTGACGAATCTGCAACTCGTAATAACGCCATGCAAATTGAGCCAATGCCATAGACCCTACTGGCCAAGCTGTTGTACTTGCAAAGCTAGCATTGAGAATGTTTCGCGCTGCAACTGCACCTGACGCTTCACCATCCTTAGTACCACTAATCAGACCAATATAAGCTACACGACCTTTGGTGTCGTTAATAACTTTCATGAACTGTGACCAATGCTTCCAAGTTTTATCACCAGCTAACAGATAGTTCTCTGTGTCAAAACCAGGATAATCCGTACCCAGTTGCATCCACTGGAAAAGACCCGAGGTTACGTTACCTGCAGGAATAGCCAGTCGTGCTTGGTTGTAAAGTGAGATGTGATCAATGCCTGAAAACAATGTTGAGTTAGCAGCATAATCAGTCCACTTCAATTTAGAAGCTAATTGATTATCCACATAGCCTGCTGTATAAACATCGGCCATGTCTGGTGTGACACCATGAGGGTTGTTGTAATTACGCAAGTGAGCATTTAACAACGGAACAATACCATCGTTCAGAATCTGATAGACTCCACCAATTGGTAGGTATGTGTTGTTGTTAGCTGGATCAGCAATGTGAAACACTCCGGACATTCCCCAGTTAAACAATCTTTCTCGTTGCACTTGGGCTGGTGTAAGATTGTGTGGGTTTGTATAATTCTGAATGTGCGCAGTTACAGCAGCTTGATACTTAGCAATTTCTGCTTGAGCAGAAGCAATGTAAGCATCGGTGTATGTTTCATTCTCGGCCATTACGGCTTTGTTACCAATAGCCCAAGCATTGGCAATCCGGTCAATTTCAGTAACCGTTGTTTCCAAACCATACAACTGCCAATATTGGTGAGTGTGTGGTTTTGGTTTATAGGCTGTCGGCTTACCAATAATCTCACCCCAAACAAATGGGAACTTGGTATCATCAATAGCTTCCAACAAAACTCTTAGCTCATCCACAGAAACTGCAAATGGTCCACCTAGTGCTTGGTATTGAATAGTAACAGGTGATTGTACTGCTGCGTTAGTAACCACAACAAAACCCATTACTTCTTTACCAGTCAACGTAGAAAAGTCTTCGTAATGATAAACTGTTTTATAGTCAGTACCTTGTACTAACAACCGACCAGTGTTATCGCGAGCAATCATTGATGCCGAATAAAACGCACCATGGTTACAAACGAATGCACGATTGGTTTTACCGGCAACAGTGATCAGGTGGTGTACTTCATTACTTCTTCGGTTACCCAAAGCAGTACCCGTGAAGTCAGTCGGGATAAACGTTATGGTTGTCATGAAGTTGGCCCTGTTCCACGTACCCAAGCCCCAGCAGAGCCATCGGCATTCTTTAGACGTACACACATGCCGATGTTTTGGGATGTGGTAACAATAGACCCGTTACTCGTTCCAATGTCAATGGAGTACGGCATATTAACAATCATGATGGTGCCTCCAGGATAAAGAACGGGATCTGCTAAAGCACTTGTTGCTAAAGCTACAATTCCACCATCGCTACTTACACGTGAACCAATCATTGGAATAATCTTGGTAGAGATAATTTCAAACTTCTTAAACTGCGCTGCAATTGGATACCAATCCAATCCAGGGGTTAAGTAGTATTGCCGCCCTGGCCAGCCAGTAGCATGGGAGAATCGACTAGGGTGCACGCGCCCTGCGGATACGTCAATGTTTCGTACTTCGTTATCGTAACGCGCAACGTTGTACCATTCCAATGGTGTTTGACCGTAGATACGTGTAGACTGTCTTACGGTAGAGTGCAAAGGAACGTAATCTTGAATGATGGTATTAAACTGAGGGATAGTGTAGACATTAAGCTGAGATGCCGTCACATTGTGAGGGTTATTCATATTAGCTTTATGTTCATCTAACTTATCCAAAAAGTTGACCCGGATAGACACGGCCATAGACCACGGAGTTGCATACCGATTTACAATACTGGCATTAGGAGCAGATGCTTCCTGAGCAGTGGCTACAGGATAGTCTTGTACTAAACCTAAACCAATCTGTGCTTTTGTTTCACGGTGTGGTTTTGAAACAACATCCGCAATGTGATCGGTCAATTGTTGTTCAACTGCATCCAGTAACTTTTCAACCACGGACATGTTTTGATCAAACTTAACCAACAAAGCATCAAAGTCTTTTTGTACCGATCTTTCAAATCCAGCCGTTATTCTTTTCAGCTGCATTACTTGTGGAGTAAATCCAAAGAGTTCCCACAAAGCATGCATGTGACCATTAGGACGATAGTCATCCGGTTTACCGGTAATGTTGTTCCAATGAATCTTACGAGTTGAATTCATTAAACCTTTAGCTGCTTCCACAATGGAAGGAACCACACTGCAGTATTCCCCACCCAGCATTTGTGCATCTACTTCAATGATGGGACTAACATTAGGGTTAATGATAACAATGACAGCACAAACTGTTTTAGAAGTTTTATCGGCTGCATCTGAATTAAACGCTACGCATTGGTAGTCGCGATCTTCTTTCAGCACGTATCCCTTACCATCGATGATGTAAAGGTTGTCTGTAAAGAAATAACCGTTTCGTAAAACCACGATTCTAAAAGGAAGATCGTATTGATCTGTAAGATCGTGACGTTCTCCTTTAGTTCGGTTATCTGGAGATTCGCCTTTCCAGTCGAGCGGTAAAGCGTAAAGTACTGGATTCATATCGAAACCTTAAACAGTTACCCATCCACTATTAGTACGGGCGGCAGCATATTGGAAGGTGTGTGTATTGGTAGAAGAACCGTTACCGTTACCTTGTTGTTGATAAACACGTAGTGTGTAGAATGCAATCGTACCCACAGGTGCAACAGCTAGGTTATTGTAAGTGGTATTCAAAATGTTCAAAGCGGTTGCCGTTGAAGGTTGTCGCGACAATTGAATAATCTTGGATTCTTCTGTAGCCCCGTATTCTGGTTGAAGCTGTGCAACATCTGCCCAAGTACCATCACCACGTAATAGCTTGGTGGGGCCAGCTGTCCCGTAGGTTAACTGGTTAGGTTCCAAGATCCCTCTAGGGAACGTACTGGTGTCTAGGTTAGAACGAACAATTTGTCGATAAGTATCAACATCAATTAGCGATCCATTCCAATTGATAGCAGCGGTATTATCCACAGTATCTGTTTTGTTATGGTACTGTGCTAACCTCTGCGTTTGCACTGATTTAGAATCAGCATTAATCTGAGCAGGAGTTGTATCATGCGGATCTGCTGGTCTTAGATTAATGTGTGCATTCAATGCAATTGTAGGTGCTTGACCGATGGTGTAATGTGCTAGAGATGGAGTTAGATACTGAACGTTAGAACTACCTGCTGCTGCAGTGGCCTGAGTAGCCAATGGATAATTTTGAACAACACCTAACCCGACTTGATCTGGATTAACTTGGTGTGGATCATTCTTATCTGCAATGTGTCGTTCTAGACGATCATTAAATCTCGCCATGAATACATCATACCGATCTTTTACTTCAGTCCGGAAATCAGTTTCTGCATTCACTGCACCAACAGTCAAAGCCCGACGAATATTTTCTAGCTCATTGTTAAACGGTTGGAACTTATCTAATCCCCATCGTTCATTAGCCAGTTCACCTGGAGCCCAAATAGGCTCAGCACCAATGTAATCATTGATGGTGGGTACGTGTGGATTGCTGTTATAGAAAGCAATGTAATCAGATACCACTGTAAAACTGTAGGCCAGATCACCGCCAACCATTTGCGCTTGTAAAATAACTTTGCCTTGTAAGGCATGGTTAATGAAAACGATAGCGCTAGCAATATCACGACCTGTCCGTTCGGATAGGTTTTTATGCCGGTACGTCCAGATGTAATCTACGTTAGGACGAAGTGGGTTATACGCTTCATCAAAAACCTTTAGGCTTTTGCTATAGAAACCACCGTGTTCCATGGTGATGATTCGATATGGAAAGCCCGAGATCGAGACGAGTAAATGCTCTTCAGAACCCACTAGGTTATTAGGGTTGGTACCCGTAAGGTCTAATGGATATTGGACGATTGTATTCGCCATGATTGCTCCAATTGTAAGCAGCAGAAAGAGACACGAAAACCGTGTCTCGATCTTGGGTTACGGTAAACGGTCTGCTGCGTCTTTAAACAGTTCGCCGATTGGCTTGTAAACGTTTTCCTCAACAAAGTCAAGTGTACGCTTAGGGGTCATCACTGTGGTATTGTTAACAGCTTTGGCTGCTTCTGCCTTAGTGGCTGGTGCGTAGTTAGCTACGCGGTCCAAACCAATGTCAGCAGGCTCCATGCCGTGGGCATTACCTTTAGTGTTGATGTGTCCGTTAATACGAGCCGACAAGGTAGACGCGATCGTGGCAATACGATTACCAAGACCACGCATGTCGCTCATTAACTGCTGTAGTGTGATTTGGTTAATCATTACTTATACCACGCACTGTCAGGATCATTTGGGTCAATACTGATTCCACGTTGTGAAAACAACAGGGAGTTATCAGGAGAGTCACCGAAGAATTGAGCTTGATTCAGATTATTAACAGTTACCGTAAACTTATACCCTGCCATAATAGTCAACAGTGGTACTTGGTTAACTTTAACTTCACACTGACCTTGGGAGTTGTCACCGATAAAGTAAGGTTTACCTTTATTCGTAAGCATTGCAAAGTGATCATACATACCCGAGATTTGTGCAATCCCTGTACCGGTTTCACTATTGTCAATCAAACCTGCTGAACGCAGACCTACAACAACACCATCACCCGAAGTAGCAGTAGGTGAAGCAACCAAAGCAACTGTAATGGCTGCTGGGTTTGCCCGGTTAATGTTTGCTAAGAATACACCTTTAGTTTCAGTCAGGATTAGAATCTGAGTTTCACCAATCCGGATATCGGCAATAGGATCTGTAGCTTTAACAGTGTTCATCAGGTTGTTCATTGATGTTACAAAAGTAGCATCACCCAAGGGCACGTATTCTACTACAAAATCTTCTTCATCGCCGACTTCAACTTCAGCAACACCCAGTGACTGTGTATTGACTAGTTGTGGTGACACACGCATGGACACCGGTTTACGAGTTGCTGTTGCTGCTACAACAACTACGTTGGTGTTATCCGCTTTGAAACGACGAATTGACCCATCGGCAGCCGACATTGCAAACAACTCAGTCTTGGTTGCCCAAATTGCAGAGACAGCATTAGCTGGTGCAAAAGAAGCATCATCTTTCCAACCAACTGGGGCACCAATAGCGGCAGAACCAGAACTAATGATACCACCACGAGCCGTCACGTAGTAACGTGCATTTAACTGAGACACCCAACGATCTTGACCCCCTGTAATAAATTCAGGGAAAGCCACTGCGCCAGCACTCGGGTACATTGGAATAGACGTATCTGCAACCAACCGGTTATCACCAGAACCATTCCATAGACCGTATGCATCGTACATTGCCATACCACCATTAACCAACAAAGCTGCTTTAGCTTCATCTTCTTCAATAGTACTTGGGTCAGGAATCAATGTCGGATCATTCACTGCTTGGAAGGCTTCAGTAACTGCACCACCAAACTGTGTAGACGAAATGAATGTGTTGAACTCATCCGTAGAAACAAATTGAGCAGCCCATTCTGCCGGGGTTTTCCCATCGAACGTATCTGCATTACCACCACCACCAGAAGCCTGAGCGATCTTTTGATCGATTATTTGCTTGGTGTAAGTATTTACTTGATCAGCAGTAACTTTATGCGGGTTAGTATTGATATCGGCCAAGTGTGCATTTAACTTAGCTTCAATGTCATCAATACGTGAAGTACCTGCCAACTTTTGAATCATCAAAGCTACGCTATATGGCGTAGTTAGAGTACTGTTGTTTGTTACATCAATAGCCTGAGTTGGGTTAGCCGCTGCGTAGTTAGGAACGTTTCCTAAGTTGATATCTGAAGCACGAAGGCTGTGTACGTTACCCGTCGCGGTAATATGTGCATTCAATGGCGCAACTGCAATGGCGTTAATAGCGGCCATCATTGAAGCTGGGCTAATGTAGCGATTGGTTAGAGAACCCTGAATTGCTTCTGGGTTAGTAGCCATACCAAAGTTTTGCACTAGCCCTAAACCTGTTTGATCTTTAGTTACCCGGTGTGGGTTACCAAAATCTTTTAAGTGTTGGTCACTAGCGCCAGCTGCAGCTGCTTCAACAATATCAGCCAATCGACTAATGGCTTCTTCAATTTCTTTAGAGCCAATTAACGAATCGATTGATTGGTCATGTTCCAATGCTGGGAACGAATAAGGCAGTTCTCCAATCATACCCCAACTACGAACCAATGGGTTCAACAGTTTACGGTTTAGTTCCGCTAGGATCTGTGTATCAGAGAAACCCCAGTTACCGCCAATTGTACGATACTTAAGACGGACCTGACCTACGATAGTTCGTTTCATGAAACGAATCGAACCAGCAATAGGACGACCAATAGAATCCATGGCTTCAATAAACCAGTGGCCTACTAGATAGTCTTCATCTTCTTTGTACACTTGACCAGTTTGAGCATTGACAACTTCCAGGGAGTCTACGAAGAAAGGGGCAGCTTTAGGAATGATAAAGTAATAATCATCCTTACCTGGCACGGTCAACGTCTGGATTTCATTTTGAACGAGGTTCAACGGATTGTTACCGTTTAAGTCCTCGGGATAAAGACCAGTAGTACTAAGGGTGGCCATTGTGCCCTCCTGTATAGCGCTGGTGCGCAGTTGTTATCTTAATGATGTGTATAGCACACCAGTGTTTTTAAATTCACATAGGATTATCCAATCCCCACGGAGGTTCCATAATGTACACTCTCGTACGTTCACGCTATCGCGCCGATAGACGTTCTGGTCGTTGGCAAGAAGCTGACCTCAGCAATGAAATAGTTACCACGCTTTCCACTATTTACGGTGACGTAGTTCTTTACGTTGAATACCCCGGTGCAGGCAAACAACAACTCAAAGCTTTGAAGTTTGATAATGTAACAACATGGATGAATAATGTTAGCCCTACTGCAACCGTTCAAGAATGGCTAACTTCATTAGGTAATCAAACATTGCCTTTTGAAACTACTTTGCCTAATGAAACAGAACGGTTAGTTCGCTATGCACAAGCATGGCATGCTGGTTATACGGCTCAACCTAAAGGTCGTAACCTGCACATTAATTCGACTGCTTCTAAATTTGTTAAAGAAGATTTGATCCTGACTCACCCGACACATTCTTATGCCGATTACGATAAGTATTGTCTAACTACAGTAAATGGTTATTTTCACATTAGTGATTACACTGTAGACGGTATTCGTATTATGGATGGTAACCGTTCAGTACGGCGTGCCAATAACAATCAAATTGGTATTTACTCATTTGAAACTGTCGGTGCACTGCAGAAGGTACCCATTACAGCGGCAATGGTTCGACCTCAACGTGAAGGGGCTCCATTAAACGATGCTGCTTACATCAGTATGCCTGCCGGTATTGACATTGCTAATAAAACAGTTCTGTTGGTAGTAGGTGGTTACTTACAAGTGTTAGGTAAAGTGTATAAACCGGTAGGTGATCGGACATGGCGTATTGAAGTAGGTGCATCTATGTTCTTGGATCGATACATTCAATCCGTTAAAGAACTGGACTTGGATGACTTAGGTTTGACTATTGACCCTAAGAACCCTACGCTAATGTCCTTAGCACAAATGCGTTCAGATGAAGTTGTGCTTAAATATCTAACACTATCTCAATCTTTCTTTGTGATTGTAGATACCCCTTCATTCTTTCAAGATTATGAACCTATTGAATGGTTACGTTTACCTGGTCGGTTTATTGACCCTACTGGTGATAACTTACCTTTAGTGGGGGCGTACGGCAGAATGTTGGATTACCACACGATCCATGAAGTAGATACGTTTGTTTACGCGGGTAGTAATAACATTCGTCATAACTACGATGCTAACCATCGCCGGTGGACAACCAAAGCTTTAGTTGATGGTGGCCGGTATCCAGCTGACCCATTCAAACACGATGAGGCTTTTTATCGTATCTTGGGTACAAACTAAACGGCATAAAGCCTTCCCGTTGGGGAAGGCTAATATGTTGTTACAGCGGTTTTTCTTCGTCTTCGTCAGGATCTTTTTCTTCATCTCCTGCCGCCGAATCTACTGGATTATCCAACCCAGTTAAATCCGATGCACTGTCTTCATCTGGAGCAGGTTCATTACTAGTTGGTTCACTTAGTCCCATGTCGTCTCCGGTATCGCTACCAGGTTCGTCACCAAAACTATCTCCACCACCTAGATCGTCACCACCTCCAAACTCATCTCCACCGTTACCACCGGCGTCATCTCCACCAAACCCACTGTCATCACCCCCTCCACCAAAATCACCGCCAGCATCACCAGCTTCAATGAGTGCTTTAAATTCTTTGGCAAATGATTCTTTGGTATCGTTCTCATGTTTAATAAATTCCATGAATGCACGACCCATTGTAGATTGAGCAGTAGCCATGTAGTCCAACAATGAGAAGGCTGGTTTGTCACCATCCATTTCCAACAGCACACCTAGCTCAGGCATGACGTTGTTGTTAGTAAGCCACTGACGTTTAAAGTAGGCTTTGACATGATTTAGAATCTTATCGGCAACACCAGACATTCCTAGAATTTCATCCGGGAACAAGTCAGGAGTAATGTAAGCTTCTAATGTGGAATCTAACAGGTCCGAGTAAGCACGGTAAGATTCAGCTTGGCGTTCATGTTGCGTATTGTCCGGTGCAGGTAGAGACACTTCCAATGCAGAAATGAAATCATCAATGATGTCATCAATTGGTTGTGCTTTCTGTTCAGGACTTAACATCTTACGATTCTTAATAATAGCCTTAGCCATTTTCTGACGCAAGATAGAACTGTGGTGTGTGTAAGTACGAATGAACTTTTGCAGATACTCAGTAAATGCCTTTTGATAAGCACGAACACGACGAGAGAACACTAAGTCGTTCTGAGTTGCAGTTGTAGCAAAGTCTGGAGAAGACATTGGGTCAACTTTCTCAGGGTGGACACCCATACCAGAAATATGCATCCGACGTAACCGATCTTGCAGATCTGGATTACCGGCTTGCTGATTGGTATTGTAATCGTCGTACTCAACTTTAGTCTCAGCGTAATCAGCACCATTGGTGTTGATGGCAAAGTCAAAACCCGAACGAATCAAGTGATCCATTGCTTGAGTAGGATCGGGAGCAGCTAATGGAAAACCGCGATGGGCTTGTTCCATAATACCCGATTGAATGTTCGAGATGGTTTGTTCAGCATCAGGATCATCAGGGTCTAACGTAATGTTAACTTTCTTACGACCCACAGCGTTACGCATACCACCAACAGTGTCAGCCATCAACAAAGTTGAACGCATGGTAGCAATCATCTTCGAACGAGCCAACAGCGACTCACCAACGCCGTTAGCGTTGAAGTTGAAAGCCATGTAAGTGCAGAGTTCAGCAGGAATGAAAACCAACTGAGTACATTTAGATTCCCAGCTACGGAACAACATGATTCGTTGAATTTCTTCAGACAAACCAATTTCTAGTTCTTGATCGTATTCGCCATTACGTAAACGGTTGTGCAGGTCATTAACAATAATCGAGTTATAAGTCTTTTGAACTTCATCAATCTCGTAATCTTGTTTACTGCCATTAGCACCCATTGCCTCACGAGTCAGGCGTAGAATCTCTGAGTTACCATCGTTGTTGTTACCGCCTTTCCAAGAGGACTGGAGTTCGCCATAAAAGTCACGAGTAGAATCTTTTGATACTGGATAACCATTTTGGTCAACCAACAAGAAATAGCCTACGTGCTCGTGTGGGCGGCCTTGCATGAATACCGGGATAACGGCTTCCATTGGTGGCAAAAGTGCTAGAGGGTGACCTACAGACTTCCTGTCCATGAATTGTGGTGATGTAACAACCTGAGCATGTTCGCTAGTACCATTACGATTACGTTGGTATAGTTTCTCAATGTCAGCGTTAGTAAAATTGTAGTTCTTTGTTTCTTTCTCCATCTCGGCTTCTAAAGAAACCCGATGGCGATTTAGACGATCGGCAATACGAATCTCACGAACACGACGACCCACTACCGGAGATTTAAGAATGTTGAAGTTATCCGTAACCAACAGGTTAGCGTCACCAGCAATCTTATTGGCACCGTCGTTGTTTACATCCCAGTTTTCTAAAGAGATGTTTGAATCTTTTGGATGTCCTAAGAAACCTAACGGTTCACCTTGAGACATTCTCTTACGGAAACCAGAGTAGGCTTCCATGGAAACCTTACGCGTACCATTAACCAAATGATCCAATACGTTTTCTGGTAGGACAATGTGAATTGATGCGCCTTTACGGAACATGATCTCACGGAGCACTAGGTCGAGACGGTCGTTAATCTTATAGTCTCTTTTAAAATGCTCTTCTACTGGATCTATTAGCAGACGTGCAATTTCACTATCAAACAGAACCGGGTCAACAGACCATGCCAATTCCGTTTCACCCAAGTCTTTTGGAGAAAGGATATTACCGACCATTACGGTCTCTACCAATTCCAGATCTGGGTTAAGCTGCATGATCGCATCGTTATCAGTAATGTCTTGAGACGTCTGACGCGATACACGATCCATTGTTTGTTTGTTGATACCAACTCGTGGTTGGTTGACACTTTGTCCCTTTTCACTAACTGCTTTACGCAGCAAGTTAATAACACCGCCAATCGGCGTTAATGGATCGATGCCTTCTTGGGTTTGTTCAAACATGGGATACGTTTTACCGTTCCCCCCAGTTTTTCGAGCCATGAGAAGCTCCCATTATTCAAGTGAGTAAAAAGCATGAGCAACGTTTATTTCGAAGTTTACCGAAAAGATACAATGCGCTTAGCCCGTACAGTGGTGATTAAATTTGAAGCAGCAGCCACCATCCTGAACGAACGGCTAGCGGAAGAAGGTATCGTCTCGGACGAGCTTAATCCAAAATCGTGGAAGTACTACATGAACTTGGCGGGTGACTATCATCCGACCGACAGTGTGATGCAAGTACGATCCATGGATACGTTAGAAATTATAGACTTTACAAAGGATAATCTAGCAATCCATCGTGCAACTGCGCGAGAGTATATTCCGGGTAGTGTTTATTACAATAACTTAGTTCGTCAGTTCCCTGACCAAGTAGGTTTGATCAACGGAATTATTTACCCGATTGATATCCAAAAAGCAATTGATTCAAATAATGGAGAGATTTTGTACTATGATCCCCAGTATGTAGAAGAGAACGAAGATAACTTTGATCACGAATTACAAGACTGGGTAACTGCCTTTTACAATCGCTGGTACAACGAACAATTTAACATTTCTGATGACATGTACTTTGCTGGTTTCTTGGGTTCACTTTATACCCAGTTACCATTGGCTATCATGTTAATTCGTCTACGTAATGCCCGGACACGTCGAGCTAACAGTTTCTTTATTCGTGAATGGTTAGGTTCAAATTCTCGTCTTGATGAATTCATGCCTTACTTGGATAAGAAACAACAACTGCATTTGTATCGAGACATTAATTGGTACGAACGTAATGTGGGTAAAGAATCCACATGGCAACGACTGGTAGATAACATCCTTACCCCTCGTGGTATTCCGTTGATCTGGTATAACATCAAACAGAATGCCTCCAAGATGCCTGGTGAATTGAAACCAGAAGCTGAATTGATTAAGTTAGATGTTAACTTTCCTGTTGTGCATGAAGGCCAAGATAAGACTACAGTTGAATTGCTATTGGAACGCGAGAGTGGTTTAGCTCGTGATAACCCATTAGTGCAATTTGACGCCGAGAAAGAGATTACCGAAAAGATTGTATCTGATCAATATTCTTCGTTACCGACCAAAGTACTAGACTCGGAAGTTATCGACCGTTCTACTTCTTCGGTTCGTTCACACATGAATGTATTGATTAATCAATGGCTAGATCTTTCAGCTCGTGGTAAGTATCGCGCATACGTGCAAATCCCTAATCCACGGACTGGCGAATTGATGACTATCTCGGTTAAAGATGCTTTCATCATGATGTTGTACGCTTACATCCAGGTATGGGAGTGGGATGTACCCATGATACCTTCTGTAGTCGCGTATGAGGTGATGCGTGATCCACTGCCAACGTTGACTGAGCTTAAGACTTACGTGTCGCCACGCGTCGTTGGAGACAATGTACTGACAGCTATTCAAGATCGCATGTATCCGATGACTTCGTACATTTCAACTGAGCAATTCTATTTGGATGCCACTCGGTCACATAAATCTTATCTGCGGTGCTGGGAACTGTATTCTTTCCAAGAGCACAAAGATGGGCGAGCTATGTGTGAAAATGCTGTTAAAGCACACTACATGAATCGGACCTGTCGTTTGGTTAAGACACCAACTTCTTTTGATGATTACTTTTTGCCTCAGGGTATTGACATTCGCGGTTTCCGTCAATCTGAATATGAACAGTTAGTTACAGACTGCATTAACATTGCTACTGGTGCTAATCTGTTTAAAGTAATTACCCTTGGAGAAATTCAACGGGAACTACTGCGGTTGATGAAACGTCTATCGTCTTATCCACTCCAGTACCTCCGTAACGTAGCGTACACCAACTTTCACGTCATTGGTATGCCATCCATTAGGTTGGGTGATTATCGAGCTGCAGTGGGCGTATACTTCCGTGCAACAGTAGATGAGGTTAGTGTTCAGGGTTATCGCTCTATTGGTCACGACAAGATTAAAATCACGGATAAGGTAATCATGCCGGATACACGTTTGAGTGCAGACGGTTCGTTGTTTCAGAAAATCGATCCGACTGTTTACATCAGTGATGAAAGTCACGCAGTAACTAATGTTAAAACTCGTGTACCTCACATTGGAATGCAAAAAGTTACATTCATTGTTGACCATCCTGAACCAACTGATAATTACCTAGAGCATTATCAGAATTCTACTGACCCCAACTACCCTGACATGTAAGGTAATCAAATGTACATTACACGTGACTACCTCAAGGTAGGATCATGGCAAGCTATTATTGACATGATCAATGACAAATACAACTTTCAACTTCAGCCGGGGATTGTTAAGTTAAAGGCAATGACTCCACTAAGTTCTAAGAGAACCCAAATAGAGATCATCCCTAATCGGTCAACTAACCCGATTAACTTAATGCCCCCAATCACACAGATTGTGTTTACGTACGATCGACTAAATCTGACTGAGTTCTTTCGTAACACTATTGCGGTGAATGTAATTGGTCTTACCTTACCAATTACTACGTTTGATATTTTAGAACAGCTCGGCTTGCAAAATGAAATTGTGTTTGAGGTTGACGATTTTATTCATCAGACGTTTGATAAATATTCGTTACCTATCGATAATGACATTATCCTTGAAGCGGATTCTCGGTCATTGCGTTTTGTAGGGCACCTTCGAATTCGGTTGATCAATACATCTCAATTGAACCTATCTACTTTGCCTAATCTCAATGTAGAGTTTCCTAATATCACCCCTAAGCCAGACCTAACTAAAATCAGGGGTGATTACTACGTAAGTCGTTATGACTTTACGTTGTATCGGGATGAGTTGAAAAGTATTCCTGTTGGTCTGTACCATAAGCCAGAACAATTGTTAGGTCCTTTGTATCGCACCACTGGTATTCAGTTTCAAGCCAGCGCTACAGCAAAGCCGTTAAACGTAGTTCATTCATTGGTACAAGGTGAACCACATTGCAAAGTTCTTTATAATGGTGCGGCTATTACGAAATGGACTTCGCGTATAGAGTTCCGTAGAGTGTTAGTTATTGAACTTAGTGATCTAGCTACTGGCATTAATGGTTTCTTACGTTTGCATTACGATTGAGGTTAACATGTATTTATACGACACAAAAGAAAAACTCTTAGTTGAGTTCAGTCGGGTGCATGGTATTGTTCCAGCTATCCAAGTTAGTGAGGTTACATTTACTAATGCCGGTGTTTGGTTACAAGGTGCATGTAATGCAAAAGTGACTATTACTGCATTAACTGATACGCCTCGATTTAAAGGCAGTTCGACTATCTACTACAATCGATATCGAATTGATGAAGAGCTGAGAGATTTAGTTCTTCCGGGTAAGCCTGGTGATTACATTAATACCACTGAAGTTACTGACATGTTGCGTGATGTTTATGGAATCTCACTTTACGACAACGATTTCTATCACACGAATATATCGCCCACTGCTACGGAAGTAGAATTAGAAACTAAGATTGATGCGGTGGGTTGGTTACCACCCTACGTTCTTACGTTGAAGTTCGATTTAACATAAAAAAAATAAGGCATACGGCTACCCCGAAGGGTAGCCAATATGTCGTCACAAAGGAGGTGACACAAGTTTTGGTGCTTCCAGCCAATGCTCACCAGTTTGATCACGATACGAATACACGCGATTATCACGGATAAATGCATCTAAACGATCCTGCTTGACAATTACTGATTGGGTAAACGTATTGGGCATTTTCACCCTTACGATTACACCTTTATAACCAGCACGTTTGTGTTTAATCAAGCCTTTATACAGATGTTGCATTTGGTCTTGAGGTATACGTTCTTTACGCGCAGTTCCTTTAATGACCCGGATCTGTTTCTCAGAAAGCATAGGGGTAAACAAAGCGCTCATAAAAAGCCTGAACGCTGCTCTGCGTCGATTGTTTCGATCTGCAATCTTTTTTGCCGCCCTGAACTTTCTTTTACCGGTCATAAACCATTCTGGTTGCGATAACACTTTACGCAGACGAATTTGTTTTGTCATGCAAACACCACCACAAACTCACCGTCTTTGAAACCAAACTCATGTTTCTCAACGTCATACCAAACATCAACATTAATGCGTTTAAGCGCATGGATGTATTCCATGTTGATTACGCCATTCTTACGAATGACTGTACGGATTTGTTCCAGCAATGCTTTATGGCTATTACGGAAGTATTTCCAACGTTGAGTTTTGATGTCGTCACTTGCAGCAATGATACCTTTAGGAACCATGTCAATGAATGACCAGTTCAATGCAGCTTTGGCCAGCAGGTCACGACGTAACGCATGTACATTGTAAATTACAGCCAGGGGGCCAGTGCCACCAGTAGGCATGAAAGTTGTGTCATCCACAATCTCTACACGCTTAGGTTCAATTTCCCCTTCTGGATCGTAAGGGTTATATGTAAGATATTGACCATCGCCACTTGCGTCATAAACAAAGATGTCTCCAGTAGAAGTTACTTTGTATGGTGCATCAGTACGACCAACAAATGGAAGATCATCGATTGCCACGTAATGGTAAGTACCATCGGCATCAAGTTCTTTGTGTCTCTTTGGGAAGTTACCCTGAAGAACATTGTCGTGTGTTTCATTATGCAACCGGCGAGCAGAACCGAAATGTTGCATCGCTTCTTCTTCCAACGCTGATGTGACATGTGTGTCAGTACGAGCATTGTCCCATTTTTCAGCAGGCTTGTGTGCCAATGCTGCTGGTTCAAAATCATCGCAATTTGCACGAGTTTCTTTGTCGATTACACTAGCCAGGGTTTCGTCACAAACGTCAATATCTTTCATCATAATTCCTTTATGTAATTTACAGGACTAGTTCGCCCATTAGACGGAGGTCAATGCAGTAAATTTCTTTTGTGTCACCGGTAGAAACAATTGGATTGGTGACCCAATTGCTAAGGAAAGATTCTTCATCATGTTCAAACAGAACCAGATCGTAATCATGGTAACCCTGTTTGAAAACAACATTGGTGATGTAACCAGCAATTTTATCTGGTTCAATCAATCCAGGGTTATCGCTATTAAGCTCTCGTGGGTAATGCACCCAGACAACTTCACCAGAATTGTAAAACTGTTCCCACAATTCGGTAGTTAGCAATGGGGTATTGGCATGTGTACGAGTGCATTGAATAACGCTACGCATGGGGCACCTTGTGGTGGATGTCAAAAGTAAACAACTCAAACATAACCGGCTTATCACCGTCCATGTAAAAGTGTGCTCGTGGTACTAGTTCAAAACGTTTTTCCCAATCGGTTACCTGGGTATCCATGGGGTTAAACAAGAAGGTAAGTTCTGTATCACTGACAGCAACATCACTGATAAAGCCCCCTACATTCTCACCAGAAATTTGTTCCCAGCTGCTTGGGTTTTCCGGATGACCGTACTCACACCATTTCTGAGACCTGGGCGAACGAAACCATTTACGTGCACTGTTTTCGAAGCCTAATGCTTGCTCAGTGAACTTGAAGCTAAAACGCTTGAGGTTTTCCCCAGCGGTTACAAGTGGAGTTGACATATGGCCTCTACGACATAAAGCCCTCTCCGTAGAGAGGGCAATGTTATTACTTACGCTACACGTTTAAACATGAATGCGCTATTAACCAGGACACCCTTGAAGATTTCCAGGTAAGCACCATCTAGAGTGATAACGCGGAAACGACGCAGGATTCGTTCGCCAGCATCGGCACGGGTGTACATGCCTTTGATCGAATCAATCAGAGCTTGGTGAGTGTAGCTAGAAACCAATTGTGCTTCGCTGTTCAGCTTAGCGTCAGTCAGATCAGCCAATACCCAACCAGTCTGCAGATTGATGTACGTGTCGTTGATAGAGAAGCTTACTTCGTCTTGCTCATCAACAGTGCGATGTAGTTGTACTGCACGCGACAAGATCAACGATGCTGCTTCTTTCAACAGCTTGATGTATTTCTGATCCATGCCGTTCAAGTGATCGAACAGTGGATTAATATCTTCGATGAAGTCGTCGATATTTACATCAAGAGACATTGCATCTTTCAAGAAAGAGTTAGTCTCGTTAGTCAGACGTGCGTTAATGAAGTTATACACACGAGCAGACATCAGGCCTTGACGATTCTGCAGCGCAAAGTCTTTAGCGATCTGTTGCAGATCATTCGAGTCCAGGCTGGTCAGCATTGCTTCAAAACCATCTTGATCGATATCGATCAGGTGGGTACGCGTCGAACTGTATTCATGGGAAGGAAGTTTAGCTTCTTTATCCAGGCCCAGTTGTTGACGCAGTACTTTGCGAGACTCAACTTCGTTTTCCATGTCGGTAGTGCCTTGGAAGTCACCGGACATTTTAACAGGCTGGTGTTCGTCAGCCAGTTGGAGTTCTTTTACTTCAGCGATCGGGAGCATGTCATTGATCTCAGTGTGAATCTTCAGAGCAGTACGACGTACTTCCCCGTTTGGTTTCTCGGCAGCACGACGAAGATCTGCATCAATCTCGTGCTTCATGTAGTCCATCATTTCGTTAATCTCAACAATGCTTTCTTGTACTACCCCATCAGGCCACTTGGTGTAGAAACGAATGAAGCGGGATGGGTCAACCATTTGGGTATACACGAACGTATCATTTCGTGTAACCGTCCAATCTGGTACTTGATAAGCAGGACGAGTAATAATCCCACCTGGCGAATAAACGTAATCGAATGGTCGTTCCATATCAATCGTAACATCAGCTGGTACGTGATAGTGCGGATCAAGAACTACATCTTTAGCTGACAGTGGAACTGGGCGATCCAGTTCTTGTTCAGTTGCCATAACCTGTACGTAGGTTGGAGCAGCAACTTCGGCAACGGATACACCGTACGATTCAACTGGGTTCAGCGCTGCAGGTTTAGCTTGCGGCTGTTGTAGTTGAATCTGCTGTACTGGCGCAGGCTCTGGTTCATTAGCGGGAATGCCATAATCCATACCTGTACCGTTGGTGCCACTCATTGGTTGTGCTACCAATGGTTGTTGTACATGTGCAGACTGATGACCAACTGCCATAGATGACAGAGGTGCCGGTTGCATCATTTGTGGCTGACCATACATTGGTGCCATGCCTACCGCTGGAAGTTGACCAGTTCCAGTATTATGCATGGTAACCATTTGACCGTTGTTCATCATACCCATCTGTGGCTGCTGAACCATCTGCTGTTGTTGCGGGGCCATCATACGACCAGAGCGATAAGCCTGAACGTCTTGTTGAATAGCACCAAACACTTGGCTGAACTTTTGCAGGTCAGCTACCATGCTTTGATCTTGAGCAATGAATTGCATCAGCTGTGGTTGTTGCGCAGCACAGCCAGCCAGATAACATTTGAACATGGTATCTGCAGCTTTTGGAATAGCTGCTTGAGGCGGATTGTTTTGAGCTTGTACCACAGAAATGAATTCCAGGAAACCAGCCAGATGGTTGGTCCACTGTGCCCAGATTTGGTTTTGAAACCGATTCTGGGAGATTTGGTTATATGCCCAGGTATGCAAAGGCGAACGTGTAGCACGCTCTTGCAGACGCAAACGGAATGTACCCAAAGAAAGTGCAAGCATTTGTTGTGCTTGTTGGTTCTGAAGCCACTGGGTGCCTTGAACTTGAAGCGGTGCATCATTAGCGTTAGGCAAGTTCGGATTGAACGTGGACTGATCAATCTGATTAAAACAAATACTCGCCAAGTACTGCGGTTGTTGCTGTTGCGGCTGCTGTTGATACATTGGTTGTTGCTGGTACATTCATTGGGTCCTTTTGGATACATTGCAATTGGGGTTTACCCATTCTTTTGTAAGCTTCACCCCAGTGATATAGTTCTGAGATTTTATCGACTGAAACGAGCTTGTGCTTCGTCGATGCGTTCTCGAACTTCTTCACGTCTTTCAATCAAGCCGTCATGACGGAACTTGGTGAAAAGATTTAGACGACCACGGCCATCAGGGTTGTTCTTCGGTTGGTTGCGATACTGACATACTTCAGCAATAGAAGCGTTCAGCAGGCGCGTGTTGTCTGCCAAGAGAGACTTGTTATGAGCCAGTGCAGACTTCGCTCGGTCCTGTGGGACGAGGATAGACGTACAACGGATAACTTTGTTGGAACCTGGCATAGACAGTGTATCGAACTCGCCGTGTTCAGAGGTGAGCTTACGAATAGCTGTGTTCAATTTAAACGAACGTTTCAAGCCATCGTTAAGTTCTTGCAGAGACCATTCGGTTTTGTCTCGGCGACCTTGGAACATATACGAGAACATGGATACAGCATAGTTGAAATCTTCCATCGCATACGGCAACACGGTTAAACGCTTATTGTACATTGATGTTTCGTCAATGTCAGAAGCATAGAGGTGGTGAGCCATGTCCGTCATGATGGAATGAAACAGTTCCCAAATGTCATTGGCTCGAATTCCTACGGAATGGAGCTCTTCCATGGTCATCTCATCGAGAGTTGTTTCCAGGGAATACATGTGGGACTTAATGTTTTCTGCCACTTTACCTTGGTGTTCGAAATCACCGAATACCATGTGGCCTAGGATGATGCGCCACAGATCAATGCTATCGGCATAGTGGGGTTCAACAAACCGGTTAGGGAATGTATCTACCACATACCAGTAACCTGCAACCAAACGCATGACCAAATCATTTTCTTGGTCAGCTGGTACTACCAACACATGATCACCAGTTGGGTGCTTATCTGTTAGATGTGCAGATTGATAGACGTTCCATTGGTCACGTGGGTATTTCTCTGGTGGGAAATCTTTCAGGTAGCCTACCTGTACATCTGCATTCGCCCATTTCTTAAACGTTTGCGTAACGCCGAATTGCGCAAAGAAATATTGAGCCAGACTGGATTCAATTCGATCGCGTTTGTCATAGTCCTTTTTAGTTCGTTTACCCATCTCGTTGTGAATCTGAGACCAGATCACATACATGATTTTTCGATTTCCATTGCAGAAGTAATGATGCGACTTCTGTTTGAAAGTCAACTTGGTACGACGAAGGGGAATAAAGATACTACCATTCAATACAGAGAACGCCACATCTTTCGATACTGGAGATACAGTGTAGTTTGCGCCGTTGAGTGTGGTAATACCACCATCTCGAATATTAGGCAACAACAATGGTCGTGGGAATAACGCTTCGCCTTTATACGTGAAGTTCAGATTGACCATGTAGGTATCTGTCTTCGCGATATTAGCAATACGTTTGGAACCGTATTCACGTGTAACTTCCTCAAAATGTTTCCAAGGGGTTACTAGTGTATTACCGACATACTTGAAATCGGCTGGCCAGATATTAGCGTTGATTGCCATGATCTTATCGATTTCTCGACGAGTCTGGTTCATGCCTGTTTCTGGATCTACTGACATCATCTGGTCTACAGCAATACCATTCGCAAGAATAGGATTCATTCTTGGGTTTCTGGCTTTGATACCAGCAAGGAGTTTCGGGTCCGGCATATTTATTCTCTTTTGAGACTAGTAAAGATCTTGATGATTTGTTCTAGACCCTTTGGCCCAGATACCATAAGACCTACTGCACCTTGTACGAGTGACAGTATAGCTGCTCGTCGGATATTTGTCCCGGACTCACGCTTGTCTGCTCGTTGATCAACATAGGCACGTTCTTCACGATGAAGGGTTAGCTTTTCACGCAGTTCACGAGCTTCACGTTCGGCATCTTTAATGCGCCGTTCATATTCTCTATTCTCTGCATCTCTGGCTATTTGATCTTCCTTCTGGCGACGATCATAATTCGTCTGGTCTTCTTTGATACGGCGTTCGTAATCTCTATCCACCTGCTGTTGGTATGCTTTCTGAGCTTGTGATACTTCAGCTGCGGTCTCTCCACGCGAACTGGCTGCATCTTGCTCGGACATGTAGAAACCGTTCGATGATAATTCATTGATTCGATAACTACGTTCTTGCCCATTCGAATGGATAATAAGTCCTTCGGGTTGGGTATCATCATTTTGATTCTTACACAGGAAACGTGTAGTGGTGCCTTTTAGGTTAATCCAGATCCCGTCAATGGTGTAATCGATCTTGTTAAATGATGCACTGATGCCTTCACCTGTTACTTCAATATCAGGTGGTTGATAATCAGCAGGATAGATAGCTGCACCTTTATGATGCTTAGCCAATCTTACAACAATTCCCAATGCCTCTACGTGAACACCCCCCGGTGAACGTTGTAGAAGTTCTAATGGGATATCCCAATAGAAATAAAGCGTGCCATTTGGTACAACAGTAGCGTGTTCTAGATCTTGCCCTTTTAGAGACTTGTCAATATAATCGACCATCTCTGCTGGGACATGTTGCATTAGATCATGCATGCCATTATAATCAGGTCTAGCACCAGCACATGGTTTAACTGATACTTCTACCCTAACCACTTCTGGGTTGGCTGGGCTTCGCGCATCCAAGTGATACGGAATACACAAGTTATCCCAAGTAACAATCTCCATCCGTGTACGGTTTTCAACGTTAACGGATTTAACTAGAGTTGCATACTTGGGACTGGATACAGAAAACGTATCACTCTTGGTATTTGGTTTTGTTGTAGGGGTTCTACTGAACCCCGTGATGCGCGAATATGGATCGTTGATGCGTGACGTCATAAAAAGCTATTCCAACCTAAACCCGAAATCTAATTCACTCAAGCTTACACGTTTCGGTGCGTCGGCTTCTTGTGAACTTCTATTGTCTCGATCACTGTTTTCCCGAGGACCCTTGTTTGCCGTTTTACCATCTTTACGACTAATCGCTTTGATGGCTCTACGCTGGGCTCGGTTACCACCGGAGGCGAGATGTTTATCTTTGGCAGCCTTACTCGTTTGGGTTTGTATAGCCGCCCCCCTTGACGACGGCTTGGTCGCCTGTCTGACGGACAAAACGAGAGGCTTCAAATCAGCATTCTCACTAACTGGTTCAGGTTGTACAGGATTATCTGTACCAGTATTTTTTCTCCGACGATCCATTTCTGCTGAGAGATCGATTACTTCGAAATCCAGTTCTTCATTTTTATTAGTGGGCTCCTCTGCTGGCAGTATGATAACATCATCTAACTGCACGTCAGGTGTGGTGACATAAACCGGTTCCTTTTTAGGACGACGATCTATCTCAACAATTCGCAAGGGTAATCCTTGCAGGCTATCAAAACGATAACCGGAATCTTTCATGGCGCGATAATCACCATGGAAGTTGTTTTCGAGTACTTTGTCAAAGCGGTCAAAATAATCCATAGCGATTACCTCGTGGGTTATATTAGTGGTATAACTACAGAATAGTAATATAGATCTGAGATTTTTTGGAGTGACGACATAAAGCCTACCCCGAAGGGTAGGCGATTATGTCTTTCATTCTAGGTACCGCTGGGTGGTACCGTCCTCGGAGTACCGGATTGATCCATCTTCCAAGCGACGGACGTTTCCCGGTTGACTTCAAGCAGCCAGTGCGGAAATCAGTGGTTTGTTCCACTGAGATTTGCCCATGACTTCTTCCAGACCAGTGATGGTCAGGTTGATAGCGAATGGAATGTTGTTAACGTGCAGGTTGAACGGAACAGCTGCGATCTCACGAGTCACTTGCTGGCCACCACGAGTGATAGGCAGGTCGGCGATGACGGTCGATACGTAGAAGAACTGACCGAAGGACAGGATGTCGTTTTCGGTTGGGTTCTTACGAGTAGGAACGATTACCAGTTTACCATCGAACAGTTCGTTGTTGGTAGTTACCAGGTCGTATTCCAGGATTGCGCCCAGAGTACGGTCGTCGCCTTGGGTCATCAGGTAGTTACCGATTTCTTTGTCGGTAGCGAAGATGAACATTGGCTTCTCGTCTTGGTTACCCGAGATTACACGGAAAGCAGCTTCAATGTTGGACTCGCGGTATGCTGGGAACAGGATACCTTTAGCGTAGTTCAAGATGGTGCTGCAAACGTCCTGCCAGCGATCCTGAGATTTCAGGGTATCGATGTGATCAGGAAGGTGCAGAGTGCCTTCACGGTAGGTTGGACGCATCATGATGCTCAGAGCACCTTCAACAGCACCAAACTTAGGACGGTCGTAACCATTACCAACTACTTCTTTCAACTGAGCCAGGTAGTTCAGCAGACGTTTAACAGCGTTGTTGCTGTTACGGATGTTGGTGTTAACAGTCAGTGCCTTAACAACGTCGCCTGGGCCTTGCTCATCCATAGTGGACATTGGCAGGGTTACCGGAGCGTGCATTGGGATTGGGTGACGGAACTGGATAGCACGAGTTTGCAACAGGTGACCACGCTGACGGCGGTTAGTGTTGGTGAACTTGAGGTCCAGGTCGTAGCCGACTACTTCCAGTTCGCCGATGGCGTCAACCAGATCTTTACCGTCGCCAGATTCGATCGAGATCAGTTTACGATCTTCGTCAACGATACGGTCGATTTCGATACCAGTAGTACCGTAACGAGCATCACCACGGGAAGTGGATACATGGCCGTTGAACGAAACGCTGATACGAGCAGTCCACTTACGGTTAACCAGTTCTTGCACGTTAGCAGAAACGGTACCGTCGATTGCTTTGGTGTCTTCGCCAACAACCAGGTCTTCAGTGATGAAGTCCAGTTTAGCTTGACGGGTGTCGCCGATCAGACCAGGCTGGAATACAGCGGTAGGCAGACGGTCAACAACGAAGCGGATGATCTTGCCGTCGAACTTGACGTACAGAGCTTTCAGACGACCACTTGGATCGATAGTATCCGAAATGTCCAGCATGCCTTTGTTGATCAGCAGGTTGGCGTTCGAGTTACCCATCAGATCGATTTTCACGTTTGGCTTAAGTGGGCCAGTGGTGATAGTCATGTTCTGTTCGTTAGTAACAACGTGGTGTGGAACAACTGTAGGATCGGTGAAGAACTTCAGGTTGCTACCATCTGGATCAACAGCAGGGATCAGGTCGGTGCAGTTGTCATCCAGGATCGATGGATCACGGTATGCTTCTACCATGTTCACTTCTTCGTTTTGCAGTTTCTGACCGCTAACGGCGTGGTATACATCTTTCATTACAGCGATGTAAGGAAGAACCTGAACAACACCACCTTCTACTGGGTTTACAACAGTAGTAGGGTACAGACGTTCAGCGAACTCGTCCTGACGGGAAGCTTCGAGGTTATAACCAACAGTTACAACACGGAAGTCGCGTTGGGATTTTTCGTTGTAGTTTTCCAGACCCAGGTGGTCTTGGAATACTTGCAGGGAACCAGCAGGACCAGCAAATTCATGGCGAACGTTGAAGACGTTATCTTCGTTCGAAACTACTTCTTTAGCAACCGAACGCAGAGCTTTCTTATAAGCTTCTGGATCAGCACAGGCGATAGCAGCGATAGCAGCAGCGCGTTGTTGGTTTTCGGAGATTTGTGCTTTGCCCGATTTCTCGTCAAAGTATTCAAAACCGAAAGTCTTCAGCATGCTACCGAGATCTTTGTACAGAGCACCAGCAGTGCTACGTTGTGCTTCGTTAATGTCGCCGAAGTTTTCTTGGCTGATGTATTCTACCAGGCTCTTACCTTTGGCCAGCAGGTTGTCAGCGTAGTTCTGTTCGGTTTCCAGTTTGCCCAGGAAGTCTTCCATGGAGAAGCGAGTGTATTGTTTCGCTACGTTGTGTTTAAACAGTGAATCGAGATTCATGATCTATTCCTTCGAAGGAGATGAGTTTTTGGTGGTGTTACAAAATCTAGGGATGCAGTTACTTTGCCTGCAATGCCTCTAAATAATAAGTGAACAGTTTTGTTGAAGCGACACTCTCGAATGTTCGAGTTCGCATCAGTTCGCCGATCATATCATCAAATAATGCATGATTGGCCTTGATGGAGAGTCGAGCAGGATCGCCATTACCCGTGTGCAAACTCTTTTGCACAGCAACCCAAAGATTCTCATCTACAGGATAAAGACTGTATTCCCAGCATTCAAGGCTAGGGTGCAGTACTTTAGTTAGCGCATTGTTGGTAATACGTCCTTCTACACGATTGTGCAAATCTTGCATCTTAAGGTTCGTAACACCTGGAGCACTGGCTAGTTGCATCAAGCCCGATACTGGACTATCTGCTAATTCAATTTTCGTTAATTCACAAAACTTGAATGGGAATTTGTTGAGTGCGTCATGGATAGCAGCGAGATCGCTGACTGACGCTACGCTTGCCATATAGTTGATGTCAAGCAATTTGGTAAGCTGTACGCCATCATTACGGAAATGTTCCAGCAAGTTGGCAGGTAGGACTAACAGTTTGACCATTTCGATGGCACCCCGTTGAATGTTGACGTTTCATAGCCTTATACATAGGGATATGTAATAAACTACCTATCTAGATAATAATACATGGCACATAATTAGAAAACATTCACTTTTCAGGAATACCGCTAAAATGTCTACGCATAAACAACTATTAGTTAGTTGCATCACTTTGCTCTGTCTAGAGCATCGCGAAGACTCCCCTGCATCGGCATCGACCGAGCTGATTTCTGACGTTATCGAAACGATTCAAGTTAAAGAAACTTCTATTGATAGCGATCACGGACGTCAAACATTTCTAGAGCTTCGTCGGCTAGTAGTTGATCTCAACTGCAAGACTCCGACTGAGTTCCCTAGCATGATGGAAGTTCTTCAAAACGTACAGGTTTGTGCTCGTGAAGAGTCATACCTTTTTGAAGCAGTTGCATCTGCGGTTAACGAAGTATTCCCTGATGGTCTATCCATCATGCAGCGCATCAATGAGAAGCGTAACGTATTGCGCGCTCACTTGAACGATACAAAGATTTCTCAAATCATGAAGGAGTATTCTCACAAACTTCTTTTTAACGCAACTGGTTCTATTAATAGCATCAGTTTGATTCGTGAGATGCAAGGTAAGCTAGATCCTTTTGTTCAAGCGCGAGCAGAAGCTAAGCACCCAGCAGAAATTGGTACAGTTGACTTTGATGATCCAGATCTAGTTGCTAAGTACTTTGAAGCTGTTAAAGAAACCATGTCTATTGAAGGTGCATTCAAGACTGGTTGGAAAGGTCTTAACAGAATGTTCGGTAAGCTCGGTGCATTGCGTCGAGGTGAGTTCATTCTGGGTGGTGGTCTACAACACAACTTTAAAACCGGTTTTGCTTTGACTGTGTTTTCGCATATTTGTTTGTTTAACAAACCTTTCATGCGGGACAAGAATAAAAAACCACTATGTTTGTTTGTAACGCTTGAGAACGAACTATCGGATAACTTGTTAATCCTTTACAAGTATCTCATGGAAAACGAAACAGGTGAGGCGGTAGATGAATCTCTAATCGATCCAGTATTGGCAACTCAATACATTTCTGCTCGGTTGCAGGAATCTGGTTTCAAAGTACTGATTACTCGTTTTGACCCAACTGATTTTACTATTGCTGGTTTTACTAACTGGCTAGATGGTTTGCAAGCACAAGGTTACGAGATTCAATATCTGTGTGTTGATTATCTTAACATGCTACCTAAAACAGGTTTGGATGCTAAAGTAGCTGGTGATGACATTCGTCTGTTATTCCGTCGTATGCGTAACTACACTGCGCCACGAGGCATTACATTCTTTAGTCCACACCAATTGTCATCTGACGCATTGCAGCTTATGCGTGAGAACACAGAAGACTTCGTTAAGATTGTAGCTAACCGTGGTTACTATGATGGCTGTCGTCGACTGGGTCAGGAACCTGACCTGGAATTGATCTTCCACATTGTGAAAGTAGCGGGCAAATCGTATTTTACAATTCAACGTGGTAAACACCGGAATACTGTAACGGGCGAAGCTGACCAATACTGTGTACTTCCATTTGCACCTGTGGGTACGATCCCATGGGACATCGACAAAGAAGCAGACTTTAGCCTTCGTCAACTTCCTGGTATGTCAGGTGAAGCTGGTGATGAGGTTTGGTCTATTTAAAGAACCTTGGTGGTGGTTGCAGGAATGGTTCTCCCTTCGGGGAGAATTTATTCCGTTACCTTATTCCCGGAGTACAAAATGAAACAAATCGATTACTTGATTGAAGACATGGTTAATCATGTTAGACATCGAGCTAGTATTGGTGTAGGTACAAAAGTAGTTGTGTTTACTGCGTCACAAAACACATCAGCGGTGTTTAAAGCGGCTGGAAGGGTTGCTCACAGCATTTTAAAGAATTCTGAATGGGACAACGCATGTATTGAGAATTCGGAAGCCACACTGCGTACTGAGCTTCTTCTAAAAGAACTCTTCTATAACAAACGAATCGTACTAGACGTTTATGAAAAAGATGCCCCCTACAGTCTGGGGAATTTTGTAACGTTGGATGTTGGTAATTTCGATAAAGTTTATTTTGATTTGGATACCTGCGAAAAGGTAATCCACGCCATGACGGCTGATTCGGAATAAAAAAAAAATAAGGTATAGTGGCTACCCCGAAGGGTAGCCTTTATGTCGTCTTAATCAGACATAGTCAACCAGGTCAAACTTGGCCAAAGAATCAGCCAGTTGTTTACGTAATACTTCCAGACGTTCTTTACTGGCTACGTCTACCTGAAAACGCCCATCAATTGGACTACCTGCAAACCACTCGATCATTTCATCGGTGACTGTAGGAAGATCCACTTGTATAGCCAAAGTATTTTCTGGCGCACGGATATTTTCTTTGTCACGAGCGACTACATCTACCCAAGCAAAGAGTGGAGCATCTTCACCTTCGGGCATTGCATCAGTGAAGTAATAAAATAGCTCTCCGGCTTTATTCAGATTCATGTGATCTGGTTTGAGTGTATAGGTTGCAGCCATGATGTTATCCCTAGCTTTGAATTATTCAAACAGGCCTTTGTTAAAAGCTTCGATCACCAGTTTAGCTTCACGCAGATCCAAACCAAACGTTTGGCGAAGACTACGGATAGCATCAATGCTGACACGCATGTTAGCTTGAGCTTTAGCGATTGGACGCCATTCACCTTTAGTGCCCTGAGCAAGTTCTTGATCCAGATAGAACAAGACCGCTGAGAACTGAAACAAGGATTGCTTTTGATTCTCTTGATAGTTAATCAGTTCATTCAACTGTGCATGAACCGACTTACCTGTTTCTTCCATGAACTGGTCACGAACAGTACGCAGGTCTGGTTCACGAAGCAGCTCAGCGATCACCACATCCATGCGTGTAGCACTTTCCAAGTTTGCTTTGATGATTGCAGTGATTTCGGTAACTTTTGGATTGTTCATGTTTTATTCCTTAAAGTGGGGGAGGTAAGTTTTATGAAGCCCTGCGGAAGCTGTTTGAACTAGGTTTGCGCCGAAGGCCATTGCGTTCAATGAAACGACGTTCTTCCGCGTTGTAGCAGTTAGCCAACAAGCGGGCGGCGTATGCCTCAGCATGTTTCTTTTTACGGAACAACCGATGTTGGTTGTAACCAAAATGGACTACATTGAGGTCGCACAGCGAACGTTCTGATTCGTAAGAACCCAACTCGGTTTCAATGCGAAAGTTGGCAAAATATGAACGCCCCAAAATGCCTAACATTTTTACTTTGGGTGTACTCAGACACTCAACACGTGTAATGCTACCGAAACCAGGCATGTCCCGATTGAGCAAGTAAGCACTTACTTCCCAGAACGTTCGGCCTTGACGAATATCTTTTAACTTAGCACGCATTATAAATCCTTATCGACAGAAGAAGCATCACAAACGTTCAACACGTCATCGATAGTGCGTACGCCATAAGCAGTACGACCATGCATGGTGTAGTTAGAACGTTTACGGATATCAACCGCATTAATAAAACCCCAGCCCGTAATGCGATAGTATTCAGATTCACCATTGGAACCATCTTCACGGACTGAAGAGATGCTGTAAACCATACCCAGGGCATCATCACTGAAATCAGATGCACCTAATAGCAATCGGCTCCCGTTGTCTCGTTCGTACACCAGAGTAACCAACGGCAGGAGTTCTCGAAAGACAATGCCTACGATCAATTGGACATGGTGATAAATATCAGACAGTGTCCATTTATTACCCTGTTGGAAGCACTCCGATTGGAATGCCTCATGATGAGCTTGCACCTGTGGTAACTCCCAGACCTTAGCGGCAACTGGGTGCATTTGAATTGCTTCGACCATCTTTTTGTAGTTGGTCAGGCGACTCAATGGTGCCAGTTGCGTAGCGGGTGCAAGTAATGCATCCAACAATTGTTTATCGCTAATTTCCACGACAGGTGTCTCCTTGGGTTATTGTGTTAAAGACATAAACTCAACATCTGATGCTGAAACAAATGTCCTGTAAAGATTGCAAATTTCTTCAGCCATGAACTCACGTTGTTCACGTGGCATGCGCATACGACGGGGAATCATAAAGACAATCGTTTCATGATGTTCTTTTATAATAACGCCATCTTTACGTGACCGCCAAGAACACAGGTACTCTTTACGAGACAAGTGATCATCTCGACCTAGTGCTTCTACGTAAGAAAGTGCTTCTGCATAATGCCACAGTTTTTTACACTGTTTGGCCAATTCATACAAACCTGGTTTACCCACAGGCAGATCGGAAATGGTTTGTTCTACGGAGTGTGCTTTTGCTACACACTCATCGTAGGTCAGAACGCCCAAACTTTTCTGGTGGTATTTTAGATGCCATTCAATAAACTCTGGGCGCATGACTATTCCTTATTTACGGGTGACTCGGGTAATGTCGCTTTCCAGGTCTTCCACTTCAAGCTGGGCCAAATCGGCAGCCACTTTCACATGGTACGCAGTAGCGTTGTCCAGCAAGAACTGGTTGAAGTCACGCAAGACAATCGACGGCCAATGCTCATCATTGAGCATGTGTTTCATCGGATTGGTTGGAGCTGGTTCCGATGGTTCACTGACAAACTTTACATGGCCGTTAACATGCACCACGATTGTGTGGGTAAAGTTATCGATGTTTTGATGATGGAAGATTTCCACCAGATCTTTGATGTCGTTATTTCCAACGACGGTAAAGAAAGCATGCCCCAGCTTACCGGATTGGTCCAGTACAGCTTTAACATCAATCTCGTGAACAATGATTGACATATTAGTTCATCCAGTTAGGAAGGTCTTTGTGACCCATGATCAGACGGCCAGAATCTTTTACTTCATGGGTAAAAGTAATCTTGGTCTGGTCATAAAGAAGTTTGGAGTTAAGAGAAGCCATACCCAACACATTATTTTCCGGATCGTGAATATGCTTTGCAGCATTGATCACTGTAACCTTAGCGGCGGTTTCACCTGCGCGGATGGTTAGCAGTTCGCCTGTGGTCAATGTGATTTCCAAAGACTCGGCTACTGCTTCCGGGATGGTTGCCAGGACTTCAACACTACCACCTTCGGTACGAACAATATCGAACCAACTTTTACCACGTGAAGGTGTTACCAGGTGAATGAAATCGCCACCAGCGTCAGAACCAGAACGAACTTGTAGGCTCGCCAATGGAATACGGAAGTCATGAGTCACTGACGTAGGGTCAAGCGTTTGACGGCCTTCCTCGACAAGCCAGCGTGTGCACTTACCCACTTTGTGATGGACGGGAACCATGCCGTCTGCACCAACCAACAGTTGTGCCAGTTTCAAAGTAGCGATAGAAGTATTGCGCATGGGAATTCCTTAAGCGTCGTGTTCTTCAAGCAGATCACGGTAGTGGTCGTCATCTTCACGTTGCGTTTTCTTACGCGATACACGAAGACGTGGAATACGTTTCTTCAGCTCTTTAATCAGTTTCTTTTTGCTTACTGAATAATAACCGTGCCATTGACTCAGCGCAGTGTATTCAAAGATAGCGTCCAACTTTTCAATTGGGAAACTGTAGATATCCGAATTGTACAGATGGTTACTGTCCATCATGTCAGAGAAAGCTGGATGGTTAGCCAACACAAAACCAACAATCGTACGCACTCGATGAGCGGCGTATGTGTGTTTTGTTTTTATGCCGAGTTTTTGAAGGTCCGGCAAATTAGCCAAATATTCATTACGGTAGTAATCATCGGCTTTGTAGCTGCGCCAGTTTACTTTACCGTTCCCACGAGAAACAATACTGCGGATGTGGCTGTAATGAAAACTTGCTGTGTCTTCAGAACCACGGATTGGACAAGGATCATTGGTCAGTACAACCCAGGAATGCGGACCATTCCACTGATGACCAGTTACAGTTACTTCCAGATCCTTTTCAGCACCAACCATGCTGGTGTTATAACGGAGCACTGTGCCGACAGGAACATGCTCGGGTTGCCATTTTGTTACCCACTCTTCAGCGTAGACCGCTTCAGTTGGCTGGTATGAATAAGGGGTAAAGTCAGGACCATTGTCATGAGTGATCTTTGGACCTACTGGTGCTTGCCCTTTGTAAACTTGTTCGTAAGCCATGATTAATCCTTAATCGGGGAAGAGTTGTTAAAGAAGTTTGAAATTTGTAGCGTGTTTCAAAACTTGGTATTTCGGATAACGCAGGGCCAAGCTCTGAGCCAATTGCTTGGAACGGATCTGACCCATGTAGCAATGGATGAAAAAGTTTGCACCATCCAAGCTTTCCAGAAATGCTACTGCTTGACGCATGTCACCACCACTGATACCTGACAGGCCAGTAGTCAATTTCAAAACGTTTTGGGTAGGCTTAAATTCAGGACGAGATTCACCATCGCCAACAATGCTAATGATGTTAGCATCATGGGCAAGCCGGTTTACGTAATGCTGGGGAATATACGAGATCCCGTGTTTCTTACGAACCACTTCAATTTTATTTTCCAACTCGTTCCCCAGGATTAAGCTTTGGCTACGTAATAGCAGGTGTAATGATTGCGATCGTAACCGCGATTAACTTCAGTTACTTTCCAACCGGAGTTTTCAAGAAAGAGTTTGATCTCTTTCTCAGTAGCGGTGTTGTGATCTTTCCCCAAGGAGAAAGTCCAGTAGCTTTTGCCATCACCACCGCGCCGCCAGTCTTCAACCCATTTAGCATCACCCATGCACGCATTGAACTCTTTAAAGAATTCTTCCACATGCTCTTGGTTCAACAAGCCTAATGCTTGCTCTGCTGATACAACGTGCATTGTTATCCCCTGATTCTTTCAATGGACAAGTGGTACGGATGTTTTTCACTATACGACACACACGTATCGCATTTGTAAATAACCCATATCCCTTGAACAAATTCTTTGTTTTTGAGGTGGATGTAATTATGAGCAGCAACCAAAAAACATTCTTGGATTGACACTTCACAAGTTACACGCCCATTTGCAGCAACGAACTCTTTGGTCATCCCGTCAATCGTTTTGATCAACTCTGGAGACAACTCAGTTTGTTCTACGAATGCCATAGCTATCCTTAATTGGTACGCCAGGGTTCAGAAAAGCGTTTAGCAATTGCTTCCATCACGGCGTAAGGTTTATCAATAGGAAACGTTTGTGTGTTGCCTTGGTCAATATAGACCCAGTCACGCATACGTCCAATAGATTCATGGGACAGTGTATAGCTATCCTCCAAACGTTTTACCACTAGCCGTTCGGCAACGTCTGTTTGCAGGGTGATACCATCTTTAAAGAGGTCCACCAACAACAACATACGTGCTGCCATTGCATCCATGGTATCAAAGTCAAGTGTGCCGCTAACTCGACTAAGACTCATGTGTGCAGAAAATAACCATTCGCCGTTTTCAATAAAGCCTGGAGTTGTAAACGACTCCATGTATTGGCTCCAAATAGAAACGTTCTTGACCAGGTCATCTTTTTCAGCTAAACGCAAGAAAGCAGCAATCGCATGTTTCGGAATATCAAATGGCATGTTACTCTCCTTACGTTTTAGCCAGACTATCAACCAGCCGGTCGGATGTATATTCGCATGGAGTTTTACGCTTTTCGATAACTACGTACATCTCGTAGAAATCGGAATCGTGACAACACATGCAACCACGTACTTGAATACGCTCGACAGAAATGTTAAATTGATTTAAACGTACACCTTGCCCAAAGTGTGCGGTAATATAATCTGCCAATTCGCCCAGAGACTGAGACGATTGAAAAAGATTGTGATAAAGAATTTCTGAAGTGCTAACTGGTTCGCTGTAAGTCGACATGATTAACCTGCTGTTGGAAAGCTGATGACGCTACCAGCATACTGTGCTTTTTGAGCATCAGTAAGAGAACCCAGGCGGGTAACATGGTTGCGTTTGAAATGTTCTTGACGCTGAGCCCACTTACGGTTCATGCCGTGATTAGTGTGGCGTTCCAAACGTTGGAGTTGTTTAGTTTTGGTGGCGCTTTGTTTTTGAAGATGGGCATCAACAAAATTACGAGGAAACCACGACCAATGTTTATCACGCAGGTCAGTGTATGCATTCAGTACGTTAGCTCCATGGTGATCTTCGACACGAGCACCATTATGCATACGGCGCATACGGGAAACACCATCAGCACCGACTTCGTACTGGTTATCTTTACGGCACACGTAATGCGGGTGACCTTTACCTAATTTACGACACATGTTAGAGCTCCAGTACTTTGGCTTGATTTCGTTCAAAAAGATCGTTACGGTTATAGTCGTGGTCAATGTAATTGCCAGTTCTGTAATCGCGCATTACCCATGAACCACGATAAGGATTACCATTAGGGGATAATCCGTATTCACGGGCAATAATGATTTTGCTATCATCGGTGAGATAGTAATCATCACCACTAACTTGTAAGATGTCCATTATATTCTCCTTAGCTAAGTAGTAATATAGATCTAAAATAAAGTTAAAGCTAATAAAAGAAATAAACCCTTCTGCTGTAGAAGGGTAAAACATTAAAGGAACCAACCTGATACCTGGTAAGTTCCAAGAGTGCCATCAATTACACCCGTAACCGTGTAGCCTTGTTTACGCAGGGCTTCAACTTGTTGCGGATTGAGATAATTGTGATCTTTGTTTGGATATGCCGTAGTTGCAATAAATGCAGTATGTGTTTTCCCACAACTAGCAGAAGCCAAGAAAGCGCGGTACGCACCATCTAGAAAAAGCTTGTCATCCAACTTGGCTTGTAATTCAGCAAGGTTCATTTGTAACTCCTTTAACGGCATATCGCCTCTCCCTAAGGGAGAGGCGTTTATGTCAACGATAGGTAATTGTAAACAGACTGTAATCTGCTTCTTGTTTACAATCCCAGATTTGCCAACCATGTTCTTTAAGACCTTCATCGATCTTAATGTAAGTCGAAAGGTTTACTTTACCAGAAATACGAACATTCCAGCACATGCGATTATCCTGCAGGTTGGAATTAATACGCGCGGCGCGCGCACTACCAATCTGTGCAAGAAATCGCTTTTCAAATTCGGTTAACTGTGATTCGGTAATTGCACCAATGACAGCCGCAGCTTGTAAAAGTTTCATTAGTTCACCACTGAAATCGATTACGTAGCTTTGCTTGCATGCGCAGTTGATTAATGAATCCCCAGAACCAATTTGAATGGGCAATTCGATATCCAAACGCTTCATCTTCAATTCGATATGAAGACGCATCTTTTCTGACGTAAAGCTCTATCAATGGAGAACGAATGTGGTGCAAATAACAGGAAAGTGTTTTATGCTTTCCTAAGAAACCTTCAATTTCTTTGACCGCTGCTTTCATTCCTTTTTCAGAAATCTTTCCTTGGTGTGCTGCCAATTTAAGCGAGATGCACATGAATGCACTATCTTCATAATAACCTTTACAGAGCATCCGTTCAATGGTGTCTGCAGCCAGGTTCATTTCAGCTGCTTCTTTTACGGCTTGGCGATCTGCCAGGATACGTTGGCCCCAGTTAGAACCAGGCAATGTAGTGGCGACTACTGTACGGATCAAGCTGCGCATGGTGATTCCTTTTGTGTATTGAAATGTTTTTCTAGCTTTGCTGCAATTGTACGATGCTTACGAATCAATGCCCAGTACCAATTAGAACACACGATGCGTATTTCAAAGTCATCTGCGTCTTCATCGAGATCACCGGTGTTACGCAAATGTGTAACCAACGCAACGCAGTCTTCCAGTTGATTCATGATTCGTTGTTTTGCAACGCCCAGGCCTGGTGTACATTGGCCATGGAAATCATCCAACAACAAACACATGTAACGGGTAGCCCCGCCATCTTCCATGTATCGGCCAGATACCAAAACCTCTTCGATAAGGTTGGCAGTGGTCAAATGACATTGAATCATTTCTTGATGGAGCTGGTTAGCGTAACGTTTCATTTGAAACGCTCTATACCGGGCGTACAACCTGTTTAGCATTTTCTATTTCCTCGTAGTAATCATTTACAATTTTAGTGGCCATAGCATGCAACGTAGGATCTCCCTTACGGAGTACCCCCAATAGCAGTTTGAATTCTTTCATAAAAGTCACTGCAAATTTCTTATCACTCTGTGCAATAGACTTACCGTTAGAAATTAAATCTGCTAGCTTAATAGACATAGCCTTTGGGCTGGCTTGAGCCAAATGTAAACGATCAATCTCTTTTCGCACTACACGCGTGCCATCGGCAGGGACAGATACGTCAGTGAGATCATCTACGTATTTAAGAACGGTCTCGTTAAAGAACATTCCCAGGTGTCTTTCTTTTGTACGTGTATCTTCTTTTACATCGTGCAGCAACGCTGCGCACCGCATGTCATCATCTACATCCGCAGCTAGTTCTAGGATATCTAAAACTTCGATGGGATGTAGGTGATAATCGGTTAATACGTATTTACGCAACTGCCCTACAGCACTATGGGCAGCTACGCAATACACTTTAGCTAAATCAACTACTTTTGTCATCCGCTGGTGTATCTCCTGCATGCGGTACTTTTTCCAGATGGAAGAAAGCAGCCGCTTCACAATCTTCATTGACAAAGATTGTTGTGACTTCTACTGGGCCTTCGCCGTGGTCGCTTTCTACGCGGGTAATTTCTTGCCCGCGGAAATAAACGCTTTGGCGGTAGGTTGGGGACAGGTTAAATACGATACAGTGTTCGATGGTACCCATGTCCTTAATGAAGAACCCGTTACCAAAACTGATGCGCATCGTTACCCGATGGTGTTGTTGCGTGTTACGGTTGACTGTAAACCAGGTCTTACCCAATTTGACCAACACGTGAGTAATTGGCACCCACTGGAGCTCATAGCTCAAGCGTTGACCATGTACGGTCATCAGCTCAACAGCTTTGATTTTAGGGACTGCAATAATGTCCAGGGAAGCAGCATCGCTGGTCCAGACACCATCACCACAATAGTACTTTATATCCGGTGTACCGATACCAACGACAATGCGGTAGAACCGAGGTTGTTGAGCTAGATTCATAAATTGTTCCTTAGCGTAAATTTTGATTGGGTCTCACTTGTCGTGAGTGCCATTGGTACCTTTGTTATCAAGACCGGTGTACATGTAGGCAGGGATGCCAACTCGACACTCGATTGCCTGGAGTAGTTCGTAAGGCTTACTGCGATCGAAGTATTCCAGTACACACTGTTGCTGCCAACGTGGAGCTTTGTTAGTAAAGTCCATATTGACTACGCCGTCCAATTCAAATGCAGTAGCCAGATCGTTGTCCAGCGTACCACACACCCGCAGAAAATAATTCGCGGGTTGCTCAGCATGCTTTTGACATTGCAGATAAACAACATCGTCAAACATAAGAACCAGTAAACCACCCAGGGTATCACGTTCATCGAGAATTGTCTGAATATCAAACATTGCTTCTTCAGCCGCTTTTTGAACTTCACCACGGGCGGACAAAGAAAGAAAAGTGAGGAACCCTGCTACCTGATCGGCATAGCGAGGAGCCTCGGGGTACTGCAAAGCGAACAAGGCTTTCTGCATTGCCGTTGGGATTACAAGCATAGGACTTCCTTATAAATCAAGTGGGACTAAACAAGCCAGGATGTAATCATAAATCTCAGGGAAGGGACGCATGTCTTCTTCCGAGTTGAGCTCATGTTTTTCCTCAGCTGTTAGAGAATTAACCACGTAGCAATGCATGGTGATATTGCAATCATCGTCCAGTGTTAACAACATGTCGATAAAGGCCAATGTCAAATCAGCTGCATACGTGTAGTTGGGATGTTCTGCTGCATAACCACTGACAGCATTGCACATGAATGGAGAACGCTGATCGTGTTCACCAGTCGGACCGTAACGATAATCGGCAATGGCCTTGGTAATAACCTCGGCAATAATACGTCGACTCTCTCTATCAAACCGGCTATCTTGAAAGATCCGATCTAAGTGTTGATCAAGCTTACTTCTTACTGCACTAAGGTAATTCATTTAAAGCCTCACAACCAATACACAGTCTCGCTGGCTACATGTCGGGCATACTCCGCCACGATGTGTTCCATTATTGAGAACTCTCCTTTATGCATACCAACAATCATGCGTTCAGCATGTTGAATAGAGTTGCCGTTAAGTGGGGTTGTTTCCCAGTTACTAACACCATGAAGACCCATCACACAACGTGCACGACGAATCAGGTCTATCTTAAACATACCTGGTGATTCATAGGTAACAACATTGTTATCTTCCGGGATTACCGGAACGTGACGTGCTCCAAAGTTTGATACAAACATACGGGTTTCCTTGTGATGGGTAATGGATATTAAGAACAAAGGAAGAGAGTAGTATAACTACTCTCCAGGTTAATGCGATAAAAAGCCCCCTCCTATGCTTTTAGTAGCCCTGTCTCACATTAGGTAGGGGGTTCAAGTACTTTGCTACAAGCCCAGTCTTGCAAAGTCCGCATGGACCATCAATGCGCTGCAAAGCAGTGCTCCAGCAAATGCAAAACTGAACAAGAAGAACTTAACACAACTCCAAAAGTACTGAAGTTGTTTGTCTTTAAAAACATTAAGTTCTTTTAGACGTTCTTCAAATTTCCATATATTTGCAGCGGCACCAACCAACACTATTAGCCACAACAAACTACCAATGCCCCAAGCAGTTACTACATTGATACTAATCATTCGCAATCAACCTCGAATGGATTATTACCTTCAGCCAGGTAGTTGAGATGCTTACGTATCTCCAAGGGTAGATTCCCCAACACATGGAAGGTTTGACTACCGATGTTCTTGACTTCTTCTGTCAAGATGTTTGCGTAACGATAGTAGACCCGATTGATCTTTCCATCAATCTTACTCACGTTACCTTCTACTTCCAGGTGCCAATCACCTTTACCGTAGAAAACCATTTCACGCAAAAACACATGCGTGAAACTATGGAGGACAACATCGTCTGCAATTTGCTGAGGAAAATAACGCTCAGGGTCATTACGTTGCTGGTTCCACTGAGACCAGGAATTCTCTTCCCGCAGTTCTTTCATCACGTCAGGATATTCGGCCTCAGCCAGAATAAACATTGCGTGAAGACGCTGGTGATAATCCTGTTGCTTAATGGACGCATCCCAGCAGGCAAAGAACAACACTTGGATACCGTGACGAATAGCAATTTCTTTGTTCATGGAAACTCCTAAATTTTCTTTTCACGAAAATCAACATCACCACAATGAGTGCATTGGATGGTATAAACATAACCAATGCACAGATAGCGATGACGATCATTAAATCTTTGGGCTGTTTCAATGATTGCCCAGTTGTGTTGGCAGGGTGCCGGAATTACTTCAACCTTACGGTTGGTGCGCAAAGCGGCATAAAGGGCTCCCAGCGCTATCACAAGCGCCAGGATAGCCACGCACAAAGGAATCCAGCTATTCATGTATCGGTTCCATGAGCAATGTAGTTTGTCATGGCCACCAGAATCAGAAACACCTCGATCGCAATCAATCCAAACAACCACCGTAAGGATTCATTCCGATTAGTGTACTCACAAAAGGCGAGCCGAATGCAATACGATATCGTAATCACCAGCATAAACATCATGCCAGCAATTATGCCACCAGCCATACCTAAAGGCATGTTAACCCCTTAGCCAATACGGCCATCAGTACTGCGGTAAATGGAGTTCAGTGTTTCCACCAAACCATTTTCATGATCTACCCGAATGATCTTGGACGTACGGGTTGGATACCACTCACCCTGGCGATACATTTCACCCATAGCGACTTGCACATCGGCAACGTCATCGCGTTCTGGCCATACATCGCTACCTTTAGCAATGTACATGCCACGCATTGAGTAAACCAGTTTACCCAGAGCTTGATCTTTGACGGGTTCAAGCATGTCATCAGTGATAACTTGAACAGTGCAACCTTTTTCGTTATTTGCGACGGACATAAATTTTTCCTGTCATTACGTTGATCTTACGGGTTTGAAGCATTCCACAATGTTTGCATGCACTGATAAACAAGTGATGCGAAACATATTTGCCGTCCATGTCAATGGAGAGGAATGTTCCGTTTGGACGAGTCATGATTTCTTTGTGGGCAATCACATCAAACTGATGGATGCAGAGCCCCAACAGTTGACGCAGGATTCTGAGCATTCATTGCCTCCAGGGCATTCCAGGTATCGTTATCGGCAATGGCTTCTTCAACACTGTAACCAGTTCCTGAACACTTGGTGGTTAGGTCTTGGTTGCAACGGATAGCCAAAGCGTATTTAGCTTCACCCACTGCGCGAGAGGCAAAGTACTCGGTAGCGTGTGCTGCAAACATATCACCGAATGATGATACATAACACAACTCAATAAGCGAATGCTCACCTGGGATTGTAGCCCACTTAGCTGTTTTGCGTTTCATGTACCAGTATGACGTGCAGTTGTCAACCAGAAACTGACTACCTTGCTCAGCCATGAAGTGAAGTACGTTACTCCAATTAATCAAGTTAACTGCCAGAGTACCATCTTCTTCCAACAATTCACAACCATCCAACCACGTAGGGTTTTCTTCGTTCATTTGTTGACAGAAACGTTCGACATGAAAACTCCATGCCATGTCGAGAGTGTTACCTGGGATGTTATTAAACAACATCAAAGCCGTTGAACTAAACTTGATCATTGGTTTTCCTTAATATCTAAAACACTGGGAGAGCGAATAACTTCGACGTAAGTGGTACCAGGAACTACCTCATCCATTAATTCAGCCAACAGAGGTTTGATTTTTTCATCATCCTCTAGAATAGCGTGAATCTCTTTTAAAGCAATACCTGTTTTGAGTAACCGATTAGTCAAGTGAATTTTGAACATCAGCTTAGCCATGTCAAACGGTATTTCCAATACATCTATTTTTGCAGGTGTATTGTTTAAAGCCTGACGCAGATGCGGGTAACGCATCAGCATTTCTTCAGGGCTTATTAATAGCGACCGTTTCATGCTGAACCTCGTAGCTGTATGACACGCATGGTTTTTTAACTCGTTTACAGAAAGTGTCAGAAACACCCCCTACTGGTTTTTCGAGTTCCAACATGGCTTGCGCTACACCAATAACGCAAGCGCAGCAAATAGACATTGCCAATAAATATTTCTTCATGTTAGATCCATTTGGTTGCGTGTGGATATTCTTCTTTGATACGTTTTGCAATAAACCGAATGTGGTCAGGGTATACAGTAGACAAGTTAACCCAAAGCAATTTAGCTGGGCCATTGTGCATTGCTTCTAACCAACCATTTCGATCTAACTTACCAATCGCATAACGTTCGTTAATAGATGCATGCAGTTTAGAATCTTTCCATTCTGCACGTAGACGAATGATGTCATCATTGATACGACGCATTGGGGTAGCCGTTCTAACTACGGCGATTACTACACCAACGGTTACAACTTTGATGGCAACACGTCCAATGACGTAAAGCTGAAAATTAGTCATGGGGTTCCCCTAAATAAAAGTAATGCGATATAAAAAAGAAAAGGTACTAGCGGGAGACATAAGTCCCCCGCCAGCTATATCAGTCTGGAATAGACTCAATATAAATTTCGACGTTACGACGCAACTCGTTTAACGAGTCTACGTAGTTAACTTTCTTTTCGTACTGAGCGATCAAATCTTTCGACTCAACCAGCAGATGAGCACGCACGGTACCCATTCGGTCTTTGCGGTTGCGAATGCGCTCAACCAATGCATCGAGTTCGGTATACAGGTCTTCAACCTGATAGCGATCCCATAGGCGTTGACTGATAACAACTACAGTGGCAACGACACCGACTTTGATCAGGGTACCGAGCAGTGACATAGCTTACTCCCCAGTAGGAATGGTGGTACCGGTTTCAGGACCAGTAGGAACTTGTGGATCAGCGGTGCTGGCAACTACTTCAGCTGCATCAGCAGCAATTTCATTCCAGTTACGGCCAACCTGGAAAGAGATGTAGCACAGACCAGCAACAGCAGCAACACGGAGGACAGTATTGAACATGGTGTTATTCCTTCTTTCGCTTTTGAGGTTTGGCCTCTTAGAGACCGAGGGGGGTTATTTTACTTTGCAGCTTTGTTCATGCGAACGGTTTGGGCAACATGTTTAACACATTGCCGAGTGGTACCAATGACTATTGCAATAGCAACAATTTTACCAAAGGTGCCCATTTCAGAGAAAGCTTTAACAATCATGGTGATACTCACTGTTGAATTAAGAGGTTTGGAACGGCAGAATTACTTCTGACCTTTTTCATCTTTTTTAGGGTTGGGGCGATAGCTATCCGAAATGGAAAGGACAACTTGTTCAACCGCACCCATTACAATTGCCAGAACAATAATCTTACCGAAAGTACCCATGATTGTTAACCTTAATGTTTTCAGAAATTAGTTGCGAAAAGCGTTGACCATGTTAGCCACGCCGATTACGGTGATAACAGCACCACCACCAATTAACAGATTGTTAGCCAGGTCTTTAGTGCGACTATACTTCTTGCTTTGAATTCCCATGTTGGCAAATACCAAACCAGAAGCAATCGTTGCACCCGAACCTGCTGCGGAAATTAATCTAGTTGCCAAAGACATTAGACACTCCTTGAGTTAATGGGTTATTGACACGATTGTAATATAGCCTTTTAAATGTTTTAAATCACTTTTTGAGGGCGGATACAATCGTCTGCAATGCAACACAGAAGCCGACGGTGGTCATGCCTACACCGACACCGGTAACAACCAGTTTGTCAACCTCACGACCATTGACGGTCACACGTACACCTTCACGAACCAGGCTGATACCAGTACCCATGATTGCACCAGCAGCTGCACCGAGTGCCAGATATTTAAGAGCGTTCATATTTTTATTCCTTCGCTTAAATTGGGGGTAGGGGGCTTTATGCCTTTAAACAATTTCTTGTGGGTGCGTATAGAAAAGAACGTACCCATTGCACCCCCTAAAGCAGAAGGTACAAATACTATCCAACCCGAATGCAAAAATAACCCAAAGGTTGCAAAAATGGTAGTAGTGACTAATACCGAAGTACCTGCCGCTACCCACTCATGACCTTGGGCAATATTACGGGATTGGAACGATTTAACAAATGCCTCGAAGAACGTTACAATGAAAGCCAAAACAAATGGGGCAATCAATGCAACGATATCGATTAACTCTTTCATTTGGTCACCAGGATTTCTTGGCCCAAAGAACCAATGCGATGACCAATTACGATTTCTTGCTTAGCTACAACTTGTACAGCCCGGCGATCATCAGCCATAGTGACCAAGTTCGACAACGAGACAGAACTAACAGCAACGCCAACCAGGAAGAAGATTACGCCTTTCATGTTGAATCCTTAATGTGGGGTATAGTGCATTTGCAAAGCATCGATATGATATCTTGCAGATGGACTATGGGGGATCGAATCCCCCATGTCTTATTTAGCTAACGGTAGTTCGTTGTTAATCAACTCACGGTATTCTTTTACATCGCGCATCACTCGCTCAGCGGAGCTTTCTTTTTGCGCAACATAATTTTCATTGTGTCTCAATACCGCCAGGTTTTTGCGATCCTTGTTAGAAAGATTCGGTGGATTGCGAGCTTCGTAAAACTGCTGTTCTTCAGCTGACTTGATGATTGCATCCACATCGAATGCACGTTCACTAGCATGCAATTTGTTTATCACTTTTGTGTCCATTAGTTAATGGTTTTTTCGGTACGATCGCGGACGACCGTCTCACGAAAGAAGTTACGAATCACACCGTCGTCCAACAGTTTTTCGAAATGGTCATCCACTTCGATACCGTCGATTGTAACGGATGCATGTTCTTCAACGCTTTGGCCAAAGAGCATTACATTGAAACGTTGGCAAACATATTTCTGAACAGCATCGTCTGCCGTAGGATACACTTCTTCAACAGCCTTCACAACACCACCTGCTTCATCGTAGATGAAAGTATAGGTCATGCGATCTGCTTCCACGGCACAATCGATCTTGTAGATCTGATGTCCACGGGTTACTTGTTGGGCCATCGGAGAACGAGGACCAAAAGTAAATGCTGCTTGCATAACCTGATGGGACAGGTGTGCACGGAAAGTAGCCAGTTCAGCAGAGGTGTGTTGTTTAGACTGCGTCATGATGATTCCTTACTTAGCGAGTTGCCATGCGGATTTGTTTATTGAGCTCTTCGATGAACTCTTCACGGTGCGAATCATGCATAATGCAGAGACGCGCCCAGTGTTCAAAATGCGACAGGTCTTCTTTCAGCTCTTCAAAAGAAGGCTTGAAAGTGTAGTTTTGCATTTCGCTTTCAATTTCTTTTGGGATGTCACGCATGTAATCATTACGATTCAAACGAGACTGGTTCCAGGATGTTGCTACCGCGGATACAACCAGACCAGCAGTAACAAGAAGAAAAGTGCGCATGATGTTTACTCTTAATGTGGGGAATTGTCGGTTAAGCAGAAGCCAGATGTTCCAGACGTTGGATGACTTCTTCAGTGGCGTGCGGTGGGTAGCTGAAACGATCGAGTTCTTTGCCGTCCAGAGAAACAGCAATTTGGAAACCTTGGGTGTCACGGAACCACAGTTCAACAGTGATACCTTCTTTACCAAAAGTACCGGTCATGTAAGCACCACCCAGCAGATACGAATACGTAAGCATGTATTCGAATTCAGCGTTGCTATCACTCAGACGACGGCCCTGAATGTAACGGGTTGGGTCCCATACGGATTCAGCATCGGTGATGTATTCGATGAAAGAACGGATAGGGTGGATAGTTGTTTGAGTCATGATCAATCCTTAATTTGTCTGTATGTACACGTTTGTAATATAGGGGTTTAATTCTTTTCAATCAATGGCACGGCATAAAGGCTTCCCCTCAGGGAAGCACTTATGGCATATCACTGTTGGTTTGCCATCCAAGGTGGATAAACAACTACCATCTTGTTAGGAATCTTTAACGACGATTCTTCAATCATTTCAGAAACAATGTCAAAGTCTAATCCACCATGTCCACAACCTAGGGGTGGTACAACCAAAGTCCACTTAGGATCAATTTGATCTTCTTCTTCGCCAATGTTGTCTTCTAACCATTTTAGGCCCATAGCGACGTATTCGTAAGTTGATGGATTCCGCCAATTTTCTTTAGTGGGGAACATCAAGTAACGTTTGCCATCCGTACCTTCATAAAGTGCAGGATGTCCGATTGTAATGGATTTCATTTTACAATCGTGCTTGTATTTTTTAAACAGATCAGGATGACGTTCTGCAAATGCTTTAGCAACACCTGCACCCATCACACCAATTGTGTTTACGGTAATAAAGTAAAGATCTCCGGGTGTATTAAAGATATCTTTACCGATAATGAATTCAGCCATGATTCTGGCTCCCATGAAATTAATTAATGGAGGAGTCCGCAAGACTCCCCTCATTAGATTGAGTTGATTATTTTTTCAACTCATTTGCCAGCTTGACAGATGTCAGTGCCATGCCCAGAAACATTGTAGCCATACCACCTACTGCCGTTAACAACTTGATACGCGATGTGTTGAGCTCGATATCCTTCTGAGACATCGCGTTCTTCGGATCGCTTGAAAAGAGACCTTTGAAAGTCATGTCTTTACACCTGATAAAAAGAAATAAGGAATCGTTCAGAATGGACCGAGTCTATGATCACGACAACCACAGACTCGCCTGCGTTACTACCGCAGTTTGGAACTGTCTTTACAGACAGCTTTAACAACATAGTGCGTGATCACGCCAGCCGCAGTGGCATACACAATACGAGTTGCCAAGCTAACTACCAATGCCTGCATGTTCGATACTCCTTAATCTAAAGTTAATGTTTAGTTGCGATTACTTACGAGTGCAGTAATAGATACCTGCAGCACAAAGGCCGACAACTACTGTAGAGGTGACAACTTGTCCAGAACGACGATCCCTTTCGGGTTTGTTAAGTTCGTGACCGATCGCACCCAGATGCGCTATACCGATGACGCCGAGTGCAGCGATACGAATGGTATTGAACATAGTTCTCTCCTAACGATCAGTGACTTGCCGTTTTACGATGGTTGCAATACCCACAGCGCAAAGTGTTACAATTGCACCACTGGTTAGCATTTGAGGAACGTCTCGATGTTCTTGAGGCTTATCAAACTGTCGAGATACTTCCACAAAGTGTACACCACCGATAAGGACCATCGCAGCGACCTTTATTTCGTCCATGTGATTCTCCCTAATGGGTGAACAAGGGTTTCTTGCACAGACGTAATATAGACCTCAGTTTGCTTTCAATTCAAACAACTACAGTGGAAATCGCAGTGATGTCCACAAAGTTTTTAACTGGGATCGTATTACGACCATAGCGCAACATGTGGCTATAGCCATGCAGTTGGGTTTTCAAAGGTGCTTCCATTAAGATTACACCCCGTCGCTTAAATGCTGCACGGTACAACGGTAAGTACTTAAACTCAAATTCAAGCCTTGAATCAAGTTGACTATAGGGCTTGGTTTGATCAAAGAACTCCGGCGTACTTCGGACGAGCCTTTGAACATGCTCTGTTACCTCACGTTCAATATTAGCTTCAATGAAACGGCGGTTGTTGCTTTTGAAAGTCCGCTTCGCTAAAAGCATAATGACTACAAGCAGCACAGCGATGAAAACGTAATCCATGGGGTACCCTTAAATGTTAGTCAATATTGCAATGTTAAGCCCATGCATGCGTTTCAGCCACTTATGGGTTTTCTTGCCATCCAACGTGTGTTCCATACAACTGTCCACTGCTTTCGCATGAATGAGCTCATACTCGGCAATCGCTTCTTCGAGCGTTATTTTGTTGATAGCCCTTTTATGTTTCAGGGCTGTGAACGCTTTATCGAACTGGATGACTGCTTCTTCGTGACGCAGTGAAACACGGGCCACCTTAACAGCCATTACGCCGACAAGGCCTACCACACCAACAATCATGCCGAGTGCAAATTTATTCATGGTGTAACTCCTTCTACTATTTGGGTTTTTTGCGTTTGTCCATTTGCTTGTCAATGTTCTTGACAATCACTTGGGTCAAGTAGTGTGCAGAAACCGCAACAACTACAGTGCAGGCTACGGCTTTGGCAAACTCTTTCATGGGAAATTCCTAAGGTTTATTTGGCTATATACACGTTTGTAATATAGCGTTCTAAATGTTTTAAATCAATGAATCAAATTACACCGTTGAACATAACGGTCATAACGAGGCTTACTCCGAAGAGTAAACCCAGTCGGCGAGGTGTGATCCAGGGGATATCAAATGAAACTGGAACCGGTTTAGAACCATCGGCCATTCCACGATAATGTTCATTTACCGATTCATCAATATTCTTATTCATAATTCAATCCTTTTAAATGCTTAGATTCACTATTGTAATATAGGCTTTTAAATGGTTTAAATCATGTTTCAAAAACAAACCCTTCAATATCACCTAAGTCCGTAGTGATAGTTGTACACTTAATGATGGGTAACTGTATCTGTGCTAATGCTGGTGAAATGATTCGAAATAAGTTTTCAAAGTAATGGAAGAAATAATTAAAGCCTGGAGAATACTGATCCATATGTTCTCTAAGTTGATTAATAAATCCATTGTATTGAACGTTGTCATTAGACAGATGAAAGTTATGACGGGCTAACAAATAAGTAGCTGTCTTACCATAGATGTCATTAAGTGATTTAACATCCATAGTCATGCTTTCTTTAAGGCCCCCAATGAGATTATAGGACCAGACTTGTTCTACACGTACAAAATGATTAATACCCGGCATTTGCTTACCTGTCATAATCCCTCCCCAATCAGGGAGGGATTTATGTTGTTAGTTGGTGACTGGTGCATCTGGATCAACAATGACCGGATCACCTTCTTTACGGTTAATGAATACACCGAGGGTTACAATGCCGACATGTGAAGTTACCTCCACATTGGAATCGCCTTGTGATCGCTGTTCATCTACACCTAATAATACTCCGTTGTATGTTTCTACGGAGTTATCATTGATAGTCATGAATTTGACAGGCATGCCCGGATACAGTAGATCAGAATCTCCGTGATACCACTGAAGCTTTAGAAACATTCCACGGCGTTTAGCCATTTCCGAATAATGCTTAAATGGATTAGAGGTAGCTCGATCATACGCCCAGCGTACGTTGTTAAAGCCAGACTCTAAGAGGCCCGTAGAGACCTCGAACAAGTTAGAAGCACGATCGACTAAGGTTCTGTTGTCTTTTGCCTTACCGAAGTCCCCAAGGAGCTTAGTGACATCACCAAAGCGCAAGCCGTTACCTTGCTTCAGGTTATCGGCTAAACCATTATCCAAAGAACTAGCATCACCTGTAGCTAACACAGTTACGTGTTGTGCATCCACTTTGTAAGTTCGTTCTGCCCCTTGATAACGATCGTTAGGAACGTTAATCAATTTAAGAATCTTCATGTTCTTTTTGTAACGGGTAGAATCGTACAACGGATACACGTACCAATGTTGGTCTTGTAGATAACGACCAAAGCCTGTTGGATAAACACCACCTTCTTCTTCGTGAATGTAGTGGGGAACATCCTTGAGCATAATGCCATCTGGGAAATCCATAACCGTTCGAATCTCGGTATTGAATCCATCTTGGACATCCATACCTTTAACTCGTTTGGTATCCTGAGTACCAACATCACCCATTGTAGAAGCTAATACTTCTTGGATGGCCATCATAGGTGTGACTTGACGCAAGCCGTTACCATAAGACATCATGTTGATACGAAAAGCAGCTTCATCAATCAACTGAAAAGCCAAAGACATTTGGGTCAATTGATTTAATGCTTCTCGGGAACTGGTTTGTGAGTTCTTGTTGGTAACAGTGTTATTGAATTGAGTCATCAATACTGCACGATATCTTTTTACTTCAGATTTTCGTGTTGTATCAGGAGCAGACGAATTATACTTCAAAGGAATGTAAACAACTTCAATACTTAAGTTATCCCGATTAGGAATAACATCGTACTGGAAATCACCCTGGTTCATTGTAAACTGAATCATACGGCGATCTGAGAATTGTTCTTTGGAAGCATAGTCGCGAGTAAGAGCTTCGTATTCAACTTTGAATGGTTTTATCCAAGTAGTCTCATTGACAATTAGTTGGCAATCAATTCGCCAACCAGAGTTACCTTCACCGTTATCTCGAATGTCATCCACTTCTCGCATGAGTAGCGTATTGTCAACAGCCATTTAATCACCCCAGGATATATTTTTCTAATTGGTCAACCATGGAGTTATATGGACGCAACTGACCACCTGACTGCATGCGTTCTCTGGCTTGTTTATCCGAAGCAGCTAAGTTACGGCGACGGTTCATTCGAGCAATACCGTCAAAGATACGTGAGGCGTGCTCACGGTCCTTAGGGGACAATCGCTGTGCTTCCGAGTGCATCTCTAAGGCTACTGTTTCTAATAGCCTTAGATCTTCAATAGGAGGGAATGCTTCTGATGGATAACCACCATAGGTCATATCCAACCAATTACGGAAGTGCTCTTGAATGTCACTGTACATTTGTACACAGTCCCAACGATTCAAGATAGCGAACGAATGACCCTCTGCAATAATCATTGCTAAACCAGCGCAAGTTTGTTTAACATCCACCAGTTGATTCAACCGAAGTTTATCCAGTTGTTTATCACCCGAAATGTTAACATGGTTTTTACGCAAGTATTCTGCCGAGTATTGCGCTAGCGTTGGGATCTGTACATGAAACCGTAAGTTCCAAATTCGCCAAGCTGCAGTGTTACGTACAATCAGTTGCTTTTCCATAGTTTACCTACATTGCATACTTCAGCAATGCGATCACAACCGGGTAGTAATAATACCGTTCAAGGTTATCCCAATACCGGATGTTTTCTAACATTGCATCAAATTGTTTTTTGTTTATTTCTTCACGACGAATCATTGAAGTGGCTAACATTTCCAACTTAGATTGGAGATGGGTATCACAACGATAAAACGACTCAGTAAATACATAAAAGTTATCACGGACTACAGGATGAATATCTGCAGGAATGCGATACTCTTGTCCAACATAATTTCTTTCATCTTCAGGTTTAACACGACGGAACCATTCCAGGTTTCTTTCTAGCTGTGTCCGATAAGGACCTGGCAATGGACGACGTGGTTGACCTTCATGAAATGGAATACCCCATGGTCGTGCTCGATCTTCACCATCGTATTGTGAATCTACATCGGTAGGAGCTTCCATAGGAAACACAAACCGAGGAATACCCGAATAACCGATAGCTTGAAGTTCTGGACGCCAACGTGAAATCTTAGTATTCACCAAATGACAACGTTCAGTTGAGTCGGTAATCTTATCCATGTCATGTCGAATGATTGCATCCCAAATAGTGGGCTGGGACATTACAGGTTCAGACATTACGTTCAGTAGCTTCACTTTCCGCATACGCCCGTCCATGGTCGTATCAACCATAGAAACAAATGCTTTAGTTACCCAGTGATCGTAAGACTTATACAACTGATCAGGTACTAAGAACGTTGAGTGTTCTTTTGAAAAGAAGTCAGTGATGTAACTATCTACTAAAGTACGCAGTAGTTTACCATAAATGAAAGTACGTTGTTGTTCTTCGTTAGATACAAATGGACCACACCCAGCATTAGCCGAAGCAGCCGAGAACCAGTACTCTTCTTCCGATTTACGTTTTAGATCGTTGTAACGCTCTTCGGTAAGCTCACTGACTTGTTTCCATTCAACAGCGTAAGTAGAACCTTTCTGAATGGTTACTCGTTTAGCTGACGTGATAACAAATAAACCAGTGTGACCATTACCAATACCTGCAGCAAACATGTCTCCTTGGTTAGGAGTCATGAAACCATAAGTGTGACCACCACCAGTACGTGTCCATACGTTGATTGTGTCATCAGAATCAGAAGACAACGTTTGGTTAACTTTTAACGGAATACGTTTCAACCAACGATACTGTTGTGCATGTGGTTCACGGTTAACGTTCTGCGGTGTTGGTTCTTGGTTGGGCTTTAGGATCTGAGACCAATAGTCAACAATCCAGTTAGAACCAGAAGTCCACTGCATCAATGCAGAAGGGGGAGCGTATTCTTTATCAATGGTAATACCACGAAAGACTTCATTCTCAATACGTACCGCACTTTCCGGGATAGGGCCTTGACCTGGGTCATAGCAATCCTCATCCGTAACTTTATTTTGTTCTACGATAGGCATTTTATTTCCTCGTTGTTACAATGTCACCACATAGCACAGTCATGATGTTATTACGGTTTCCTTTAAACCAAGGACCTCCACGTAATTCCATTTCTTGCCTAGCTTTAGTAATGTCATTCCAATTAACTTCCCCTGTCTTAAACACAGGAACATCTTTAGTCCACTTAGAAGTACCTTCACCAGGACAACCTTCTTTGAACAACCGCTTAGGTAATTTAACACCCAACAATTTCATTCGGTTCATCGGTCTACGACCAACACTTACATTGAACAAATTACAAATGGTCCAAAACACAGTTGGGTAACGACGTAAGCATTTCCAAATACGATCATGAACTGCCCACCAATTTCGATCAATAGAGATTTCAATATGGTAGTACTTAGTAGGATCTAGATCAAATGGAGCACGCAGCATTGTTGTACCGGGTTCCAATTCTAATTGTAAATCCATCCACTCATTGTTTTTGTACAAACGGAAATTAAACAATCCACCTGGCCGAGTAATGCATCCAGTACCTAGATCAGTGAAATATTCCATGAAGTGTTCAGTAAAATGCCAATCCCCAATGTTAGTTAGATCCAACAAACTACGGCGATCGTCTTTCTCAATACTAACCAGTCCAGTATAAAACGTAAATGCATCGTACGGTTTATTCTGGGTAGTCCAATCATTCACCCTTGGGTATTGAATGTAAGGAACGTGTTTAGGTCGAGGTACAACAAAACGATTATCTAAAGGTCCACGTAGATAAGACTGTTTTCGATCAATCTCTTTATAACGCTTAGGTTGCTCTTTAGGCCAGAACAAATTAGGAATAGGATTCTGATGGCAGACCAATGGATAACGAACATACAAATGTGTAGGTTGTTCAAACCGTAAAGTATATGTTACCGATACAGTGTAAGCTCCGGCTTTATCTGAGTTAGCTGCTGGTGTATCCGGCGTACCTGTAAAATCAAACCAACCCACTACATCTAATTGACGTTCGCGAATAGCTGGTTGTTGATGCTGCATGGTTAATGTGCAGACATGTGTATTGGATTGCCAGAAATACTTATCCATGTATTCAGGAAAGGTTTCTTCAATAGGCCAATCACTACATTGAATAGTATCGTACATACCACGCAACAGTGCTTGTAAAGGGCGCGGTAACATGTAGTAGTAATCTAGTTTCAATGTTAGTTCTGCACCACCACGAGAAATACGTGCACGTTGTGTATCTAACCAACGGCGAGCAGTCACAATGCCATCTGATTGATATTCAATGTCCACACGGAAGTCAAGCATACGTCGAACTGGACTAACCTGGATATCTCGAATAGGATCTTCCCAAACAGCTAAGTTCTTAAACGTATCAACTGCAGTAGGCAACGAAAAGTTATCATCAGCAATGTCGGTGTAACGAATGACCACACGTGCCTCAGGGTCATAAACAATCTTGGTAGCGCAACATGCACCAAAGTTACCTTGATCAAGTGGAATCTTTTCAGAATTACCAGGTAGATAAACTTGGGTATTTTCTGGGATGTCAATAATCTTCGACAGTTGTTCTGTCAAGTCTACGGCAACACGTCGAGTAATAGACTCGTAAGTATCGGGTAGAACCATTAGTGCGTGAGGCATGTGAATCCCCTCGTTAGTTTTTGAAAGTCATAAGATTCGGCATAAAGCCTTCCCACTAGGGGAAGGCGTCTATGTTGTTACTTGACTTTCTTAACCAGGTGAACAAGATTGTCCGCCAGGGTTACGATGTGCCATTGGAAGTGCGAATAGTTTTCAGTCGAGTGGTGTAGACCAACCCAGAACTGAGTAACCAATTTATCCAATGCTTTCTCGTTAGCAGCGCGAGTAGGAGCATCACCAGTTTTAGCATCTTTCTGGTTCAGTTCAGACTTCGAACGGTTAACAATATCGATGGTATCAACAATGCCTTTACCAGCAGCACCAGCTGTACCACGCGAAAGACCAATCAGTACTTTAGCCAGTTGCAGCATTTTGACCAGATCAGTTTTCTTCAAGGTAACAGTTTCAGGACCTTTACCAGTTGCTACGGCATGGCCATTAGCTTCTGGGATTGCACGGTCAGCCAACGAGGCCATGTCTTCCGCCATGCTACCGGTAGCTTTCTTATCCGACTTCTCGAAATTGAAAGTAGTCAGTTGAGAACCACTGAATACACCAGCAGGGTAAGACTTAACAGGCAGTGGGAGTTTCAGTGCTTTGTTAATAGTGGCGGTAGACTTAAGTGCGTCGCCTTCTTTAACAGCGGTAGCCAGCAGGCCAGCAACACCTTCAAACCACTTCTTGTCGTGACTGAATACGTTAGCAACTTCACCCAACCATTGTAGCTCAGCGGTAACAGCTTTTACTGGACCACCTTCACCACGCAGCGGAGCAGGTACCTTAACGGTAGCAGCTTCTGTCAGTTCCAGTCCTTTGATACGAACGATTTGAACATCAAGTGCTTTGTTGATGGCGGCAATTTCTGTCTCTACTGCTTTCAAATGAATCTTATCATTCATCTTCTTAGCAAAGTTGTCCAGGAACTGATCGCGTACGTGCTTGATTTTCTTCAGGAAGCTGGAGAAAGATTCCAGAGAGTTGGTGTAGTATTCAGCAAGGTTCTGTTCCGAGTAATCTTCCATCGAAGGAATTACTGGAGATTCGCTTTGCCATTTACCCGAAAGCTTCTGCAGTTTAGATTGGGCCAAAGCTACAGTCTGTGCATTGAAACGCTTAGTGCGAATACCATGTTGGAGTACACCAATGAATTCTTCCACCGAAGCAGTGTCTTCATCCAGCTCATCTACAGACTTACTGGTGTCGACAATTTCATCTTCCAGTTCTTCGTCTTCAGCAAGAGCTTCAGCAGCTTCTTCTTCAGCTTCAGCAACGTCGTCTTCATCGGTCTCAACATCTACGTCGGGAATATCGATGTCCACCCCGTCATCTTCAGCGCTATCGGTTTCTTCGGAACCGGCTTCAGTTTCTTCTTCTTCGCTGGTTTCACTTTCGCCTTCGCTTTCACCGGACTCTTCTTCACCAGTGGCTTCGCTACCGGTTTCTTCGGTTTCGGTTTCTTCCGTGCTTTCTTCTTCGGTTTCGCTTTGGGCTTCACCGGTTTCGGCACCACTTTCAGCTCCGTCCCCCAGACCATCTTCTTCACCTTCTTCGCCTTCGGTTTCACCGAGGCCATCTTCTGCTGGAATTTCTTCAGCAGTGGTTTCTTCTGTTGCGGCAGGTTCTTCAGTTACTTCCGAAGTTTCCGCTCCAGCTTCACCCAAGTCTGTTTCGCTTTCCAGCGGAGCATCATCACCCAGATCGCTAGTTGATCCAGCATCATCAGTACCAGTACCGCTATCACCAGCATCCCCGCCCAGCTCATCGCCAGCAGTACCACCGTCATCGCCACTACCACCGAGATCAGTAGTACCAGCGGAAGCATCAGTTTGCTCTGGAACATCAGTAGTACCCTCAGCAGGTGTATCGGTAGCAGCGGCACTAGCTTCAGCAGGTGCAACAGCAGCTTGTTCAATTACGGCAGTGTCAGCAGCGGTAGCTTGTTCTGCAGCTTGAGCGGCTTCATTGTGAGCGGCGTCTTCAACTACAGCAGCAGCCTGTACTTCGTCGGAAGTAGCAACCAAAGCAGGACCAACCGATTCTGGAATTTCCAGAGAGTCAGGAGTAGTTTCTGCTACTGGGGCAATACCGGGTTCACCAGCAGGTGCAGTGGCGTTATGTGCAAGTTGATCAGCACCAACTGGCGCATCAACAAAATCCTCAAACGTAGGAGTGAGGTAGTTCAGAATATTCATTTTCTTTACCTGTACAGGATTAATTTGCGGCCATGTCGTTCGTCCTCGACACAGCCCGACAATTTTGGACGAAACGTCGTTTCACAAGATTGCGCAAAACTAAGCAATGTTGGCTTCGCAGACATTTAAAGCTGCACGAACATTACGTAATACGTACGCATAGAAAGAGGTATATGGATCAGCAATCCAAGCAATGTAAGATTCAAGCACTGCAACTACAGCACGGGCTGATTCTTCGTCACGTACACCATTGCGTTGTATCTCTTCGTTAACGCGCTCTACGGCAGCCAGAAGAGCTGCTAGGGCTTGTCTACGTTGGTGACGGTGTGGACCATTGTTAGACTCAGACAAAATGGTAAGAATACTATCACATTTTGAAAGAACTGCTTCAGTCATACCAGCATCAAAGTATTCAAAGTTAATAGCTGCAGGTGCTTCAACAGGAGTTAGCTGTGAAGGCTCTAACTTAACACGTGTGCCATTGACATTATCCGTAGGGTCAGAACTGTTTGCGTTAGCATTAGTGATAATGAAACGATGACCACCCATTAAGTGCGGTGATACATATTGCAGAGCATCCAGTTTCATAATAGGTGCAGTACCTACATTAACTGGGCTGACTTGTTTCATTTGTTCCGCTAAGAAAGAAGCAGGTTTCTGTTGGGCAACTGCAATCACTACTTGTTGTACTTGACCCAGTACATGATCAGCATGTTGTTTAAAGTAAGCATCGGCCACAGCACGTAATACAGTTAACGCATTAACTAGGTTAGGTGCATTTGTAATAGGGCGATAGTTTACTGATAAATTAGCAACACGGGTATATACCGGAAAGAATGGACGGTTATTTGCTTTACGACCAGTAGTCCGCATTTGTGTGCGAATGTTTTCTAAGCTGTGTGTATGTAACGCAGCATGCAAAGATAACTTAAAGTCGGCGTCTGCTAATACCTTAATCCATTTTTTAATGAAAGCAATGATCCGATCAAAGATACGCACCACTGTATCGCCAATGCCTTCCATCCCAGTAAAGAAGAATGGAGTGTCACCAATAGACTCGTAGCTTTGGTAATGTTCCAAGCCACCTACCAGATCAATGATTTCTTCAGACATGTTCTCATCAGAATCACCTAACAGTTCAGCAATCTTTAAAATGCTTTCATTAGCATCACCACCAGTTTCCTGATAGAACTTAGCCATCCAGTCATCACTGGATTCACCACGACGTTCTTCTAATCGTTTAAGCCTTTCTTTAAAGTCCATGTGGACCCTCCTAACATAAAACGAGGCACTAGGCCTCGTCTATAGTTTTAAGCAACGGCAACTTCTTTAGAGTCACTACCAGCAGCGCCATCTACTTTCAACTCAGCCAGAATTACATCTGCATAAGCCGAAGTGGTACGAGCCAGGTAACGAACAATTTCATTACCGCGAGGGTTAGCTTGGTGCAACAGTTTACCAACAGCAGAAGTAATTTCTTCAGCAGTGGTAGCGGCAGCATCTTCCAGATTCTCACCCGACGATTCGGTTTTCAGTTTCTCTAGAGCTTGACCAACTTTGGCAGCAGCAGCCGACATGGCTTCATGACGTTTGCCATAACCTTTCAAACCTTCCAGAACAATAAACATGTCTTTCAGATCAGAAGCAATAGTAGACCCAGAACGAGCTTGAGCAGTAGTTTCACTTACGTCACCACCTTCACCTTCAGCAATACCAAACGATACACCGGATTCCGATACATCAATCTTAACGCCACCAGGCAACGGACGATCTGTAGCTTTCACGTCATCCAAGATAGCCTTAGCGTCTTCCAGCTTACCCATTACTTCTTGGGAATCACCAGCAGCAACATCAAAGTTACCAATAGCTGCAGCAACAGCATTATAGAACTCAGCCATACGCTCTGGATACACGTTAGTAGCCAGCATAGAAACTGCTTTCAGTTCGTTAGGATAACCAATAGTTACTTTACCAGCAATAGCGATACGATCTGGATTAGGTACTTTGAATTCCCCACCCGATTTAGAACCAGCAGCCTGTGCAGCAGACTGAGCTTTCTTCAGCTTACGTTCCAGACCAACAACGCCTTGCAGCAACTGGGTAACAAACGTCTTACTCTTTTCCCACAAACCTTTCAACCATTCCCAAACTTTGGCAGCCAGTTCTTTGATCTTACTACCCAGAGAATCCGATTTCAGTTTAGCAGGAACCAGATGCTGTTTGTCACCTTCACCCATGTCTTCCATGGAAGCAATCAGTTGACTGAAGTCTACGTGACCATCATGTTGGAATTGTTCCAGACCTACACGCATAAAGCCAGCAGCTTGACGGGTAATACCATCCGGGCCAGCTTGACGCAGAAGTTTAGCGTAAGCTTCCATAGCCACTTGGGTTTCTACAATCTCGGTAAGTTCATTACCCATTGCGGTGGATTCAACAATCGTGTTATCCATCATGGCCATGGTGTTGTCATGATCCAGTGGAGATTCAATAATCAGTTGATCACCAGTTTCCAGAGGAATAGGTGCACCTACAACGCCTTCACCTTCTACAGCAGCAGGGATATCTGCAACTGGTGAAACGATTGGAGCTTCTGCAATAATTGGCAGTGGGGATACTTCAGGAACGCCAGCAGGCATCTCACCAGCATCAACAATAGTTGACGGCTCATTGACCGGAGCTTGCGCATCAACGATCTGTGGATCTACAGCATTACCTTCAGCTACAGCAACGACGGATTCTGGAATAGGAGCTTCCTCGTAGTTTTCCAGAGCCTTCATTAGTTTTGACAATTTCATGTTTCTTTCCTCAAGGAATTTAATCTGTGCTAATTGCAATTAACATAGCATTGGACATTTCGAAATAAAGGGAGCCCGAAGGCTCCCGTCTATTTAGCCACGTTTAGCACGAGCTGCAATCATCTCATCCATAACGGTAGTACGTGCATCAAAGCGAGAACCAATAGTGGTCGCTAGCTGACGTACTGCAGTATTGCTCAGTAGTTGATTAACAGTAGTGTAAAACGCAGAGTACTGTGATGCTTTGGTTTCATCAGCACTATTGATCAGACGTTCGATTACTTGAGAGAATTGTTCATGTAGACGATTCTGTTCATCGGTAGCTGAACGAGCAAGTTCCAGACCACGGTAAGCACGTTTCTGACGAGCTAGGATCTGTGCAATCTGACGTTTGTTAAGCGCTTTAACTGGTTCGCTTTCAGTGCCATTACCACCACCAAAGGAGAAAGCAATAGTTCCTTCGTTGAGTACCAACGATTGACCACCTGGGATTTCACCAACTGGTGCGCCAGCCATTACTTTGGCAGCCATGTCGGTAAGTACTTTACCCCAAGTATCGAAAGCAGCAACATCAAAGTTACTGTTAGCCATACTAGTTACATCGCGCCACATCTTGATAACAGCTGGGTTATAGCTGGTAGTGAACCAACTGATCAGCGTTTCTTCAATGGTAGGTTCAAACGCATAGCCAGAACTAAGTTTCAGTTTCTTCAATGCATCGGTGTAGATGAAACCTTTAGGTAATGCTGTACCAGTATCAACAACAGGTTCAACAACCACTTCAGCAGGCGTTTCACCTGGAGCACTAGGGCCAGTCAAAGATTTAGCAGCAGCAACTGATTTCAAACCGGTACCAGGTGGCAATGCCAGTGGTTCACCAGACGGAGCTTGTCCTTCATCAGGAATGGCTTCGTTAGTTAACAGCAACATGTCTACTTTCTTTTCAGTACCAAAGATACGTTCCCAAAGTTTAGAGATCCAGTTACGGAACTGTTCCCACAGCTTAGCAAAGAACTCTTTAGTCTTAGCCCAACCAGCTTTGATGCTAGCACCAATACCGTCACCGCCAGATTGGCCTGGAACTACAGACAACGCACGAGAAGGCAGTGCTTCGTAGTCTTCTTGGGAAATGGTGTTACTTACACCACCATAGGCAGCAATGATGTGGTCGCATGCAACAATAGCTGCACTGTGGGCTTTAGCAATCTGTTCGTTTACTTTAGTAATCGAATCGTTTACACCAGAACTACGGAAAAGACGGAAAATAGCTTCACCCAGTTGACGTACGTGTGGATCAGCAAAGGCTTTATTAGACATAATCTCAGAACCAGAGTTGTAAACTTCTTCTAGTTCTTTGGCGTATGGTTCTTCGCCAGTGATATATGTTTTTAGATAAGCATTTACTTCAGACAACGGTGGCAGTTCAGCCGTACCAATGTCGTCATCACTTTCTTCGCCTTCAATTACCAAAACACCTTCAGGTGTACGGACAGCATACACGTTACCTAACAACTGGGTACGTTCAGTGCCAGTGGCCATATGTTTCTTAATCAATTCAGAAACAATATCGGTGGCTTCTTCTACGGTAGTAGATTGGTCCATGCTACTGACAGCTGTATTGATGGCACGTGTAAGAGCAACGGCATCAGTCATGTATTTCTTTAGGACGTCTTGACCTGTAGTGGATGTCAGTGTGATCTTTCCATTAGAAACAACATACCGCGCTACGCTCGCTGGTAAGCTAATTGTTTTTGGCGCAACAGGTTTATCTTTAGAACCTTCTGATTCCAGTGCAAGTACTTGGGCAGCACGAAGACCAGCTGGAGCTTCCAATGCTTTTATTTTTCCTGGATTACCAGATTCAACAGCGTCACTAACGGCCAACAGGTAAATTGCTTTCTCTTTGTCTTTATTAAAGAGTGCGCGTAGTTTGCCAGCTAAACCTTTAAGCTGGGCATATTTTTCTTTGATCCATTCCCAAACTTTGGCAGCAACTTCTTTAAGTTTGCCACCAAGACCTTCTTTGTCTACCGATGCTTTTTGCATGGCCATTACTTGGGAACCAGAATTTTCCGATTCTAGACCAAGACTGGTTACACCCAGGATACGGTTGGCTCGTTGCATACCAACAGCCATGAAAGCTGCAGATTGACGGGTCATGTTACTACCAGCGCCACGAAGCAATTTGCTGTAACCTTCAAGTGCAACTTGAGCTCCCATTAGTTGGCCAGCTTCGGCATCAAGGTTTGCTGCAATAACTTCTTCTTGAATAATAGAACCTTCTAATGGTTGTAATGGAGTTGGATCTAATACCGCAGGAAGTTCAACGGTGAATTCTTCTACCGGAAGAGGTGCTGTGTCAACAGGTTCAACAACTGGTGCAGTTGTAACAGGTACATCGCCATCTACCAGAGGGGATGGGATTGCATCATCGAAGTTTTCATTCGATGGGATATAAGTGCCGAGGTTCAGCATGGGTAATTCCTTTCGATGTAGGGTAACGATTTAATCATAGATTTGTGTTTGAACTCAACGCATTCTTTAGTGATTGCAATTGAGAAAGGAATTGTTCTGACGAAACAGTTACACGAACTGCCTCTGGTCCCGATGTAAATTCCTCGACTGAGACAATAGGTTGATTAAGTTGTTTACTTAACCGCGCAATACCTACTGTTAAAAATTCTGCAGCTTGATGAGATAAGCCAGCACCCGCATTTGTAACTAAGCGGGTATATTCTTCAATGGCATATTGAACATTTTCAATTTTGTCCTCTTCTTCCTCATCAATTTCCTTATCTGGATCATCTTCAACCTGAGTGGTATCTAAAGAGTCATCGCTTTCGGTGTTCTCATTATTTTTAGACACTTCAAGTTCTGTAGATTCTTCGTTCTCGTCAGCTGAAAGTTCCGTCCCATCTTCTTCGGATTCTTTTACTTCTTCCGTCTTTTCATTTTGTTCTTGCAGGTTATCAACAATGGTGTCATCGTTTTCATTACCTTGCTCAGAATTGTCCAGAGGCAAAATTAATTCTTCTGGGATACCGGCAAGATACGTGTTATCACCATCAGTGGAGATATCGGATGCAAGGGTATCGGGTAGACTATCAAAGTCTTCTGTAGCGGGGAGATAAGCTCTGACATTCAACATGGCAGGTTCCTCAGGTTAAAAGATACATAAGATCGGGGACAAGCCCCGATCTAGTGATTTTACATTTCTTTACCAGCTGCAGACAACAGTGATGTATTTGCCCGAGAAACAAACCCGTAAGCTTTCATAACTGTTTCTTGTTGTGTCTTAAGCTTAGTTACAGTATTTAACACAGCATGAAGAACTTCTGCATCAACCGCATCAGCTTGCTTACCTGCTTCGGATAACATGGCATTAAGTTGTTCAGCTAATTTAAATACCTTAGAGCTATTCTGAGCAAGGTAGTTACCAAAGGAATTAATTTCACCCATGGTTTTAATGAACGTACTTAGGTCACGGACTTGAACAGTCTCTTCGCCTTGAGGTTCACCAATTTCAACAGACCAACCACCTTCAGCCAATCCAGTAATATTGATGTTGTCCAGTTCACCTTCAAACTCTGGAGTTTCGCCCTGACCAGCAGCTTTAACCGCTTCTAGGTCCGCATCAATAATGCCTTTGGTTAAAGCATCAATACCAGCTTGTACATGTGCAGCCATCTTATCAAAAACAAACGTAGCCAATGGTTGGTAAGTAGCTGTAGTTAGTTGCTTACCTTCACGTGCAGCAAAGAATGCCAGTTGTGGAGATAGGGTAACTTTACGTCCACCTTTAGGGCCATTAGGACCACTGTGGTTTTGCCGGGCGTTGTCTTTTAGATCTTCTGCCTTCTCAGCGGTTTGTTTGTTCTCATCGGTGATCTTTTGCCACAAAGCTTTTGCTTTAGCTACTGCTTGAAGAATGAGTTCTTTAAACTTAACCCAGAGTTGTTTAGCACGATCAGCTAAACCTTCTTTGTCCACACTGGATTTTTCTTGACCAATACGTGGATTATCAAAAGCTTCTGCTTCCAATGCAGCAACCAGTTCAGACTTCTGTCCTACTAGTTTATCAATTCGAGTCAACCCTACCAACATAGCTTGGGCCGTCTGTTTAGAGATGCCGTCGTATGGGTTTTGTTTCATGACTTGAATGTAACCTTCCAATGCAGCAGAAGCTTCTACAATCTCTTCAATATCGTGATCGATGTGTTGAGCAGCTTTGTCATCTTCTAACAATTCAAAATCAATCATGTCTTGCTTTTCTTCGACTACTGGTTCAACTGTACCAAAGTCTTCTTCTTTCTGTGCCGCTGTAATACCTTTAACTCGATCGAAGTCGTCTCCGTAAGTCATGGTTATGCCCTCTGTGAATTAGTAGCTGTTTTAACTTCGTGTTCAATGATTGCCAGATGGGCATCTAATACACGACCTAGATAACGGATGATTCCGGCTTGACCAGCTTTAACTTTACTGGTGGTGGCTAAGACTGTAGAAATCATAGCACTGGTATTCTTCTGTTGAATTTCATCTAACCCTTTGGCTTTCTTTTCAAGCTCATCAGTAGCTTCAATTACTTTATTAACAGATGTCTCGATAGTACTGGATACAGCTTCTAGTTTCTCAGCGATATCAATGACTTTAGTAATCTCGTGTAAACGACGGTTAAGGTCATTACCATTAGGAATCTTGACCACTACGTCTTCTTCAACAATGCGTGCTTCTACTTCAGCAATCGAATAATTATATCCAGTGTCATCATGAACAATCATGACATTACCTGGATAAGTCTTAGTGTCAACGTTAGTAAAGTTTAACGGAGTCAGTGATTTCTCAATAGCTTCAATCAAACCAGCTGCATCTTGAGTAGGATCAAATGCTTTAACAATGGCTGCTAGTTCCAGATAGAAATCATTGATAGCTTCCGGGTAAGCAACTGCACCAAAACTAGCTAGTTGTCGAAGTTCCGGGAAATGTCCTTCATTCATATCCCCTTGGATAGCAACACGTTGCGCTAACTTAGCCGGAATATGAACCTCAGTATCGCTGTTAGGGATACTCTTTACTTGCCCACGGAGTTCTTCGATCTTAGCTCGCAGTTTATTGAAAGATGTTAGCAGAGCACCCACTTGTTCTTTAACAAGTTTGAATACTTGCATAAGCCATTCTTTAAACTTAATGATTGCAGCAGCAATACGAGAACCCATTGCCAGGTTGTCTTCTAAACTGATAGCTTGAGACATGGCATTATCAAGACGGGAGTAGTTTTCCAATGCAATCGTGTCAGTAGAACCGATGTGTTTAGCGATGCGCAATACGTCTTGTGAAACTACAACAGCAGCTTGTTTAGACAAGCCATCAGCAGCTAGAACTTGATAAGCTTCTAAAGAGATTAACATTTCCCCCAGAGTTTTCAATTTACGTTCTAAACGTAATTGTTCTTGTTCAGGGTGTTTCATTCGGTTTACCTTCAATTTCATTTGGAGTAGGTTTTCGAAGAGGAGGCTGATAGGCCTTCAACTCTAATTCAGCAACATACGTTAAACCACCCAACGTGCGTATAATACCAGCCATGGCATTATTGTAATCAGTAACCATGCGAGATACGTTATTAATCATCAAGGTAATGGATTGAATAATATCGGAAATAGCGGGGCGTCCTTTAATGGGTGTTTCTTTTACTTGTTCTTTATCCGTAGGGTCAGCTTCAACTTTAAACTGTCCAGCTTTAGTACGAATTTTTTCACCCGAGATTTGAATCTTACGCAAAGCCTGTGCTAATTTAGACTCGTACCCTTTACGGGATTGGAACCGTTTAGAGATAGCTAACAATTGACTTAGACGTTGACGGATATTGTTAATCTGATCCACTTCAACAATCAATGCTTCTTGATTAGCTGGCTTCAGTTCACGCACCGTGTAATAACGAAACGAAAAATCTCTTACGGTATTAACCATAAAAGCCCAGTTCATTATTTCATCAGTCTTTGCTTCCGTTGGACCCGAGGCATACAAAGCTTTATTACCTTGAATAGCAGGTGTCTTAAACAAAGGAGCAGCTACACGGAAACGATCATCTTTCTCAACCGGCTCAGCTTTAGCCATCCAGGTAGTGGGAACAAAAGGTGAGAAGTCCACACCGGCTTCATCAGTAAAATCATGATCAAAAGAAAGCTTATCAAAGATTCTTGAAACGGTATCCATAAACTTTAAGAATACTTTATCATGGAATGCAAAAGCTGAGTTAGCTAATGAAATAATCCGTGTGATGTCTTTGGGTTCATACCGACCATCGATATTAAACTTCTTTGGCGACTTCAAGGTAAATTCTTTTTTGTAAGCATTCCCTTTGACGGTTTGTGCTTGTTCATAAAGCATGTTGGTTCTTTCAACTAATCGATCACTTCCGATATTAATAACTCGGGCATATTCGATTGTTTCATTCTGCAACTGCTTTAAAGATTCAACAGACTTATCCCATACTTTCTTAGATGAGTTAGATATGTCTTCAAAAGAAAGGTATTCTCCTGGTGCAACATCTTCAAACTTTTCTAAGGCGTATTGAAACATTGTCTCATCGGGATCAAGCCGTTGGGCCTCCAACGCCACACCGAAGGACAAACTTTGTGCTAGCTTTCTTAGCGTTGCCTCTGTGCGTTCTTCCAGAGAATCGAATTGAGATTCGAGTGAGGCGATCATATCGACGGGTTCTACCCCGTCGACTGATTTAGGGGTCTCTGGAGCAATCGCATTGGTTGCACCAACCATGTTGACTCCTATTTAACTCGGACTGTAGCTTTACCAAACAACAAATGTAAAGTGTACATCAGGTCATCAAAACCTTTAGGCTGCATGCACCACTTCTGAATCATTGCTTCAATAGAAGTAGACAGTGCCAGTTGTTTGAATAAGTCTTGTACTTCACTACGACTACCGATTAATTGTAGACCGGTAGGTGGTTCATCACTTAGCATGACAGGCCACGAATGGATTGCCAATTCACGACGACCAGTGGCAATGAAACGAATAGTATCCAACAGGAACTTGTAGTTCCAGTCTACGCGCTGTGCATTGTTGTCTTGAAGGATGAACCAGTTATAGTTACCACCCAGCAAGCGAAGTGCTTCAGCAATTACACGTCTACGAAATTCCCAATGTACCGTACGGGTTGGAAAAGTCGTAAACTCCAGGAACAGATCTCGAACACGTTCATCACGTACACTTGTGATGTACCGACGTTGTGCTTGAGCCTGACCACCGGAGTAATCAGAATTCATCTTTACAGAATTCGTACCCATGGTCAGTCTCCTTTAATCGCGAGCTTTAGCTTCAGTCGCGTTGATGTCGTATTCGTATTCCGAAAGACGATCTTCATACATCTTGATTTGCTTTTGCAGAATCACAGAGGTAGGTTGACCTTTCAGTTGTTCACGCAATTCCAGCAGACGGTGTTGCAATGCGTTAAATTCTTCTTTCGAAGCTTTGTACCGAGCTACTTTCCATTCAGCAACGTACTTACCTAAGGTTAGGAAAGGGTTGTTTTGTGGGGAGAAGCCAGACAGACGACATGGATCGATTTTGGAATCACCCAAAGAACGAACAGCCAGGTCATAAGTTTCAGCATTGATTTCAGCATCGGAAGCCTGAGAGAACTTTTGTTTCAGTTCGCTAGGATTCAAGATCATTGCTGGATACAGACCAACGAATTGATCCAGGTTCGATTGAACCCAATCTACTTCAGCAGGAGACCAGCTAGACGAAGTGGCACGCCCGCGAGCTTGCGATTCTTGAGTAACCAAGAATAACATGAATTTACGGCCCCAACGAATGTAGAAATTCAGTGCATCAACATACTTCAGAATGTTAGCACGATTAATAGTCAGGTTACTGTTGGTAAACTGAAAAGCAAACAACCGACGAATTTCTTGTACAATCAGACCCAGGTTACCGCGTACGCTTTCCATGGACTTAAAGAAAAGTTCCAGGTAGTTACCACGGAAGTTAACTGCACGTTGCATGGTCGAATTGTATTTCTGACCAATCTGGGATTTTACTTCCAAGGAAAGGATCAGGTCACGGACTTCGGAAAGCAGGGGTGCGATCGTGGTGTCATATTCTTCTTCCAGATCGGCGAGTTGATTAAGCAGATCCTTACGCTCTTTAAATGGAGCTAGGGAGCCTACGTATTCGAGTAGTGAACTCATTGTGACTGTCCTTTATTACAGATTGGTTTGCATAGAGCGACTGAACATCTTGAACATTTCAGTGATGTCAGGGCCTTTCGATTTTTCGGTGCGTTCGATTTCGTCAAACTTGTGCGTAGTAGCCAGATCAACACCACGGTGCCAGATCTGTACACGCTGCCAGCGTTCATCAACAACGATGAGCATCAACAGGTAGCTATTATCAAAGATAGCTTTACGAACAGATTCTTGTTCGATCTTACCGAACAATTTACCGGTGGCTTGTTTCAGGGTTTCGGTAGAAACAATAGCAACGTTGGAAGCATCAGCAATAGATACACGACCGGTCTGTAGAGCTTTAGCCGAGTTATTACGGCGACGGTCGGTAATCATCTTAAACACACCAGACTTATCATTCATCAAAGCCTTGAAGTGTTCGTCGATCATGTCTTGACCCAGTACAAAGTCACGCCAGAATTTGATCTGACCAGTTTGTACCATAAACAGACGTTGTGCCCAACTATCGCGCCCGCCAGCACTAAACATATGAACCATAGACTGTGGAGGTACAGCTGCAGGAATCATACGGATCAGGACAGGAAGCTTAGCTGACTTGGTGCCATCGGAGATTTCAACGTTTAACAGTTTACCAACCATCAGGTTTTCAATTTCAAAAACCTTATCACCAGCTACTACGGAAGCATCTTGTTTGCTAGTGTCTGCACCATAACCTGCTTTCTCAGCATCATCTGCAATGCCATCGACAATGTCACCAAAGGCTTCATTGGAAAACAACAGATTTGGGCGAACACGTTTCGAGAAACTTTCCAGAGATGGCAAGCCATTGGCATAGACGCGCGGGTCATAAGCGGCAGCGGCAAAAGATTCATTGCTCGGACTACCTGAACGAGACGACATCTTAGCAGTATCAAAGCCAAGTGTACGATCTGGGTTCAACGAATCCAAAACCTTCAGTGTATCGATCCGACCGACACCCAGAATCATGTTAACCGCTTGCAGGTAGTACCCTGCGAAGTTCGAGGTTGCCAGTTTCAACAGCGACGTCATGTACGGCTGATCGACAAGAGTAGAGTCGATAATGGCAAGTGGTTCAACTCGGGCTGGTTTAGTCAGGTCGGCAAGTGAAGAAACTTGCATACCATTCTTAGCCAGATTAAATACAGTCTGCATCAGCGCGTTACCCGCGACTTGAGCAGCGGTGGACGTAGCGACTGCACCTGCAGCGGCTAAAACTGGGGCTACCATGAGTTCTTCCTTTTAGAAAATAGAGAGTGAAAAATGTCAGTAAATAGTTACATCACAAATATTGCACAAAATATTGGACAAGTACCGCGGAACCAAGCACTGAGCAACGCGGCATTCGGTATCAACATCTTGGGGCGAAATGCTCCGCTCCAACTCAATACTGAGAACCATGGTTATACGTTCTTTACGAAACCGCTGTTCAATTTATCATACGATAACTGCATGGTGGACCGAAGGTTGTCTATGTTGTTACGAGAAGATAAGGATTGTTTGGAAAGATTGGTACGTGTAACACTTGATCCGTGGAGTATGACTCAGGAACAAAACCCATTAACCAGTACAATGGTTGACCCGTTATCCCCTTTTATTCCTATTCTTTCAAACAACCTCATTTCGTTGAATGGTTGGCCAGACTTCACAATTAACATGTCTACAACCACCGCTGGTATCTACCGTGACTCGATGGCTTATGTAGATGACGTACCATACCAATACGAAACCTTTACGCTCCAAGGAACGTACCGTAACGTTGAAGGTGATCCAGTTACGTTGCTGCATTACATGTGGTTGTTGGCTCAAGGTCTGGGGAAAGAAGGGCGTACTATGCCTTACCCTGAATTGGTTATGATGAATGAACGAGATTACGATACGCGTATCTACCGTTTGATTATGGATCAGACTCGTACTTATGTTACTCGTATTTTTGCCTGTGGGGCAGCCACTCCTGAAAACGCACCAACGGGTGAAATTGCCAACTACACTGGTGATGGTTCTGAAACAGGTTCACAAGTTATTTCTAGTCAGTTAAACTTTAGTTACCGTTGTAACGGCGTAACAACTTACGACCATATTTTAATATTTGAGTTTAATGACCTACAACAAGACTTCAATCCCGGTATGCGTGATGATACACGTGAAGCAACTATGCAGTTGTTATACCCGTGGGAAAAGTCTTACTTTAACTACCGGGCATATCCTCGGATCAATCCTAGCAATATGGAATTGGAATGGTGGGTTTTTAAAGCGGACTACGAAGCAATGAAAGCCGGTAACATTCGTAAAGCTCCTGCTCCGACCACCACCCAAGATGCCAGCCAGCCAACTGAGGCAACCCAATGAGTCAATATACAGATCGGATTTATAACGCTCGCCGTAATCCTAGTCAAATGCAACAAATTGCATTAGAAGAACTGGATCAGCAATTACAGGGTCGTGGTACTTACGATATTCCAGATGCAAGCATTCCATTTGTTGCTTCGATGGAATGTGGTACTTTAGGTGTGGCTATGGCCATTACCGAAATGGAAGCTCAAATGCGTATGTTGAATGCGCGGATGGCTCTAACGCAAGATGAAGTTTATTACCACATGTCGACTGATGATTACATTGGTCGATTCTCTACACCAGCTACCACTGATTTTCATTTGTACCTAGGCTACGAAGAGATCATTCAGAAAGCGGTACCTTACGGTGATCAAGGGGCACGTAAGTTAATCATCCCACGACTGACTCAGTTCATGGGTGGCACTACGCCATTTACAATGCAGTATCCAATTGAACTACGGGTATTGCGCCATGGTGGTTTGCAAATTGTTTACGATGGTACTTCGGTATCACCTATCGAAACGTTGAAGACCAACCAAGTCAGTTGGGACATGTTGCGAATGGATCGTAACCGGGTTATTCGTTTGAAGATCCCAGTTCGTCAATTCCGTATCACTACTAACTCGGATGCATTGTCTCCGGCTACGTTGTTTGAAAACTCGTACACGTTTACCGATAAGTTTTACTTTGCTCGGGTTTATCTCAATGATGGTGCTTCTTCAGAATGGACTGAGGTTTTGACCACCCATACTGAACAAGTATACAACCCACTTAAAGTAACGGCTGTATTGCGGGTTGTTGGACAAACACTACAAGTAGCTATTCCCACTATCTATACTAATACCGGCCTGGCCTCCGGTAAGATCCGTGTAGACATTTACACCACGTTGGGTCAGCTTGATCTGTCTATGGCGGACTATCGCCCTGAGCAGTTCCAGGCGCTGTTTAATGCGATTGATGATGATACCACATATGTGTCACCTCTTAACACATTCAGTATTAAGCAGGCCCTTAATGTATCCCGTGTAACAGGTGGAGCAAACGCCCTTGACTTCATTACTATTCGGAATCGTGCCATTGACAATACGATGGGTGATGCTGATGTTCCGATTACAGATGTACAATTGGAAGCTAAGCTGGATCAACGTGGTTACACGCTGGTATCCAACATTGACAACATCACTGATCGACAGTTCCTGGCCTCTCGTCGCTTGGGTACTCCACAAGCATTGGATGTAGTATCGGGTGCTGGTTGTGTAATGTCCCAACTACGTATTAACATGGACATGGTTGCAGCATCTGCTCACACGGCAGATAACGGTGAACGTATTACCATTCTGCCATCCATGCTTTATCGTTTTTCTAACGGTAAAGTTACTATGGTTCAAGATGCTGAACTAGCCAGCATTGTTACATCTGATCCAGAAGACATTTCTCGATTGGTTAACGAATCGCGTTTTGTGTATTCACCTTTCCACTATGTAATGGATGCTACCGATAGTAATTTTGACTTCCGTCCTTATTACTTGGATAACCCAACTATTACCGAGAAGACATTTGTTGGTGAAAACGAATCGTCTAACCTACAATCAAACGTGGATGCTTATGAAATCGAACGTGTGGCTAATGGTTATCGTATTCTTGTTCGTTTGGTATCTTCTGCACAGTTCCGTAGCCTAGATGATTCTCAGGTAGTTTGTCAGATTGGTTATCGTCCAACAGGTGAGGAAGTCTTTGCTTCGGTAAACGGTAGACAAATTGGTATTGAAAATTCTGAGCGCGTATTTGAGTTCTTGATTGAAACCAATTACGATTTGGATAATACTGGGGAACTGTACACCACAAACATGTCGATCTTTTCAAGTGCACAAACTAACTTTAAAACCAAGTTAGAAAATGAATTTGATATTTCGATATTAGTGGTTAATGCGGTTACACCAGGTTATCAATCCAATACAATCGATGCTATGGTTCAATCCCATTTGCTTCCTAATGAATGGATGTTGGTTAACCGTGAACGTTTGGAAATAACTCTGGGTTACGACATGTCTCGAATTTGGAGACGTAACCGTTCTGTGTTGGGTGAAGAAGATTACCAACGTTGGACTGAAAACGTTCCTAAATACTGGACAGAGAACCAATACCGTAAAGATGCTACAGGTCATGACATTATTGAGATTGGCCCTAATGGCCAAGTCATTATGTATTTGGAGCATGCTAAAGGTTCACCAGTCTTAGATGCTAAAGGCGAACAAACTTGGTTACACCTAAAGAACGATCCAGTCATGGTTGATGGTAAACCAGTATTGGCCGCTCCACGTAAACTGTTGCGTGAAGTAACAATTCTGATGGTTGATGGTCTGTTCTACTTTGCCACTGAAGCAGCCGCAGTTGCTTACCGTAAAGAAATCCCAATGGAATTTGTAACGTGGTTGCAATCCGATATTGGTGATATTAGTGAACGTCTTCTGGAGAAAGCAGAACTTTATGTTTATCCAACACAGACGTTTGGTGATACGGTTGTAAGTACACGTGATGGACAACAAGCGACTATTCGTATTGATCAGTCCTTTGCAATTACACACTGGCTTAAACCAGCTGCCTACACTAACTCCACAATCCGTCCTTCTCTTATTGATAACGATAAGCAAGTATTGGATTCACAAATCTCTCGTAAGACTATTTCTAATTCCGAGATTGTTGCTCAGCTGGGTACTACAGCAGGTGACGATGTATTGGCTAACGAGATCAGTGGTCTAGGTGGTGATGAGAACTATCCAATTCTTACTGTTGATGACGATGCTGTTCGATTGTCTATCCGTAAGAAGATGGTAGTACTGGCTAACCAATTGCTGACCATTGAAGATGACGTAACAGTTAACTTCTTGCCTCACGAACAAGCTGAATAACGGCATATTGCCTCTCCCTAAGGGAGAGGCGTTTATGTCACTTCAAAGCTTGAAGTTGTGCAACCAATGCTTTCATTTCTTTTGCCGATTCAGCTGAAGGATTTTGTGATTTAAAATCCAACATTAGAATTTCAATAGCGCTGGCGTAGTATTCACGGTAAGTCTTAGCTGCACTTACTTGTGAACGGGCAGCAGCATTAAAGAAGTCAACCAGTCGGTTAAGATTGGCGACAGCCTGAGTAATCGAATCAATGATTACTTGTGCACGTTCAGCTTGTTGTGGATCATCAATCTTGACAGAACGAATACGGGTTAATGCATCAGCAGTAGTACCGTAATACTTAACCAACTTATCAAAATCAATGACTTGTACTTTACGGAATTTATCAACAGCATCCCAGAAGTCATTACCCAGTTCTTTCAACAGCCATTCATCGTCATCGGAGACAATCAATAGTTCGTCTATGGATTGGGTTAGTGTAGCCAGATCACTAAGTGCGCTAAGGCCATCATCTGAAGGGGTGTCTTTATTATCGATCACACTGGCTAAAGCAGTTACTCGATCAGCAACACAAGAACTAGTACGCAATGCAGATTCATAAAGAGTCTTAACTGAACGAATAGCACCTTCATGAGAGAAGCCGTACAGAGTAACCATGTTACGATCTAGCGATGAAGTAACCAAGGCTGTTTCACTAAGTTCATTGGTCGTCTTGACTGCTTCAGAACCCAGTGGGCCATTCAATGCTTTCATCTTAACGTAGATCTTACGAACTTCAATTAAGATGTCACGGGCTTTGACCAACTGACTATCCAGAACAACATGCTTTTGTTTCAAGCCTTTAACCCAACGGTAGCCAGCCATAACCAGTTCAATCAATTTACTGATCCAAGCTTTAATTACCAACAGAGCAGACTTACCAATATTTTCCAAACTGACCTGTTGGTTCAACAAAGAACGCTCAGGGGTAAAGTAACCTTGGAAGTCTTCTAAGCCAGCACTAGGTAAGGATAGGTTATTGTCAATCAAACGTTTCTGGATAGATACTAAACCAGCCATGTCGTGTGAACTAACACCATGTGCTTTAATGGTGCTTTGCAAATCCAGTAGATCATTAATAGCTTCTACTGCAATTTCTAATTCCGATTGCAGTGTGCTACCAATGACGTCGATAGTCTGTGGAGATGGTTCTGCAATAAGTGTAACTAGTTCAGCCTGATTATCAATTGGGTAATCAACAGGATCTTCCAATAGATCATTCGAAACTTCCACGTCTGGCGGAGTAGTGTTCGGGTCAGGCAGGAGTGGATTCTCGATTTGATCCATTTTCTTTTTCCTTCTTGGCTTCGTAGATACGTTGCCGCTGTAAGTAATGTTCGTATTTAATGATTTCATTTAGAACTTTCTTACGGGCAACAGAACGACCCCGGAGAGGGTCGAATGTTTGGTCGGCACCACAAGTAGCAGATTCAGTAATAGTCTGCTCATTGCACAAACGGACGGAACAAATCGTAGTACGTGTTTCACTGATCCAGCGCACATGTTCATCAACGATAAGCCCCTCAACATGCGCTTTTGTAATGCGAGGGATTCCGTTCGAGTCCGGCATATTTATTCCTCAGCAGCTGTTTGCTTCAGTACGTCTGCAATTTCAAGCTGGCAACGAATAAAGTCTGGACGCGAAGCTAACCATTCGGCCATGGAGAACTCAGAACGAGTAAGACCATCTTGAGCCGTGGTAGAAGTCAAAGCAGCTTGTACCAGAGAAGGATCAATCACACCTTGAACTAGTTCATAACGAATCCGAATGATGTCATTGAAGACGTCTTGTGCTTTCTTAGTATCCAGTGCAATGTTCTCGTTAACCGAGCCACAAATACTACGGAAAAACTTTGTGTGTGCTTCAGCACATTCAGCAGGGGTTTTGTCTAACATCAGTGGTACGTGAAAACCAACAGCGTTAGCAACGAACATGGCACGAGCCAAACGATCGTTGTTAGAAGGAGAGCTCAGATCTTTCATGATGCGAGCAATAAGGAAACCAGTTCTCATTGTCTTTTACCTTAGGCTTTGTAACGATACGCTTCAACAAACAAATCGTTGTTGAGCAGGGATTCGAGGTTTTCTTCATGGGTGATCAAACGTCGTTCTTGACGCAGCTGTGGCGATGCCAGTTCAGCCATGTAATCGTACAAGTTCTTACCCACATGATATTCTTTCAGTAATGCATCAAGCGCATCGATGTCAGCTTGGATACCACCCACCAAAGAACGGTCTTTAATATTCTTCAGTTGTGTAATCAAATCCATTCGCATTTTAACAATACGTTCTTTAGGATTATCGTAACGACCAGCAAAGTTAAAATCGTTAGTGCCGGATACAGTCATCAACCAAAGAATGGTAAACGGAAGGAATGCAATAGCTACGGCCATACGAACCAAGTTACCGATCCACGATGCACGCATGTCAGTGTCCATACCGAATGATTTATACATCCGATCTAAACCAGTGATAACTGCTCGACCATATCCTAGACGGCTAGCAAACAGATCCGCAATTTGTTCTTCTCGTTTATGAGCTGAACCTGGGTTATCAAAAAGATAGTGGCGTGGAGCTTTCTTCCATGTGGAAAGAATAGCACGACGACATTGGTCAGGGCTACGCTTGTTGGCGTACTCTTCACGCAGATCTTTATCGATGTTCTTTTCCATCCAAGTGTGGTCAAGGACTTCCAGATTGTATTCGTTACGTTTGTTACCCATCAGTACATCAATACCATCGGTCAACATGTAGTTGAGATAGATGTAATCACTAAGCGTAACGAAGAGGTTGAAGGCATGTCCACATTCATGAAGAATGATACCGGTAATCTCTTGATCTGTATAACCATTAGCAGGGTTAAAGAAAGCACCAGAACAGTTTGACCGAAATTTGAATTCGTCTACCATTGGCCCACTGACTTTTAGTTTCTTCAGATCAACTTTGGTAACGTACTTCAATCCTTGTTTAGATACAATAGCTTCTGTAGTACGAAACTTAGACCACGTAGTTCCTTGGTGACCAATGTAATCAAATGTCATCATCCACGCGTCTGGGTAAGGCCCAGGGGTGGAAATGAATTCTACGTTCAAGCCAGTCATGTTTACAATTTCGCCAAGGCCTTTTAATGCCTCACCACTGACGGCTCCTGTAAGCTCATACGACTTACGCATTTTTGCAACTTGTTCTTGTACTAACTTACCAAGCTCTCGCGATACATCGACGGAAAGGAGCTCGTTAGAAATAGTAAATTGTTGTAGCATCTGTGTGCTTCCCATGGTTAGCTGATTAATCATAAAGATAAGGCTTTGGAGGAAATACTTGCCTGCCTAATCCTACGTGTTCAACCCATATTTCAGGAGTGTCTAATGTCGACGATTGAGTTTAATCCGGAAGACGTTATCGGGCGTGAAGCAAAGCACATCACGTACGTACCGGATCAGTTCGGCAAACAGCATGATGCTCACTTTGTTAAAGAAGTAGTACATTTAAAAGGCGGCAAGACATTTAGCCGTCTGGTTCCGTGGATTGATTACGAACGTACCTATTACATTACGCAAAAGGGTCGTCGTAACCACAGCGAAAAGAAAGACTACGAGTTGCTAGAAAATCTGACTAAGTATAAATCAACTCAAGTCAATCTGGCACGTAGCATTGCAAAAACATTAGGGGACTATTCTCAAGGTCCTAATCCACGGCTGCGTAACTTAGCACGTAGTCCATATCTTTACGGTTCTGATGTAAGCTCCACTTGCTGCTTGAAAAATGATTATCAGCAACGTTCACCGAATTTGATTTCGCGTAACACGGTGGCAGGTGGCGACATTGAAACAAACGTGTACGAATCTGATAAAGATGGTCAGATCATCTGCATGTCCGTTACACATAAAGAACACGTTTATTTGGCTTATCTAAAAGACTGGGTACATGACATTGCAGATCCGGTAGGTGAGACTTATCGTGAGATGGAATCGTTACCAGAGCTTAAAGCTTTGATGCATGGACGTAATCTCAAGATTGAAGTTGAAGTTGTTAAAACTCCAGCTGATATTGTTATTCAATGTTTCAAGCGACTGCATGAATGGAAGCCTGACTTCTTTGCTTTTTGGAACATTGAGTTCGACATGAGTCGAATCTTGAAAACTTTGGACGATTACGGTATTGATCCTAAAGATGTATTTTCGGATGCATCTGTACCTGCAAACTATCGTCATTTCCATTTTAAGAAAGACCAGGCAATGATGACGACGGCTTCGGGTGTATCGAAGTCTAGAGGTCCACAAGATCAATGGCACTGGATTACAGCACCTGCTACGTTCCAATGTATCGACTCAATGTCAACGTATCGTGTAACGCGTTTGGCTAAGGGTAAAGAACCTTCTTATGCTCTAAACTACATCTTGGGTAAAGAGCTAAGTGTTAATGAAGAAACTGAACTTAAGGATGATGGCGATCTGTTAGCTTTCTTAAAGAAGTGCGAAAAGAAACTTAATGAAACACCGGGTTCATTTCCGCACTGGTTTATTAATGAACAACCTGTTCACTGTTTAGATGCAGCGCAGATCGGTGACACGGTTGGTCTTAAAGTTGACTTTGGTAAGTTGGACTTTGAAGCAGTAGCTAACCTCAACGGTATCGAATGGCACCGTGAGATGCAAACCAAGCACAAGATCAAATACGGTCTTTACAACATTATTGACAGCATGCGTCTAGAACAACTGGACGAAAAGATTAATGACCTTAGTCGATCAATTACATTGTTCTCTAAATCTTCGGATTATAAGAACTTTGCATCCAACCCAAAACGGTTGGTTGATGACATGCACTTCTGGTATTTGAAGCGTGGTCAGGTAATTGGTTCTAGTTCTGATCAGATGGTTCATGAACTCGATCAGTATGTTGTATCTCACCGGGATTGGATTATCACGTTACCGTCGTACATGGCGGGACAACATGGTATCAAGTGTGTTAAAGACCTACCTAACTATCACACGCTGATTTATGTTCACGTCGCTGACTTGGACATTGTATCGACTTATCCAAACGTATCGCAGATTCTAAACATTGCTCGTGAAACTACGGTAATGGAGTTCTCTGCAATTCAAGGGGTGTCGGAACTGTGGCGACGTGAAGCAGGTGTTAACTTAACAGCAGGGCGTGTTAATGCTATTGAGATTACACAAAAAATCATGAACGCTCCACGTATGGATACATTGCTGTTGGCATTCATGGAACACATCGGCATGGCTGAACCTACTTTGGATGAAGCCATTGCTGCTTCGGTACCTGTTGAAAAGAAGATTGTATCAGTGGAAGCGGTATGATGGATATGAGTGTTCATCGCAAGGAGATAAACGTTTCTCTGCGATGTTCGCTCTCATGCCTGATGGACGCACCATCGAAGCTCATTACCAATGTGATGTAAAAGGTATAGCTCCCGGCTCTTCCGACTGGAAGCTGGGTAAAGGAAAGCCCCCTGTAGATCGATCTATTGATACCTGGGGTGAATACAAGAAGCTATGGGTCATCTGGGCGGATCTAAACCCAGACCTCATGCGTGAGCTTTCAGAAGCTTGTGCATTAATGGATTACACATTGTCTGATAGGTTTGCTAACACTGACATATCTCAAGCACGTGCGTTGTGTGAATTACTAAATGAAAGAACATATTAGCCTTCCCCAACGGGAAGGCTTTATGCCGTTATATTTCTTCTAACAATGGACGCCAACCATAGCCAACGTTAGTAGCTGTAGAGTTTTGATACCACATGCTATCTAATGTTTGGTATCCAATTGCACAATACCGATTAGTGCCACCACTGTGTTTTTCTTGGACAAGTGTCATACCACCACCGGCGTTACCAGGAGCAAGCCAACCTACGTTTGCAATTGTAAAATTAGCATATCGGTCTTGTGCTGGGGTGTATACTTCAGTACACCGTAGGAAATAGTTTCTGTACTCAGCACCTACTGTTTGACCAGGGTCAGTTGTTGCACCAGTCATAAGGCGAACTTTGTAAGTCTTATTTCCAATGGTAACTTGAGCGGTACCTCTTACTGCACCCAATCCATCTAACGTTGTCCACTTTAAAGTATTCCGAATAGGCATTTTAGGAATATAAAAAGTTTTTCCATTATCTACAAATTTTAACCAGGTTGTACCGGCATTGAGCATTACACCTTCAGTAAGGCCAATGGCAGAAGCTAGGTCGGCACCAGATATAAAATTAGCTGATGTAACTTCACCTCGATAAACACCAGTTGCTTCTTCTTGGGAGCCTGACCTTAATAACAATGATTCTAACATGATGTTAACCTATTCTGGTGTGAAATTACCGCGGTATTTACAACCCTGATACACATGGATTTTAGCCATCCATCCATTCAGAATACCAGCACTTGCTTGAGGTGGATTACCACCGCTGCCCATATACGCACCAATGGTCCAGTCTACTAATAGCTGTGCACGAGTCGCTACGTTATTAACAGAAGCCACCATCACCCCATCGATCCAAATCCGGTGAGTATTACCTTGTCGAGTAATCGCAATGTGTGACCACACACCTACGCCTTTACCCTGGGCGCTTGCTAAAGCAGCATTCTCACTGGCTGGGCCAAAGCTCCAGTTCCAAACACCCGTATTAAGTGGTTGAAGAATAATCCCGCCTTGGTTAACAGTCTGTCGCCATTGGCTTACTGTAGCGACTGATCCAGTTTTAAGCGTTTCTGGACGATACCAAAATTCAATGGTGTAATCTTTATCTAACAAGTTTGGCATTTGTGCGTAAGGCATTCTTAAGTAAGTAATACCTGTGCCAGGGAAGTAAATAGATTTAACACCGGCTTTAGGACCAACGTCAGCTACTGCTAAACTGTTAGGATTGCTAATGGTTACATTCCGTCCAGATAGATCCACAAGCGCCGTTGCCCCGGTTGCTTGATTAGATGGATCAATCATCAACTGCGGTGTAATGTTAATGGGCGTCTCGTTAGGAGTGAGTAATAATTCGAACATGATCTCTCCGGGAGATTTATTTAAGTCATAAGATGCGGCATAAAGCCTTCCACTAGGGAAGGCCGTATGATTAGCAGTAACGCTGAAAGAATTCCAACAGCCAAGCTTGACGTGCAGCTGGGAATTTACGCAACAGGTAAGGCAGATCCATTTGTTTACGTGCAGCTTTATCCGGGTCAGTGTAGACATGGAAAATCGACAGCAGGTTAACGTGGGTTTCTTGCAGATCACCATCAGTACGCAATGTACCCGTGAAACGAGTGGCGTAAGTAGGTTCAAACAAACCATCACGATTCTTCGCATAGAAGTCACGGAAGTAAGTCATTGCTGCACCAAAACCTTGAGGGTCTTCAAGTTTCAGGATATAGCGGAAAAGGTTATCCAATTCCTTTTGTTCTTTAGCACCGATCTCAGGAGTGATTGGTGTACCAGGAGCACACGCTTTCAGATAGCGTTCAGTCTGGGTTTTCAAGTATCCGACATTCATTGCGGTCAGCCCTTGTGGGATTGTAGTTACTGGAGCAGCTGTGGTTTCTGCTACTGTGGGTTCTGGAGTTGTAGCTGTAGGTTGTTCACCTACCAGTGTGGTGGAAGCAGTGTTCTGCGTTTTACGATAAGCTCGGATTACGTCTTCTGGCTTATTAGATTGAGAACACAAACCCAAACGTTGGTTTAGTTCAATTGCAATCTTAACGTCAGTTGCTTCACCTACTGCACGCAATTCACCGAGCGCCCAAGCAATGAGTTCTTGTGTAGTCCAATCAGTAGCAGGACGACGAGCACGAGTAACGTCATTACGCCATGCACCATTAGAAGTCTTTGGTGGCAACAGACCTTGTGTCAGATAATCAATCAGATCACGAATAGACCAAGCCGCATCTACTGCTTCCAATTGACGATAAGCTTTAGCCAAGTCAGCGTATTGTGATTCACCAATGTTATCCAGATTACCTGCAAACCCATCTAGGATTTCACTTAGAGTCCAGGTAGCAATTGGACGATCTTTACGAGTAGGGTCAATGATGAAATTACCCGCGGCGGTTTTGAATGTGTCTACGTTTGCGCCTACAGCGATCCACTGGTCAATGTTGTCATCGGTCCAGGTGTCAGGTAGCTCATAGGTTTCTCGGAAACCAGCGTAGTTAAATGCAGGACTTTCGCTTGTGGAATCGTCTTCCGAAGTTTCCACGCTAGAATCGCCGCTATTAGCGGTTTGTTCCACTGAGAGGTCAACATCACCCCCGCCTGTAGTTGTGTCATTAGTCTGCTCCGGTTGTGAATCGTTCATGCTTTCTTCCATTTCTTGAGATTCTGATTTTTGAAAATAACTTTCTTCTTCCCACACCAAAAACTTTTTATGTTCTTCGATGATTTGCTTTACTGCGGCTTCGATGGTTACATCAGTAAAATCAAACGAATCACCTTGGGTTTCTTCTGGGGTAAAGATATCGTAAACCAAACTTTCTGGTTTATCATTCAACGCTTCAAACCAACGATGAGTCTGATCAAAGTCGCCATTCATGAACCACGTTAATGCTTTATTAGATTCTGATGGACCATTGTCAGTAGCTTGATTAGTCCACTGTTCAAAGAAATCACGTTTCTGAATATCTACATTTACATCAGCTAAAGCTTGACGTAGCCATTCATCATTAGCCCCTAGTTGGGTAGTAGGGGTTTCTTCTGTCTTCTCTAGTACAGCAGTTACAGCGGTAGCCGAAGTAATTGGGGTAGCTGGAATTGGTTCATTAGCTGGGCGGAACGTTGGGCGTTTCTTAGCCATTATTAAAAGTCCTCTTGGGCAATAGTTCAAAACATAAGGAACTGTGGTATAAAGATCAAAAAAAAATATACAAGAGGCCGAAGCCTCTTAGTCGTATACATTTTACGTGATGCGTTTTTCCATTTCCCATTCTACTGTCCGTAGAACAGTTGCGTGCATTTTTGCGAGAAAGAGGCTTAAAAACCGTCCACCTACACCAGCTGCTGCTGCGGGAATACCGTTAGGGTTTTCAGCCAAAGCAGAACCTGCACAAACCGCACAGATGTTCTTACCTTTACCCAGAATTCCTTTATCGATATCTCGTCCGGTCTTACATGTCATTGGACCACGTACTTCAATAGTGGTACCCATTAGAGACGAAAGAATTTGTGGAGTAAGGATAGTTGTTTTACCATCTTTAACCATACCGTAACCGACTAGGTCTTTAGCTACATATGGATGCAGTACAACAGGAATACCAATGTGGGTATTACAATCTTGTTCTACAATCCGGGCTGTACCTACCATTCGATAAATTGTTTTAGTCGATTCACCACCCAGTGCAGTTTGTTTACCCCGGTTATACGAACCAGCTCGAAGAGAGTTAAACATGACAGGCAACTTGTCCATGTCAATGCCTTCTTCCAGAGACTTAGCAATCAGTTCTACTTTAGTACCGTCAGAGAACGCTGACTCGGCACCAAACATGTAGTGAACTTTCTTACGTGCCCCTTCTAGTTTCTTCTTCGATTTGTAGAACTGTTCCGATTCATCGCCCGCTAAGTAAGCATCGTCTACTTCTTTTAGCAGTCCACTTAATTCAGCTACTGCCGCTGGGTCAGTCAGACGATCTGGGTTTTCAGCAATCCATTTATCCCGAACTTTATTTCGATCCGGGGAAGCCATCAAAGACTTCTTGGTGGTAGCTGTTACAATACCATCAGAATAAGCAGGAAGGGTAAGAATGTGTTCAGCAAACATGAGGTACTGACGAACATAGATTTTTCCATTACTGGCTTTAAGCAAAGGATCATCATTGTCTTCAGGGTCATCAATCATTCGTTTAAGGATTTCACCTTCGATCTTATTCAGATCAAACAACCCTGCTTGGAACGGAAAGATATCTCCAAAAGGAAGAATCAAACAAAGATGGTTAACAAACACATTACCGTAAGTAGTGGTTAAAGGACCTGGTCCTTTGTAGTTAGCTATCTCGTTTGGTTGTAATACGATTTCATCCCGGAAGTGCAGCAATGCTGTATCTTCTTTGTATTCATCAATGTATTCTTTCTGATCATTAGATCCAGGGGTAAAGAAAAATAAACCCTGTTCATCTTTGTAAAGACGATAATCGTAATGTTGTTCGAATTCATTCATGTTGTAAACAATGGAGAACAAACAGTTCATCCATTGACGTTTCATATGCAGACCTAGACTAAGGCCTTGCATGAAGTAATCACGAATGTGCATCTTCTTTATACCTGTCTAATAGAGCAAGTAACGGTTTAACCGCTTCTGTCATTTGGGTAAAGTACATATTGTCATCCGTGTACGATTGCAACAAATCACGACTCTTACGAGGGATCTGTTCTACCGGTACATTGGACAATAGCAACAAACCAAATATTTCTAACGCTGCGTGTACGGGTTCTTTTTGATCAAGACCATTAAGAGATTGTTCTACCAATTCATCAATACCACGAACACCTACACGAATCCCACTACGGGACAAGTCCAGCATCATAGAGAATGTTTCAATTGGGAATAAACGAATGTAATCGTTAATCATCTTAATACGACTAATAGGACTTACATCAGCATCTTGTAAACCACGATAACGAACTTGACGTTCGATCTCTTCACGCATTGTGTTGATCAAGTTAGGAGAGACATCTTTAATCTCTGGCCATGCTTCATCCATCTTTACTGATGTAAAGAGTTGACACATATGGGCTAAGATTTCTTCTGACATGAAATCCCCATCAAACAACAACAGTAGTTGATCAGGGATAATGTATTTATCAAAACTTGAAAGTACTTCGACAATGGATTGTCGAATTTCTTGTGTAGCTTCAGCTGACACTGTTACTTCATGTTGTTTGAATATTGTTTCATGAGCATTCCAGATTACATCGTCAATACGAGATACTAACATCTCGTTATCACACATGCCATCTTTCATCTCTACTACTTGGTGGAGCTCATCCAGTGCTGCCTGGTAGTCCAGTGACTCCAGTGATGCTACACAGCTAAGGATTATCTCCTTACGCTCTTCTGTGATCAGTGGAGTAAGTACACTGTCTATAATGAATTGCATTAAAAAGCCCTCTTCCTTTGATTTTAGTAACATAGTGTTGCGTTACAAGTTGATCTTTACTAAAATTAGGAATTACTCAGGGTTAGATACTATGTTAACAATCCGCAAATTTGCATACAAGGAACAAACCAGATGAACCCTAATATCCAACTTGAAACCAAAGAAGACCCTACCTGGATGACTTTTGATAATACCCGTGCAAAAGCACAGCAAGCAGCTATCACATTGGCAGATACTATTGGTAAAATCAAAGAAGACCAATTTGTAATTCCTACAGCTATCACTGAAAAAGATGGCGTTATCACCGTGGAACTTGAAACCGTTGAAGATGGTAATCCACACGGTATGAAAGTTGGTGATCTGAATCTTGAAGGTATTGTTCCTGCCCCACTGCTTGCCATTCAGGAAGCCCTGTCTGATAGCGCCACTTTGGAAAATCCATTGAACAAAGCTGTAGCATTGGAAGCCCAATCTTTTGTAGCACAGAAACTGCTCGCTGATAAAGGCTGGGACATTGTAAAACAATTGTTCCTGATCTCCAGTGAAATGCTGCAAACTACACAGCTGTTTGTTCTGCCAGTAATTTCTGAAGAAGATCTGGTTAAAGAAAAGCTGGGTGAAAACTATGAGGAATTCCAGAAAGGTTTTGATGCCTTGAAAGAAGACCTGGCTACAATGTCATCTGTTCTTATTGCCCTGTCTAAGAAACACGTAGACAAAGTTGGTGCAGTAGAACCAGAAGACCAAACCCTGGTAGCAGAACTGACCATGGGTTATAGCAACATTCAATCCCAAATGGAAAATGAAGTTGGCCCTGAGCTGATGAAACAAATGGCAATCCTGGAAGCAGCTGGTGTTAGCGCAGAAGATCTGTTTGCTGCATTTGTCGCTGGCCAGGAGGAACCGGAGAAACAATAATGTCTCACGATATTCAAGATGATGAAGAGTACGCTGAAGAAATTCCAGCTGCTCTTGCAGTACATTTTCAACAAACGGTATCTGCTCCGTCTTACGATGTAGCAGAAGAAAAAGAAATTAAGGTTGAGGCTACTGATCCAGTAGCTCCAGCCACACCGGTTACAGATGACGAAGAAGAGCAAGAAGGTTCTGAAGAAGAACTAGTTCCTTTTACGCCATCACAACCGAAAGTCAATTTCCGTATTGACCGTCCTGTGGATTCACCAAAGATTCCTGCAGCTGCTGCTATCATTGGTTTCATGCGTGAAAACCCTGAAACGTTTGAACAAGTGCTGCGTGTACATAACCGTCTGTTTGCTGATATTGAAGGTGGTGAAATTACCACTGAGCAACGCGACCTAGAATGGCTAGAATCTCTACAGGCTGCTATTGAACACACCGACATGAATAAGACACCAATGCGTGCCACTTATCGTGAAGGTTCTGAATGGGTTCAGTTCTTTGAACACGGTGGTCGTAAGATCGGTCCGTCTCGTCCAAAGATTAAACTAGGTGATAAACCAGCTCGTTCTGATTTGCTCGCTTACCTAAACCGTAAGTCGGGTATGGGTGCTACCCACGAATTCCCTATGCCACACACCGGTATCTGGATTCGTTTGCGTACTCCAACAAATACCGAAGTAGCTAACATGATTCAGCGTCTACAAAACGTAGCCGTTCGTTTGGGTCGTGATACCAAAGGCCAAGGTTTCTCTAACCGTATTGCAGTGTATAACAACGCACTGACTGATTTGGCAATGCAGTGTATTACCCACACCAACATGGTAGCTAGTACTCCAGCTGACATTGAACACCGTCTGAGTGCTTTGGATGAACCAATCCTACACCACGGTCTAGCCTCCACAATGTTCCCTGGTGGTTTTAACTATCGTCACACTTGTATTGCTGATCCATCTAAGTGTACGCACGTCGAAGAAGCAAAACTCGATATGTTCTCACTGACTTGGTTTGACCATACCCAACTAAACGAACGGCAGAAAGATTTGCTGCATGTTCGATTTGGTCGCCAACTCCGTTCAGAGGAACTTGATGATTACGCGCGCGACACTACTCTTGGTCGAAAGCCTATTAAGTGGTTTGATGATATTGGACTTCGCTTACGTGTACCTTCAGTTGCGGAACGACGAGATGCTGGCAACCGATGGATTGACGGCGTAGTTGATTCTACCCACAGTGCTTTTAACGAAGCTCCAGGGGATGCTAACCGTAACGCTTATATTGATCGTCTCGGTGCTATTACCGGTGCCCGTCAGTACTCGCATTGGGTTGATGCTATCTACCAACGTGAAGATGCTTTGTCTACAGAAGAACTATTGACTGAAGACGAAGAAGTTATTGATGCGCATTTGTCTGATGTAATGTCGGATAAGAAATACGCTGCTCCTTTTGAAGCTGCTGTACTGCAATTCATCGATGACACCATCATGTGCATGATTGCTATTCCTTCATGGAACTGTCCAGTATGTGATAGTCCGATGGCTGAAAAGTTTCATGAACGTTTTGAGCATTTGATTCCTCTTGATGTAGTATCGACATTTTTTACCTTGGCGGGCCAGAGAGTCAACCCTTAGGTCATAGCAACAAAGACCCACAGATGACTCGCCTGTCAATTGATTTAAGTGACCCCAATGGACACGTGACGCAATATAGCTTCGGCCATAAGCGTCGTCCACGGGGTGGACACTTAGATAAACTATACCAAGAGATGGGTGCCGTAAGGCCATCAACTGCTGAGATAATGCTGCGTGAAGCTTACTTGGACGATTATGGTATTCGTCCACCAGATCACAACAAGCATCCTTTAGATGTTGTCCGTATGTTTGATAAAGAAGATACGGTTGAAGGTGGTTCAGTTCGATCACTAATGCGTAAGTACATTCGTTACAACGTCAAAGAACAATGGGGACTAAGTTATATGGAGTTCATGGAACTGCCGTATGATGAAGCTGCATTTATTCTAGAGATAGGTGAAACGGATATGCTGAGACGTGTAGATGAACAATCGCGTGTTAAACGCGGTATGGATCGTGACCTTCGTGATTTAAGTCGACAGCAGAAATAAAAAAAAATAACCATAGTGCCCACCCCGAAGGGTGGGCTTTATGCCGTGTTAAGGCATCAGGTTGTTTTGTATCTGGGTTATCTCATAGAACACAATGGCCATTAAAACAATTGTTATGCCCATGAGAATTGGTATTGCAATTTGCAGTGGTTTGCGATAACGGTTTAACCCGTTAGGGTTTTTACGAAACCGTATCACCAAGAAACCTACAACTGTAGGTGTTAATACAATTAGTGTCATTAGAATGACTGTGGCTATGTTTAAGAGCATTACATCACCTGGTAACACATGAGGGTAGATCGGAGAAAACAAAGCGTAGGGACGGTTATAAACAGCAAAGCCAATCCCAACATTGTTCCGATATAAAAGGTAGAAAAGAAGTCGTAGTACTCACCACTGACATTACTTTCTTTTACGTGTAGTAGTAACAAGATTGTTAAAACTACAATAATAGCTAATAGCAGACCACCCATTCCTGTGAAGTATCTAGCTATTGACAGATATGCATCCACTGCGTGACTCCTTCCTTTAAGTTAGTTTAGAAACCATGACAATGAACAGATAGCCTGCCGCCAGTACTAGTGCGCCACCTGTAAATAGGCGTACCGCTGCACCACCGGATGACTTGCTACCACCAGCACCCATGATCAAGGTAACACCCAATACAAACACTGCCACCAAAGGCAGAATAAAAGCGGCCCACATAATCGTACTCCTTAAATAAAGCCCATATTCACTATTGTAATATAGGCCTTAGGAAAGTTTAAATTATTTAGTAATTAGATGGACCACAATTGCCATGATTAAACAAATCAAACACAACAAAGCATTTGAATACAAATGTTGTTTAGCAGAGGTGGAAAAGAAATCCGTGTTGTAACGAATGTCAGCGTATTTAGCTAGTCGAACTTCACGATAGAAATAACCAGTCAATACGGCGTACACAACTGCAAAAGCTAATAATGCATTCATGCCCAGGTATCCTTAAAGTACATGAATAGGAACAAGGCCAAACCAGACAGCGTAATAACAAATGCAATTAGAGCGATTCGATGTGAAACCGATTTACTCCAAACATCGTGATGAGTTGTGTCATACGGGTATTTGTTATCTCGGTACCAACAAGCAGCAATAGTAATGGCCAGTGATATCAACCACACTAGAAACAACATATTCATACAGCCTCCAAAAGAAATGACATAAAGCTCACCCGAAGGTGAGCCCTATTAACTAATTTTACGCAGTGCCATGTTCAAAGCTTTACCCAAGAAATGGTCAGCCTTACTCCGATGATATTTCACATGCTGAGGTATGTGCTGACACACTAGGTATGTCATCCGTGGAATCACATCAGCAAACAATTTGAGTTTGCGTAGACGGCCAAGAATTTGAATGTTATCTTTCTTGGAGTCAGTTGCTTGCAATAGAATCAACTCACGCAAGTTAGGAATGTCAACACCAGTACCCGAAGACTTAATCGTCGAGACCGTAATATCGTTTTCCATTAACCTGGAATAAGGTGAACCCGAATAGTGTTCATTAATCTGAAGGTCAGGATATTTCTCTTTCAAGAACTTAACTAACTGATCAATAAACGCTGTAGTTGCACACAACACTAAAGCTTTTTGTTCTTGAATCCGATCGACAATGTACTGTCCATAGAGTATCCGAGCAACCATCTGGTTATACCGCTCCAGACGTTTCTTGGATTTCATCATCTGTGTTTCATAACGCGCATGGTTATACGTGTTCTTAAAAGGAGTCAAGTAATCACGTGATTGGATTTCAGGCTCGCTGTACAGAACACCCACGACGTTGATATACGAATCGTAAGAAGGTAGACGACAAGCTGTTTCCGGAGGCAACATCAAGTCAATCATTTTGGTAACATAATCATTACCAGTAAAAGGTGTTGCTGATAGATAGATCTGTTTGGCTACGTTGGTATACATGTCCGTACGAAACAACAAACCTGGATCTTCTTGAATCTCATCGTTGATTTGCAGACCAACTTTTAACGCCTCATGGAAGCGCGGTGGTGGTGCGTTATAACCTACCGTGTCTATCTTGTCACCTAGACGTTCAAAGGTGTCTAGGTAAGCTCGGTAGGTAACGTTAGAGATCAAGATAACATCAATACCTGCAAGATCATCCTCAATGCCACGGTTGATCATCATCTGCAGTTCAGCTGAACCACTTACTCTCACATAACGCAAATCAATATCTTCGTACACGTCTTTCAAAGCTTCTTCCCAAATACCGAAGTACTTAGGTGGAACCATGATTACGGTACGACAACCCAGTGCAGACTGTGCTTCCAGGCTAGTGTATGTTTTACCTTTACCGGTCTGTAGATCTACCCGAGCAGAATGTAGATGTGCTCGAAGAATATCTTCCAGAATGGTTTTCTGGTAATCCCTTAAAGAAAACTTTTCTTTTACTACGAATGTTGCAGGGGCTGCATACGGAACAGGAATGTCAATTACCTTGATCCGGTCCTCTGGCACACCCACGTTAGCCAGATGTGCCACCATAGCTGCGTAAGAATTACGGTGGATAAAGATGCTACGGTTATCTTCCGTTATGCCGTAATACTTCTTCTTAGTAACCATGACCATACGGCCTTGGACTTTAGTCGGTTCTCGGAGCAATAACGTATCCAAGAAGCGTTGCATTTTATACAACGTCTCCCTGGAATAGCCAGACAGTCTTACCCCGTGGGTATACCGTTCGGCTGTAATCAGTGGGTCCATAAAAAATTAACGAGGTAATGGAGGACCGAAGTCCTCCACACTTCTCGTCCTCCGCTTAGGACATGCAACCCCCCATGACTGCTGTGTCGTAAGGGTGGTCGTTCCTGTCTTTATACAGGAAGCTGCCTGGGTTATTGAGTGGCTCATGCTGCTTTTCAAATGCCAATTTGCTGGACAAACTACGGTTATCCATCAGCTTGTTATATTTCTCAAACTGACCCGTAATACCAGGGACTGGCAAACGATAGTCTTTAGTAGACGCCGATACGATCATCATAGCGTATACCAGAACTTCGCAATGAACAACGTTCAGACGAATCTTTTCGTTAATCAAACTTGCGAATGCAGCTAACGCATCGACTGGGTCTTTATAGTTCTTCAGATAAGTTTTGGTGGTGAAACCTACTTTGTCTGATGACAGCTTAGAACCATCGCCATTGTCACCGGAGTGCAAGAACGATTGTACGCGTTTCATGAACTCGTACATGTTAACGTGCTTATAAGGCAACGTTAAGAATGGTTGTGAGAAGTCGAACCCTGCTAGATCAACTACGATGTTATCGCGGTTGTCAGGCTGCCAGCCTACACGTTGTACATGACAGAGCATTTCCGTGGACAGACTTGCTTTCCGGTTATACAACGATACCGGTAAGATGTCACCCATGTCTTCCCCTTCAACTGTGCGAATCAAACCAATGTGAGTCAGTTCGGATGCACTTTCAGCTGGGTAAGCCGAGAGATCTTTAATCATCAATACGTCAGCCAGCGATGTAGCTTCAGACGATTTGATGACTAGCCTATATCCTTGGTTAGCCAAGTTATTTTTCAAGTACAACGTTTCACTCTGATCCCCATCACGGAGATAACGTGCAACAGCACCAGTGATCTGGAACTGTTCTACTGCAGATGTTGCGTCGGTATGTTTAGTAGACAATACCGATGAGGTAATTTTGTCACCCATCGATACAGCCGATACTTGACCGATGTTTGTACCGCGCATGATCGAGAATGACAATCGACCATAACAACGAGAACAAACACCAGATGGATCTGGGTGTGTACAACCCAGTACGGAACGCATCTTAATCATCGTACCAATCAGATGATCTTCGTTACCCCGCATCCAATCCATCACACCATCACTGCGCAGGTAATACTTACCGCGCAATGCTTTTAGCGTGCTCTTCAATACCGGGAAATCAATCAGGATTGGTGTACCACAATCGCCACGATGAAGTCGTTGGACGTACTGTGCAATCAGCTGAGATTTACGGTTGAAGTATTCGGTAACCCGCAGCAACTCTTTGTTGTAAAGAAGTGCTTTGGTACCCGAACGAGATTCAATCATGGAACCGTACAGATCCCAGATACCATCTACATAGCCTACCGTTACTGGGTGCGCGAAAATATCCGAGTTGATATCTGTCGGGTAGCCTCGTGGACCAAATGCCTGTAGCAACTGCTCAAGCTTCTGTGTGCCAGAACGATAACCTTCGATGATGGAGTTACCACGAAAGTTTGCAACATCGTCAAACGCCGCCCCAATTTTCTTGTAGGCAACGCCTTCAATACCATACGTTGATTCCTCTACGTTTTCGTTTGCTTCACGAATAGCTGGATGGTTATACACTTCTGCAATGTCAAACATTGACAGTGTAGCTACATATGGCGACAACGCTACTGTAGCTTCATTATACAACCAGTTAACTGTTTCAATTGCAAGCCGAGCCAAATGTTCTGGATCAGCAACTTCATTGGTGTGATCGTGAATACCCCAGATGACTTTGTTCAAATAGGTAATGAGAGACTTTGCAGTCACTCGTTTAGAACCCATGTGATAGTCTTTTAGGATTGGTACTTCCGGGTAAGCTTTCAGTGGATACCAGTTCAGAACGGATAACTTAGTTATCCGATCACGTGCAAGCAACTTTTCTCCATCATCAAACTCAATGACATGCCATTCTGAAGGCAGAGCCCACAGCTGTTCATAAGACAGGTTAAGCAAGTCACGGGCTTTATAATGATTCATCTATACCTCAAGCAGCGTAACGAATTACAGAGTCTGGTTTGTATACGAGTTTCAAACCTCGACATTCCAGCAAATGGTTTAGCAATGCAACGGGGCGCGAGTTACCGAAAGGAATAACAGTTCGGTCTACTGCCCGTGGAATATCAGTTGGTTTTTCTGCAGTCATGATTGCGTTAACTACAGCGATGTGTGCTTGAGGATTGTTCGTTTGGTCAATCAGTTCGTTAGTTGGTTCTGGACCTACTACCGAGTTATACGAACGAGTTTCCGATTCGCCACAAGAACGAATAGCTGTTTCACGACCCGGTGTAGATGCACGATCCGAGTTATTCAGTTTAGAGGGCAAACCGAATGGTTGTGTTTTAACAGAAGCAACAGCAGACCAGTCTTCACCGATCTTTTCCAACAACATGATGTAAAGATAACCCGACAATACATTCTTGACAGTAGTTACTTGACGACCAGCTTGGTCACGATAAGTGACAGGTCCAAAGTTTGGACAGAAACGGGAATTGGTTACTTTGTTAACACACTCCATCAAACTTACTTGATCGGTTACCGGGGTATACAAGTAATACTGATCACGCAGTACGTGATAAACATGTTGTGCTGGCTCAGGATTATCCAGCAAGATTTCTGGCATGGATGGAGCTACGATGTTATAGAAATCAATTAGCTCTTTAAAAGCATAATCAACCCATTCACGATCTGCCATCACTGCTTTCAATTGTGCTTCGGTTGGCGTCTCATGACGATCCAATCCTTTCTCTACACGTAGACGTTGTACCAGATCTCGTGCAGCAGCACCCAAGCCTTGTTCATACAGACGACCATAGTTTGATCGACGCATGGTAGAACCACCAAAGATGACTACGTCTGCATAGTTACCCCATTGGTCTACAGGCATATCTTGCCAAGGTTTTACTTCACAAACAACACCTTTACCGCCGTGCCAGTCAGTAGCTTTATAAGCACCACCAGGCATTTTGATTGCTTCGTAAGTAATACTTACACGCCACTCATCCAAAGGCTCCAGACGATACATACGACTGAGCTTACGCTGATCCTGTTTAACAGGCAGATGGATTTGTGCTTCTACTACCAGTTGGTGGAATGCTGGACTGATGCGTAGGGAATCTTTCCAACGACCATATAAGCCTTGATAGACTTTCATGATCTCGCGATAATAGTTAGCCAGTGCAGTGTGATATTTAATCAACTGTTCATCCATACCCAACGGAGTATGTGATGGGTTTACCCGATCATCACGGAAGATATTAATGTCTACTACAGTTGCACCAGGAATACCAATGGTAGCTCGATCGAATGTTCTGTCGAGTGTCATCAGTGCACGTGTTGTCATGTCTGCAGGTGACAGATCAGGATCAAGGTCACGTAGTGCAAATACCACACCATCAGCTCGGATCTTATCACCGATGTCTGGGAATGGTTTATAGTGATTTTCATCACCATACATGTTCAAGAAGAATGCTTTACGACCAGCATTACCAATTGCATCGTTGTAGATACGCGGGCTGAGTTTTTCTAGTGCACGATCGGAGAATACAAATCCGTCTTCAATAGTACCAGGCATGGACATAAACATTGCATTCATGTTTACACCAGCACCCCACATGCCATCGTCACGTACCGCGCGGGTTTGTGCAATGACAGTACCTTTGGCGAACATTTGACCTGGGGCCAAGTTCTCCATTACCTTTTTGTTCTTCTCTAGCTTAAAGCCAAAGTCTTGGTGCATTGAACAATAGTCACTGATATGCAAGACGTCTTTAGTCTTATGCTTATCGTAATAATGTTCAAACACGATTGTAGTGATTGGATTACGACGGATTGCAGAACCCATACCCGAAGTAGGGTATTTACGAATGACATTAAGAATTACACAATCAACAGGAAACTTGATGTCGAATGTATATTCACCGAATTGCATTTCCATACCAGCTTGGAAACGACGTGGTTCACAACCTTCAGATTCAGGGGACTGGCCGATGTGCGATAGAAACATTGCTCCACGGGCAGAAGATGTTGTACCGTAGAACGGGTCAAGACAAGCATTACCTAGAAGCGTTTCATCAATGTTACGAGTTCGCAGCTTTTGTTGGTATTCTTCAGAGACTTGATACAAGTTTGCAATACTCCAGTTGGTTTAGCCAATCAATGATATAGATTTCAAATCCAATGCAATAGGAACTACAATGGCATTCACAATCTTTGAAAATATGGCCAAGCCCGGTGATGATTTATACTACGACCCAGATTTCAGATTAGTGTTAGAGACGCATCTCAACATTCTAATCAATCGGGCTGCTGCACGTGAAGATATTCCGCTAGACCTCTTCTATCAATACGAAGGTGATTTTTATGGTTATCTAGTAGAGAAAGGTATTTCCCCAGAATACCATTTTATTCATTTACGAATGAATGGGATGACTAATCCGAATCAGTTCGCTAAAGAAATGCGTGATGACAGTAACCCATTAGTACGACCTGTACTCATTAGACCAAACCAAAACTTGATCGATGGGATCGTTCGACTCTATATGAGTAGAAAATTTAAATGAATACTGGGAGCCCGAAGGCTCCCAATATGTCGTTACAGCCCGTTAGTTCCGTATTGCTGGAACTGTTGGGGTTGTTGTTGATACTGCTGGAATTGCTGACCGTATTGCGGTTGTTGCATCATTTGCTGCGGCTGTTGAAACACTTGCAGGTACGGGTTTTGTGGTTGCATCTGTTGCTGCTGTTGTTGCATCCACGGCAACTGCACTTGGCCATTAGGCGGAGCCATCATGGGTTGCTGAATGATCTGACCGTATTGGTTGACCATCTGCTGCTGTGGGTATTGCATCATTTGCTGCGGCTGTTGATACATTGGTTGTTGCTGGTACTGTGGCATTTGTGGTTGGCTACCACGCAGCATATCAGCTACCGATTGTTTTGGCTTTTGGTTTTGTGGTGCAGAAGCCGATGCTGGACGCTGTTGTTGTGGAACAACGTTTTGCTGTGGTGCAAACATGTTAGCCAGTTGCGGCATGTTACCGGTCAACTGTGGCGTAACGGTTTGTTGACGTTGTTGCTGAGGTTGCACAGCAGGGGCTACCGTTTCTTCAGCTACTTCATCAGTACCACCATCATTACCATTCAGCGATGGGATTTGATTGTAGATGTTCGGGAACTCATCCAGCCATTCCAATGGATACAGTTCAATTGGTTTCAATGGCAGAGCCAAAGGACCAGCAAAACGGTTGATCGATTGGTTCAAGCGAGTTGCGATCTTGTGATATGCTTGCAAGAACGCAGTGAAGAATGGAGCTACACGGCTAACAGTACCAGCCGAGTATTCTTCAGAGTTATCGCCATGCGGAACAATCATGCGCAGCAGACTGGAGATTACTTTGCGTTGTTTGGTCGGAACCTTAACGCCCAGTACCAGATCTTTGGCAGCATCATTATCCAGTTCATCCAGGATTGGAAAACGGATAACAGCAATCCGGTTTACTTTCTGGCCTTGGAATGTACCAGGACCTTTCAGATAAACTGTGATCAGTTTGTTTTGTTTGTGTGCTGCTTGAATCAGCTTGCCCAGCAGTTCTTCGGTTTTATCCGTGACACCAGTAAGCTTCATCAGTACATCAGACAGATCGGGTGGCAGGTCTTTATGAATCGAGGTATTCAGCGATACCTTAACCAGAGCATCTGCCAAGAACGAGATCAAGAAACCCAGGTGTTGCTTAACCGAGCGCTGCATGTGTTGCAGCACTGGTGAAGTACCACGGCGAGAAATACTTTCGCACAGTGGGTGGTAAGGTTGCAGATCTTCCGTGAAGCCATCACGCAGACGCTTCTGAGTCGGAACTACCAAACGAGCGCCGTTGACTTTTGCTTCGGCTTTAGTACCCGTTGGAGTGAGGATACTTACCAATCCTGTTTCGTCCACGTCATACTGCATGGACCGCAGGATACCCTCATAGACCTTCGAAAGAGATAGCATTCAATGTACCTTGTTGAATTGTAGGGTTGTAGTTTGCTGCAGGCATGGTTGGATGCTGATAAGGCGTGACCATGAATTGCTCATGTTGCGTTTGTTGTGGAAAATTTTGGCCTACGTTTTGCATTGCCAGCATAGCTGCATGCTTAGGTGCGTTAGGCACAACTTCCGACACCAGGTACAGCATGTCGTTTGAGATCTTATTGGCTTTAGCCGCATCTCGGGTGATGACCGGAGTAAACAGACCATCGGTAAATGTTGGTGCTACGAAACGAACAACCTGCTCACCATTCAGGCTGATATCAATAACCGAATCACCAGCCAAGTCGGAAGACATGGATAGTTGGAATGACATCTGGTTATTCATGGAGATTGTGTTCAAGGCATCTGTAGCCAGCCGACGTTCGAATTCAATCAGATACCCACGCATGTCTACGCCTTCCATGATAGACTTAATGCCTTCACCATGAAACTCGAAACGATACGTACCAGGCATGTCGCCATTGGTTACAGCAAAGCTTACGTGGCGCAGGAACGTATCCATCATCAACGATGGGATAGTCTGAGCCAGAGTAGCAGCTGCAATCGAAGTCATGTCAGCACCATGGAAGTGCATCGACGATTCGGCAAAGTTTACCTTACGCATCGACTGACCATTATCCATGGCCCATTGAGCACAACCGTGTTGCTGCACCAGTTCAGGGAACAGTCCACACAGTTCACCCCATGTAACGTAACCACGTTCCATGTAACCAGCACGTTCTTTCAAAATAGCCAAGAACGAGTTGCTGTGGATGTTTTGGTTAGCTGCATATGACTGCGCTTCGCCATACAGATGCTCTTTCGAGTTAGCTGCGGCATTACCAAAGTTATCATCACTCAACATGTCTGCTTCACGAACGGAATGCTGGAAAGCACCCAGTGCGTTAGATACATACCGAACTGGCGAAGTATCTTGACGATGCGAATATTGATAAGCACCACATTCACCAACCATCGTGCGGTGATCATGCATGCGGTTGATAGTACCCTGGAAACGACCAGAGTCTTGCAGACGTTGAACGATTGCTTGTGTGTGACCGATCGAGAATACATCTTCAGGACGGATCAAGTGTGAAGCAGCAGTACTGAACAAGCCATTGTTGCCAGCCATCATATCGACAGGAGTAACGATCTGGTTTGCGGATACTACTTTTGCAGTCTTTTGCAGACCCATTGGGGTGTTCTTAACTTGTTCCGCAATTACGGTTTCAGAGTTAAAGTACACACGCATTTGTGGATCAAGGCGATCGGTATAGCTTACATCACACTGGTCAGTATAGATGAAGAAGATACGTTGTGTAGAAGTATCTTTAATCAGTGGATGTTGTTCATGTACACGCAGGAAACCACGGAAGCGGCGGGAACGCCAGCCATCGCCCCAGATGTTTACCAGACCTTCAGTCATGGCAGCAGGTTGCACGATAGATCCAGCAATGTCTTGTACTGCAGATACACCCAGGTTCATACCACCCCGAGTTACTTGATGCAATTGGTTAATCACATCAGTGGATACATTCATCTGAAACGGACGAACGTGTTGCTCTTGGTAAGTGCCGGATTGAACCAGGACAAGATTACCGATACGGACACTTGGATTACCCATACCAGCCATGGGGTTGAACATTGAACTACCTCACGATTACTTATTAAGACGACCCAGATGCAGAACGAGTTCTGTCAGTGTAGCTTTGATGGTTTGCGGAATAATCAGTACTTGGTTACTGGTTACTTGACCAGCTTCTTTATACAGTTCCGTAGGACCACGATAGATCCAATTGGATGCGTGGATCGACGCAGTGGCGGTACTAATAGCAGTGCCAGCCATGTTTTCTGTACGCATAGGCATGCCAGCATTAGTATACTGAGGTGCTTTCTGATGGGGAAACAATTCATTCAGTTCGTCTTTATAACGATTCGGAATGCGAGAGTTTGTACGTGTGGAACCCAATTGGAATTGAGAACCAGATTCCCCTTGCTTCAACAACTCTACTTGCTGGAACACCGCGATGTCCAGGAAACCCCAATGCCAAAGCAATGCTTGAGCAGTAGCGAGCATGTTGTTGGTAGCAACTTTGTTAATGTGGTAGAATGCTTTAGCTGGAAAGGCTTTTGCCATTACCCATTGAGCAATCTTCACTTGGTGTGGATTGATTGAAACGTTTGACACATTACGGATTGCATTGACACACAACTGAAGCTTTTTCAGATCTACTGTTGGGTCAACTCGTTGAGCTAACTTAACATGATCGTTAGTATCCAGGTTAAATGCTTCAATGTCTCCAGGTGGAACACGGTGCTTGGTTTTATGTGCTTCCAAGAACGAAGTCTTTTCATCTTCGTCACCGCCAGACTCTGGTTTCTTTTCGTTGACTCTTTCAGCTGTGGTGCGCTCATTCGGATTAATGATACTCCGAACATATCGATACGCATTAGCTACAATGGAGAACGATGTAATGTCATCCAATGGAACAATAGTCAATCGACGGACCAGTACTTTAGAACGCAAGTGTACGGGAACTTCTACAGAAGAAGTACCTCGCCATAGACGACCCAATGTAGTTGGTTCATCTTCTACACAAAACTGTACGTAGCCAGCTAGCTTATCGAAAGCTGTATCAACTTCCTCGCCGTGAGGACCGACTTCATTCAATGGCCAGTTTGCCACTTCACAATCATGCAACAAACCCAACACTTCTGTTTCTTTGTTGTGATCATACTCGGAACTGCTTTCGAGATATTCACCAAAGATCGGAATCATCGGACGAATAGCCAACGAGACAGTAGCCAAGTTGATGTATTCGTGTTCAAGATACGTTTGTTCTTTTTTGTTGTAGCGCGATTCAGCAGTAATCTGTCTTTCAATTTCTATTGGGATAAACAAGTTACCCATAGTGGACAACCATTTACGCATGCCGTTCATTGGCATGTGCGTATACATCTCACGAATGTAATGTCGCAATGACATTGCCACACGCATGGTATCCAAAGACATGTTTAGAATTTCATGGATACGCTGATACGACTCCCAGATCTTCTGTTGTTTTTCATCCCCAATGAATTCCCAGTAGCTATTGATTTCTTTGAATACACGCTGCTGGTCTGCAAGTTTGACCTTGCAATAGATCTTTGTTGTGAAGGCTAGTTTCTGCCCATTGTGTTCCGCAGTTACTTCTGTAAAGCCACTACCTTGAATTCCTGAAACAACTAATCGCATTACAGCGCCTCTTCACATAAAGCCATTTGCCAGTTGGCAAACTTAGGATTGTCGCTTCTACAACGACGAAGCAAAGTTACATCATCGACATTTAATATTTTGGCTGCGTCTTTTGCGCTAGCGTATTTTTTATCGTTAATTATAACTGGCTTTTTCTTTCTTGCTACTCTTGCATTTCTAGCTTCAGGTGAAATGTTTGCTTTCAATAGTCCATTTGAAATATTTGTTTTATGTTCATTACTAAGAGTAACACCTCGACGAAGATCTGCAGATTTTTTAACTGCTTTTACTAGTGATGGTGGTTTATACCCATTATGAAATTGATTTGTAAGCCCAGGATCATTTGCATGTTGCTTAATTAACTTTTTCTCCATCTCATAAGCTTCTTCGCGAGTGGTGGTATAATAATATTCCCAGATTAAATCACCATTGGCATTGAATGCAGTTTGAAGACGTTTACAATGATGGCCATTGTTTTTCAACCTGGAGTTGTGCTCATCTCTACGTTTAATTAGATCAGTTGCACTACCAATGTAAAATATCCCAGACCGATGTTTTATTACATACGCGCCTGTGTTCATGTTTCGCCTTTTTAATCCGCTACTACAATTTAGTAATATAGATCTGAGATTTTTTGCAGTCCTTACGTTGGGGCATAGAGCATCCTCCTAAGAGGACACTCAAAAACTTTTTATCAGAAGGCCATTACGTCGCCAAACCCGCCGTCATCTGTGAAGCCACCGGAACTGGAATTACCACCACTGTTGCCGCCACGGTTTCCACCGTAGTTACCGCCGCCATTACCACCTTGGCGTTGACCACCGCCACCGCCATTACCACCACCGAAGTTGGCTGGGTTAGCAACGTTCTTAGCATTTTGATCAAACTGGGAAACCATCAGGTTGTAAATGATAGCTTCTGCTGGTACCAGGAAACCCATGCCGTACGCTTCAGACATTTCTTCTGGAGTGATTTCAGAACCATCGCCATTTTGAATGGAATGGTACTTCGATGGACCAAAGAAGAATGGAATGCGTGGACGACTGGTTTTAGTACTGAGTACAGCCATGTAAACACGACCATCTTGAGCACGACCAATTTCCCACTTCGAGAGTGGAATGGTTTTGTCCAGTTTCTTACCAGCCAGGAAATCGTCTTGATAAATGAAGACGCGTTTCTGTGGAGTACCTTCGACTTTGTTGATCAGGTTCTTTGCATAATGCATTGCTGCAGCAAAGGTAGCCAGATCCATACGGAAATCGATCTTACCATGGTTTTCATCACCATCGACAGCAGTCTTGGTAAAGATAGTTGGAACGTTACCACGAACACCGAAACGGATAGAAGGACGTTTGGTAGAACCTTGAACTGGTGCTGCATACAACCAAGTAGACATTACAGAGAATGCGTTCAAAATTGGTGCAGGCATGTTGCCTTGAGACATGTTGATACTCCGATCGGATTTTTCTTTTTGATTCCGCTGCGCTTGCGGGTTTTAGTCACGTAACATTGAGCTACCCAGTATTATTTCCTGAGTAGCTTATACAGGTCTTTCAATTCCTTAGACGAACCCATGATATCGTGATAGAGTTTGTCTGGAGTTGTAATACCTGTCCACTTCTTAGCCTTAGAAAGCTCTTTGAGTTCTTTAAGAATAGATCGTGGCTGTTGCGGGGCGATTAGTTCCCCATCTCCAAACACTTGAAGTGTAAACTCAGTGAATGGCATAGGGTATTCGTTTTCACTGATACCGTTTAGTTTCGTGTACCAAGTGTTATAAGTCTTTAGCTTACCTGTGTGTGATTCTAACAACAGGAGTCGACTGAATTGAGGCTTCCACAAAAGTTCATGTGGGTAGTGCGTCATGATAGCTACAATGCCTTCACCAGACTTAGGCTTCATGTCAATTTCCATTACGTCCATCTTAAGCTCTTTCATTTGTTGATAGAGTTCAATACTGACGAAACGTTCAAACATATCAAAAGCAATCTGCTTAGGACTTTTCAGTTCTTTGAAGTTTGCTTTAGGGAAAGACCATTTGACTGCATCTTTAGAAGCCAGGTAGTAGCGGACTTTACCTGTGAATCCTTTTTGGGATAAAGCTACGGGTAAAACCTGTGTCTCATTTAACAGCACTGCAACTGAGTTGGTGTAATCCAACTCAAGTGCTTTGTCTGTAGGCACAGCTTGAAACAAATTGCGTGCCAAAGTTCGGAGGTTAACCCAAACGGTTTGAATTGTTTTAACGTTGGTCGGCTGTACGGGTTGATTCGGGTGTATACCCAACAAACCTTCGAAAGCAAGAGATGTCCCGATACTGACCGGTATCTGACCTACGTCTCTTTCGATGATATCCATTTAATGCCTCTAGGCTAAGCCATCCAACCTCTGTAGGCAGCGCATGATTGCCGCCTCATCAGGGGCAAACTTAGCCAACGCCGGTATCAGGAGTTCTTTTATTGAGTCACGGGTAATTGCTTTAAACTGTGCCATATCAAAGGCTTGAAAAGTTTCAGCAACGGTATTCTTTTTAGATTCAACTTTGTCAACTGTAACGGTCCAATCCAGCAAAGGGAATTCACGACGGTATGTTTCAATATCACCGTTAGCAACATCATTCGGATTACAACGTAAACGCACCGCAGATCCTTTATCCAGACCTTTAATGAATTCACGGATCGCAAAGTTTAGTTGCTTTGTGTCCATGCCATGACAATCCAGAGTTACATATTTCTTAGCACCTCTGTTTTCAATGAATACGTTTTCCCAGGTTCCGTCATCTTTAACGGTTACCTTAAACATCCCTTTAGCGCCTTCGTCATTATGACAAATACGGTCAAAGCTACCTGCTGCCAAAATCCTTTCACGAATAGTCATTAAGTGAACATGACCAATCAAGATTTGGTGTTTAACAAGTTTGAGATACTCTTCCTCGTTGTGGGTAGGTTCAGGGACAATAGCTGGAAGTTGATAAGAGAATGCTCCGTGCATAATTGCAAAGTCTACTTTCTCAATACCTAGTTCAGCCATCCGTAATTTAACTTCTGCCAATGTGACATCAGTTGAAGGATTGTGTTTATCAGGGACATAAAGGAAATAGGAATCTAATCGCTCGATGTATTCGATGGACAGATTCTTAGTGTAATGCAGGTCAACATCAATATCCGCATTGACACGCTGCTCAGTGAAAAAACGAGATTGCTCTCGGTCGTGGCTTGGAGTCCCTTCAACAATTCGAATCATCACTTTAAAAGCTGCACAGCGCAGCATGAGCAATGTAATCCAACGGTTGATCTGGTGCACTACTTCATCACCATTGTTAAGCTGTCGATCAAACAGGTCACCTGTAATGATTAACATGTCTACTTCTTTTAGCAACTCATCAGTAATCGTTAATTCCAGATTACGAATAATCATTGCAGTAGGAGTAGAACGATGCCCAAGATGGACATCGCCTAAACTTAGATAACGAAAGAAGCCTGGTGTTTTAGTTAAATCAGTCTTCATCTTCTTCGTCAGTAAAACAACTAGATGGATTAGAAAGGGTAGAGACTAGCTCCCCCTTTTTATCCGCTGACGGAGGAAGAGCATCTTTACCCAATGGGTTGCTTGCATCGGCAGTTACATCGAGTTCTTTGCCATACGCCTGTAGGATACGGTGTATGGGTAAAAGTATATCTTCGATGGTATCCGGTAGAATCGTAATCTGGTGTAAGAAACCACGCATTGTGTCATCAATCAAATCGACACGATGTAGATCACGATAACGGTTCATGTTGTGGATAACGTCACCCACTGATAAACCACCATCTGCCTGGGGGACAGTTGTTCTCGGTGTACGAGTCAACGGTGGTACCAAATGCAGCACTTTTGTTTTGTCATGATCATCCACTACTTTGAGTGGCATCATTAAGTCAACTACAAAACGTTGATACGCTTTACGGTTGGCTGGAACCAGAATCTTTTGCAGCAAGGGTATTACCTGATGCACAAATGCTGATTCATTAATAGTCGGAAGATTCTGATCTACGGCATTAAGAATTTTAGTAGCATATTCCTTAGGTCGTTCACCCATCTCCCGTGCAATGCGTTCTTCACGCGCTGACTTCGGGTTCACCGGTTTCGGTTGGGCGAATTCCATTGGTATGCACCTGCTGTGGGTCTGAATGCTTGGCTGACAATAGGAACCAACCTGATTCACCATCTTTCAGCAATTCTTTACGTTTGAAAATTTCTACCAGAACTTCAGTGCCTTCATTCTGGATTTGATCCGGAGTGACACTGGTAGAGAAATCGTATTGTTCACCTGTACGTTTAACAATGATCGATTGAGGTGTGCCTTCGGCTACCGGTTCAACATCGTAATCGAATGCAGTTGGACCTTGTGCTGTAGCAGCCAATTGATCCGACAGTTGATGGAATACGCCTGAGAAAGCTTGAAGCACTTTCTTAGTAAAAGATGTTTCCGAAGTACGAACGAGATCAACCAGTTCTTTGAAAGATGTTTCTAGTATTTCATTGCGTTTTTCAAGAGCGTTTAAACGACGTTCCAAATTACCAATACGTACAGCTGTTGCTTCTGCAGACATCTTAAACTCCATTGTTAATCTTTGCAATTTTGAGAACACGTGAGTCTTGGAATTGAACCATCCAACCCACAGTGAACGTTTTGTCATCTGTCACTACATAACCCGTAAAGTTAATTGTAAACTGCGATGGATTAGTTTCATCTGCACGGACGTCTACGTTTGCATAAGAGTTAGCATTAAAAGCCGCTTTCAATTTTGCATCTAGTACATCTTGTAATGCAGTTTCCAAATCCAACATGCGGTTGGCAAACTTCTTTAATAAGAATTGTAGTGTTACATTTTGTTCACGATGTGAGACAGTCATCGAGTGATTTGATTCCATGAAGCAAGCAATGACATAGTCTGCTTTATCCTCAGGATGGTCAATCCAACCTTTGATGCTCATCGTGGGAATAAACTTTTCAGCCATGGCTATACCCTATTCTTGTATTGAGACATAGGGTAAGCGGAAAGAAAAAATAAACGCTAGGGGACCGAAGTCCCCAAGGTATTACTTAATTCGAAGTGCTCTTTCCACAGGCAATTCACGGATAACACGAATCCATTCTACAATGGACGAATCAAATGGAACTGTTACGCTGGCGGTGCGTGTAACACTAGCGCCATCAACAGCCGCGTCATTGGTAATTTCTACCAGGCTATCACCCTCAAATTCCAGAGTGAAGTTATGGCGACCGGATTTGTGTTTCATACCAGCAGCAAGCGGGTTAATCAGTGAATCAAATGCAGCAGGGGCAACAAAGCGAACTGGGAACTGTGCGCCTTCAAAAGCAATATCGTAATGACCGGATTCGGTGTTATAAACCAACGTGAAAACCTCACCGGTAAAACTACGTGTGCCACGGGTCATGTTTTTCTTTGGTTGTTCTGGAACGTCAGTCATAGCAATCCTTAAGCGTCTTTCAGATCTTTCAATGGGATGGTTACACTGGCACGGATCATTCCGACCAATGGATGGCTTGGTGATAGTTGCAGTGTATTGAACACTTCACCATGTGGCCCTGTGATTTGACTAATCGCAATACGGTTAGGTCTCTTCACACATTTGATTGTGCAATCCAGTACTTTGATGACAATGGTTTCATTTTCTTTCAAAACAAACTGAAAGTCTTTGCTGCCAGAGTCAATACTGATTTGTGTTCCTTTTTGCGTTGTCCATTCATCCGCATGTTTATTGTGAGCTAAACAGATTGCATGGACTGGAGGCATTCCTTTAATTAGCTCTTGCAAGCGTGCGGAATCAATAATTTGTTGTTGCCTGGCAGTGGGGATATATAAGCTTCCACCACCATCTTCCATTCCAATCTGCAACACTGGTTTATTTACGTTAAACATTGTGGGCCCAAGCGATGTTGTGGTGAAGTTGTCCACCAAGAGCTATCTCAACTTTATCTGAGATAATTCCATTAGGACCAATGATTTCCAAAATAGACCAGTCATCATTTTCAATGTGCTGACAAATCACATCAAATCCATCTAGTTTATACATACGGGTCTTATCACCCACACCAGATGTTTCCAGGTACTGTGCAATATGGCGATCAACCAAACGCACTGGTACGGTTTCGCCTGGAATAACCCAAGCTTCCAAACTGTGCGAATATTCCAATTCCAGGTTGTACATTTTACACCCTCAAAAAGCCCCACCCGAAGGTGAGGCGTTTATGTCGTTAACCCAGCATCAATCCTTCAGGTGAAGTTGGATCTTGCTCACCTGCACTCAAAGAAGCTTGTAGTACATTCCACGTACGTAGGATGTCTACTTTCTCAAACACAGTCAATTCTGCATCATCACGAGTATCTTCAACGTAAGTTGTGTGGCTGAAACCTTCACTATTAACAGTGACAATACCATCCATTACTCGACGCCAATCGTAATGCTTAGCCCCTACACCATCGCCATGCAAGTTCTCATAGTTTTCACCATAACCAGAGATCTCACCATTCAAATACATTTGGCGAGCATCGGGTTGGGCCATGAGGTAACGTTGCATTACAGTTGGTGCACATTGAATTTGCTCAATGCTTGGCAAGAATGTAATTACGTTTGATTGCCATGCACTGTCAGCTTTCACCGTAAGGTTACGGAGTGCTTGTACTGCATCGCTGGTGCTGATCATTGTGTACAGAGAAGCAGCTTGGTTAAAGAAGCTTGAAGCCGTCGTAGAGATTGTTGCACGTAGTGCATCAGATCGGTCACCCAGCCATGACTGGGTATTCATATCCAAATGTCCACCTGCACAGATGTCCAAAAGGTCGACACCATGTGCCTGCATCATAAGCTCACCTCAATACGGTTGTTTATCGAACGTAGCATAAATCTGGACAGTAGTTTTTGATCCATCTTCGTTCGTTCTGGTTTTCTTGAAGAAGCCTGCCGCTGGATGTCTTGGCGAAATGAAAAGTTCATCTACTCCTTTATTTTCCAATGAATACAGATTGGTAGGATCTTCGACTATTTCAACACTTATTAGCATACCGAAACGGGATGACACCAAGTAGTTGACGTTGTAGCTGAACAGTTTAAAGTCCAGGTACTCTTCTTGAGCAGTCTGAGCTATGCCCCAACCAACATCGCCAACCACCACAGTAACTGGATAATCATTACCTTCCCAGTTAATAAACCAATGGTGTTCAAAATCCAATTTACGAAACAGTCGAAGCTTTTCCATTCTATTCGTCCAAAAGGTGTCTGTATTCTTCCGGTGGTTCTGGTAGATAATCTTCGTGAGCATAGTTCACAATTGTTTCTACTACAGGACCTTGGAGTTCCAAGTTACCAGAGATTTCATGTGGATCATCAATTGACAATACCCATGTGTGTGGAGCAATGCGTTCAGTTGCATCAGTCAGATAGTTATCTGGCATCAAAGTCAGGTTGAGCTGATCGCCGTCAAAGTCGGCGTTTGGTGCTTTCAAACACAACACAGACATACTGATCGAGTTATCGGTCAGGTCTGATTTAACAACTGTAATAAAGAACTGCTGAGTCGAACCCCGTTGTAGAGTAGGGTTACGGTGGAACGTACACGCTGGACCGATGCCTTTTGCTTCGGCGATCAGTTCCAGAAAGATACCGTTCAATCGATCATTATACTGCAGCACATTTGAATACAGGAAGTCCAAGGCTTCCATTGTAGTCATGCCTTGCTTTTTCAGTTTGTTCAAGATGTGATACTTAAACAACTGACACGCTACGCCCCAGGGAATATGGAGTTCGTCATAGCGGTGTGGTGCAGAGATCGATGTAATTACCGCACGCGCAGTAAAGTTCAAACGACCACCTAGAACGTGACGGCGAATCAACCCAGGTTTCTGAGCGATACGTTGCTTGTCATAGTTCTCGTGGAATGTAGCCATTAACAGCAGCGCTTTGGCGCAGCGGTTTTGTACCGTGATGGGCTTCAACGGTATTGGACTATGAAGGATGCCACCCATTGTGAGTGCCGCATCAATCGCAGGACCAATCGGCTTATCGATGTAAGAACCCGAGGTAGTGGATTCTACAACAAAGCACAACTTGGTTGGAATTGGAATGGCCGCCGGAAACAATGCATGCTTATTCTGCACCAAGAATTCATAGAACTCATGTTTGCCTGTTCCGATAATACCACAATCCATACAGAACTTGATGATGGTGTCAAAGTTACGAATGAAGTGGTTCAAGCCACGGGGGATGTTTTGTGCTAATAACCGTTTTACTTTACGATCTGTTTCACGGGAGGAGATTGTGGCCGCATCAAACTGATACGTCGTGTCCATGAAATAAGCTAGGAAGTTAAACTCCTTGCCCTGCATGTGTCCCATCAACATAATCAACAACTCAGGCGAGATCATCGAATCGACGCCTTCAGGAGCACGCATCCACATCGAGGGTACGATAGGTTGGCTCGCTGTTGATACTACGGGTGTACTACATACATCACAAACTACGCCTAGGTCATAAGCTTCATCCAAATGACCACATTCACAACTCGCTGATACTTCAATGGCATCAACGTTATCAAAGTGAGAATACAGCGCTCGCTGGAACTCTTCTTTCGATTCGGTATTGGACGCATTGTAGTCATTTGCAAACTTAACGATTCCTCGTTGGTTTGCCAGCATCTCGTCGTGGTCTACAATTTCAGCATGTAGTCCCAATTCTTACCTCGATACAAATGACAAAAAAGAAATAAGAGTGGCTCCCCGAAGGGAGCCATTCCTATCTGCTAATTTACGAGATGACTAATAGCCGGGAACATGAGACCATGCGCCACGGAGGTTTAGCGTCACCACGTAATACGGTTTACCTATTGCTAGGTGGGATGTTAATATCCACTTCTCGATTACATCACCGTAAGTTTTTAATCACATCGAGACTTTGGCAGGTCATTAATACACACAAGCGTCAGACCTTTAGGGTGCACGCACTTGCAATTGAGCTAGTGTGTTGTAGCAAGTTAGTCGGAGCAGGAATAACATTTAAGTTATCAGTACTCCCAAGAGCTTAGAACCGTGTACCTACTAGCACGCTTTCGCTTAAGAGTTGGTTACGTTCATTACACAGTTACCATACGGCTAACTAACCATTGAAACTTAGTACATCATGCCAGTTGCGCCACCGACTGGGGTAGCGTAGACATTTTGGTTCTGGATGTACGATGCTACGTTAGCAACACCTTGTACGTTCAGACCAGCCAGACCCATGTTACCCTGGAAGCGTTGACCACCGAATACAGAACCGATGTTGTCCATGGTGACAGCGATACCAGCTTTACCAGCAGCAGCATCCATCGCAGCAACCAGTTTAGGGTTGAGGATGACACGAGTAACACGACCAGCGTAAGTCACGTTGCCCAGGTACTGCTTGTCGTACTGCTCGGATTTCTTCAGACGAACTTCCGAGTGAACGTTACCGTTGCACTTGGCAGCGTACCAGTCCATGAACTCTGGAACAACACCATCACAGGCGTTCAGAGCGTACAGGGTATCCAGATCACGGCGGTCACGCTTCTCGCCGTTTTCATCTGGGTAGTAACCCAGGTGGAAGTCAGTACCGTAAGGACGGAACAGCCATTCGTTGGTGGTATCGAACAGGGAGGTGAAGTTATCACGACCGTACAGGTTGCACAGGATGCGGATGATGCCAGCCTTTGCAGCTTGTTCGTTTGGACCACCCAGGGAATCCAGGATCATGGATTCGATGAACGAGTTATCACCCATGCGGTTCAGGTCGAGCATGATGACTGGGTTCTGTTGTACTTGAGAGAACATCAGACCAGCGAAGTCTTGCTCGGTGAAGGTTTCCGACTTGGTCTCAACTTTCAGACCAGATTGAGTCAGGTAACCGACTGCACCGATGTCACGTGGATCTTTCACACGACCGATGGTTGGCAGGAACTGTTTAGCCCAGCCTTGACCGTTGGTTGCACGGAAAGCGTTACCCAGAGCGAAGAAGTACATTTCTGGGGTGTTAGCCATGATCCAGTTAGCTTGCTTAACAGCAGTAACAACCAGAGCTGGCATGAACGGTGCTGGCAGTGGACCTTGTGGAATGCCGTAAGCCTGTGGTTGCACTTGTTGCGGTGCGTATTCCAGGTCGGTGAACATTGCCACGGAGTTCAGCTGTGAGTCAGCGTCGTAGTACTCGTTTTCTTGAGTTTGCTGACCGTGCTTCTTACGGCGCTGCAGACTTACAACGATATCAGCACGTTGTGGGATACCGGTGTTCGATTCAACCGGAGTACCGGTGTAGTCGATAGTAGCTGCCAGGATTTCATCAGCAGACTGCATGTCAGTAGCCAGGCTGAATGGACGCTCATCGCTCAGACGAGCCATGGTGTCTTCAACGGAGTTAACCGATTTGATCAGCAGGTTACGAACGGCCACTTTGTCTTCGAAATCGAATTCAGCGTGGATGTCTTGTGGACCAGCGTTGTATACAGCTGCGTTAGGGTGACCAGTTACGTTGCGAACGTGAGCAACGATACGGCCCCAGTACAGCGGGGTGAAGATGTCGCTGGAATCAGGCTTGGCTTCGAACTTGTCGAAGGTGCTGAAACCGTTAGCGATTTGGAAGGTCTTTGGTTTAACAGCAACCGAGTTATCAACAACTGGCAGAGCTTTAACCAGGATTGCTGGTTCGCCACGGTTGTTAACAACTTTCAGAACCAGGATTGAAGCCATGGCGACTTGGTGTGGAACACGGTCGAAACGGAAAAGGTGGAAAGTATCAGCGAGATCTTGCTGAGCGATTGCTTCTACACGAGCTTCATCGAATGCGACGAATGCTTTGGTGGTGCGGGCATCATTGCCATCGGCACGACCGGAACGGCTGAAACGAGAATTCAGTGTAGCCGGACCATTGGAAACTGGAATAGCTGGTTGCATTGGTTGCGATACCTGGGACTGTTGTGGTTGTTGTGCAGCTTGTTTTTGTGCTGGGGCTTGTTGTGCAGTTTGAACGTTTACTGCTTCTTTGTTGCTGGAATTTACCGACATGTTGCTTTCCTTTACGAATTCGTTTTCTTGATCAAGAACCCTAGCATGCTATTGTTTCAGATTCACTGTAGTAATATAGATCTGAGATTTTTTCAGATAAGGCAATAACTACAGCGCAATAAGCGCTAAGGTTTCAGACGGGTTTGTCTGCTATATAATAGCATACATGAAACACATTTAAGTGAACCCGTCCAGAGTGTGGGCCATACACTTAAACAGTTAATCACCTTTCGGCAATCTCCTGTATTAAATGATAGCTGTCAGTATTTTTATTCTTGGTTTTGGAAATGGTGCGACATCATACCTTGGGACATTGAATGTGACGCCATACCTTGAGCCAGTGAACCAGAAAGCGGATCACTGCTTTGGGATTGCATCAGTGCCGACAACTTTTGCAATTCACGACCAAGCTCTTCACCAAAACGCTCATTAATTTGCTCAGGGGTCATTTCAAAACGACCACCCATTTTACCAATGAGTGAGTGATTAGGAACACCGGCAGACACTAACGCCCCACGCAAGTCCGCAGTATTACGTTCATCAATACCATTCATTCGTTGTGCATACATGCGCGAACGTGATGCACTTGGGTTACCTTGGAAGTATAGATCAAAAACAGAAGGTTCGCGTTCAATTGCTTCGCTACCTACTTCTTCATTGATTGCTTCCAGAAAACAACCTGGGCAATCACATTTGATTTCTACTTCTTTCAATTTTTGAATTGGATTGATTTGCAGATCAACCTTTTCAGCCAATTGGAGCAAACCTTTGTGCAACTCCAAGTTACTGATCTGACCGATTGAGCTAAACAGATCCGCTGCCTCCAGTCGAAGATTTTGGTTGAAGGCAACCAGTTCTTGTTTCTTTTGGTTTACTGCATTGTCAGCTTCACGTTTAGCCAAAGCTGCTTCAGCTGCTTCCATCCGCGATTTACCTTCCTGAAGGGTAATCGACCGATAAGAAACCAACTTAGCGGTGTAGTGTTGATAGATGGCAAATTCATATTTGTCATTAATAGCTTCAACAACAATTGCATCAGGCTTGGCCTGATAACGCAACAGCTTATTGAGACGCGCTTGCAAGCGACGCTGTTGACGCAACAGATCTTTACCACTGAACTGTTGTGGCAGGTCAATGATTGCATTACTGAAGTCTGGAATGATTACGTGAGTAACGTAATTTTGAATAACTTCTTCTTTACCGGCATCCAGAATTTCTTGAGGAATAGCAGATGGGCGAACTTCATCAGCAAACTTCTGATCAGGAACCAGATGTACGTTAGCCAACAGAGGGTGCCCCATTTGAGTGTCAGGTTGTTCTGGTTTACCCAGAAGATCACTCAAATCAATTTCACCAATCAATTCTTCAATCAGACCAAAGAAACCTTTATCCAAAGCATCACGCTTTGGTGTCAATTGTACTTCGGTAGAGAACGGAATGTTTCCGCCATTTTCTGCTTTAAGGCGATTAAAAGCAGTTTGTGCTTCTTCTGCGCCCATCAAGCCAGTCAGGAATTCCAGGAAACCTTCTGGTGACGGATGTTGCGTTTTCGATGCAGACATTACTTCTTTACCTTTGTTGAGAAGAGTTTGTTCTGTTACGGTGGTACGCATGAATTCTGGGAAACTCAAGCCGACCATATCGCCACCCAATGCGGTGGGGCCTTGGCGTTCAAGCGGTTTTTCCGATTGACGATTAATCAATGCAGACAACATACGTTGCTCAGTTTGAGCAACAGCACGATCGGCATAACCAGGTGGGTTATACGGGTTGTACGCTGCCAGTTGTGAAACGGGTTCAAAAGGGTTAAGCCCAGGAGTAGTCTCACCCAGCATTTTCAGCATTGGATTGTTCAGGTAATTTGCATTATTAGGAATGCGATTGGTTTGACAATGACCACATGCGCACGATTGTGGCATGGAGAGTTCAGTTTGACCGTAATCCATTTCTTTTCCTTAACAGGTTGAATCCGCAGGGGTGTAATATCTACTTTAATGATATAGATTTCAAATATTTTCCAATGGAACTAATAATGTACGCACTATTTCGAGAAGCCCCTATTGGTAGCAAGGGGGTCACGTATGATCCCAAACGTCCTTATATCCAACGCCAAGCGCGCCAACAGATACAAGACGTAACAAACTACTATCGGCGATTCCCTAAGATAGTGGACAGCACTAATCTACTGGTAATGATCATCAATCATTTTGTTTTAGAGTTTCGCAGTGACGATGCCTCATGGGCAAAGAAAGTGGAAGACCAGGCAAGAGGCTTAATACGCACACTTGGTTTATGCGATGCTATTAATAGAGGAAAGATCTTTGACAAAGGAGCCACTTTAGGACCACAGTGTGAAGAAGTTGTTATTTCGTCTATTGAACGTTTCCCTATGGATAACTTAAAGGCTAGTTGGAAAGACTTGAAACCTTTACGTTACCTCTATCACTCACGGAGTGATATCAATCTACCCATTATGAATAACCGCACTCCAGGGAAAGGCTACGGTGTGTTGTCTATTAACATTCCCATGTTGATGGTTCAGTATAGACACTGGGTATATTCAAACTTTGGAGCCGTGGAGCCAGAAGCTATTAACCTTTACAAATTTATTGGTTCCTATGCACTGGTAAATTGCTTAGAGTCGTATCTGGAGATTGCTTACTTCAATCGTCTTTCACGAATGGCTTATAAGCTACCTAACACCAAATATCCATTACCCCATCCTTTTTATATTCCTGATCTAACACCTGTTACAGATGCCATGGCTAAGAATACATTAAGTCAACGCATGATGCGTACGGGGATGGTGTCAGAGCTTGCACAGATGACACCTATGCTGCTATCGGATTCACTATACAACGTCTTACAACTCCCCAAGGGACCTGTGACACTACAAAATGAATGGGCATTGGCCTTGGCTCGAGTACCATTCATTAAGTATCTGATTGACAGCTTAAAACAAGCACCTAGTTACGACAAAACAGAAACTAACGAAATTCTACATGAACTCAGAGAGTCTATTCATTCACAAGCATTTAAGATGAACGGTAGTTCGCCTATGATGCAACGATTGATTAAAGATGTAGAAGAACTAATACGTGAACTGGCATAAGCGCTCCCCGAAAGGGGAGCTTTATGTTGTTAATCGTTTTTACCAGCCATTACTTCAGCAGGTGTGTAGTATGGAGTATAGAACGACGTACGTGTAGCGCGATCCCAAATTTCACTGATAGTGCGTTCACGGTGATGTGGTTGAGCTCGTTTAATACCGCTCCAAACCTTATCCGCTACAATACCCCCACTTCCAGGGCGAATCGAGTGATCTTGATAACCCGTAGGTTTAGTACGTTTCTTTTTCTGTTTACGCGGCTTTGGCTGCGACTTCTTCAACGACATCACCTTGAGCTTGTTGATCAAATTTAGCTTCTGTTTCTTCTGGTTTAGCTTCTACATCAGCGCCTTCAAAAGGAACGTAATCTGCAACTTTGGTATTGGCCCAGTCTTCAGAAGTGTTCAGATCCAGGTCTTGGATTTCACCGGCTTCTTTAGTCAGGATCATGTAGTGCTTGTAGATGAAGTATTCGTAGACTTGTTCTAGCGTACGGGATTGACCTTGGAGGTCAGTCATCAAAGTAGGGTTTGCTTCGATTGTAGCTTTAGGGAAGAAGTCATGGCATTTGGTACCAGGCTTGGCTGCAAAGAAAGCATCAGCTTGACGAACACCCAACAGATCAATAAGTTCTTGCTTTGCTTTCTGAGCCGCATGGATCTGACGAGCTTGTTGTGGAGTACGGATCGAGTGCGCGTACAACTTGTTCATGATGTGTTGCGTTTGCGCTTGACGCTGTGCTTTTCGCATGTAACCTTGCAGACTTTTCTTCTGGTGTTTCATCTGCTTCAATTGTTTCTTAGTTGGTGGTTTAATGGTCGAAGCGGTAGCAGTTGCGGCAACTGCTTCAGACAAAGAATCCACAACAACTTCATCACCACCCAGTGCAGCTTTAGCCGATTTAAATGCAGCTACTTGTTCAGGAGTAATGAAACGTTCTTCTGAAGCACCAACCATAGCGCTAACTTTTTCCTGTTCACCAGTGGTGTCGTAAGGAACAATTGAACGAGCATCTTGGGTAACTACTGCATCAGACATCAGAATTGATTGGGCAGCAATTTTAGTAGTTTCGAGTTGCATCTTGTTTTCCTTGAGGGTTTGATTGATTGCAAAAGAGCTAAGCAATTTTGCTTGTTCTTCTTTATAAATTTTGTCGAGGTGTGCTTCCGCAGCACGCCACTCTTCCGCTTCGGTGGGTTCGTAGTCGTCTGGATTAAGCATAACAAACCTCTTACATTAAATGGGGTTGAAGGGTATTATTATTCAGTAAAACCTTGAATATTAATTGCCTCTAATTCCGTATAGAGTTTCTCTAATTTTGCTTTATGTTCTTCTCTTTGGAGTTTTACTTTTTCCAGAACATAAGCACGCATGCGTTCAGTAGCTTGTTGTGGATTGATAATACCAATCTCAGAACAACCTTCCCATTGTCCGCAACTATAATGCGGAACCAGTTTACTAGCTCCTTTTTCATTAACAATTTTTAATGCTAATGCTTGGTCAAAAGCAGTAACTACTTCTGCATCATACCACTTAGCTGACGTAATGCAATCATCCGGGTCCAAAGAATTTTGGTCCATCATGCAACGCCACTTGCACATTTCGCCTGTTTTTAACACAACATCGTAACGCATTACTAAGGCTCCAGAAAATCAATACAAATGAGTTTAGCTTCAGTTGTGTCATGGGCATAGCCAATAGCCGTAACTTTCCATTCTCGCCGTTTAAGTACATTACCAGCGTATTTTTCTTTTATTTTTACCCACTCGGTATCCGGTACATACCAACCATTCCAATATGCTTTTTCCCAATCACCTGGGTGGTCATTCATTAACAATGCATCGTCTGCATTTAGAGCAGAACATACGTATGCTTGTACTTGATCATGGGTAACGTTATCTGTTCGTTCAACTAACCACAGTTGCATTTCATTTACCTCATAAGGCTCCCCTTTCGGAGAGCCTTTAGATTAATCGTATTTGCGCACAGTACGACGAAAGAATTCTTTCAGGTATTCGTCATCTGGTTTTTCCAAAGCCGGAACTTGTAGTTTACGGAAATCTTCTAACTTACTCCAAATGAATTCATCCAGTTCAAAAATGCGTGGACCTGCACGAGTTTCATCACCCGCTCTTTTTAATACCAGCAACTTATCTAAAGCGGCTTGAAGAGTTGGACCTGGGGAATAGTCAGCTACAAGTTTTTCGTATTCTGTTGGTGGCATTGTTCCATATTTCAACACCCACTCAATTGCAAACAGTGGTCGAAGTGCATAGAAGTATTTCTTGTAAATAACTTCATCGTGATCTGCAATAAAACGTTTCCAAGTACCGCCAGCCAAATTCAGATAATGGTTAAATCCAGCATCGGGATTGAATTGACGAAGAGCAAACTCTTTCAATTCGTCACGTTCAGGTTTAACCATGTACACCAGTGGTGAACCAAGCCATTCCAATAGTGCAGGGTTTGACTTGCGTAGCAGTCCCAAGGTTTTACCCAAGGACCAGCCAGAACAATCCAGATCAAATTCAGGGATCTGGGAGTCAATCACGTTACGTTGTTTGTCAATGTCCAAGTGCCAGTCAATCTTTGGCACATAAACAAAGCGTACATCGTAATCGCTATTAGTAGAAGCAAAACCCCACGCACGACTACCTGATTCACAAGCGTACAAAACTGTCACATTATGATCAGTTTCGATACGGCGAAGTTCTTTAACAACACGTTCCCGAATTTCTTCGGGAAGTGGATGCAGGGTTTCAAAGTCCATCAATAGAAGTCCGAAATCAACCTAGAGTTGTTTGCATCAATCAAGAAGATCCCTAGGGATTCCATGATCAAATAGAACACCCCCATGGTGTTAGAAATGATTGTACGTACATCAGCTACACGGGTGATTGCTTCTGGTACACCTATGTTTTCTACTACCGATGCAGGAACATTAATTGAAGTCAAGCCAGTTTTCTTGTTAAGCAGTGCCCATTCTTTCAAACGCATAGCCAAACGTTTATCTTCAATGCTGTCAAACCACTCGTTCATTTTCGTACGGTTATGTGCCGTCAAAGAAATCTTGTAGAACGAATAAGGTGGTGCAGGAATCTCACCATAAGTCGGAGCAAAAATGTCGCGCCAGAACAAATACTTCTTGTACGTGTCGTTATCTTCTTCTGACTTATAAGCATCAGACTTCTTACATTGACCAGTAGTCAAGTAATCCGCTTTACCTGTACGGATGGAGATATAAATTTCACGCTCCATATCAGCAATGTCTTTCAAGATTGCAGGCAAATCGATTGGTGTTTCACTTTTCACACTATCGATGATGTGTGACATGAGTTTCTTACCAGCCTTGTTAACTTTAGGCTGAACCTTAGAATCTCGGAGACCTACCCCTTTAACTTCCATACGTGCAATTTCAAACATGATACCTTCTACCGCATCTTGAGATGCAAAGTAGTGCTTTGATCGAGTTGTCAATGACAACACCGCAAAGTAGTATTCGTTTTTCATTGCCAGCAAACGAAGCTTATCTTCACCTACACCCATGTTGGCAGATTGGATTGCCAGGATGTGCATTACAACTTCTGATACCAAGAATACTAGACCAAATACCAAACGTTTAGCTTCAGGTGTGAAGCATACGCGACCATGATATTCTTCAACCCAGTATTGCATCGTAAACATGGTAGAGTCGGTATCAGAGATTACTGCTGCTCGACGATACGAATCTTTAAACGCATGGATTGAGTGTGGAATGTTTTTGGTGAGGAACAAGGCATTGATAAGATCGCGATGATAATCCAAACCGTCTACAACCACTTTACAGGTGGAATGCAACAGATCAAATACTTCTGGGTTCTCTTTAGCCAAACGTTCATCAGAGCGGCCACGTACTTGTTCAAAGCACAGAAACTTAACCAACAGTTTAAGGTCACCGTCTTTGATGCTATCGTATTCGGCTTTAGTCATGGTGTTGGTATTATCACCTACTTGAGCAATAGACTCCAAGAATCGACGAGTCGAAACTGGGTTCAGTTTGTTCAAGTGGTACAAGTCACCCACGTACATAACAGCTGCACGTTGGATAGGTGTCATACCCATTGCCATTTGACGAATGTGTTGCGTGTAAATACGGTTCTGCCAATAATGCTTAGTTGAGTAAAGAGTCATCGCCACTACGTCTTCAGCACTTGGATAAACCAGTCCATACTTATCAATAGCCAACTGCAGTTTTTCGTAGTCGGTATTATTAATGATGGACACTAAATTCGCTTTTGCGATTTCAGGGTTGTAATAATGGCGGTTACCCATCAAGAATTTTTCGTTGTTTGCGTTTGCGTACGAAGTTGCAACACGGCAAGTCGAAGTCAACGATGAGTGTGTAGACTTGTAATACAGAATGGTGGCGGCACTAACCGTAGCTCCTGAATAGGAGTTATTGTTAATTTTGAAGTTCTCTTGCTCACCCTTACGGACTTGTGCAAGTTCAAAGTCACCTTCTTGTTCAGCAGCCATTTGCTGCCCTTTTACCATCTTACGATTCGCTACACCTTCTTTAATATAGATGGCGTGAGTTGATTGACGAACCGATTCTGGGAGATACGCTGTCAATGATGGGGACAGCAACAGGTTTTGTTTTTCAACCCGTTTAATGAAACCCATAAACGTTGTAACTTTCTTAGACCGATCCCCGTTCATGTTCTTATCCAGAACGTACGTTTTAGGGTCGACTAATGGAAACTTACCGGTGGTACGGAATTGTTCCCGAACCCATACTGCGCACTGTTCGTACGGAGCCAGGGTCATGAGTTGCAAGTACCTTGCGTTGTCAGCAATAGTTCCTTCAATGATGTCCAGGTCACGTTTGTAAGCACTGGTAGGCAACATAAAAGGATTGGGTAATTCAGGGAGCGCCATATACACCTCTGTAGGCGTTGACGGAATCCCAGGAAAAAATAGTGCCACCGAAGTAGCACTTCAAGAGTATCACATCAACAAACATTCACAGAGTGTTGTGGTGTCAAGTATTACTTCATCGTTCCCAAAGGTCGGTTATTTGACGTTTATAAACTTCGGTCAACCCCAAAGCTAAAACACGCTTAGTATCCCGAATAGCTCGAACGATAGGTGCATCTTGAAGCTCTTGCCAAAATTGATTTATATCTTCACTGCGGTGAGGAATAACTGCCACTGTTACTTTTTCCCGTTCGACATAAAACACCACTTCACGATTACCCTTGTCATCAACCTTCCAAGTCAAATCAAGTTTGTCGGTTGCTTTAAGTGGTGTGTTTATGTTATCTAAGAAAGAAGCAAACTCTTCCCAAGAGAAACCAATCTCGGTGTATTTAAGTACAACTGACTGAGCTTGTTTCATTTCTTTTTACGCCTTTTCTTTTTTGGTTGAAAGGTAGCTAGCTTTGCCATGATAGTAGCAGCCATAGCCTGTTTTTCTTCTAAGGCAATTTGAGCTTTAGATTTAGGACGGTAGGGCATCATGAAAGCGGGTGGAAATAAAACCATCTAATTTACTCCGACATAAAGCCAGCCCGAAGGCTGGCTCATTATTCCCAAGTCTGGGCATCTGGTGTTTCGTTGATAGAAGACAATGCTTCTAAGATACGACGCCGACGGCGATCATCACGGTTTTGGAATACCAAACCTAGTGTCATGCCATCTGAAGAAATAACTGTCCCAGGGCGAATCCAAGGAACCCCCACAAAAGTAGACTCGCCGTTACTGAATGTAACATAGACGTAGTTGTACTGTCGTGGATCGTTTGGTACAGATACACCTGCAGCTACCAATACTGGATAAACGTTTTGGTGTGCAGCATCTAGATCAAAGCCTAGTTTACGTGCTACCGCTGGCGTAACAACGCCTTCATTGGTTACATCTTTAAATTCGTTTGCTAAGTAAGCATCAGGGTAAACTTCAAAGCTTACCCGTGCACCTTCAGCAATGTCTGTAATTAATGCCATTGGAAAAGTCCTATGATTGTTTTCTCATAGGTTTGGACTGGATTACAAACCCAACCGTACCCGCTAAATTCATTGGAATGATTGCAATGACATCATATTGCGGAAACTTGGCATTAAACTCTTGGTAGATTGCAAACGTATCCAACATATCCTGACTTAGTTCCTCTTCAGGGGACTCTAAAATAGTCTCCATGAATAGTTCGTCACAGAACATATCCATCACTAGCTTTTGAAACCTATTCACCAGTGCCCTGCGAAAAGGGACGTTACCTTCAACCCATGTATCTTTTTCTGGGTCATGCATGGATTCCTGGAGGAAGCGATCAGCAAACTTCATTCCAGCATTGGATTCCAATACAGAGTAAGTCAGTTGTGGTTCGGGATGTTTCATGTTAGTCCTTAAGAATAATGGCTACCCCCGCTTTAGTGTCTGGGGTGTCTACAACTTCTATTGGTTTGAATTGGGAAAAATAGTTATGAACTTTCACGTAGTAAAAGAAGGCTTGATTTTCGATGTACTCTAATAGCTCATCTGGAAAAGTCTCAAAGTATTTATTGAGATAATGATCCATGGCAAACTCAATCTCGCGATTAGCCGAAGTCTGCTCATCTGCCGTAGCCATTATGTTGGCAATGGCATGTGATATAAGCCAGTGACTGATACCAATCGCTTCAAGCGGATAACCCGGAATGAAGATATGCCCAAACATACCAACGTCGTATGTATGTAGGCTATACATCAAAGTCCCTCTTCCGCATCAACTTGATCGTAAGAAATACCAGTCAATACATACATACCTGTTTTGTGGTCATCTAGACGAAACATTTGGATTTGGTCCACTTCTTGATTGTGTGAATTGAGGTCACGAATACCTGGTAACAATTGCCGACCAAGTTCAGCTACAGCGATAGCCCATTGTGAATTGATAAACATCATCATTCTTTTATCTGGCATTGGATACCCTTCCAGTACCGGAGGGTTAACAATGTTAGCAAGGGCTTTAAAGTGGGTGTCTAAGTAGTACTCAAAAGAACAATTTTCACCATTTGGAATTGTAGGCAACGTAAACTGCAAATACTCATTCAAGCATTCATACAGAATCGTGTTGATAGCCAGTTCTTCCATTGGATAAGGTGTGTTGTTAGAGATACCTTCCAGGATGCTGGTGATTTTATTAATAGGTATCTTCACAGCGTCAAAGGACACGCGTACAGCTACGTTATCGTGATCTTGCACACTGGGCTGGGTAAAAGTAACATTGCCCGCCATGGGGTATTGAAAGTTGTTCATGGTGTACCTGCAATAGAATTCATATCCTGTTTACGGCCACGTATTTTCTTGCTGGGCCTTAAGAACTGGTCGATCGTTAAATTAACGACTACTTCCGGTTGAGCAACATCATTTTTTACTGGAATAAATGTAATTAGAAAATACATTTGTTTTCCATGCATGTTAACGGGAAATACTTCACTAACCGTGTTTGGAAGCTTTTGCCACAATGCAATAGCCATGGTTAAAAACAATCGTTCATATTCCATAGCCAGTTTATTATAGCTGGTTAAACGCGGTACGTGATGAAGCTTTAATATTTCACCGGTTTGTTGATAATGAGTATTGGCTTCTAATACCCACTCAATGATGTCATCCATGAACCCACCTGGCCCTATCTCGTTGTGATCGGACTTGCCAACAGCACGGGAGTAGAGTTTACGAGTTCTTTCGTAATCGGGGAACCAAGTGAGTTTGTCAAATCGACAGATGGTTGTATATTGCACAACTGTGGCTCCAATGTTTCGCGGTAAATGATATTAACCCAATCGGCATCTTCAAATGCTTCAACTAGTTTTAAATCATTTCCAGTAATGTAGGGTGAACACTTCAAACAGATCAATCTTACAAACTGAACCATCTTTTCGTAGAACACCGTTTCATCTGGATCAATACCCATGTAGCCTAAGCCCATGTGTATCATTTCCCGGAACTCTACCATGTTGCATACATTACGTTGAATGATAGCGTTACCAATTAGATCAGCCAATCGATCACGCTTCTCAGCAAACTCCATCATGATGTCTAGGTAATACGGTGTGTTATAACCAAAGAATTCGCCAAATGGAAACATGGCTACGGCATTGGTAAAAGGTACGACATATTCCTGCATAAGGACCTCAGGGCATAAAGCCCCAATTGGGGCCTTATTGATTTTCTCGGATGTAACGTTCAGCACGTTCACGTTCTTCTCGTGGTAGATAATCACCACGCAACAATTGTTTAGCCAGATCAGCATCGGAATCAACTTCGACAGTTTCTTCTTTATGCTCACGGATGGTCAGTCGATGCAATACGTAATTGCATTCGTATGTAACCCCCGGTTCAATATACTGCCCAAAGGCTGGGACATTGAATGTAGTCAAGACACTACGAATGTATTGATCAATCCAGTCAGCCAGGTTAGGTACACCGTAAGCTGCAGCCATGTCGTAGTTTACAACTTCTTGACGTTTATCAACACGCTTCAGTTGTGGGAACATACCTAACACGGTTTCGATGATCATGGTGTCAACTTGGGATTCTGGATAAGGTCCGAAGTTCTTAACAAACTGTTCCAGTACTGCTTCATACACACGAGTCAAGTCAAGTGTAACATACTTGTCTTCTTGTGCATCTTCCAACATTTCCCAATTTAGGATACGTTGATCACCAGCATCATACAGGCCAATCATTGAACCAGTATTCATTACTTCCCAAGTATTATAGGAAGTGTATTTTTCGTGAGCACTTACTTGACGACGAAGATCATCATACATCGTGTGAATAAGCGGATGGTCAAAGATACGTTCTACAAACTTTACTTGTCTGTGAAGTACTTGTGCTGGAACCATTCCATACAAAATCGAAGCACGAACTACATCCCAATCCGTACCGCTTTTAATGTTCTTGTTAATACCTTCCATCATCTCGGCGATAATGGTTTGCACCATGTTAAGTGCTTGTCCTTTAGAAGGAACAACCAACCCTACCAAAGGTTGCTGCTGTTGGATATGTGTCAAGTAATCAAGCATTTCTTTCACTTGGTGTCGCGTATCCAAGAGTACGAACTTATTGTCCGACATGGTGTCTCCGTTTAATTGGTTTGTGCGTACAAGTAAATTACCTTACCTACTCGGGCAAAGTTAATCACTGTACCTGCGTAGCGAGTTGCCAACAATCTTGTTAGTAACCACAATTCTCGTCTGGCATTTGTATTTAAATTGAACCAGGTTATTTCCTGGGGAGTAATTCGTTGCACATTAAACTCTGCAACCATCACTTCTTGGAATGAATTAATTGAATAACAAATAAAGTCATCAACTAACGAATCCCAGTATGGATTGGGGTATGACACGGACTGAATATGATGGTGATAACGGGTAGCTCTAGAGATAATCAATTGACTATTGGGGTGTTCTCTGAGCAATCCCATGATGTGGCTTATATCCCAACATAATACGTCGCCTTCTTTTGTCCAATTCATGTGCTTACCTCAGGTCTCAACCAGTTTACCCATTTAGGTTTACTGCTTTTAATCCGACGTAATACCGCTTCTTTGGTTATACCGAATGCAATTGTTACAGCTTTCATACTTTCGTATTTAATACCTTCTACAATTACAGGTTTTTTTAACTTTTTACTTGCCGCTAATAAAGTGGCAGCAGATACAGCTTTTCCTTTTCTAGTATTGGACATTTTTAAACGCGTTTCATCGGAATGAATTACACCACATTTTTCTTCCGACATCTTTTTACGTCGTTCGGCTGTCCATAAACCGGTTTGAAGTAAACTGTGTTCTTTTCTTCTTTCTGGTGTCCAATAACACTGTATCTTTTTTCTCCATTGTTCATGCCATTCTTCAACATTAACGCAATTGGCTAAATTAGAATCCAATTGATGTTTTTGAATTAATTCTTTTTCAAAAACTTTAGCTTCTTCTATGGTGTTTAAAGCTATCTTTTCTACATCAAAATACTTTGATTCTTTAAATACCACTTGAAGGGTTTTGTTTTCATGCTCACCCTTTGCTAATTTGTTCAAATGTTGTAAAATACGACTGTTTATATTAACCGAACTACCTATATACCAAACCCCAGAAACAGGGTGCCGTAAGATGTAAACACCTATCATTTTATTATCCTCTAACTAGAGCAGAATAATAATATAGATCTGAGATTCTCTGTAATCGTTGTAAAGGCCCTTCCGTATATCATACGGGTTCAGGGTATTCCTTTATTAAGAGAATTCCTACAAACGCAAACTAGGGGCCCTAGATGAATGCCATCACCAAAGCTTTAAGTGATTTAAAATTTCGGATTCCTCCGCAGATTTTGAATGACAGTTTTAGAAATAAAGACATGTACACTGCCGAAGGTACATGTGGTACTGCTATCTCATTAGAGACACGCATTCGGGAAGAAGTGATCGAAGCACGCATTATGCCTGACATCGATATCATCGGTGGTACTAAAACTTATATCCCTTTGGACTTTCCTGTTAAACAGGAATACATTGATCCCTACACCATCGTCTATTACATTCCAGATGAATACACACAACAACGACCTATCGTTCAAGTGTTTGATATTCACTTTGGGATCTTAGGTTATCAGAACTCTGGTTATGCCATGAACTATAACCAATCGGTAATGGGTGCTGAAACAATGAAGGTGTTGGATGCCGCTCGCCGTATTCCGGCTGCACAAACATCCTACATTAACTTGATTAACCACAACACAGTAATGGTTCGTTATGTTTACGTGCCATCGCCATCTGCTTACTTATCGTGTCGGTTGGGTAATGATGATGAATTGTTAAACATTCGTCCTCAAGCAATTCCCGCTTTCTCTAAGCTAGTGGAGTATGCTGTTAAAGCACACATCTATAACACCACGTTTATTGAGATGGGTGATGCCCAGCTACGGTATGGCCAAGAGCTTGGCGTTTATCGAGATAAGATCTACGAGTGGTCTGAAGCTAACGATCTGTATGACGAACAGTTAAAGAAATGGAAGAAGATTGCCCGTAACTTTAATGACCCAGAAGGGAATCGTCATCACATCCGTACAATCATGGCTGCACCCTAAATAAAAAAAAATAACCATTAGTGCTCTCCCAACGGAGAGCATTTATGTTGCTATACTTGGTGTAACACATTCAAGATAATATTCTTGCTGTAATCACAATCTACTGTTTGATGATTAAGTAATATAGTAGCAATGATTTCATAGGTCTGTGTTATTCTAACTACAACGCGATTACTCTTTACTTCGACTGTGTAATAACCTAAGTAGTGTGTACCTGTTTTGTTTTTTATCTTGTTGGCTTGTTCTAATATTTTATTCATTTTAAATCTCCTATTTTGTTGTTATTTACAGTATACCTCTTTTAAATAAGAATGTCAAGGGGGATATGCAAATTAGTAATATAGCCCTTAAACTAAGTTAAAAAAAAAATATGGCATATTGCCCTCTCCACTTAGGAGAGGGCTTATGTCGTTACATTTCGCTTTGCAATTCACATGCACGTTTAAGAATACCGATAACGTCTTCTTCAAGAAGATTCTCCATACCTTCGATAGTCTTACGTGGCAAAGAAATCATTGCTTTGCGTTGCTCACCGTAAATGTAGCAACGCTTAGTACCTAACAACACTGTTACTGTTTCGTTGTTATGGTTAAACTCATAATGATGTCCATGTTTCCATGAATCACGAGCTAAAACTTTTACCTGGTTTACTGCAGAGTGACTAATAACACATGTAGAGGGTGCCATCATTGTTACCTGTTAAGGGATTGTATTTACAACTAGTCTTCTAAGGAGTCTTCTATGAACTGCTCCAGATCGCAGGGATCACATAGCATGCAAATAACTTCATTGTTAGCTGTATCCACATATCCCAGCATTGAACCACTGGCATTCCATAGTCCAACTACTTTTAAAAGAATGGTGACCATATAACCATTCTTGAATCGAACCATGTGGCCTTCAGAAAACATTTCGACTAACTTACGTGCTTTGCCTTGAATGATTTCCATATGCGTTTGTTCAGCCATGCGACAATTCCTCTTCTACTACAGCTAATAGTTCATTCTCAATATCAATTACTTCACCAATCAGGATATGAACTTTTTCTGTAGGGATGTCAATAATTGCCGTCAAGCTGCCATCGCCATTCCAAATATTTACTTGCGTAGGAGTTACAGTAACAAAACTTTCATCTGTCTTTAACAACCGTGGTGGAAGCTCTTCGATTAAACGTTTAGACAAAGCCAGAATATCATCGGTATCGTCAAGCACACTGTTTTCCTTTTTGAACAATTGAATTATCCCAACCCGGTAGAGGTTGGCGATGGAACATCAATGGTTTCTTACGCAGGAACATGCAGTCCTCAGTAAGAATGGTTGTAGTTCGATAGGTAGGGTCACTATCCGTTAAGAAATAAAATTGATCTTTAAGATCATCAACCTTGGCAATCTGTACGGAAAAGAGTCTTCCGTTCCCCATGACATACCAACGCTTGTACTGTCGCTGTTTAAGTCTTTCCTCGATCACTGGATGCGATCTGAATCGAGGAACTCGCACTCGCATCCCATTTACCGAACGCCATGCATCTACCACGTCATAATGGATTAATCCGTTTTGCTCAAAGGCAAATACAAATCCATCCACTGCATCGGGAAAGCGTGTAGCGTGTTTAAGAATCATGGTAATTGGTGCGTGTGCCAAACTTAAATCAGTTGCGACTAATGTATCCAGTCGTTGTGATTGTTTTGACATATATCACCTTTGGTTATTAGGGTCCTGGCGGGCCAGGTATGCCAACTGGGGCAACCAGGTTTGACAAATCCAGGGGAGGCCATTTAAGAGCTAGCTTTTGAGCCACCCCAGAATTGACTGCATCGTTATCAATTTTGGCAAGCCATTTTTGGGCCATTTCATCATAAACGTCATTGAACCACTTTTCTAGTTTATCTGGGTAAAGTGAATAGATGCGATCTACCCCTTCAGGTTCACCCATCAATACTTTTATAATTTCCAGAGGTGGTAACTTGATGACGCGACGTTTACCCAAGACCGGCATTGTAGGATCTGGTTCCCAGTCATGGTCAATTTGAGAACAGAACAATATCAACTGTTCGTCACAATAATCACTGGCCAATGCAAGTGATAGCAAATCAATGAGATACTGTTTTGAAAAACTCGTCATCCAAACAATATTCTCGATATGGACACGTTTATTTGACAGTACCTTTTTCCTTAGCAAACCTGTAACTATAGACAGGCGATACAAAAACAATCTTTCTGGAGTCATTAAGCTTTACTCATTTTTAAATCAATTTCGGTAATTTCCAGTTGACGTTTAATCCAACGATTATAGCCGCTGTAATCACCACTGCATGGCTTAGACACATCCAGTAGTCGTTTGCTAGAACTGCTTAGGAACAAAGCTACCGCAGCTGAACGACTAACACCTGCCGCACAATGTACGATAATATCATCGTCTTTGTACTTATCTGCAAACTGAATAATCTTACGGGCATGGTGCCAATCAAACAACGTATACTCAGGACCCAAGTCTTGATCTACGTCATCAACTTCAATACGCAGTACATCAATGTGACTACAAGCAAACGGTGGTAGGTCTTCACCGGGATCACCAATAGAAATAATTACAGATGGTTTCTCAATCACACCCACCCATAACTTAGAAAGCCATGTTACTGTTCTCATGTTTTTCAATGCTCGTTTAAAGAACGGAAGATCTTTCCAACAATCTACGCCGTCTAAAGCTTCACTATCAAAATGCTTTCCTTTGAACATAATCCAACAATGTCCACCAGGCCAAGCACCATGATGCCAATCGGCAAAGTTATCAGTACCGACTATTTCACCTTCAGGGAACAAATCAACAAAATCAGTGGCAAAGTCTTCACACTTACCAGTATTGACTTCTTGCAGAGTAACAATGTTTCTCTTTTTGATCCAATCATCCGCCATTGTTTTAGGGATGACAAAAGTGCTTATAGACATTGAAACATTCCGTTTAGTTTATTGCCGAAGTAACTATAAAGCTTACTTGTTTTTGTTTAGCCAAAATTACCGGGGTGTTATCAATATCCAAGACATCTGGATTGACATAACCAATGGTAACGTCTTTCACTTCTTCGGTTACATGAAAACCCGATTTGAATGTAAGACACAAAACAGGTTCTGAACTTTTCATGTTTAGATACCCAATGTGATCTTCATTGTTGTCTGGAAGATCTAAACGTGGTTTACCTATTTCCTGGAGATGTACTCTCACCGATGAATGCTGATTGTAATTAATCAGGATGCGGGCTTCAATTACATCACCATGTTTCATTTTGGATGCATCAATTAAATCCGGGCAGATAGAAATTACTTGTGCCATTGTTTACTCCATACACCAAAACAAAAAATAAGAGGGGAGCCGAAGCTCCCCCATTATCAGTCTACAACGTAACCATCTTCAGTCAGATTGTCATCAATGCTGACTACTGGTTTGCGTTGACGGAATCCCGATTGAACGGTGTTCAGTTTAACGCGCTCTTGTTCCAGCTTCTCAGTAATGGAATTGATACCCACCGAGTTGATCACAAAGTGCAGTTGATCACTTGGCATTTTGGCATCGTTATTAGTGATACCAACAGTACGTACAAACGCACTACCAAATGGAATGTTCTTTTCTGCATCGGTGTAAAGAGAAGCTACCGAAATAGGTTCCATTACAGCCGCTGCTTCTGCACGATTTTCAGAAACGTGAAGTTGTACCAGTTGTGGCGATACAGAACAGACGTGTTGGTATTGCAGCCAGTTAATGATATCTTTGGTATCCAGACGACCATTGGTTTGGTCAGTCAGTACAACCAGAGCATCCAACAGAAACAATACTTCTTGGTCAGCTTCTGCTTCACCATTGGTATTTTCTACCCAAGCCAGAACTACAGGTTGTTGTGTCTTCAATGACACTACTTCCATGTTCTTGATGAAGTTAGTCGTGTTGCGAATACGGCGAGTTGAGTCTGTACCGGAAATACCGATGATGATGGTCGGAAGTTTCAGGGTCAACAACTTGGTAGCAATCTGTACTGCAATTGCTACGCCACTGCCGCCACCAGCACCCACTACAATAATGTTGGTAGCACCCGGCTCAAATTTCTTCAGCATTTCATCCGCGTGTTTGCGAGCAAAAGGCATCATGTAAGACTGATCGCCACCAGCACCATCAGTGCCAGGAATCAGATAGACGCGTTCAGCAGGAATCTGCTTGTCTTTCAGGTTTGCATCAGAGGAATCCAGGAAACACACATGTTCAGCTGTTGCGCCGTACAGGCTACCAATGTTGAAGCCAGTGCCACCACAGTTGTAAATGCGAGTTTTGATATCAGACATGCTTTTTACCTTTAACAATGATTACGACAGTATTACATACTACCAAGGACGACAGTATATTTTTCAAACTTTCCAGTGAAAGTTTTCTACTACAATTTCCACAGGAAGAATTACCGCACTACTACGGTTAGCCAGATCACCGGTATATTCACAACGCCATCCTTCTTGAGACTCGGAGAATGTGCGGGTATATACTTGTACAATATCCAGTTGGTCCAAATTATCTTCCATTGAATACGGAAGAACTTGGGACGGGAACCGTGGCCCTTCAATAGGGGTAATGTTAATTCGACGATAAGGTCGACCATCCATTCCACTGGTACCCAGATAAGTCAACACACCTGATTCATAACCGGGTGTATAATATTCTTGTTCTTTAGCATCTGTTTTACCAACAGACAGTGGCATGAAATCGGTGGGGAGGTAAGGAACTACAATGGATGTAGCTGGCCCTTCTTCATCCGCAGGACGGAAGTATTCGGTACGAACCATATCACCAAAAGCATGCTGATGTACCAAACAGCTTGTAAGGGTATAACCCAAAGCCAACAATTCTTTATCGATCTGTTTACAGTAACTTTGGCGGTTGGCATACTTCCCACTTAGCTCCAGTCGCTCTTTGAATCTTTGGAACAACAGGCGAGCAGCTACGTTACCTTTCAATGGATCTGGAGAAGGCTGCATTACCAACTCATATTGCATTCCTACAAATGCAACTCGATGTTTATCAATGTAACCCCAAGCTTGACTACGTTCCCAAGCATCCACTTGTGTAATACCAGGAATGGTTTCTGCTAGGTGTGCTTTAATCTTAGACAGCTGCATCAATAGGTTCCTGTTTAGGAGGCAAGATAAGAAATGCTTGCCGGTCAGCGGAGTGGGTGACAAAGAGAATCAATTGTTCTTTGTTATCGATAGCGTATTGCATTTGGTCGTTGCTGTAACCACATTTCTGAGACACTGAACAGTTCCTTTTTTGCTAAGTTGTTGATTACTAAATAATAATGAAATAGTATATGGGACCCCCCCAAAGGGTCCCCCCCCCACATACTATTACTATTTATATACATTTTCTTTTAAGAAAAAGCTTTTAATAAATAGTAAAATTACTTCTATCGAAGTACCACTTTCTTTCAGACCAATTACTGATGCGCGGCGCGAGCTGCGTTTATGGCCAAAGAGCCGGATTACCAAGGAAAGCATGCTTGTCTGCATTGGAAACTTTGATACGCCCAAGACTCTTATTCTTTTCAGCAATGTTCTTCCGCGCTTGGCTAATTGTAATCTTTGGATTGATGCTAACGATGTAACGAGCCAATCGTTCATCAGCAGCAGCTCTTTCAGCGGCTAAAGAAAATGCATCCAGTAGGTACTTACGTTTACCCTTAGAAAGGATGTTAGGCACGGTTACTACCCCAATCAGTATCAACATTGTTAAATGCTGCTTGTTGTTCATCTGTCAAGGGTGATGGTTTAATGACTAACCGTTCACCAGCTTGTAAAGGTTCACCCATGATTTCGGAAAGCAGATCTTTGTTACCTTCAGTAACATTGACGTTGCTTATGGGATTACATTTCCATGTGCCCCAATGCAATTCATAAGGAGCCTTTTCTCCATGTTTAACAGTACTACGGTGTTTACCCGTAAGGGGTTTTGTCCAATGAGACTTGTTCGATTTACTAACAGTATCACCATTTGGTAATACGCTTGAAACTGTAAGCCAATTAAAAGAATCTGCTGTCTTTTGAATTAGCGCTTCAGTTTTAATTGGATCTTTAGCATACGCACTAGTATAGTTTTCACGCATTACTGCAACAAACTTAGCGCGATTAGTAATTGCCCGGTATGCTACACGAAGATAACGCATTTTACCTTTAGAGATGGTCATCAGTTTTCCTCATCTCTTCAATGTCTTTACGTGCTTGTGCACGCCCTAGCTCACCAAGCATTTCAGGAGTGGCCATCAAGATACGTTGGCGAATGTTTTCTTTAGCTATCCGACCTGCTGGTGTAATAGGTTCAGTGCCAGCAACATCAATGGCCATTCGCATTAACAGCTCAGGTGATACACGATCATTGCCTGTACCAAGCACGGCAACTTTAGTTTCACGATTCGGACGTCCAACTTTCTGAATATTTTGAATGTCTGGGTTTTGTGGAATAGCAGGAGTAATCGTTACGGACCCTAAGGCTTTTAAAGCAGCCTGGGTTTCCGGACTGAGGTAATCTGAATCTTCCAAGATAACTGGACTATTAACAGCGTTCATTACTTGCGGTTCAATAGTTTCATCAAAGATCTCAGGGCAAAGATCAGAAACCGGAAAACTTTTACCTGGGGAACTACCCATCGGGTATTTAGGAATGTCTTTCCAATTGGGTATCCCCAGTTGTTCTTTCAATCGTTTAGCGGCGTACATCTCGTTATGATGTTCCGCTTCACTGCGTTTGAACTGGCTGTTGCTCATTTAAAATCCTTGAGTACCGATCGAATAAAATCTACAGGTTGCAGTGTATCTTTGTCAATAGCAGTGCAGTAGTTAAAACGCATGTCAACTGCACCTTTACCTGTACCAATGACAACATAACACTTAATACCGGCAGGAACCTTTTTGGTAAAAGCAGTTAGTTCTGGCTCAACACCATGAATTTGTTTCCATGATGCTACATACGCCGAGATTTGTGCAGTTACTTGGATGAACACTGATTTAGGAACAATGTCCAACAACATGGTACCAACTTCATCCAGAGTTTTAATTTCACCGGTGTCATCATTACTAGAGCGCCACCGTGGTTCATGATAAATCATTACACCCAATGGACCATGTAATAGAGCTACCATTTCTGGACCACGTGCATCTACACCTGCCAAACGTTGATAAACTAAACGAGTAAGGTGGGTAACGTTTTTCAGAAACTCATCATGCACATGCGCTTCAGAAAGAATCTCTTTAGCCAGTTCCCGTTGAACCCAGCTTTGAGTAACTTCTGTATCTGCAGGAATAATCAATGTAGCCACGTTACTGCGACCAGCGCGAATAATGATTCTTTTAAGCGTTCCAATAACGGGTCCAACTTCTTCCCAGATCCATGGGATTGAAACATGGCCATTTGAAATAACAGGAAGACGTATGCCGTGTTCAAAAGGGCCACGGTTGTTGATCATTTGTTCAGTGACGCCACGGGAAAGCAAATCTGGAAAGCTTACCCAAAACCGGTTTTCATTCATCTCAATTACTCCCAATTTAAATTTTGGACCACGAATACAATTTAGTAATATAGATCTGAGATTTATTAGAACGGCATAAGGCTTCCCCTAGGGGAAGCCACTATGTTGTCATTCCGCAGGACCCGATGGTGGGTATACTGCATACTTACCCGGCAAGGAATAATGGCGCTCAGGTTCTACGGGTTCTGGGATTGGAAGCACTTCGGCTTTAGGGCCATTGTATTCATCCCAGACACGGAGGTCTATGAGGGCCTTTGCAGACTCACGGATGTAAGCAAGCAACGTTGCCTTGTCTTTTACCTTGTTACCATCCCAGCCGCGTCTCTGGACCGTTACAGATTTCAGGGTGGCCATTATTTGTCCAGAGTATTCTGCTGGAGTTTCAGCAATGTTAACTCGGAGAATAGATGGCAAAGGACTTACAAAAGAAGTTAGAAACAAACGACGTGTAACTTCTTCAGCTCTGGCTACAGGGCAACCAAAGTGTTCAGCTATTTCAGTTTGCGTTAGTTCGATAGTGATCATGTTTATTCCGTGTAAAGTTTGTGGTATTGTTCAAGGTCTTTATCAAGCATTGCAATTTCTTGCATAGTCATTCTGACTTTGGTATGAGTGCTTTCATTCCGCCAAGCGTAACCTTCCAAGACAATGCTTCGGTAATCTTTAATAACTGTGCGTTCTACGCTATCAAAGACAACCCCTAATTTAATTAGTCGTTTGACCAAGCGCGCTACCGCACGTCCAGCTTCACCTGGAATGTTACCAATGTAATCCCAAATGTCTTCACGTGGCACACCAGGTAAAACAGCAACGCCAGGTAAACCAATAAATTCTAATTGGAAAGGAACCAATCCAACAGGTCCAACAATTGGTCGCCAAACGCGATAACCCGTATCGGTTTCTTCTGCTCGATACAACAGGGCTGCGTAATCTTCTTGCAGGGCTTCTAGGTGGTCATCCAGTGCACGTCTAACCCCAGAGTTATATCGTAGGGCCGATTCATTGTAATCACGCTCAAAAGCATGCTGTGCGCTTTCCTTGGTAAATTCTTTCTCAACTGACCATTGATACATTTCCCCATTAGCCTTATCGGTAATAACGAACATATAAGTCATTGCATCGGAAAGTTGGAACTGTACATCGAAACGACTAAAATCGCAACGAGGCCACTGATCTTTTAACCGACGCAATGCATCGATCCGGTTCAGCATATTTTGATAAATGTCACAGGGGTTACCATACACACTCAAATCAATTGTTGTATTAGGTGCTGGTTTCTCACAACGTCGATACATTGCGGTGGCTCCGTATTAGTTAAACTACAGAGGATAAAAGAAAAACGGCATAGATGGGGACCCGAAGGTCCCCAAATATTAAGCGGTGAATTCCAGACCGTAGCGCTTACGCAATTTGGAATCAGCCAGATGAACTACCAGACTTGGGGTAGAACGATAATCACCATGGGCAACGCTTACTTCGTAAACGTGAACAAAACCACCCAGGGTATTAAGTTGACGAATGATTGCTACCAAAGCAGCTTGTACCAAAGGACGACGTGCTTCACCAACCAGCTGGACAACTTCATCAACTGACAGTTCGTCTACGTTAACAGTTTCTTCAGGATCGAATTCACGAGCAGAGATACCAGTCAAACGAACCCATTTACCGTTTTCCAAAACCGACAGGCCAGTACCCGAGTAACCACGATCATTTTTACCCAGCAGAACACTAACAAAACCAGTACCCAAAATATACTTGGTGGGTAGATCAAGTTCGATCTTCTGGTTGCTTTCGTCGTTAGCTTTGACTTCCATGCGTACGGAGGTAAGGCCGTTAGTCATGTTAATAATCACGACTGCGTCGCCACCTGCACCCACGGTCAGATCGTACGAGACAGGTTGGAAACAGTTACTAGCCAAAGCTTCAACTGTTGCAGCAAAACCACTTACCAGTGTACGACCAGCGTCGGTATGGGCAACTGCAAGGGCAGTAACCAAAATGCCACGCAGTCGTTCAATAGTTACTTCTTGGCGATTGTCTTCGCGATCACGGAAACCACCAAAACGACCAAAGGCGTTATTCATACCACCGCCTTGGGCGATACTGATGCCACCACGAACAATACCGTAATCGGTAGTAACGCGATTGGTCAATGTACCACGGTCGTAGTTATCTTCACTTTCATCCCAACCAGTCAAAGTCAGACCAGTGGTACCATCCAGGATCAGTGCTTCATCAATCAATTTCTTTAGAGCATCAACGTTATTGCACATCGGGAACTATTCCTCGTTATTGGGCGAATGCCTTACATACTAGATGCTGTCTAGTATTATTACTGGGCTCGGGCTAACAGCGCCAAAACCTTTTTGCTAACTTGTGAAACATCGGGTTTCTTTGGATAATTGGATATAGTCAATTCTATCCGGGGATCAGGATAGCTGCTCATTACATCCATGTTTAATGGGCGCATTTCCATCGGACGGAAGAAGTGTTGGGTAGGTGCTCCAACAATAATTACATTACCAGGATCAAAACCTTTATCACTACTAAGGTTATTATTTTTTAAACGTTTAGCCAGCTGTTCTAATTCTTTTTCTTCTCCACCTGTCAAGCAGACTACCTTTCTATTCATGCGTGTGTATTGGCTTACCAGAGACATGTCTCGCATATGCCCACAAATCAACGGCACTTTACCATCACCATTTTTCATAACAATTCCTATTGATTACTGTATTTGTAATATAGATCTGAAACTAATTGCAGTCCAATGATTTGAATTTAGGAGACCCTCACATGAATGATACAACCACTATCTTTGATTTGCTGAGTCGGCATTTTGCAGATGTAAAATTTGATCGCGCTTTTTGTATGCGTGTGATTAACTTTGTTACCCGCTTTATGAACAAGAACCAAGATCACTCTGCATTCTTTGGTGGGGCATTGTTAGGGGTTAACCCAGTCCGGTGGCACCCAACAGATCGAGAGCAATGGTACGATGAAGTACTAAAAGTCAATGACGACCTATTGCAATACGATTTTCTTAAGCTAGATGTTATCGATCCTTCACATAACGTGAACTCAGATTCGTTTAACCATATCCCTGCTTTTGTTTGCCGTAAGTTAATGGAGAACACACAACTCCCTATGAACTTACGCGATGAAGCAATGATTGCAATGTTTACGATGCTGCACATTAAGTATCTGACTTCTTTGTTAAGTCGTCGATTTTCTTATCCGGCTAAACGAGAAGTAGCTGAAGCCACTTTTATGTCCCTGAATTACAAATGGGATATTCGTCGCCTGGGTTCATGGCACGCATTGATTCGAGATCGGTGTCTATCCATCATTGGTCCTGAAACAAACTACACTGACCACATCTTTGGTAGTGGTGATTCTTTAACGGACTATTGGTCAACGCGTATTGTAACCGATACCCAGTCTCGTATTCGTGAAGTAATTAACAAGATCTACGCTGTGTACATTCAGGTACTCAAAGAAGGTGGTCGTGTCATTACCACATCTGAAATGGGAATGTCTACCGATGGTGATCTGTTCCTTAAAGATAAGGTGAATGGCTTTGGTACTTACCTGCGTTACGGTAAAGAAATTGTCACTAACGAAGCTAACTTTATTCGCCCTGAACTATTAGGGATCATTGAAAGAGCTATGGTTGATTCCATGCCTTCTCAACCGTTTGAAGATACCTTGAAATACATTTGTCGAAATGTAACACAAGCACGACATGCACACATTGATAAAATGTTTGAAGAATGCTTGCTGTATGTATTTGACCAGATGCAGGCCGAACGTACACAGATCCAACGATCAAACGATTTAGAGGGACTGATTCTTAAAATCCGTTCTAAGTTAATGGCTTCTCGTTCAAGTGATCCCCGCGTGTTATATCTGCGTGAGGTGGGTGAGAAGATTGTTGCAGATGCAACTGGTGTTAAGAACAAAGCGGTATTGGCAGCAACTCGTACAGGTGTAATGCTTTACATTACCTTGCGTACTCTGACAAAGAACCACTACGCCAGATAAAAAAGAACAGCATACGGCTACCCCGAAGGGTAGCCAATATGTCGTTACAACCTGTTGGCAAACGGGTTGCTTTGTTCCGCCATCAGTTCACTGTACAAGCTGAGCAACAATGGGCGGTACACATCCATTTCAGAATCGGGTACTTCTGTAGTGTCATTGAAGACAATAAAGAAACCATCCCGGTCATCCGTGTAGGTGTGGGGTTTGTGTGTGATGGCGTCTTGGCACACACCAGCATTGCATTTAACCATGGTGGACCCTACAAACAGATCCATCAGTACATCAGGGTTTACATCGGGGTGATTTATCCCCTGTGCCTGAACAAAGCCGGTAAAGGCCAATGTAACAGTCAAAGCAATGCTGGTGAGTTTCATGTGATTACGCCTTAAGTAGTTTAGTGAGGTTTACAAAGTGTTCGAAGTCACCTGGGTAGCCACGCTTTTTAGCAAGCAAATAAACACTCAGGTAATGTGGGTATTGCTCACGGGTCAAACCCAGTTTAACCAAATCAGCAGGATTGGGAATATTACCAATTTGATATTGCATGAGGTCGGCATAACGATGCGTTGCGGCAACAAACAACTTTCGTAGTTCGTCATATGACGCATCTGTACGAAGCCAGTCAAGCATTGAGCTTTCGGCATCGGGTCTGCAGTTTGGTTTGTAGTTAGCCCATCCATGCGCATTGTCCATAACCAGCAAGTCATCACTGATATGGAAATTGGTGCCTTCGATGGTAACAACAAAAGCACTATCTGGTGCTCCTGCATTCAGAAACTTTGCCGCATTAACATTTTTCATGCGGATCATTTCTTTTGTGTTCCAAAGAAACACAAATAGTTCTTCCAGTTTCTCCAACGGATGGTTGTACGTGTCACGCATATCCAGGATCAGTGGACGAATAGCATTGATTTTTTCTTTAATCAATTTATTCAAGTTCACATCCGAGATAAAACCCAAATCAATGGAGTCTTCATAGACTGCAAAGATCAGCATTTTATCAGGCCCAAACAATGCATAGCCGTCACCGTACGTAGTCAACCGGTGTTCTTTAAATTCGATATCCCGAGCTGATTTAAACGCAACTGATTTAACCAGTCCGTAAAAATCATGAGCTACCTTTTTAGTATCTTCTTTGGTCATGGTCTGGAATGCAAACTTGGTTGCACCCATGTGTTCACGTACCAATGCATCTAAGAAAAGGCAGAGGGTCATACCCAATGAACCGCCAACTGGGTGCAAAGGTTCCAGAGTCAGTGGTAGCAAACGAGAATCAAAATCGATCAACCCCGTATTGGTATTGTAAGAAAAGATAATGTGATGTCCAGCTACCAGATGGATATCTGCACTGTCATCAGCATTTACATCAATGTGGCATTCCACATTGTAGATGGTGCTAAGGATTCGATCACCACCCGAGTATTTGGATGTTTGAAGTTGCCAAAGCAGCATGCGGATCATGTACAGTTCTTCACGAGTAAAGAAATCTGGGTTGTACATTTCGGTGCGCTGTATTTTCATGATTACCATTGTACCTCTTGATTGGATTCCCTTTTGTAATATAGCTTTCTAAATCTTTTAAATTGCGACATAAAACCCCTACCCGAAGGTAAGGGCAATGTCTTACACCTTGGGAGGAACTGGTGGGTACAGCTTACTGCGTTTGACCTTTAGCTTCACGACGTAAAGCAGCGGCGGCTGCTAAGTCATCCACAAAACCAAAGCCAGCTCTTGCTTCGTCAACTCCGATGTATTGGGAGAAGGGTTTCTTTTCAGCGGTCACCGCTTTCCCTGTAGGGGTGGTAGGTGTGGGGGACGTAGTAGCCATCGTTTATTCCTTAAGCAATACCGATACGGTTGCTAGCACCTTCGGTAAGCTGGTTAGTAATACCGTTCTTCTGACCAACAACGTCCGCACTAATTTTCTCAGTCCATAGTTGCATGTCGTTAGGGTTCAGACCACTGAGATCCATAGACTGAAGAATTTCACGAGCGTAGAGTTTAACGCCAGCGGAAGTATCTGTTAGTGCAGTGAACTCAATAGTCAGTTCCAGGTTCTGACCAATCTGCGAAACGTCTTTACGGTTAGACCAATCACCAGTAGTGGTTGGCTGCATGTTAGTGCACAGGTAAGCCGATACAACGTCTTGCATTGTAGGATCTGGTTCAATGAACAGTACAGTGCAACCAGCGAAGGTTTGGTTGTAATGCTCAGGACGAACCATGCCATCCGAAACAATCAATGGAACTTTGGTGTTAGGATCACCCAGACCGTAAAGAATCCACCATTCCAGGAAGTGCTGGATAGTACGACCTTGCAGTTCCCAAGCACCCAACGAAGGACGCGAGGTAGCACGAGTAACGTTCGAAACAGCAGAGATTACTTCACCAGCACCGCCGACAGGAGCGTCAGCAAATTCGGCAGTAACAGTACGGTTAAGACCATCGATAGTCCGACAGTGTTTCTCGATCAGTGCTTTCAGAGAAGCGATCAGTTGATTCTGGTTAGCCGCATACCGGAAGAAGCGTGGTGCTTCTAGCAGGATAGCGATTAGGTTACGAGACACGTACGGGGTGTTCGCAGCCAGGTTAGCCAAGTCCGGAGCCAGGACAAACGTACCGGCCTGAGCCAGGTTCATCATGTTCTCAGAAGCGTTGGCACCGTAGCCCGAGCGCGGAGCGTACGGGTTTGAATAGCGCTTTGCCATTTTGTGGACCTCTTGCTAATAGGGATAACACTAAGGCTTACGCCTCAGTGTTTGCTTCCCGACGGATAGTAGTCAGGTTGAAGTTCAGAGTGGTGTGCGGGTTGTTGGCCGCTACAGTCACTTCACAGCTCCAGCTGGTACCGTTGTTATCGTCCATGGCAGAGATGAACGAACGTGGAATGACATCAACGCGATCGCCGTAACGCTCACGGGTCAGTTCCAGGATTCGTTCGTCAGTACGCTCTACCAATTGCTCTTTCGTCAGGTATGCGTTACCAGAGAAGTCCGCATGAACTTTGTGAATCAGACGGATCAAGTCGCAGCAGATGTTGACAGTGATCGGCGAAAGCAATACCGAAGTATCGTCTTTATAAACCGAACGCAGGCAAGGGTAGTACTGAGAACGCTGATCGTAAGATTGCGACCAAGTAGCACCGTTGGCCCACAGCTGTGCACGTGTACGTTCACCGAAGAACTTAACGTTCTGATCTTTGATCAGAGTAACACGGTTGTTAGGCGAGACGTCCATCTCAAAACCTTCACGCAGGATACCCGTACCCATACCAGCGTAACGAGCCCACTTGACACCGATGTCCAACAGTTGTGGAACATACTTAGGCAAGCCATTCCCACCACCGATCAGTTTACCAGTTTGCAGAGCAATCATCGCACGGCAGACCGGAGTACCGAACAGAGTCGATTCAGGATATGCTTGCAAACGAGTGATCAATGCCTGGCAACGTGACGCTTCTTCCGAAGCAGACAGAAGACGGGATTCGCCATCAACAAAGGTAGTGAAGAAGTATTGTACGTCTTTACGAGCAGCCAGTACTTGAATAGCACGGAACTTAGATTCCATTGGCAGGCCGGTGTCATAAAGAACGCCGAACTGATAGTGTGCAATGTTTTCGTACTGATCGTTACCCAGCTTACCGAAGTTAGTGTTTTCGATGTCAACCAATGTGTTGTATTGATCCAACGAAGTAGTACCGTCACTACCACCAGCAGCGTAGATGGTTGCATTCTTACCAAGAGTAACACCACCACCCAATGCACCTTCCAATTGAATGGATTGGTATTGGTCGCCGTCTTCACCGAGCATAGTCAGGAAGTCGATCTGCGAAGCACTAGTAACAGTACCAGCAATAGCAGGGTTAACAGTTTGCTCTGCGGCCAGAATTAATTCCTGAACCAGTTTAACGTTTTCACGGTAAACATAAAGCTGACTGAATGGGGAATACAGAACAGCCAAGCCCGATTCAAAACCATCATCAGAGTACTTATCAATCAGTACGTCATCGATGGTGTAATCCAGGTTATAGCTTTCGGAATAAACGCCTTGGTCAAAAGACACATCAACGTAATCTTCGTCGTTAGCAGTTTTAACAATAACTGGAGTGTTACCAACAACCGGCAGTTCCACGAATTGAACGCGGTACATACGAGTCTTAAAGGTATCAGCAGTTACTTCATCAAAACCATCTGGATCTTCAGTGTGAGTACACCAGATTCGCATGCCCAGGTTATTACCTTGTGCACCGAAGAAAGCGGCTGGCAATTCAAACAGCGGGTAAACAGTAGACTGCGAGTTATCAATAGTCGAAACCATTTCGCCCGGCAGGATACGTTGAGTACCTACTTCAGAAGTGTTATCACGAATCAGAACGATACGTGCACGGTAGCCTTCAACTTGAGTATCAGCCAAAGCTACTGGGTTAGCAGACAAATCATTTACAGCGTCAGGGTAGTTGAAGCCGCCCAGCTGCGTAATGGTTTGATCAACATAGTCGTGTACCATTTCTAGTGCAACGATAATGCGAGCTGAATTACCAGCATCTTCTGGGGTCAGTCGTTTCACATAGAAACCGTTGCCTTCGCTGAGGAACTGGAGAGCCAAAAGAGACTGCTGGTTGAAAAACTTACTACGCGGTGCAAGAGAACTTTCACCGTAGATAGTTGCGAAACCACCTTCGTCGTTACCGACATAAGTGGTATCAGTTGGGCCGGTCTCAGTGAAGAGGCGCAGCAATGGAGTGTGTTGAGCAAACGTCACAGGTGGACGTTGAAATGCTCGACGACTCAGGTCCCGGATACCGTTAAAGGTAACCTTAGGGACAGCGTTCATAGAAGACATCTTTTGTTTCTCCCAAGTATGGAGCAATTTGAACTCGATGTTATGAGTGTAAACTAACGGTCAATCATAGATATTAATTATAATTGACCATTGAAGTTATTTTTTACCCCCTAAAAAGGAGATACGGAATGGTCATCTTGCCATACCAAACGACACTAGGTCGTCTAAGCAAACCCGACGAATACGTAAAGGCAATCAACAAAGCTGAGATCAGTTTATCGTTGCCACCAATCTACACCGTTACAAATGAACAGTTGATCGATACGGGTTATGTGACTCCTCGCGAAGAACACGATGACATTCCTAACTTTGCACACATCATCAATCTCGGTGACGACCGTACTCCATTATTGGTAGTTGATGGTCGACAGTATATGCGTTACGATGAACGCACTGGGGTAACTCGTTTAATCGCAGCAAACGATTGGCAATTACAATGCGTACGTGTTGCTTTAACCAGAAAGCTAATTACTAGTGGTACGAATGCCTTTGCTCGAATGACTGACTTCCCAGCAAAAGTTTTCATGGACTGGATTTCAGGAACTCTCGTACAGCGCTATACACTGCGTCCAGAATCTGAAATGGCACTCCGTGTTATCTCTTCGCTTTATTACCAGGCCATGTTGTCACCTGAACTACGTGAGCCAGGTCATGACCGTATTCGTATTGCCCCCATCCTTTCCCAGATTACATCCGTGCCTCTCGACTTCGTTTTGAATTTGATCGATCCGGATATCGAGGGAACTGTGGGCTCGTTAAATAACGCTAACGATTTGGCAAAAGAACTCAGTACAAAATCGCGTACGCTGAGTATGGGACAGCTAAAATTTGCTGACCTTCATGTACTATTAAAGGCATCGTGGTTTGGTACTAATGCTTCGGATAATGTCGGTATGGCACTAGAACACCTACCAACTTGGATTGCCGTTTTGTATACGGCAGTGTCCGATCGCTCATACCGTAAGTCCAAAATTACTGAACGAGCTGAAAGACAGGGTCGCAGTAATGACATTCGTAACTTTATTGACCTTGTTGGTCGCCAGGTTACAGAACAATTTGTTTAATAGGGGACAACAATGAACGACTATCTGTTGCGTTATGCGATTGATAACGTTTGGTGTAACCTCGGACAAGATCGGCAGTTTGTTTATCAGCTACGTCAACTCACACCAAAGTACGGCACACGTCGTTACTACGTGATTGATGCACAGCGATACAACCTGCCTTATGAGTCCGAACGGGATTGGTTCCACGTGTATCAAATAGGTCAAGTGGTTCCATCCCATTTGGCTTTACCCAAGGTTTACAACCAATGGATGTCTTTGCAGGACTTAGCCATTAATCAAAAGATGTTAGGCGAAGTCTATGTGGACAGTGGGATTCAATTCTCTCGGTCTCAGACTTGGGTGTTGTTAACCCCTAGTCAAAACTTACTAGTGGCAGTAAAGATTCTTCCTTTATTTCCAGATCTAGACGAAACACAACCGTACATCCATTTTTATCAAAATGCTTTCTTTCAAAGCAAACGTTCTAATGGAACAGATCGGAACTTCATTGAAGCCTATTCCATCCGCCCTAAGACAACAGCTGAACTGCGTCAGTTTCAAATTAAGATGCAGGACCTGTTGGCTCTTAAAGGTGGTTATCCACTGTGTTGGGTAAATGGTCGGTTAGTACAAGAGATCTCTCTTGTTACGGCCAGTGTGGGTGATTACTGTGAGTGGGTACTAGATAGTTCGATCTATCGTGTTACACAATATCCGTTGTTAGGGTGCCCTACATTTACATCGACGCTAGACAAAGCTAACAAGTATCTAATTCACACACCTAAGAATGTGGGTGTTAGTACTATTGAGTTTCATGATGACATTGCGGTGTTCTTGTGTAAAAACAATAATGCGTTGTCTCGGTACTCGGGTGTTCATTACCACCACAATGATGGTAAATGGATGCGGCAACTGACTCACCGTGATTGGTCTATTCCGGTAGGTCGTGTGCAAACCATGATTGCTAATCACCCGGAAGATCCACGGGTAGGTACTGATCCACGTTGGACGTCTGATAAATGGGCAACCTCTGATCCAATGTACGTGCGCATGTTCCATCGTCGTTCTGGTTATGAGCGTCCTATTGTTGCTGAGTCATCTCGCATTCAGGAACTCTACCGTTTAGCGGATGTGGATATTATCCGTGCAATGACTGGTGCAGATTCGATTCCTATTTGGCAAGCGGCTAATCTAGAGCAAGCGGCATATGTTCGATTTATGTCAGCTGATCCAAACGTGATCTATCCAGTTGCTTTCCAAGACCCAAATAAAAATAACCAAGCCAAGCGAGACGCACAAAACTTTGCTGGTGATGTTTTTGGTTATCATGAGTCTGCACATCTGTTAGCAAATAACCCGGCTAAGGTCTATCAAGATCAAACCAATCGTGTTGCTGACCTGGCTTATGTGTATTGGGAAAACGCTACCGTATTTGAATACGATTCGACAGGTCTACTGATTGAATGGTTCCATCACACAGGTGGTTCTCGGTATTACGTGCGCAATAGCAACTGTGCGTGGGTAGAAGCCGTTACAGGCGTAGGTAGCACAGATTTGGAAGGTGTGTACGGGGTAGCCCCAGTCGAGCTTCCTGGAGGCTATGAGTTCCGTATCTATGTCAACCCAGTTTTTGGCGGTGTACCCACCGGCGAGTGGCAAGACATCACAGATTTACCTAATCGGCATGATTGGGGTTTCTTAGATGAAACAGGTGATGTTCCTGTATTCCGTTGGACAGTTCCAGCTACAGCATGGCAAGGTTTGATTCGTCGTTCAAATCGATTCTTCTTAGATGTTCGTCGCTTTAATAAAGGCGATGGGATGATCCGATTTAGTTTCCGTCATACGTCCATGTCGTCAGGTCAACAGACCGATGAACTTATGGATATCCCATTTGGTCAACTGGATATTTTCCTAGCCGATGAAGATGGGTATAATGGCCGGTCACTGATTGAAGGTTTGGATTACGTAATCATTCCAGGTAAGACATTCCAAGAAACACAGGTTGTACTAAACAACTTAGAGTTCTTGAATGAGGTCAATACTGTTATCATTCGTGGTACGGGTTATTGCTCTGACCAACTAACCATGTATGCACCTACCGAGTTTGGTTTTGTCGAGTACGGTGTGTTGTCTGCTAATGGTACTTACGATGTTCACACGCACAAAATGCAGCGGATTGTTGTAGACGGCCATTACCGTGATTACAAAGACGTTAAGTTTGATGAAGACTTTGCTGACTTGGTAATTCCAGATGAACGTAATGGTTCACCGTATCAGATCCAAACGCCACAAGTTAGTTTCCGCGATGTTTACGATCCAGATGAAACTGCACGTGAATTAGATGATGCTCGGGATAAACAAGTCAGTGACTACATGACGGAATATTTCCCTGCTCAACCTCGCCCAGTATCGGACAAGATTGAACGGCATTACTACGTGTACAGCGCTTACGCTAACAAGATTCTGCACGACCTGATGGCTGGTACATTAAAGCCCCCTCTGGTGAATGGTCGTTACACTGACATGGACATTGCAAACGCTGTTAAGAAGTACGATTGGTTAAAACCTTTCGATATGTCTAACCGCGAATACAATAAGAACCACGTCATCATCTACCCGCATTGGCACACCACTGCACAGGGGTTGGACATCCAACAGTATGACTTCTTTGTGAGAGTATTGAAGTTGGGTCTCCGAGTAGTGCCCGACCTTTCACATTCCATTTACATCACGAGGACTTAACGATGGCCACCTTTGAACCATTTACCCGTTCAGCCTATTTAGACCCCGAACGTGGGTTCTGGACATGGCTTCGTTCGGAGATTGTTAGTTTCCCTGGAGAGACTAATAAATTTATCCCTAACAAAAATGATGCTGTTCGCGATTGGGATCAAGGCTTGTTCCGTGTTATCGAAGTAGACGAAACCACTGGTATGTCAGTGCTGGAGAAATGGGTAGAACCTGTTTCCCCAGATCCAGATGGTCCTGAAAACGTATTGATTGCAACCGGTCCTGGATATACGTCAGAATCGTTCCGAATCTTCTTGGATCAAACTGTTACCCCACACACTTTTTCTCCTGATCTACGTTGCCATTTCTATGGTACAGAAGTTCAAGGTTACAAAATCTTTAAGGGTAGTGATATCAGTGAAGCTTACGGTACAGTTATCTCGGAGTACTACGATGCTTCGGGTAATTACCTAGGGCCAATGATTCCAGTTGAAGTTGCAGTATTGCCTGGGATGCTACCAGGTACCACTTATCAAAACGGCGTTACGGTTCCAATGGCGGGTTATACTTCGGTATCTTTGCCAGATGGTGATCGTGTTACTTTGGTTGCATATGCAGCTAACGGTAAGCAATTGTCGATTGCACAATTGATCGTAGTGAACTCGCAAGCTATTCGTCAACCGGATACTTCTAAGCGATACGTTAAAGGTATTGCTCTGGATACGCCGTGGATTAGTTCTGCTGATCCTAAAGTTATTGAATTCCCTCTTAACGTTGCAGTTGAATCGCTTCCGATGTTTGGTCGTGTTCATTACCGTGATGGTAAGAAAGAACCTAAGGCCATCAATGGTGGTCAAATGGAACTGCTGGGTCTGCGTAACTACGTGGCAACGGAAGTAGGCCAAGAATTTGGTATGACTCTAACGTATCAGTTGTCTGATGATGAAGTGTCGTACGGTTTAAATCCTACTACCGATCGTAAGATTACAATGTCTTACATTGCACGAACTAGCCCTGCTGAGGGTGCTTATGAATGTCGACTGTTTGTATATCCAGTTTGGGTAAACGAAGCTGTTGGCTACCGTTTAGAATTCTGGCTGTACAACCAAGATCGGGAACGGTACTGGAACGTTACGCCACAAATCCAACTTGGTATGACATCTAAAGCATTTGATCCTACCGCTTATGGTTACGTTCAAACTTTGACCTACGCATTGAACCTGAACGAAGTTGACGGTATCTTTAAACCAGTTCGCTTTGTAAGTACGATTCAAGTATCCCTGTTGCAAGCCGGTTCTAATGGTGCAGCTAATTGGGAAGTACTGTTCCGTCCAGATCAAGCTGGTGCGTATGGTCGAGATCTGAAAGCAAACATTGAGTACATTGAAACTAACCAGTGGAACCTTCGTCTGGCTAACGGCATGCAGACTAAAGAACAATGGTTGAATAAATTGTACTACATGGCTGAACCTCTGATTAACCCAGATGCTGAAGTTATTGCACCAGAGCCAACTCACTTCCGCGTGCATTTCTTGCACAACGTTTACGAGTACGCTATTTCACAATGGAACGAAGTGCTGAAAGTAAATAACGACCTGACTAATGATGGTGAGCTTGTTTACATTCAATGGATTCGTCGTCAAGTTGGCACTGATTTGCAACTGGCCATGACCGCTCTTCCACTGAAACAGTTGGTGTAACACAACATAGTCGGCTACCTAATGGTAGCCGTTTATGCCGTAATTCTATGACTTATATACGTTTCTGGGCAGGGACGTGGTCGAAATCTTTTATACCGTTCCCACGCCCCCTACCATTAATGGATAACAAAAATGAATGTAATTTTGTATATTGAAGATTGGAATCGTTTTCCTTCTGCAATTGCCGATACTAAAACTAAGAACGAATCGTTTCTTAAACTAGTAGCTCTTTACAAAAAGATGGGCATTAAGAATGCTGACTTTTGTTTAGCCTTGTTTCAACCAGAACTGTCAGGTGTCGACCCATACGACCCAAATCTGGATGACGCTACTAAGATGAAAGTAATGTTTGAGGCCAAGTATAATCCTTGGTATTACTTTCGAGAGATTGCACGGATTCCCCCCACCTCTGGTAACAACCCGATTCCGTTTCGGGCTAACCGAGGTAACATTGCACTGTTCTGGTCTTTCTTTAACCACGTAGACTTTGGGTTGTTGCAGCCACGTCAAACAGGTAAGTCAGTATCGACTGACGTACTAATGACAGGTATGATGTACATCTGGGGTGAGAACACTGTAATCAACCTGATTACAAAAGATACCAAACTGAAGAATGCTAACATTGAACGTCTAAAGATTATGATGGACCTTTTACCAGGTTACATCCATACTAAAGACTTTACCGATGTTGACAACCAAGACATGATGACTTGTATCCGTTTGGGTAACAAGTATAAATCTTCGGTTGGTCGTAACGATAAGATTGCAGCGGATAAACTTGGTCGAGGTTTGACCGTACCTATCATGCACTTCGACGAACTTGCGTACATCAACTTAATTGAATACTCTTTGCCAGTAGCACTGGCATCTGGTTCTGCTGCCCGCGAAGAAGCTGCTGCACAAGGTCAACCTTACGGTAACGTGTTCACTACAACTGCTGGTAACATCACTACGCGAGACGGTGAGTTTGCTCACAAGTTCTTGACTGGTGGTGCTCCTTGGACAGAAGCTTGGTTTGACTTAGCTGACCAACAAACTTTACACCGAGTAGTTGAGAAAACATCTTCAGGTCTTAAGCCTATTATCTACGGTGCATTTAACCACCGTCAATTAGGTCGTACAGACGAATGGCTTTTCAAAACACTTAGGGATTCTGCCCAGTATGGTGAAATCGCTGACCGAGATTATTTCAATATTTGGACAGTAGGTGGTGAAGGTTCTCCTATTTCTCAAGAAGAAAAGAAACGGATTAAAGAATCCGAAAAGGAACCAGTATGGACGGAAATCACACCTGAAGGCTACACCATCCGTTGGTTCATTTCTCGTGAACACATGGAAGTACGGATGGCTAACAGTCGTTACTTAATGGGACTTGATCCATCGGAATTGTTGGGTAAAGATAATGACTCTACAGGTATGGTTATTATCGATGTGGAAACGCATGACATTGTAGCCACTGGTCGTTACAATGAAACAAACATTCCACAGCTATCGGCTTTCTTAGCAAACATCCTGATTAAGTATCCCAACATTACATTTGTTCCTGAACGTAAGTCTATGGGTATGGCCATCATTGACTACATTGTCATCGCATTGCATCGATCCGGTATTGATCCATTTAAACGTATCTTTAACCGTATTGTTGATGATGCAACTATTCTGGAAACAGAGTTCCGTGATATCCAAACACCAATGTCAGCTCGGTCACCAACATTCTACGATCGGTTTAAAAGGTACTTTGGTTTTAATACGTCGGGTAGTGGTCGGTATTCTCGTGATTCGCTGTACATGGTTGCATTACCTTCGTCTATGGATTACGGTTCACGCCGTATTCACTGTAACTTGTTGATCACAGAAATCTTGGCACTGACTATCCGCAATGGTCGTATTGACCACAGTCGCGGTAATCACGATGACTTGGTTATTTCCATGCTGCTAACACACTGGGTATGTATCCAAGCACAGAACTTGTCTTACTACGGTATCAACTCGAATATCATCTTTTCTAAGGCGCAGGTATCTGATCGCCAATTGACTAAAGTTGAAATCTATCGTAATGAAACAGAGTCTAAAGCCAAGAAAGAATTTGATGCATTGATTGAAGAGATGAAAGGGGAAAAGAACCCAATGATCTCCGCTAAGATTGAATTGAAACTTCGTGCTTTGTCTCGACATGTTAACTTGGATGAAACAGCTGGTGTTGGTATTGACGCAATGATCCGTCAGGTTAAAGATGAGCGTTCCCGTAAAGTTCGCACTAATCGTTATTCTGGTGCATTAGGGCTGTAAGGAAACAAAAAAAAATATGGCATAGTGGCTACCCCGAAGGGTAGCCGTTTATGTCGTTATTCTGCTTCGGGTACAGGTGATTTGAACAGTTCAATACAACGGAATAATCCAAAGTTCTTTTTGTGTTCTTCTACCAAACGCAAGGCTTCTTCTTTTCCTTGACGCTTGGAAGCGTGGCGATGTGGAACTTTGGAGAAATGCACCAAACCTGTTTTACCCACATGTCCGACAATGTAGGAACCAACTGGACGAACACGCTCAGTTGTTTCCAAATCGTAACTGGCGCTATGGTAAAGCATATAGCCTTCCCACAATGCTTGGGTTCTTTTGTTCTTATATTGCCCTTGTTCATTCCGAAGCAGGGCTACCGAATCTTTTGGCAGACACTTGGTTACGTCTGTTTCAAACTGCTCTCGTAATATTACTAACGACATATCTATCACTCGATATGAAAAAGATTAATTGGCTTGATACTGAACAGTAAAAGACATGTCTGTCTCATCTGCAGCATCAAATTGTTTCGGGATAGACCCACGACGGAAGTTTTTGAAACGTTTGAAATGGTAGGTGGATGCATCTAAGGAATACACATACCACACACGGTCATCAGAATCCACAACAGATGTACCGAAACCATTCCCATTTTGATATTGTTTAATATCATCCACGTTAGATGCCAGAACGTGGGCTAGGAACGACAGATGTTCATCACGTACACTGTTGTCTTGAATCGCTTTACTGGGTTTTTGGTTTTGCAGCATCATTACTCTCCTTAGTCTTATTGCTCCCGTCTATAGGGAATAGATATTGCGCTGCTGTAATATAGGTCTTTAATTAGTTTAAAACGCGGCATAAAGCCCACCCGAAGGTGAGCCTTAAACATTATCGTTTTACCCAACGAGTAATCTGACAATCCGTGTGAATTGTGGATTCTATTGCACGCCAAACTTGAGGCTTTATGATTGGGTTAAAAAAGGTGTCAGCATTTTCAATAGGGGCTTCAATGTAAGTGAGATATAGCTCATCACACTTTTCATAGTATTCATTGAACAAAAGACTTCCACCAATGATGAAGGTTTTCTTAAGCCCCAACCCTTCAATCATTTTAATTGCATCATCAAAGTTACTAGCGGAAAGACAACGTCCAGTAATGGGTTGTGAAGTTAACACCACGCATACTCGACCAGGCAATTTGGGTTCAGGTAAAGAATCCCAAGTACGACGCCCCATTACTAAAGCCGCATCATCTGCACTGGTAACTTGCTTAAAGTGTTTTAAATCGTTAGAACACTTCCAAGGCATTTGACCTTTATAACCAATTGCACCGCCATCCCCTATTGCTGCAATTAAAGCAAGTTTCATTCACTGATTACCTTACGTTCACTTTGTAGTTTACATGCAATAACAGAACTGCTTTCTGGAAGAATGGTAACAATGAAATTGGGGAGTACACCATCATGACGGATTTCATGACCACTGACTTGGCCCAGTTCCCAGATGAAACGATGCATTTCCGAAATGCGGAAAAACTTATCTTCGTATACGTAACGTTTAACAGTAGGCAGACTAATACCCGCACTGTTGTTAGAATCTTGGTGTGTTACATCCCAAGTACTTTTGATATCTAACGTTACAGCATCCACTTCCATTTCAACACGGGTAACTTTTCCATTGAAAGTGTGCGGGATAAGGTTACCAAAACGATTCTTCAATAGTTGCAACAGTCTGGAGCATCGAGCTTGTCGATCATCTACTTTTTGATCAATAAACAATACTCGCATAAACTGTGATGCAATAACACGATCTACTTCAACAATCTTGTTATCAATAACCATTGTAACGGTACGTGGCAGTGTGCCGTCCGGGTTAACGGTTGCTTCAACCAAATCAGCAACGCGTGCTGTAATTATGTCTAAAGCTTGATAAGGAGGAAATGTGTGTAGGTCTGGTGCAAACCCACCATCATAAACCGGTTCATTGTTTTCTTCTAGTTTTGCTTTAACCACAGATAGAACTTCGTCTACAACACATTCATCATCAGCGTCATGATCACCCATTTTTAAATCTCCTGTTCTGTTTTGGTAGAGGTATCTTTAATACCGTTAAATTCAACTTTTGGTGCTGCACTAGGAACAAACTTCTTTACCGCTTCGTCTAAAGCTTCTTGCAGTTCTTCCTTATGGATTACTGGTTCATCAATTTCAGCCGGTACATATCTACGGATAGATTGTTTACCCCCATCAAATTCAAAAATGAAGGAACCACCAAAGCTGCCTTTTACCGGTGCAAAATCCGGAGATTGTGTAGCAATGCAATTGACCAATGCCAGTCCACCATACAACCCAACGTTAGGGATAGTGGTTTGGAATGTTTCAATGGGGACAGAAGCTCCTGCAACGTAGTCAGGATGACCAACTACCGTCATGGGGTGACGTGTTACACCTGAAACAAAGATCGAGTCATCATCAGCATCGTAGATGATCTGGTATTGTACCGCTACATACTTCAGTTTGATCTTGTCTTGGAACTGATAAGAAAAGAGCAAGAATTCCAACGGATTGTAATCAGTCAAGAATTGGTGTGAACCATCCAACACGCCCAGTAGTAGTTGTGCCTGAGCAATTGACAATACATGTTCTTTACCGGAAGCCCCTACAAGACGAACGGTGTTAGATAAGAACTCTTCTTTGTTTTCAACAGTTACCATGTTGTTGGCAATATCGTTGAAAATATCGTAGACTGGATTCATCGTTTAACTTTCTCCTGTGGCTTTGGCTGCAGTAGAGCCATGTTAATATAGCGTTCAGTAATTACTTTATCCGTTATTACCGAGTAACCCAATATACGCTTCTTATCATCTCGATGGATACGTACCCAATCACCTGGGCAGACTACAAATTCCAGTTCACCCATTCGCTTTTGAATGGTACCATGGTCAGCCATGCGTTTGTTACACTTAGGACAAAGTTGAGCACCAGTAAAGTGCCTGTAGGTGTGATGTCGTGCAACCACTGCGCCACTATTAATATTGTTGATAACCCCATCCCCTGGAGCATCCCCGTTTTTAAACCAACGATGGACTTCAATGGGTTCTGGTTTTGGTATGTAAAAAGGCATGTTACGTCCTGTTGGAGTATTAGATGTATACATTTAAGCCACCCAGTATTTAGTCTCTTAAATTAAGTATTTGTAGGTCTCGTTGTGCTGACCAATTGTACCGCTTAGAATTGTTAATTGAGGCCAGATTTATTTCAGATAGACGTGCAATGAATAGATTAATTGTTCTGATGACACTAAAGGTACTGATTCTAAACTTTAAACCCAAAACAACTTGGTCACTGGCACGACACAATTCAACATCAATTGAAGGAGGAGAAGTAGAAGGAGTGGTCATCCGAATACTCACTTCATTTAGATCATTACACTTAAGATATTCTGAGTATGGATCTAACACAGCTAACAGTTCATACCAGTGATTACTTAAGTCTTGTGAGCTAAGTTCTTTACATTTACGAATTTCCATTTGTAGCGCCCGTAGATCGTTTAAAAGAAGGATAAGGAAGAGAGCGAAGGGTATACCTGGGTTTACCTAGAAGAGCTTCTAATGAAGTTATAAAGCAAAATAAAAGCC